CTACTGTGCGGACAGGGCTTTGACAATAGCGGCGGCACGGGCGTCCATCCATTTTTTCAACCCTTCCTCGTTGCCCTTCAAAGTGCCGGGTATCTTGAGGATAACCGGGATCACCGAGTCATCGGCTACGAGGTACTTGTCCACTAAATCCCGCATGAGTTTCGAGCGTGAGACGCCTTTCTTCTCGGCGCACTTGTCAATAAACTCCTGCATCTCAGGGTCCATTGACAGGCTCAGTATGTTCTTGTTTTTATTCATTGAAATCCCTCTGCTTCCGCTTCTCGGTGAAGTTCTCCCGGAACTTCGCCTTCAGCAAGGCTATCTCGGACTCCCGCCGCTTCCTTCGTCGCTTTTCGCCAGGCTTCTCGTAGACCTCGTGGCGCTTGAAGTCGCGCATGATGCCGTTATCGCTGCACGCCTTTTTGAAAGCGGTGAAAAGTCCTTTGAAGTTTCGCTCGCGCTCGTCCCCGGAGGCATTCGGGTTATAGTTTTTGGCCTCTATATGCACTCTTGCCAACGACATCTCATCCTTCTTTCGGAATCCTTAGTAGTTTTACGCCAATGGACTTGGCCTTCCGCTTCCTCACGGTGTCGTAAGGAACAATATCGGTAGATTCCCCCGTGGTGGGCCAGGTGTCCCGGTTCAACTCTGGCAGATACTCCTTCAGCCTGGTGGCGATATTGCCAAACAGGTTTTGGCTCCAGAGGGCACGCCCGCCGCCCTCTATAATAGTAGAGAACGAGAAAATATATTGCCTCGGAACTTTCGGCCCGCATAAGTCGTCAATTTCAAATTCCTTCACCGCCATGAACCGGGCGCGTTCGTCACAACATAGGTACGGAGTCCGGGCGGCTATCGCCAGACGAGAAGAACCGTTGAAAACGTCCAGCACCATGCCCGTAGCCCGAATCGTGGCCAGCACCTTGTTCATGTCCCTCTCGGCCAGGTGGATACAGTCCTGACTGAAATCGGAAGACAGATCATAACCCAAAGGGTGCTTCCAAAGGACCGGCACATACCGCTCGGCCAACAGCCGCTTCACCAACTCGACCCAGAATTCCTTGCTGGCCGGGATATTCTTGGTCCGCCCGTGCCGCCAACTCTGAATTTCCAGTGAAGGTAAGAGGAAGATTTTGTAGCCAGCCTTGGTCGTCAGTTCCCTGTTGAACTCCTTGCCCAGCAGTGTAGACGATGGCACCATCGGCAAGAATCGTTTGATGTGGCGAAAACGGTCCCAAAATCCCTGCGCCAGTCCGTGACGGTAGTAAGGCTCCAGGTCGCGCACGTCGGAAACATCCCGGAAAAACTCATGAAGGCTGCGTATATTCACGGCGTACAGGTCGGAGCGGTTCCTGAATCCCTCGGCATCATGGTAGAGTTTGCGTACCTGCCCATCGTCGTGGATCGTCCAATACTCATCAACGTAGGGAAAGAGAGCCTGGCACCCCGGCCAGGAGCAGAGGATGAAGTATTTAGAACCCTTCATCTCCTCCCGGTAGCGTTTGAGCAACAACGATGACAATACGAACAACGAGCGCAGATCACCAAAGAACGGCATAATAGCCATGCTGGCAGGGTCGGTCGGTATTCTTTGGTCCTCGAACTTCTCACGGACATAGCCAATCCTGGCCGCAGCCCGCTGGAGAAATTCCCGCATGTCGTAGCTCACATCTTACTCCATATATCTTTGCCGTTCATCTGCGCCCGGATGATTTCCGGCTGCTCCACCTGGCCGATAATATCGTTCCAGTTCCCCCGCTGCATCTCGTCCATTGCCCGCTTGGTGTATTCCAGCGCCTTGCCCTGGTTGTGCAACACACTTAGGTAGTGGGAAATGACCAACTTCTTCTTCTGCGGGCTGTCGGTGGTCAGCGCCATACGCATTCCTTCCTGGCCGGCACCACATATCTGGTCCGGGCTTTCAAACAGCAGGTACGGCACCCCCATCATGGCAGCAAGGCGTGTCGAGGCCGTCCAATACTGCACCGTGAACTCCAGCTTGCTGATGATGGCCAGGGTCAACTCCAGGTCTTTGCACTCCGGCAAGCGACTGAAATCGCAAATACGAGGCACGGGGCAGGGCAGGGTGCTTTGCTTCTCCCCCAACCAGATGGGATTATAACCCTCCAGTTCCAACAGGTAGATCAGCTTCTCATAATACTCCGGGGGCAGGTTCCGGCCCCAGGTCTTGCGGGCGCGAGCAAAGACTCCTACCGACCGGGGCCGCAGGTACTTGTTCGCCCTCTCTTGAACCTCCGGCGAGGGCCTGGGAACCGGCACCTTTTGCCGCCGATAGCCTGGTATGTCACCGAACAGAGAACGAATGATGTCCATGCTGCCACACTGCACACACTTGGCAACATAGTTCCCGTCGCCCCAGAAGTGCTTGCAGGCATTACAGATATTTCCCAGGCACATATTGCCCAGAAAGGTGGAAGGAACGTAGCTTCCCACGGCGGTGAGCTTCTTCTCCAGGCGGGTTAGGTTGCGGGACTCATTGTGGAAAGCACGGCAGAACTCCCGGAGCCATTGATGCTCCTCCTTCACTTCCCAATATTCGTCCACCAGATGGCGGTACAAATATTCGCGCCCGTACCAGCCCACCACGATCTTGTACATGGTCGGGTTGGCCTGGGCCAAGCGGGGTATGCAGTAGTGAATGGCCAGCGACTCGCAACCGAACTCGGACAGGTTGCCGATAATCATGATCTGGTTCTTGTCGGCAGGCCGCTCTCGGTTGTTGAATTTGAAGACGTTGAACTGGATGTCCTCCAGTTTCTCCTCCGCTGTCGTCTCCCTCCCTGTGCCCGCACTGCGGGGCTTGGTCTTCACAATCCTCATCGGTCATTTCCCTTAATACGCAGCATCTTCGCTTGTGCGCCGCAAGCCGGACAGCGAAACTTCCGGGGACCGCCACAGTTGCTACACTTTTTGAATTCGTGGAGGTCTTTGAGACTTTCGCTGATGCCGGGCGTCAGTCGGCTCCACCGACAACGAGGGCAGCGGATGATAAAGCGGTTGTCCATACAATATAAAAGAGTCGGCGCAACAAAAAACCCCGCCGGTTTGCGGCGGGGTTTTGTTCCTTACTCCGCTTCGTCTAAGCGTTTCTGGAGCTTGTCGATTTGTCGTCTGAGCAGCAGGGCGGGTGCCGGGTTGTCGTGCTTGGCGAAGTATTCATCGACAAGCTGCACAACGTCGCAACCGCCGTCCCGCAGCAGCGACAGCAGGACGTTCAGTTCCGACCAGAGTTCGTCGTATTTCCTCATTCTTCCTTGTCCGCCGGGGCGAAGTCCGACTCCAGTTCCGCCTCCTCCGGGAGCTTGTAGAACTCCTCGGCCACCACCTGCACCCGCTCGTCACTGCCGGTCAGGATTTTGAGCGGACGGTGGCGGGCGTCCTTGGGGTTCTTGATGTAGACCGCCTCGCCCTTGAGGAAGGACTGGAGGCACAACTCGCAGAGGCGATACATCAGCCCCTTGCCGGCCTGGCCGTAGAGCCGCAGGTAGTTGATGGCCACGAAGTCCCGGAAGGTGTTGGCAGCGGCCTCCTTCTCCTTCTCGCTGCCCTCCAGGGTGATTATGGTCTTGAACCGTTCCAGGCGGGGGTGTTCCACCGTGTACCAGGCGCGAGCCAGGACCGCCAGCCACGCCGCCTGGGAGTACATCTTCTGGCGACCGAAGGCGGCGAACAGCAGGGCCTCCTTGTGCTTGCACATGAAGGCCAGCTTCTCCTGGTTGGAGGGCTTGTGGCTGAGGGAGTGGCGATAGCTGTAAACCATCTGCTGGGCGATAGCCGAAATGAAGCTATCCACCCAGCCCTCCCCGATGATCTTCGCCACGTCGGGGGTGCTACGGGGCGTCCCCGTGTCGATCACCCGCATGATATTGTTCGGAGCGCCACGGACCACCGGCATGAACACGGCGCAACCGGAGTCGATAACGGCCAGCAGCCGATGCTGCCCGTTCGCCAACTCCCCGTTGAGCAGGTAAATGAGGGGTTCGGGTGTGAACAACCAGCGGCGGTGGCGCATGTCCGACGTGTAAGCCGCTACCGTTGTGGGCTTGGGATCACGGTTGTGCTTGTTGTACTTCTCCAGGGATCGTTTCGCCTCTTCAGGCGTCATCAGAACCCAGGTGGTCCCTGTCATCTTCCTGATGGTTTCCAGGGCTTGGGCGAGGCTTCCGGGGTTGCCCAGCGGGTGCAAACGCAGGATGCGGTCGATGTCCGTTCTCGACTGCTCGATCCGACCTTCCATCGTTGTCTCCGGGGTGGTTGGTTACTGGTCCTGAACAAACGTGTCTTCGAGCAATATATCCAGAAACTTCTGTATCAACTGGTATTGGTGACAATCCTTGTTGATGCCGAAGCGCTCGATAGCCGTATCCTCGATCCAGTCGCGCAGGCCGGTGCCGAATTCCTGACTGCGGGCGTACCAGTCACAGACCATCTCGGCCACGGCCAGGGCCGGCATCTCGCTGACGCCGCCCCAATATTCAGGGTGATGCTCGTTGGTTTCTTGGTGCTGCTTGACGGCCAGTTCCAGTTCCACCTTGGGGATGGCTGCGCCACTATGAAGGTATCGCCATTCAACGCCGGAAAACTTGGAAGCGTCGTGGACGAAGACCCTACCGATCAGCAGCCGTCCGAAGTCTACTTCGCCCTGGTTGATTAGTCGCTTGCCCAGGAGCAGGCCGGCATCACGCACCAATTCGATGTGCCGCACAAGGTTGTCAAGATGCTCCTCAAGTGTCAGGGTCCGCCCGTTTTTCCCATTCTTGGGCGACCCGTGGGAATGGCTTCCTTCTTGCTCGTTCATATAGTTTACACCGATGGTACTTCGACTTCCTGTGGCACGCCGGTGGTCACGTTCAGGGCGCTGTGCAAATCCACAAGGTCATCGAACCATAATCCGTATCTACGCACGTTACTGGCGAAAACCGGGGGGCCTAGTGGCTCGACCCGCCAGACAGGATCGCCCACGTCGTTGTACTTCATCTGGGTCGTGTACTGGACACGTCCCCACTCATCCTTGACCACCTTTTTCCGCCCGTTCACTTCCACTGTCACAGGTTGATATTCTACTTCGCACCGGCTCAGTTGTAAATCCAGTAAAGCCTCGCGTCCCGAATCCACCAAAAGCGAGTACCAAACGTCAGAACAGAGAACTAAACAAAAGTCCAGCTTTTGACCATGCCAGAGCTTGCTCAGGTCGCTGAACTTTACAACCTTGCCTAGATTTAACTTGTTGCGTATGAAGGGTTTGGAATCCTCAAAGCAGACCGCCACCGACGCCTGATCGAGTCGGGGCGAGTGATGTTGCTTCTTGACCCCCAGCAGGCAGTCCTGCACGTCCGCTGATGCTTTCCAGTAGTTTGTCGGCATTTTCCACCTACCCCATTATAGGTGATCGCTGGGGTACTTGGGTGGGATGTCGTCGCTGATCTCCTCGATCTGCTTCTGGAGGCTTCTTATTTTGGAGTCGAGGCTTTTGACTTTGCTTTCGCTCAGCCCCTCGGCATCGCTCATCTTGCACTCCAGTTCGTAGAGCGACCTCTTCAGGTCGTCCAATTTCAAAATATTCTGATCGGCTGCCGCCAACCCAGGAGAGATGCGGGTGCGTCCGGTGTTGTGGTCGATGGTGTCCGGCCCGTAGCTGGTTGAATACTGCGGGTTGGGGTCGGTGCCCATCATCTTCACCTTGTCCTCCATACCGTTCTTGCCATGTACGTCGGTGGAGGGTGGGAGGTATTTCTCAAAAACGGATGGTTTCTTGGGGGTGCTGCTTTCGCGCACACGCTCGTGGGTGTTCGGCTTGCCCCGCTTATCATCGCCGCCAAAATATTCCTTGAGGTTCTTGCCCTTGCGCTGGGTGTGGTCGCGTATCGGATGATCGCCGCCATCTTCCAGGGTTGAATTGTCGGTCACGTCGGGAGCATCACCCTGGCCGCTGGACATCTGATACACTTGCCGCCAGTATTCGGCATCAACAGCGTCGAGGCCCTTTCTGGTGTCAAGAGATGGATAGGCCCCGAAAAAATCCGGGGTACTCTGGTTACGGGGCTGGGCGGGCTTGGGGGCATCGGCAAATATACCGTTTTGCTGCGCCTTTTCCCACTTTTCGGTCCACGACTGAAACTCGTCTTGCATATTCTTGGCCATAAAGCTAACTCTCCTTATTAGCTTATATAGCCTGGATGCAAGAATTCTTGTACGCCTCAGACGAGAAGCTTCTCAAGTCGTTCCTGGGTCATGGGTTTGGCCCTGCCGAACTGCGAGTACCAGCCCCGCATCCGGCCTGTGTAGGTGGCGTAACCCTCCATGAACCGCTCGATGGCCGGGCGGCTCTGGCGGGTCATCTCGATGCTGAACAGCGCCTCGTAGAAGTTGTCCTTATCGACAACGTACTTGTGGGCCACGCGAAGGAGGAGAGTAAATAGGGAGCGGCGCATGGAAGTCGCCCACCACTGCGACTGGTCGATATAGGTGATCGTCTTGCGCTGGGTAGGGCCTATTTTTGAAAAGGGGGCGATCTGCAAATGTTCCTCGAAGCAGTGGATAAAGGCGGCGATGGCACGACTCTTGCCGGCCACATGGGAATAGAGGAACTGGCGGGCCGTCCGGCTCTCGGTGTGCCAGAGGTCACGGCAATAATACCACTGCCCGACCGTCATGGACCCGTCTTTCAGTCTGCTTTTTACTTTCGCAAAGTGACCTGGGCCGGGGCGGTACGGGGTAACAATCTTCCGCTGCTCGCCAAAGTAGTCCATACCCTCCTATATAGGCCCCCTAAGCAACTCCTCGCCGCAGCATCTCGTGCATGTCCCAGGCGTTACCCAGGTCCGGGCCGATCTCGAATGGTTCCTTCAGGATGTGCTGGTAGGCCGTAAACATTTGCATGGCAGCGACCTTCGGCTCCATCTTGCCGATGGCCGTTCCCAGGCCAGGACAGAGGACACTCTTGATTTGACGCTCCGGCTCCAGATCGTGATTCTTATTGTGGCGGTTGATGGCGATGAGCGTGGCCCGGAAAGCCAGGTAGGCGTTGACACTGCCCCGAATATCCATCGGCACGCGCATGGTGGGAGCGCTCACCAGCCACTTGAAGTCTTCCTCTCCCTTGCGCGTCCAGGGGCCGGGCAACACGGTATTTTCATCGCCGTGGGGGATGGGGATGATGGCGGCGTTGCCGATGGGCAGTTCACCGAAGTGGTGGTTGGCCAGGAACTTTTGCAATTCCGCCTGAACCCGTGGCCAGCGGAAGGAAAATATGCCGTCGATGCCGCCGTCCATGAAGCCGAAGCTATTGGCCGGCGACACGATGGCATCGGTGATGGGGCCGGCGAAAATATCGCCTGTGGACAGTTCCACGTCGGGGTCATTCTTCCAAAACAGGCCCCACGCCTTCTCCATCTCCGGGTTCCGGTCCCGCAGGTGGATTTTTACTTGATTCATCTTTGACCTTTCTCGTTGTGATCGTGACCCGATTTTCGGCGGCATCCAAGAAGGACTCCAGGTTGTTGAGGCTGATAACGCTCCAGTGAGGGTCGTCCACCGGGACGTATTCCTTCTTGGTGTAGAAGAAGACCTCAACCGTGTAACGATAGCACTTCCTGGCTACTAAGTCCACTGCCATCCCGGCCTGCAAATCCCGGCCCATCTCCAGGGGGATTCGGTAGGAGTCCCCGTCCACGGCGCACCCCATCTTCTTCATGATCTTGGGGGCGGACATGGCATTGTGGTGCAAAAGCAGTTCCAAGAGGTCGCGCTTGAGGGGGCCGTCAACGAAATCGGCCACCGCCGTATAGCGAGCCATGACCTGGCCCCGCTGGGGCTGGTTGGTACGCACGTCATGGAAATACTGTGCAAAGTTGGTATCGTCTATTACCAACTCCTTCTCATCCGTCATAATCCTCCCCACTTCATATACAGAAATAAGCCCAGGGCCATTAACTGCCACAGGGCCGATCCCAGCAGCATCAACTCATAAAACACGTCCGGGATCAGCGGCGGCACTTCATCCATGTGTGCGTCACGCCGAATAGGTTCCATTATTCCTCCATCTTGCATCGCCCCATTTGATCGAGTATTTCGGAGTCGGTCAAATGCTTCCGCTCCTCAGCCACTTCGGGCTGCCGCATCACCACCAGCCGCATGTCCTGCCGCTTGTCTTTCGGCAAGGTATGCCGCAAGTGCTTGAGCGGACTCTCAAAGGTGTACGTCTTGTACTTGGCGGATGGAGGGGTGATCCTTATTTTAAGTAAGTTACCCACCGCCATTTCTGGCTTCCAGCGCTCAAAATCCTCCTTCCAGACCGTGATATAGCCGGTCTGGCCGTTGGCATCCGTCGTGATAAGCTGGTGGTAGACAAAATCCTTGTTCTTCTTGGAGTTCTTGGTCTGGACTTCGCGCACTTCAACCTCGACCGAGAAGACGGTGGTGCCGGCTTCGACTTCCGCCTTGAAGGTGGCGAAGGTGTGCCCGCCGCAATAATCGGGGCTTTCCTCCAGGCGGGTGCGCCAGGGAAAACCGTAATATAACTCCTCGCACTTCTTGGCGTCCCGCAACTCCTCGATGAGATCATCCGGCAACGGCCACTCATCGGCGTTAAAGCCCACCAGGGAGGCGCGATTCTGTTCTTCCAACGCCGTCTTCGTCTCGTTCCCCTTTATCGACCGCTGGTGCTGGTTCCAGAGCTTGCGAAGCTCCTTGGCGGCAGCCTCGTCGTTCAAATATTCGTACAGTTCCTCGAAATAAGCCGAGTCAAACTTGGCCTGGTCCTTCATGGACTCCGGCACCAACCCCCGAAGCTTCTCGTGCTGCGCCTCCTGCGCCTTGACGAAGCGCTTGCGGCGGTCGCCCTGCTTCTTGGCCCGATCCCGGTAGAACTCGTAGAACTTGTACAGGATCACCGGCTCGGCATCGCCAAAGACTCGCAGAGCCACCAGCGGCTTTACCACGCTCGCGTCGGTGCCGAACCGCTCAAGGAAGTCTTGGAAGCCGGTATACGGCTGGCCGGCGACGATCCGCTTTGACACCGCTTCGCCAATGCCCTTGACGTTCAGATACCCGAAATATATCTCCTCATCCACGATGTCGAACCGTTCCTTGGACTTGTTCAGGCAAATGGGGTGTACCTTGACCCCGTGCATTTCCGCCTCGGTCTTATATTCCTTGATCTTGGCCTGAAGACCTTCACACTGGAGGGTGGCGGCGTAGAACTCCAGGGGATAGTGCGCCTTCAGGGCCAGACAGCGGCAGGAAATATACACATAAGCGGTCGCGTGGCTCTTGTTAAAGCCATATTCCGCAAAGCTTTCGATCTGGTTCCACAGGTCGTTTATTTCCTTGTCGGTCCAGCCCAATTTATTCTTGCCGACCGTGAGGAACTGTTCCTTGTAGGGCTTGAAAAGCTTGACCTTCTTCTTGGCCACGGCCTTGATAACGATGTAGCAGTCCTTGAGGGGAATGTCGCCAACGGCGTGGAGAATCTGCATTATTTGTTCTTGATAAACTAAGACCCCGTATGTCTTAGAAAGGTACGGCTCCATGATCGGGTGGATGGAGTATTCCTCCCGGCCCCGCTTGCGTTCAATATAGCGCTCGTGCATCTTCTGGCCGAGTGGCCCAGGACGGTAGAGGGCGTTGTAGGCCACCAGATCGTCAAAGTTCTGGACGCCGCCCCGGCGCACCATCGCCCGAATCTGCTCGCTGTCGAACTGGAAGACACAGAGCAAGTCACCGGCGTTGGCCATCTGGATGGCTTTTTTATCGTTCTTATAGGAACGGTCGCTCCAGTCAGAAAGACCGGGCAAGGCCCACAGAGCCGGCAGATTTTTGCGCTTGCGGACGAGGTTGGCGGCGATGGCAATGCGCTGCAAATCCTTGATAACCAGCAGGTCGAACTTGATGAGGCCCACCGGCCCCAAGTCCTGGGCGTGCAGTCCCTCCACCCAGGCACTAGAGATCGTGTCGTCCTTGACGTTCTTTACCAATGGCACGAACTTATCGAGGGAGACATTGGCGATAATCAGGCCCCCGGCGTGCTTGCCCATGCCCCGATTGCGGTGCAACAACTTCTGCACCGACTTGGCAACGTCGGGGTGGTCCTCGCAGTATTTCTTCAGTTCCGGGTATATTTCCAGGGCCTTGGCATAGGTCAGCGCCTTGCCTTCGTCGTCCTTCAGGCCCAGCTTGGTGGTCAGGTCGAGGATTTCGCTGCGGCTCTCGCTGTGGACACGGGCCATGTCCTGAAAAGCACTCTTGATACCGAAGGTGGCGTAGTTGCCGATGTTGCACACCTTGTCGGGGCCGAACTTCTTCGGTGCCCAATCGTTCTTGAGGTAGTCCCGAATTACGTCGATATAGTCGATGTCGATGTCCGGGAACTCGCCGTAGGTGTATTCCGGGGTCTTGGCAATATCAAAATCCTGCACCACCCCCAGCAAATAGGGGGTGAGCAGGTTGTTCTGGTTGGTGGAATAACGGACCTTGCGGGAGGATAGGTCGAGGAAATAATCGAACTCGTTCTGGGCGTCAATCTCACGCAATTCTTCGGCCAGGCGGACGACATAACACTGGTCGGTATCCAGGTTGGCAATCCGCAGGGCTTCGTTACAAATCAGGCTGAGTTTTTCTTTCGGTGTCATCGTCACCCCTATAAATGCTTGGTGCAATGAAACTACCAGACAGGCTGGCACCGAACAAGACGGCTTAGACGAACAGGTGGATGAAAAAGCCAACAATAAGACAGACAATGGGTTTGACGAAATAAAGGACCATCGCCGCCTGGATTGCCTCCTCGGCTTCCTTGGTGGTCTTAGGCACGATAAGGACTTGCGAGGTAAGCATCATTGCCAGAACGGTGAGGCCAACACCGTGGGCAATCGAGATGGACGGTATCCCAAACTTAGTAGCGATGAACCACTCCCACAGCAGGGATACCGCCCACCCGTTGAGGATGAAACCCAGGGCGGTGACTACCAACAGAATGGCCGAACCTTTGATGGCCTCTTCGGCGTCCTTCATCCGCTCATTCATTGACATAACGGTTGCGTCCTATCCCAAAACCCATGTAGCCCACTTCGTCATGGGAGGAGGAAATATTGTCCTTCATAGAGGCGAGCGTTTCGATGGCCTCCGCATAGTCGTCGCCCAGGATGGTCACGGCGACGAACAACTCCTTCAAGTGGGCAATGCTGAAGCCCTCGGTGTCCTTTACCCACTTCTCCAGGTCGATTTTCAGTTCCTTGATCCGCTTGTCGGTGCCGATAATGTGGCGGAAATAGAGCATCCGGCTTTCCGGGTTCGGGTGGCCGATCTTAAAGCGCTTGTCGAAGCGGCTGGGACGATTGAGAATACGGGCACCCAAGCGTTCGGGATAGTTGGTGGTCGCCAGGAAAACCAGGCGTTCGATGTGGTCCACGCCGTCGAGGATATTGAGGACTTCGGATTCGTTGTGCATCTCCAGGGTGGAGTCGATGTCCTCCATCAGCACCACGGCGGGTGTTTTCGGCTCGATCTCCCGGAAGACCCGCATCCCTTCGGTGAACAGGGTGGGGTGGCCGAACTTGATGACGATACCCTCCCGCTCAATCACGTCCTTCATGATAAGCTGGATGGTACAGGACTTGCCGCTGCCCGGAGGCCCCCACAGCATGATGCCACGCTTATAAGCCAGGGCATATTCCCGGAAGAGCTTTTCCTTCTCCCAAAAGGTCTGAATCTCCCTGACGACGCGCTCGCTATTGGTTTGTGGAAAACGCAGCAAGCCCTCGGTTTTCACCGGGAAGCGCTGGAAGTAAAGGCCGATGCTCTGCGAATGGCATATTTCGTAAGCACCGGGAACCAGTTTCTTGGCCGTGTGGCTGGCGGGGATGAACCGCTTGCTGTCGTGGGAAGTCCACTGAACCAGGCCGGTCAACTTCTCCTCACCGGATTCGTCGCCGTCCGCACCACCGCAGCATTCGCTTGGCGCATGAGCAGCTTTTAACATCTTATTTCCCATCCGTGTCGCACGAGCAATATCGCTGTGTTTCTTGAGCAATTCGTTGAGTTCCTGATTGTCGTTCGCCACCGCTATAAACCTCCTTTGTGTCACCATTCTAAACCACGCAAGGGGCCGCAACAATAGCTATTATAAAGCATGGAGTACAAAAAACTAATAAGCGAATTTTACGGGGCCAAGTGTGCCGAACACCGGGACGAAGGGTGGAAGGCCGCACTCTACGCCACACCTGACAACCAATATGGCACCTTCGTCAACCTCATGAAAATAGTGGCCGGCAAGACCGGCGGGACTCTCCTCGACGTGGGATGCGGCCAGGGGGATTTATTTGAATTTGTGGAGACGAGAGGGTTGAACCTTGTTTATTCGGGTATCGACCTATGCCCGACCATGATCGGCTATGCCAAGGCTCGTTTCCCGGACGGCACATTCCGAGTGCAAGACATACTTGAATATGACCAGAGCCACGACTTTGTAATCGCCGCCAGCGTGTTTGACCTGGCCCTGCCGGACCAAAAGGAATACACCCAGAATATGATCCGACAGATGTTCCGGGTGACTGGAAAGTGGCTGGCTTTCAACATGCTCTCGGACGCCTATCGGGACTACGAACGCCAGAAAGAATTGTTTTACTACGACCCCGCCGAGATCATTGGCTTCTGCCTGGGCCTGACGCCCTACCTGTGGTTCGACCACTCCACCAGCGGCTATGATTTTTGCGTGTACCTCAAAAAGTGAGCCGGCAGTGGCCTGCTGCCGGCTCTATATCGGACCAGGCGCTATAATTTAATCAAAAGCCTGGCCCGGCGGGGCTGGTTTAGAGTCTTAGCCCCAGGACTATGGAGCCGCCCGGAATCGAACCGGGGTCCAAGCTGGCGGATCAAGCGGCATCAACGTGCGTTTTCCCTTGGTTAATCTCGCCCCTGCCAGGCCCAAGTGACAAAGCCCAACAGTAAGCCAGTCGGTATTTCTCGCAATCTGTTACCGACGTTCAGACTGCCAGCCGGATTTTACGATGGTTTCAAGGACGCTACCGGCGGCGCTTCCAAGAAACCAGCTACCTACTCTTAGGCAGCGAGACGGAGATCATTCTCAGCGTCTATAAAGATGGTCCTGTTTTAACGTGGCCTCAAGACCAACCACGGCACGCAACCACAAGCTCTCAACAACCTGTCGAAACCTTGTCGGCCCCTAATTTGGGAAACTCCTCGGCTCGTCCGGGCCTTGCGACTCGCCGTTGACGGCGGACCAGGCTTGGGACCACAGCCTCGGATTCTTCCTCGCTCTGGAAATAAAGTTGGGAATGCCCCCGAACTTATCAGTGGCGAACCTTTCCAGTCGCGCGTATTTCTCCGGGTCTTTGTAGGGGTCAGCAATATTGTTGAAGCGGCTACGTTCCGCATCAACGTCCATCGGGGCTGAGTTGACCCCCGCCCGCTTCACAACATATTCGCCAAAAGTCATCATAGCAATTGTATATAGAAGAGGCAACGGCTTTTTTTCGTTTCGGGGCATAAATAGGAGTATCATGGCAATAATAGCGAAAGACTACTGGACCTTCAAAGAGTATCTGGACGCCAAGCGCAAATTGGTCACGACACCCAAAAAAGAGGACGTGCCAGACTACCACGGCCCCAAACCCACCAAACCCGATAAGCCCGCCGTCAGCGGCGATAACTGGTCCACGGGCGTCAAGCCCAAAGGCACCCCAGCCCCCTATAAAGGTCCGGGCACCGACCCCGGCCAGAAAAAGGGAGAGAAGGGCGGCTTCCTCCATATGGGCGACAAGGAACTGGTATATGAGCCGGACGCCGGGATCGTGGACAAGGCCGGCGAGGGCGGCACCCAGAAGAAAACCTGGCCCAAGGTTGCCACCGTGAAGCACGCCGGAAAGAAGGTGGAGAGCTTCCTTGATGACACCAAGGACATGCCGTTGCCCGAATTCGCCAAGTATGTCCAAAAGCAACTCAAGGAACACTGCGGCTGCGAGGACAAAGAAATCCCCCACGTCGTCGCCTACACGTCCGGCCCTTATCACCCGGACCCCATTCAGGCGATCAAATATGTGGCCTACCTGGCGAACGAGAACGAACATCTCATGCGAGCGCTGCTGCGCGAAACCCGGCAGCTAGGCTGCGTGGACAAGCTGGTAGAAGGTCTGTTGGGCATCCCCGAAACCTATATCGAGATCGTTCACCGCATGACCGTCGATCCGGGCGTGAGCAACCAGATCGTTCGGGCCATGAACGACCAATACCAAAGCGTTAAGGAAGGGGTAGGACCGCCGGCCCACCAGGACGAGGAGGAAGACGCAGAAGACCCCTCCAATGACACCGAGAGCGAACCAGACAATATCGAAGGCGAGGACCAGCCACCGGGCGATGACCCGGAACCAGAACCGGAACCGGATGAAGGCGATGAGGAGGGTGGACCCGAAGGCGACACGGATGAACCGGCCTTCGACCAGAACACTGCCTCCGGCGGCATGTCCACCGGCAGCAACGGCTTGGCCCATCTCAACCTGGCAAACGCCATCAAGAAGCACAAGGAAATGCAGGCGTCAATGGCACAATATATGGGCAGCTACTAAGCGGCCTCATCTGGCAGTGGGTCGATATTTTGAAAACGCAGCCGCATCTGCTTGCCGCCACGCGCCTCGCTCAAGAACCGGCTGAACAGCAGGTCTTCCTCTATCGGGTCAACGTCGGTAATGCCCAGGCAATAACACGTCAAGGCACCCACACCGCTGCCCCGGCCCGGTCCCACCACGTCGGCGGGACTATAACCGAACTCCGGGGCGATGCGACGAGCCTCGTCGGTCATCATCTTCTGGATCAAGAAATAGGAGCTAAAGCCCTTGCGGCAGATTAACTCCAACTCCTCCCGCAACCGCCCCAGGTACTTCGGACTCTTGGTAATATTCCGACTCAGGAAGCCTTTCTTGGCCTCCTCATAAAGCTGGTCGTCGGCGTCATCCAACACGGGGAGCTTGATACCCCGGTCGATCTGCACGCCCCTGGCCTTATTGCAGATGGCCACGGTGTTCAACTTGGCCTGCTCAAAAAGCTCCACGGGGATAACGTCGCTGTAGTCCTTGAGCCACTTGTCGTTCAGTTCCTCCTCGGACTTCATCCACAAGTTCTTATCCTGAAGCTCAAAGAAGTCCTGCATGGAGTCTTCGGCCTTGGCTTCCTCAATCCCCTTCAGCGTCTTGCCGGTCTGCACCATCAACATAATACTCTGGTAGTGACTGTCCTCCTGGTAGCAATAGTGACAGTCGTTGGTGATGATGAGAGGCAGGTGGTATTTTTCGGCGGCTACCAGGATAAAGATGTCGTATGGCTTCTGCTTAGCGAAGTCCAGCAACATCAGTTCGAGGTAGAAATGCTCCCCGAACATCGCCATGTAGCGCTCGATTGCCTGGAAACCCGCCTCGTAGGCCGCTTCCAGGTCAGGCAGTTTGCTGTTGAAGGCCCGCCCGACTTCGCTGTTGTAGCAGCAACTCGTGAAGATCAGGCCCTCCTTGTGGGAGACAAGCATTTCGTGGTTCACACGGGGCTTGTAATAGTAGCCTTTGGAGTAAGCCCAGGAGGTCAGTTGAACAAGGTTTTGATAGCCCGTCTCGTTATAAGCGACGGCCAGCAGGTGGGCACTTGGCTTGAACTCCTTCTGTTCCTGGGGCGAAAGCTGTTTCATATAGGCACTGCATTCCGCACGGTTCCGGGTGGCCTCCCGGTGCATCCGATTGACATACAGTTCGCAGGCGAAGATAGGGGAGAGCTTGTGTTCCTCGCACGCTTTTACCTGGCGAGGGACCGCACCTAACATCCCGTGATCGGAGATGCACAGGAACTTACCGAACTGCTTCCAGCGCTCGGCGTACTCCTCCACCTGCCCGAAGCCGTCGAGGAGGCTGAAATCCGTGTGGAGATGCAAATGTTCAAAGCCGACGATTCTCATGCTTGCCTCAACAATACCAAGATGTGTCCGACCAATACTCTTCGGGACGCCGCTGCTTGGGTTTACCGACCCAGCGTTCGGTCAAACGATATATAGTCACAATAAGGAAGGGAGCCACAAAATAGAAGGGCAACTCCTCAACCGGGATGCAGCCAAGGTAGGCCACCCCCGGCGCGTACACCCAATGACCCCGATAGGTGCTATAACTGTCCCAGGCGAAACCGACGAGGAAATACGCGAGATTGGCGATGAGCAGATGCCAATAGGTAGGGTAGAGTACCAGGCGGAACCAGAACTTGGCAACGACGCACAGGATGGCTATTGCCAGCATGATCGCCAGATACTCCGTCACCTATATCTCCTCCAGTTCGTTCATGGGCTTCTGGTCCTCCGGGGGAATGGTCCAGCAGGCCGGGCGGGTGGGGTCGGGGCCGGTGCCGTAGTTTTTCTTGGACGACATGGTTTCCCGCATATTGACCCAGCCGGTAGGCTCAAGCTCAACGCCACGCCAGTCCTTGATCGCCTGCTCGAAGGGGGTCCGATAGTTGAGGTACTTGCTGGTGCGGACAAAGACCATATTCATACCACGCTTGGCCGCATCCAGATCATGGGCGTCCTTGCGAATGACAGGGAAGCCGCAGCGTACTTCGGTCTTGGAACCAATATCCGACCGGCCCCCGGTGAAATCGTTGTAACGATGCTCGTGGAGCAGGCCCCATTCCTTTTCCAAGGCCCACTCCCCCAACCGCCCCTTCAGGTGGCCAGTCTTGGGGTCGCCTTTGTAGTCGGCTTTATCGACCTTGCCGGCCTTCACCGCCTCGTCGTGGCGCAGGATCGCCTCAGCCACCAACTGGTCGAACTCAGCATCCGTGGGTGTGTGTTTCATAAAATCCCTTTCATCTGGAAGATCAACTGGATGATGTTCATGACAACAATGAACATCCATAGAAAAAGACAGACCTCTGGCATTAACGCCGCCCGTCCCAAGCGGTCACGACTAATAAGCCCGTAGCCGGCGACGTTGAGCAGACCAACGGCGATAATCGCCACGGTCAGGACCAGCGAGTTGTTAAACAGGCTCCACATAATGAGCAGGAGGCCCAGGATCGACGTGAACGGCGTCATGGCCTCGTACCACCGTTGTTCATTCATTTTCGTATTCCCTGGAGTGTTTTGAAGCCCCTGGTGCCAAATATGCCGTCCGCCAAGCCGAATTGCAACGCCTGCTCGCCCGTTATAAACCAGTCCACGGTTTCCTTCATCTTGGCGTCGAAAAACACTTCGGCCAGGCCAATATCATGGAAAGCACCCTTTGCCACCGCTTGTTCCGCAAAGATTCTCAACATCTTGGCGTGGAGCGTATCGTTCCATAATACCGCCGACTTGGCGGCGATGGAATGGGACTCTAAAGATAATGACCCGTAGTGCATGACGAATTCACAATTGGGCATGAGGACGCGCTTTCGCGCCGCCTGAAGGACGATACCGCTCATGGAGGAAGCCTGAGCGTAGGCCAGGATCGTCACCGGCGAGCGGGCGGCGTGGATGGCGTCATATATCGCCATCCCGTCGCCCCACTCCCCGCCGACCGTGTGCATGTGAACCAGGATGTTCTGATGGGAAAGTTGATCGAGGATGTGCAGATTCTTGACGAACGTGGTCGCCATCCGGTATTCGACGCCCGGCTCCTCTTCTCCCAGGTAATGACTGTGCAGGTATATTTCCCTGGTTTGCAGGTTCAGGCCAAAGGAATGAACCTGCGCCAGTATTTCGGAAGGGTCATGTGTCTTTCGCATCTTCGTCCGGCGGCAAGAGTTCCGCATGACGCATTCGATAGAGGATAACTTCGTCATTGGCCTGAAGTACCTCCACCTTGATTCCCAATTCCATCAAATGAAACGACATGCGTTCCATTAAGGTAATAATGTTGTCGTCAATATAGACTAGAATTTTTTGTTCCATGTGCCTCCTAACCTTGTCCACAAACTGTGGACGGCAGGATCAGCCTCAAGCGGCACAGGCAGCAGCGTCCCTGGCCGGTTCGTGAAAGGACATGAGGGTTTCGATCCATTTGATTGCACCGTCCTTGTACAACTGTGGGAGCAATTTCGGAGGCAAATCCACCACGGCAAAGGCAACGCTTTTACAGCCAATCTCACGTTCCGGGTAAAAGTTGGCAATGCAATACTCGGCAGTATATTTGCTCAACAACTCACACACCTGCTCCTTGGTAATGCCGACCTCAAATTCCAACTTACACGTTGCCCGCTCCTCCATATTACCATCCCTTTTGATAAGTAGACCGTTTCACTATTTCCACGCCCTTGTCCGGGTCCGAACCACGGCAGCAGTAGACAATCTCCTCGCCGTCCTGGTCACGGCTGGCCAGGAACACGTCATTCTGGATCAAGTGCCGGATGCTGGTCAGGGTGTCGCGCACATAAGGCTCGTAAAGCATTCGCCCGTTCCAGTAGTGCTGCAAGAAGAACTGGCCCTTGCCCCGGTGGTTGGGGTCTGTCAGCCGAATATCCGGGAGTCCACCATTGACCTTGCGCTGGAGGAGTTTCTGCTTAATCCGCCGGTGGTCCCGGTCCTCAATACGATATTCCCCGTTGGGGTAATGCTTCCACTCGAAGAATTCGTACTTGTTACAAAAGTCCTCGGTGAAGAACTCGGTAATAGCGGTCACGTCGTCGTAATACTTCACGACCTCAAAGACCTTTTCCTTGCCCAGCCCCACCTTCTTATCCCAATTCTCTCGCACCCGGATGTTCTCGCACTCGTCGTACTCGGTGCCGAAGCGGCCCTTGTTCCAGCGTTCCTCGATGTCCTGAAGGAGATAGAATCCCAGCTTGTAAGGATTCATGCTATAGCGGCCACCCAGGACGCCCATCTTGTGGGCGGCGTACTCGACAATGCCGCAGTCATATTCCTCCTGGCCAAGCCCGACGAAACCCTGCCGGGACATGATGTTGTAATCGACCCAGGAGGCAAAGCCCTCGTTGAGCATGTGGTCCATGCGCTGCGGGGCAAAGTACAGGGCCTCCTCATAGATCATGCTCATGATGTCGGCCTGCCAGGGCTTGAGCGGGGCGTTGTCCTTGATGTGCCCGAAAATATCCTTGGTCGGCTCCTCGAAGATACCGATGTCCTGGGCGGCTTCCTTCTTCTCGATGCGCTTGTGTTCGTAGTCCTTCCACTCCTTGGTGTTGACGTAAGGTTCCATGTAGGTGCGGTCCTTGTCCACCTTCAGGCGGCGTGGCTGGAGGTATTTGCGGCTGTCGCGCACCACCGGGTCTTTGACCTGGCGGGCCTGCCACGCCTTGGCACCGTCCACCAGCGTGTCGATGCGCAGTAAGTGGTCGATGAATTCCGTCACCCGTTCCTTGCCCCAGCGGGCCATGTAACGGCGGATGCGGCTGCCGTGGTTGGCAAGCTCGTTCATCATATTCTGGCTGGTCGGGGCGAAATAGATGTTATTCTTGAAAAAGTGGTTGTGGCCCGTGGCGTGGGCGATGACGGTAATATGGTCGAGCAGGGTGTTGCTGTTGAGGCAGTAAATGTAGCACGGGTTGGTGTTGATGACCATTTCATAAATCTTGTGCATCCCGAACTCATAGCCCCGCTGAAGCTCCTCATATTCCATGCCCCAACGCCAGTGCGGGTAGCGCACCGGGAAGCCACCGTAGGCGGCGATCTCGGAGATTTCGTCGTAGGTAAGCATCTGGACTACTGTTGGGTAGTAGTCCAGGCCGAAGTCCCGACACGCTTGAAGTATCGTGGGAATAAGTTCGCGCAACTCCCTGGTCATGGGAACGCCAGGTACAGTGGCGTTGCCCATTAGGAGCGGGCTTCCGTGCATGAATTTGTGCGCCATTTCCTACTCCTTCGGAGCTTCCTCTTCCGTCCACTGCTTCGCGTCTTGAATGGCACGATGCTTGGCCCAGCCTTTGGACTCCTTCATCTTCTGGCTCAGCCACATAAAGAGGCTGACCTCGCCCACGGCGTTAAACCAGCAGTGCTTCTCGCCGGTGTTGGGATTGACAATATCCATGCCCAACTCGCCACGATCCACCACGGCGATGTCAGAGGCGGGGCTAAAACGGGTCATTTTGCTACGCATTGCTCATCTCCTTGTTCCTGTTTGCTGCTTCCCAACAAATGTTTGATACCGTTCAATATTTGGGCGTTGCGGTCCTCGTCGCTCAACTGCGGCTGCATCCAACCGTTGGTCGGCACTTCGGGGGTGGTTTCGGGGCCAATGCTGACCGTGCGGACAAAATCACCGTCGAGGGTGCCTTCCTTGATGGCCTCATCGACGTGGTGCTTTACGCTGCCGTCGTAGTTCCAGGCCAAGATTTGAGTGATGCCCACGAAGTTGCAGGGCTTCAGGTCTTCCTTGAGCGACCGGATAAACAACTCGTTGTCGTCGTTCCAGTTCTCGCCGTCCGTGAAATAGAAGACATAAATATTCCACTTCTCCGGCGGGAAGCGGTTCTCGAACTGCTTGCCGATGAGCTTGAGGGCGCTGCTGCAAGTGGTGCCGCCGCCATAGCGATACTTGTAGAACTTCTCCTCATCGACCTCCATCGCCTGGGAGTCGTGCCAGACCCACATGCGCTCGACACGCTTATAGAAACGGCGAATCCACACGTCGATCCACCAGGCCATGTCGCTGACGATCTCGCACTTGATATTGTCCATCGAGCCGGAGCCGTCACGGGCGTAGATGATGACGGCGTTGCTGGACGGGATTTTTATTTCCCGGTACTGGCGGTAGCGCTTATCCTGGTTGATGGGGGTAATCAGGCGCACCGGGTCTTTGAAACCTGGGATTTGGTGCAGGAGGTTAATCTCACCCGTAGCGGCCATTCGTTTAAGTGCCTGGAGCATCGTCCGGCGGGTATGTCGCAATGACTCTGGCCCGATAAGCGAGATGTTGTTGTATTTGATCTTTATTTCATCGAAGGTGTCGTTTTCCTTCGGCAGCAGGTTGGGAAGCTCCAGTTCCTCCTGCATGAACTTCAGGACTTCCTCCATGTCCAGGTTGATGGTGATGCCTTCGCCCTCACCCTGCCCGGCTCCCTGGCCCTCGTCGGGGTCTTTGCCGATAACCTTGCCCTTGTCGCCAGGTCCACGGCCAATGCCTTCCTCGCCCTCCCCGAAGACGATGTGCGGGATGTCGATGCGGGGGATGGAAATGGCGATTTTGCCGCCCTTACCCCGGTGCCGGAATATTTGCCCGGACTTGACGAACTTTTTGAGGGCCTTGCGAATCTTGCCCGATACTACGTCACGGAAATCCTTGTGGTCCTCTTCTATTCTGCGTGGCATTTGTCCTCCATAGCCTAGTTGCCGTCATCGCCGCTTGGTTCTGGACGCCGGAGCGTTATCACGATCTCCTTGCCCTCGTCGTTGGTGTCGATGGCATGGAGGAAGTGAGACGTGAAGAAGTCGTACAGGTCGTCGTTATCGCCGTCCGTCAACTGATCCATGAACGTGCCCACCGTCTCGTCATCGCCCCAAACGTCCATGAGCATTTCTTCGAGTTCTTTGCCAAGCTTCTTGTTCTTTTTCTCATCCAACCAATGGTTCTTCATGATTGTTCCCCGATAAAAAGGGCGGACCCCATCCCTACAAACCGATGACCTGATGACGCTGGATGAGGCCCGCCCAAGCTACTCTGGATTGCCGATTATAAATCTTGCGACCCCCAAGTGACTCATCTGGGTGAGGATCGCGTCGTGTACTTGCTTGCGCTGGTCATCGGTCAGATGCACCAAGGGTTCATTCAACAGGGCCAGCCATTCCAGGTCGCCATTCTCACAGACTTTCTGCACGGCCATATTGACCACCGCCTGTTGTTCTGCCTTGGTGAAGCCTATATTCAGCATTGGACTCCTTTTTCCCAACCATAGGTATCCACTGGTTAATCCTTTTCGGCCAAATCGCCACGGGCAAAGATGGAACCCACATAGTCCAGCACGTCACGAGCGGACTTGTCGTTATAGCCGTACTGCTTGATGAGACGCTGCTTGATGGCGTCGATCTTCTCTTGCAGGTCGGGGTCCACGACCGTAGCGCCGCTGACGTTGAGGGCCGACAGCTTGATGTGGTCTTTGGTGTCCTCGAACAGCTTGGCCTCCAGCGCCTTCTTCAGTTGCGGGTTGCTGTCCCAGCGGAACTTCTTGCCCTTGACCGCCAGATCACCGATAAAGGCGGCGATCATGCGGCGGAAGTCGTCACTGCCCTGTTCGGGAATGTCGATCTTGGATTCGATATTGCGCATCAAGCGCTCGTCGGGGGCCTCATCACGACCCGTGTACGGGTTCTTCACCTTGGCCTTGTTGATGTAGGCCATGATGTTGTCGATATAGTTCGTGCAGAGCCGGATAATCGCGTCTTCGTCTCCCACCAGCGCCTTCTGTACCTCGGACTTGAGTATTTCATCGAGCTTCTTCACGGCCAACTCGATGCAGGTCATGTAACGACCGACCTGATCCTTGTTGGTGAGCAGGCTGTGATTGTCCAGGCCGTCACGGAGTTCGTTCAGGACCATGAACGGGTTTATGTAGTCGTGGTTATCGGACAAGCAGTTGGAAATCTTGTCCTGCACATAGCGGGCGGACACGCCGCTCCCCATGCCCTCGTCCGGGTACTTATCGTGAAGCTCCTTCACGGAGTCCTCGGTCCAACCCGGCATGAGCTTGCCGTTATACAACTCGGCCTTGTCCACCAGGCTGATCTTGCCGTCCTTATCGTCCTGCAAGCGGGTGAGGATGGCCCACAGGGCGGCGATCTCCAGGGTGTGCGGGGCGACGTGCTGCTTGACCCTGCCCTGGCCGTAGTCCTGTTCCAGCACCTTTATTTCGTCGGCCAGCTTGAGCAGGTACGGTACGTCCACCTTCACGGTACGGTCGCGCAGGGCCTCCATGAACTGGTTGTTCTTCAACTTCTCATATTCTGGATTGTTGGTGTGGCCCAGAATGGCTTCGTCCACACCAATCTGGGCGAACTTCTTGGGCTTGATATTCTGCTCCTGGCTCGCGCCCAGGAGATCGTAGAGGAACGCCTGCTCCAGCTTGAGCATTTCGATGAACTCGACCAGGCCCCGGTTGCCAACACAAAACTCGCCGTCAAAATTAAAGGCGCGAGGATCAGAGTCGCTGCCGAAGTGGCTGATCTTGGCGAAGTTGATGTCGCCCGTCAGTTCCGTGGAGTCCTGGTTCTTCTCATCCTTGGGCTGGAAGGTGGCAATACCGCAACGGTCGGCCTCGTTATGGACCTTGCGGACTACGACGATATGGTTCTGGAGGACTTGCTTCAGGTCGCCGTTATTGCGCTTCAACAGTTCGATCATGAACCGCTTGCAGCGGGGGTCAAGTTCTCCCTCCACCCGCAGATCATAGACGTTCGCCCGATCCTTCTCCGGTGTCTGTTCCTTGAGGATGCCGTTCAATTCGTCAAGGATTTTCCGGCGCATCGGTGACGCCAGGAGCTTCAACGGCTCCTCGTGCATGGGGCACTCGTCGCAGTCGTGGGTGTAGATGCCCTCTACGCCGGTCGGCAGGTTGACCCACTTGAAGGTGAACCAGGCACCGTCATCCTCCTGGGAGTGTTTCTCCAGTCCACGCTTGAGCAGCCGGCAGATGGTGGACTTGCTGGAGCCGACCGGGCCGTGCAACAGCAGAATACGGCGCTCCGTGCCATAGTGGCCGGCGGCACCCCGGATGAACTTCACCAGGCTGTCGAGCGTTTCTTCAAGCCCGAAGATGGGAATATCGGGGTCATCAAAGAAGTTGTAGTGGGTCAGGGTCTTGCGGTATTTCTCGAACTCGTAAGACCCCTTCGCCATAATCATGTCGTACATCCGCTGATAAGCGGAACGTACCAGGCGGGGGTTCTCGTAGCACTTTGCCAGGTAATCGGCAAAACTCATCTCCTCATTGAGACGCAGAAAGGTTTCACGGTCGTATTGAGAAGCTATTTTATCCAGGTAGTTCATATTCCTCTCCAGTTTGTCCATGCGTAAGCCCTCTGACTTGGATACCCCAAACGTCACTTGCAATATAATGGCCCGTATATTTCGGTGCAAGGCGAAAATAGTGAATTTTCAAAATATTCGGTCGCTATTACTTGCGGTTTATAACCATCAATATTCCCCGCTGGGTTTCCTCGTCCTCCCTGCTCTTGGCCCGGAAATGAAAAGCCGGCAGATGTTTCACCCGTTCCTCCAACACCCACAGAGCCGGGTAATCGGGGTGGGCGGTGTCGTGGAAGAACATAAAGCCGTTGGGCTTGGTGATGCGCAGGTGGTGGTGCAGCCATTCGGGACTGCGCCCGTGGTCGGCATCCGAGAAGAGGAAGTCGCAGAAATTATCCTGACAGGCAGTACAAAACTGCTCCTCCTCGACGGGCGCGATAATCTTGACGCCCTGCTTGCGCAACTCCTCGGCCCAGGGTGGCTCGGCTCCGTTGGACACTATCCAGTTGTCCACACAATAAATCTCACCGACCTTATTATAACGCACCGCCTCAACGAGTATGCGGGTCGAATATCCTAGCCCGATGCCAAGTTCGAGGACCACGCTGGGCTTTTGGGCCACTATTATCCCGTACATCAAAGCGCCGTGGGCAGCGTCGATGGAAATATACTTCTCTCCGGGATGCGAGTAGGTGGGGAACTCAATCACTTAACCTCCCCGAAGTGGTCGCCCTGGTTCAGATCATCAATATGACCGTAAGGGGACTGCCCCATGTGCGAGGCGTCCTCGGCGGCACGGCGTTCATTCTGGGCTTTCTCCATATTATAACCGGCACGATAAGAGAAGTTGTCCCACTTGCTGGTATCTTTCGGGTTGGTGAACTTGATGTGCAGATTGCAGGTCGAGAAAATGCGGTCTTTCTTGTTAGACTTGCACCTGGGACACGAAACACTCGGATACTTGCCCGCCTCGTCAAACGGACACATATCCTCGTAAACGAGATGGCATTTCTTGCATTCAAAATCGTAAAAAGGCATAGACCCTCCTTAGTTTTATAATAGTGGTGGCGAAGGTCTATTTTTCACGGTTGCCCTTGCAGTCCGTCAACTTCTGGAAGAAGCGGTAGGTGCGGGCCACTGCTCGTAAGCGTGCCTTTTGCGACATAAACAGCCAGGACCACGACTTCTTGCAGAAGGTCACGGCATCGTTCAGGAGGCGTTGCTGAAGGTCTTGCTCCACCAGTTCCAATTGCATCTCTTGCAGATGACTGGCCCTGGCGACCAACTCCTCGTAGTCCTCCTCAGAAATAAACTGCTCTTCCTCGCCGTATTCCTCCTCTTCCGCATCACCGAAGAAACGATCCACGTTTTCATCGTCGCTTTCATAATTCCATCTAGCCATGATTACCTCGCTACAACAGAAAAAACCCTGTCCATACGTTTCCACAACTCCATTATCCTGAGTTCGTTCAGCGACATTTGCTCCCCACTGCTGAACCTGTCGGGCCTGCGGAACGGATAGTCATTCCTATTTATGCAGTCGGCGGTAACAAACTTGCCCCAACCCTTCTCGTAACTGACAAATGTGCTAAAGTCCTCGGTGTCGGGCATAATACAAAGACAGGATGCAGTCTGTAACGGCTTGCCAATACTGTCTTTAAGAAACCACACCTTGTTGTTGCTGGCCTGGCAATTATTTTGCAGGGCCAGAATTTCGGGGGTAAGTTCCCGGACAGCCAGCACGTCGGGATCGAGGATGATACAAGGAGGCTGCACGCCGGCCACCTGCGCCTGCCACAATTTGGCCTCGCCTGGCATGTCCTTGTGATAATGAACGGTGACGCCGCACCGCTGCGCCCACGCAAAATAATCGCCCCTGACGCTCCGCTTGACCGCCAGACTTACCCTGGCATCCGGCAGGTTGACGCTGAGCGAATACCAACAAGCAAAGGCCATCCAGTGATGATGAGCGCAGCAGTCGCAGGCGATGACGACTTGAGGATTGTCCATACCCTAAAGGAGTTAGGCGAAGGCCGGGAAAAGGCGGCGAAGCGCAGCCATATTCTGGTCGTGGTCCAGACTGATGACATGCTCGTGGTCATGCCCAAAGGTGCAGTTCGGGAAGCCGCCTTCAAGGATCATGCGGGTCTTGCCCAACCCCACCGCAAGGCTCAAGGGAAAGCTCTGGTTGCCGATGAAAAGATCGCAGCCGTCGATTAGCTCGAACCAATCCAGTAGCGAAGTGACGGGCCTATGCACGCCGATATGTTCTTGTTCCGGTATCCCGGAGTGGACGTTGGCGATTTGCTCCTTAATATGCACGTTCAGTTCATCCATGAAAGCCAGGCTATAAGTCCCCGGTGTCAGCCACCTGCCGTTGTTGGTAAAGACCACCGAATACGTCTCCCCCTGGTCCTTCAGCCTATTTCCTTGGACGCGCAACCACGGAGGGGTGGGCCTGGCCGGTGGAAGACGTATGTGCTGGCAGACACCCCGGTAATGGGCATCAACTATCGTATAATTCCGGCTACCCGACATATGGCCGCAATGGTAGTAATTGTCGAGGTCGATGTCGATTGGCTCGCCCCAATAGATGCGGGCGTCATGGATATAGTTGAGTTGTTTCAGAACGGGGATAAGGAGGTTGAACTGGCTGATCCAGCCATGCACCGTCCGGTCGAGATCGCTCCCAGGGCGGTTCTCGTCCGCCGGATAGTGGTTCCAATATTCTGCGACCTCCCGGTGTCCATGCGCAGCGGGGTCGAGGTACAAGATACCGCCGCCGAGACTCTGCACAACCGGCAACCCATAGATTACATCACCCAGGCACGGCTTGTGTTTGAAGGCCAGCACTTTCCTACCTGGACTTATATTTGTCATACAAGCGAGCGTAGGGCGGATAACCCTTGATCTCTTCCTCCAGGCGAGTGATTGTATCTTTATGGGTTGCCAAGGACTGTTCCTGGCCGGGCAAGTCACGCCAACTCATGGCCGTAAGATGGGTCGTGTAAGTACCGGGCATCTCAACAAAATGGTAGCCGGCCTTCTTCAATCGGTAGTAGACCCAGGTGCCCACATCCATGCTGACGTAGCCATACTCACCGGGCTGCGGCATAACGGTTGTGTCACCCTCGTGGAACGGCCAGAACTTGTAACTCAACTCCGACAACCTGAACTTCTTCGGCACATGATAGCCATACCAGCGCAAGCCCATGCCCGTGTAAAGCTCCTTGCGGGACGTGATAAACATGGAGTTGGGATGCGGCAGATTGACCTTGCGGGTGCCATTAAAGTCCAGCGCCGACAGGCCCGTACCCAGCAGCGGCGGGGAGTACACGAACCCCACCTTTCGGTCCTCCAGGGTCTTCAAGGCATAAGGGCACCAATCCTGGGTGTTCACGATAAGGTCGTCGTGCATGAGCGTGTAAAACTCGGTGTGAACCCACGGCAGCGCTCCGTCCGTCGCCTGGCTATGTCCCACCCGACTCCAGGTGCGGATCACGGTAAGGGGCATGTCACAGTCCCGGCCCGACGCCTGCCAGCGGGTATTCCGTAACTCACCCAGGAACGACTGCTTGGCATCCTGAAGGCCAGGATCACCCGTGCGGGGGTCCGGCCCATTGATGGCGACAATAATGTGTTCCAGTCCCGGCGTTGACCGCAACAACAGCGAGAACATGGACCACATCAGGCATTCGATGCGACTCTGTGAGGTCGCCATCACCACCGTGGTCTTCCCTGGGAGCAGACCCTTGCTTTCATAGCCACAACGGGTCAGAATCATGTCCATTTATTTGAACTCCTCCTCAAACTCGCTGTCCCGCTTTAAGTGCGCGAGTAGGCTGCAATCCCACATGAAATCATTATTGGGCCAGTGCGAGTAGCCTGGCAACGGAAACTCATTGCCGATGGCCGGGAGGGCGGCATAACCCAGGCGCTCCACCTGGACTGTCATGTTGTCCCGCCCATGCTCCATCTCATAGCACTGCTGGCGGGTGGTTATCGGATTAGCCGGCCAAATGAGCTTCTTGGCCACTTCGCGTCGAATCGCGTAACCCACCGTGCGAAAGTGGCCGTGCTTATTGCTGTCGTTCTGCGGCTCATAGCAGGCCCCAACCAACCCGACGCTAGGCTGGACGATTCGGTGGAGAAAGGGTGCCAGGAAGTCCTTCTGCATCGGCAGGAAGTCATCCACGAACCAGGCCAGGACATCCCAATCCGTGTAACCAGTGGGATGCAAACCCTTGACCACATCCTGGGTCGCGCCAACGTCAGCCCCAATATTGGGTCGCTGAATATAAAAATCCGGGCCACCCTCCAAGATGGCCTGCTTCATCTCTGGCGGCGGGGCCGGGCCGTCGTAATTGTGGACCACAATGAGCTTGGCGTCATGCTTATTGCTTTTGTCCCAGGCCCGTAACCATCTTTCGATGTTATGCAGGCGATTGTAAACGCAGACTCCTACCAGCAAGTTCATGGCAATCCTTTCTCCCGCAGTATTTGTTTTAGAGTTTCGTCGTTCCAGCGCATTTCTTTCTTGCGCGACCCGTATTTGACCTTATAGGTCTTAATCTCATCGAGGCTCCCTACAATGCGGTCCTCGGCTGGGAACTGCTCCTCGAACTTCGCCCACATATCCAACTCATTGGTAGAATCGGCGTCCCAAATCCAGTCGGTAAAGTGGCTCCAGTGGATGTAGTTCTCGTTGCCCGGCTGGGGCAACAGGGGGATTGCTTCGTAGCCCAAGTCCCGAACCTGCCGCTGTAATTGGCTCTCCATCTGCAAGCAATGCTGGCGGGTACAAATATCGCCGTCGTTAATCCACGGAAGCTTCTTCATGGCCTCCTTCTTGATGCCAAAGGCGATGGTGCGAATATAGCTGACCTCCGGGAAGGCACCGGCAAGCCCGACGTTCTTGTTGGACAGAGCCGTGAGGAACGGGACCAAGAAATCCTTGTTCATGGGGAGGCAATCGTCGGTGAACCACAACAAAGCGTCCCATTCGCCCACGCGAGGATCGTCTGCAAGTTCCTTGCAGGCACCGATGTCCATGCCACGATTAAAACGGGGCAGGTAGAAGTCGAAGTCGGGGGCAAATTGCTGAATGACATCGACCAGGGATTGGTTAGGGGCCTCGTCCTCCCAACTATGTACGACTGCGAGTTTGCAGCCGTATTGATTTGCGTTTCGCCAGGCCCGAAGCCAGTTGATAATCTCCCGGAAACGGTCGTACACGCACACCGCCACCAATACCTTCATATTGGGGTCAATGGGTGCTTTTTTATAGTCCGCCAGGATGTCTGCCGTGCGATGCTCGCTCTGGTAACGCATGTACAACTCGTGGTATTCGGGCACCTTCTTAATGTCGGCGTACAACTGCCACAGTGCGTCTTTATCCAGATGCCAACTCAGATCACGGTTCTGCAAGACAAAGGTATCGCTGTCCATGATGCCGCCCTGGACCCCGGCGACTTCCAGCAGCTTCCTGGGCCAAGCCCCGGTGTCCGCAATCAACTCACCGTAATTGAGTTCAGCCACAGGCCCACAGCCGTGCTGGATGGCCAATAATTGGTCCTCATACGGCACGTTGGCATCAACGTAGTGCTGGTCAATCTTGAAGTCACAATTGACAAAATAGCCCGCCCAGCGAATGCCTAGTTCCTCGGCAACGGCCTTCTTGATGGCGAAGAAATGGCTGCTAAAACGAGCCTGCTGGATTTGCCACTTGCCGGTGCCTGGGTTCTGGCACACGCCGCAAGGCCAGTGGGCGCTGCGGAGGTATCCGACCTCCGGCTTATCAAGGAGTTCCGTCTTCAGATGGTCCACCCACCTGGAATCCCGAACAATGTAATCATCACCCAGGAGCAAATAAGCCTCAGTGTGAATCCAGGGCATCGCCATGTCCACGGCCTGGCCGTGGCCAACCCGGCTCCAGGCACGGATGATGGTCAAGGGCATATCCCGGCTTCCGTCTTTACCGGGGACCGTCCATTTCAGGTTGCGCAACTCTTCAAGAAAAGATTGTTTCTGATCTTGCACCCTGGGGTTGCCCGTCCGCTCGTCCGGCCCGTGGATGCAAACGATGATGTGGTCGATAATCCCGTCCACTTCCTTGGCCCGCAATAGAACTGAAAAAATGCAGGCCAGGAGACGGTCCAGGTGTTGGCTGTACGTCTCGATAACAACCGTCACCTTGCCCTTGCGGACGGTCAGTTCCTCGCATTCCTTAACCCCGACAATGAGTTCCTGGTGAAGCATTCGTCTCATCCCTCCAACTTTCGATGCGTTCCATTGCTTCGGCCACCGCCGCCTCGTACCAAACCCGAACCTGCTTGAAGTAAGGCGGACTATACATTTTACCCGACGTATAACTGCGGAAGTGGTCAATATTTTCGTCCAGGGTCCGACACTGGTTCTCTTCCCGGCCAATAAGGTGTGGCTTAATATTGTTTCTCTGGAGGATGTAGTTGCCCAGGATTTCTGTATCGGGCCAGTTGGGCTTCAGGGGATCGGGCCTATAGTCCACAATCCCATAGTTGTGGCAAAGACGACGCAGGCTCCAACCAAACCCGATGGAATCCATCACCTTCATGTCATACATGCTGGCGGTGTGGGAGAGCATCCCCTTCCAGTCCTCATGGGCACGGGGCGATAGCTCGTAGCCACAGGCTGGGGACACCGTTTTGCACAGGTCCAGCAGGTAGTCCAAGAAGTCACGCCGCCGCAGGAAGCAGTCGGCATGGGTGGCGAACAGATATGGGGTCCGGCAGAGGGCAAAAGCCAAATCCATAGCCATCGCCGGGTAATCGGAGGGGTGACGAACCCCGTTCATGCCCATGACGTGTACTTCAACGTCCTCGGCGCGAAGGTCGAGGACTGCTTGCATATGCCCTTCGATGCTGCCGGTATCAACGATCATGATAAAAGGCCGATTGGTTTGAAGGCGCAGCAACTCAATACAGATGGGAAGCGTTTCGGAAGTGTTCAAGACAGGGATCACGGCGGTGATCTCGTACTCCCAGGGCTTCTTCTGGCAAAGGCCCTCCCAGGGGGTCGAAACCGTCAGGTAGCCATAAATAGGCGATAACTCCACGTTGGCAAACTCAACCTCGGTCCAGCGGTGTTCCGATTCAAGAAAAATGAAACTACGACCGCTCTCCACCTTCTTCTTGTCGGGCGCAGCCGAGTCCCAACGTGTCTTCGATATTTTCATGCGCCCGGTATCTGCTACAGAATCCACCACGAGTCTCAGCCCCCTGCTTGCGAAAGGATTTCGCTCCTACAAGAGTATTTCCTCCCCCGTTTCCACATCCACAATCACAAAGTCCTCGGCCAGATGGCCCAGGTTGCAGGCGTGCAGGTACTCATGACATGCCTTGAGCATGTCCTGGGCTTCATCCAGGCGTGGCGTGAACCACAGGCCAACCGCCGGGTGCGTGAGCCTTCGATTAAGGCGCTTGTTCAATAAGGTGTAATTCATTTCTTGCCGAGAATTTGACTGGCAGGCTTGCGCCTGCCGAAGATTTCGCCAGGTACAGGCATCCCGCAGAAGATTTTGGCCGGGTTGACGACCTTGAAGTTGGGCTTTGCCACCATTTGCGCAGCGGAAGTGTGATCGCCGCCACTCTGCTTGGTGCCGCCTCCTTTCTTGGCGGCGGCAATGCCAAACAGGACCATGCGTTTGTCCTGTTCATCCAGAAATTGGGCAAAGGTCATCACTTCTTCCTCATTTTGCCACCAGCTACCTCATCAGGGGTCATGGCAGCGGCTATATCTCCTGGCTTGGGCTGCGCCGCAGGATTTATCTGTTTGGACTGCTGGGTGGCTTTCTTCATTAACTCGCTCTGGTACTGCGGTTTTGAGGTCAGGTCCGCAGGGCTGGTCCCTGGTTTGGCTTTGAGCATATCGGCAGTTGCATCCGCCACTGCCTTGGAAGCTAGATCACGATTGGGAGTGGCCGGAGAAGGCAAACCGGCACCGGGAGCGGTTGCGGCACCCTGCTCCAGCCTTAGTTGCAGCCATTCCTTGAAACTTCTAAACATAATACCTCCCGGATATGTAGCCCCCGTGGGCCGGTTCTTCAGTCATCATCTTCCTCCTCTATCGAATGGGAGATGGTGCGCCTTTCGTCAATCAGCGACTTCATGGCCAGCTTCCTGTATTTGCAATGAAGCCGCCGTACCTCGTCCTCGCTCAAGTCCTCGACATTTATCAGGCGGTTACTTGCTCCCTCCAGGGCGGCGATAAGCTCGTTGAGCTTTAACTGCACCGCCTGCATCTCCTTATTCATCGTCCGCTGGATCAAGAACACCATCAGGAAGGTAATTATCGTGGTCCCGGTATTTATAACCAATTGCCAGGTGTCCGAAAACTCGAAGTACGGCCCGGTTATGAGCCAGATGACCACCACCATGAGGGCAATGAAGAAAGCCCAGGTGGTGCCCGTCCATTGCGTGAAAAAATGCGCAAACTGTTCGAGGTAGCCGAACCTTTTCATGACGTATGTAAGCCATCTAAGCCCATTTCTCATCACCGTCCTCGGTAAAATGAAGCACCCAGAGCTTCTTCCCGGTGGACATATATTTCCCGTGGATTTTGATGCGACCGGAGTGGATTTTCCGGTGGCATTTGGAGCAGACGCAGACGGTGTTGCGGTCGTGGTAGGTTCCGCCATTGGCCCCTTCGAGAATACGATGCACGTCGAGGAGGTTGTAGTCGTCCTCCCCGCAAAAGTAACAGACCTTTTCGACCAGCTTCTTGATTTGCTGCCGTGAATACCTCTTGCCCATGAAATCCTATTGCGGAAATAAAAACGATACACTATATTTTAGTAGTTCAACCCCTTTTTGGAGAATAGCAAATGAAAACATTCCTCGGAGCTTTATTCGGCGTTGCCCTGGGCGTCCTGCTGGGCGGCGTCCTGTTGGTCTGGACCATCGAGAAGTGCCCCTGGCTGCAACCGACCTTCCTCATGTGTCCGTGTGAGAACAAGCCTTGCAATTGCAACAAGGACTGCACCTGCGGAACGAATTGCACCTGTAACCCCGATGGCCGGTGTTCGGACGGCTGCACCTGCAATAAGGGCGCAAAGGAAGAAGAAAAGAAGGAATCTACTCAGAAGTGATCGGCTGGGGCGGCGTGGTCCATTTGGTAGAATAGGTAACACAGGGACAGTGAAATCACTGCGGCGAAGAAACACCACAGGGATATAAAGGCGTAGGACAGAAAGACATGAGTGATGATCGCCGTAACCACCGCCGCCCCACCCATCGCCCACAGAAAACGGTCCTTGGTGAAAAACACCGGCACCACCACGTTTAGCAGATAAACCACCCGCATAAATGGATCGTCGGCCAGCCCTACCTCATATTTTAGAGAATGGTTCACCACGCTTACCTGAATGGGATGGCCCGTAAGAAGAACGAACAAGACCAACCACCCCAGGCCCCAGGCCACAAAGGCAAGGGCCTCCAGTCGTCGGCTAATACAGTACATGCTCCAGGGAATCCAGATGGGCCAGAAGGCAATGGCGAAGAACAAAAAGCCCAGCGCCCCAGGCGTCTGGTAGCCCAACCACACAAACCCTTCACAACATTGCTGAATACTGAAAAACAACGGCACCAGAGCCAGCGGAACGTAATCAGGATTACGGCGTCGGGCCACCCGCAAGCAATAAAGGCCGCAAGGTGCGAGGGCCGCTGCCACCGCAAAACTGGCCTCAGCCGACATACACATTATTTGCCCCCATTCTTCACCTTCTCGATCAGCCGGGAGGTAGACGCACCCTCCACCATTGGGGCCGTGAATACTTCCGGCACCATATTGTGGCCCACGATCTCATGGGGCAAGTAATCCCCGCCCTTCACCAACACATCCGGTTTGATTGTCTCGATCAACCTGCTGGGGGTATCCTCGTCAAAGGACACAACAAAATCGACCATCTCCAGTGCCGCCAGCAGTGTCATGCGGCTTCGCAGGTCATTGACGGGCCTCCCCGGACCTTTCAGGCGAGAAACACTCTCGTCGCTATTTACTGCCACCACTAGCTTGTCCCCTTTCGCCTTGGCGAACTGAATCGTGGCCAGATGACCCGGATGCAATATATCAAAACAGCCGTTGGTGAAGACAAGCTTATATTGCCTGTCCCGCAAATCCTGGGGGTGGCGGAACTTGGCAGCGATAGGGTCTTCCTGGGCCAACAGCAGATGCGGCGATACTGGTTCATTGTGTTTATTCTGCACATAGATGGCCCCGGCTTCGTAAGCTATTTCCACCGCCTCCGGCACGGTGAAGTCCCGCCCCAAGGCCATTGCCAGGAAGGCTATGAAGCAATCCCCTGCGCCTACCACGCTGTTGACGTTGCTGGGTTTCTTCTTGGGCGCATATTTGAAAATCTCGCCTTCGATAAGACAGTTGACGCCCTCGCCACCCATCGTTATAACAACCGCCTTGCAGCCCAACTTCTTCTGGAAATATTGGGCCTGGCCGAACCAGTCCCGCCGGCCCTTGCTCAAACGGTGGGCCTCAAGGACGTTGGGTTTGAAAACCGTGCAACCCTTCCACTTTTCAATATCTTCCGCCTTCGGGTCCACGATGGTCGGGATGGTTGTCTGGTCAATAAGCGGTCGGAAGGCGTGGTCGGGGGCGATCACGTCATCGAAGAAGCCCTTATTATAATCCGAGAACACGAACAGGTCCATCTGAAGAAGGCTGCCCATGATGTCCTCGTAGCACGGTTCGGCGTGGAAGTTGGGCGGGTCTTCCACGTCCCAGCGGGAGAGCGGGAAGTCGCCGTGATAGAACCGCTTCTTGACCGGCACTTGGTAGTCGCAATGGTAACAGTATTTGCTGTTGATACCGGCCTGATCGTATACCTGCTTGGCGTAATCATTCACCATCGCCACCAGATGAGCGTCCACATTAAAATGCCGGAACTGATAGGCCACGTTGGCGGCACCGCCAGGGAGAGCGTAACGCATGTCTTCCTTGACTGAGCGCATGACGGGGATGGGAAATTCGGGGCTGATACGGTTGACTTCGGTGTAGTAATACTCATCCACCATGCAATCACCGAAAATGGCCACCCCCAGGCGCTTCAAGGCGTCTCTCTTCAAGAACTCCGCTATCATAGTTTCTGAGCCTCCAAGTAGTCTCTGATATTATTGATGACCGTCGTGGGCTTAATCAACTCCATGCACTTCGGCACCCACTCGCCGTCGTCACGGACGACCGGCAGCACACAATAGTCCTCGTCAATGACATTATTCGGGTCCACATAGGTCTTCCAGCAACCTTTCGTCATGCAGCAGTCCAAATAACCAATGGTGTGGAACACCCTGGTTGTCGGCCAGGAATAGAAGTTGGGGGTTTCCCGACCGCCCGACAAGCACCAGTAAGGCTTGTTGAACGCAGCCTGGATGTGCAGCAACCCGGTGACGGACCCGATGGAACCAATGGCGTGACCAGCGAGAACGCACAGTTCTCGTATGGATGTGGAATTGACACGGCTGATAGCACCCTTCAGGTTGGGATGAATTGCCGGCACATCGGTATCGCCTATCTGAATAACCTTGATGCCCCGGTTCACAAGGAAATCCACGATCTCCTGGTAGTAGGGAGTGGGGTACTTCTTGGTCAGGGTATTGGACCGAGTGCCAGCGTTAATCAGGATGAACGGCGGCTCGTAGGGCGGATTGTTCTTCTCCTGATCCGAGAGATAGATGTGCGGCTGCATAGTTGCCGGGTATATGCGCACTCCCAACTGTTCGGTGGTGTCCTGGCAAATACCGCTGAGGTAGTTGTGGTTCGCGTCCACCATCGGGAAGTTCATCACCACGCGCGTGCCTTCGGACAGGGGAACCGTATCCTTGCTGTAGCGGAAAATATCGTCCGCTGCCCAGCCCCGCACTTCGACATTGAAACGACCCGGCCACAGGACGTGCATCGACCGGACCAAGGCGCTTAAAACCACGAAATCGCCAAGGCCCTGGTAGCAGTCGATAATGACGTTTTGCGGCTCGCGCACGGCGTCAGCCTGCCACAACAGGGCATCGGCCATACCTCGTTCCAGCGGTTGATTCAGACCGCCGAAGAGCAGACCAGTTTTGGCGGTGGTCTTACCCGTCGTACTGCCCTTGTTTGCCATCACAATGATGCGATTGCGGGTTAAGATGTCGCCTTCGGTCTGCGTCGAGTATTGCTCGACCTGGAAGACGACACCGAAGCCGTCCAATATCTTGCGGACCTTCTGCTGCTCTTCGTCACTTAGGGCCACGCGACTCATGACCTCGATGGCATTATCCTCGCAGCGCAACTGACAGACCCATTTCGTGACCTTGGCAATCTCATCGCTCAGGAGATTGATGTTCTTTCCCTTGAGCGAGTACGGGCGGCTTTCGAGGAAGCGAAACTTACGGTACAGCCGCCCGCAGTCACAACGATGGTAGTCCTCACCTATTTCGCAGTTATCCCCATTCCAATACTCGATGAAGGGCGACGGGAAAGAGAAGTAATCCGTGCTGATGAGGCGGTTGCTGCCCTGCCGACAGTAAGCCAATTGATCCATCAGGTGATAGGTGCCGTGCTTGCACTGGAAGAAACCGGCCCCGCCATCCCAGCAGCGCATGTGGTCGCAAATGTGGTCGAACAGCCCCGCCTTCTTCAAGTATTCCCGGTCGGAGTCTAACAACATATTGCCGGTGTGACTCAACAGACCAGCCAGTTTACCCTTGAAGTTGGTGCGGCGGATGTGGTGAATGAGCGAATGGAGGTACTGACTCATGATGGTCAGCACATCAAACTTGTGTTCGCTGATATATTCCAGCACCTTGTCGTAGAAACCCTCCCGGTCCCGGTCAAAGAGGCCGTGGTTCTGAATGACATGAACGGTGGGCCGGCGGGAAACGCCGTGTCTCTCGATCAAATCCGTGGGGTTCTTTGTCACCCACACCAAGTCATTGGTCCAACGGTGGTTGAGCAGGAAGTACAGGATTTCCGGGTTCTGCGGGACATCGAACTCATCGAGGATCAAGTCGTAATGATTCTCGGCTTCGATGTGCAGAAAGGCGGGGTTCCACCGGAGGTACGAGAATGGATAGCCGGTGGTCGTCCCGCTGGTCTGCATCTGCGAAATACTGCTAAAGGTGGACGTGACATACCAGTTCGGCTTGTCCTCCAACTCTTTCTTGGTGATGATCCCGTCGTGCCCTCGGTAGACCATCGAGTGCTGTTTGGCCCAGCGAAGGATGTTACCACGAAGGTGGTCGATAACCTGACGGACCAACTCCTCGTCCGCATACAGCAAGTCTTTCGCCAACGGCAAATACGCCTTGGCTACCTCTTGCGGGTCAGCATCCGGGGCGGTCCATTTCTTGAGATATTTGTCAAATGAATCGTTGTACGAGGCCATGCCCTATCAGAGTCAAGGGCTTAATAATTCTACTGCCGGTGGACCCCGCAGTTGTCCCGCAAGTAGAAATTAAGAGTGATCTTGCCGGTGTGGCACCACTTGATGTCCGGCACCCAGCGCTTCACCAAGTCCCAATCGCTGCACTTCGGGACGTAGCGCCAGCCACCGAACTTGAATATGAGATGGCGGCGGTGCATCATCTCGGAGGTATCAATGTAACCGGCTTCGGGCAGAGCGTTGTGCAGCCGCTCGTGTACGAGCTTGAGGTTGGTGTCAAATAGGCGCGTGCCTGTATAGGCGAGATCGCTTTTGGTGGCGGTGATAACCCGATACAGGCTCTCCAGATGGTCCTCGTCGTACCAGTTGTCATCATCGAGGTAGGCGATGAGGTCTTCGTCACTGTTGAGGATAGCGAAGTTCCTTGGCCCCCAACCCGACCCACTCAAATGGATGGGTAGTCGGTGGAAAGAGAAGCGATGGTCCTCCTTGGCAAGCTGGTGGCCATATTCCACCGTCTCCTGGCAGGCATCGCACTCCAGGCAGGGCCGTTCGGAATAGAGCGCACTGCACGCCCAGCGGCAGCCGTCCTTCACGACCATGCAGTGAAAATCGGGATGTGTTTGTGCCTTTAAGGATTTGCTGGCCCGATCCAACCAATCCTTTGGCGAGTGGTATGTCGGCATAACCACCAGGATTCTTTCCTTCACGGACCCTCCTGGTTCTCCTAGTCTGTGGTATCTAGGGAACCAGAGGCCAAAAATAAGGCTGCCCAAGCGAATGCCTGAGCAGCCTTGCGACAAGGAGAACCCGTCCTGGGAGATAGGGATGGCTAACAACACCCCCACAGGGAATCCGTCCGCCCCTTAATAGAGCAAGTACCGTCAATCTTTCCTCAACTCCGGCCAGAATATAACCAGGGCCAGGAAGAGACAACAGCCGCCGAAAATCAATGAGACATGGATCGAATTCGGGGAAAGGGGGTCTGCCGTAAGCTCGCAGGCCACCAAAAGGCTCACGGCGAGGATGATGAACAGGAAAAGCTTTAGTACAATCCTCATCTTTTCCCCCTAGATAGAATTTAAGGCAAACCGGGCCTCAGATCAAGGCGGTTCATACTTTCCTGGTTGTCTCATTCAAAAACTATCCAGCGCGACTCTATTAGCGTTGGCACAAAAGGAGGGTTTATGCACAAACTGTTCGGCGCTCTGCTGGCGCTCGCAATATTCATCACACCGGCCTTGGCACAACCGCAACAAGACCAGGATCAAGACCGGGGCCAGGCCCCACCCGCCGCCAAGGCACCGCCTGGCAATGGGGCACCGAAACCTGGCGCAAACAAGGCCGAAGGTATTGAGATGCCGCCGGACATGAAGGTAAATAACGATGAGGGATTCGTAACCCTCACCGCCACCTGCAAAGGGCCGGTCAAGTTTCTCGTTATAAGTGCCAACAAGGTAAAATATATCAGCAACGATAATACCATCGTGGTGTCCATCCCTTGCACGGGCGGACTCATCACGGTATTCGCCATTGGCACCGTGGACGGCAAGCCAACGGATTTCGTGTCTACTAATATTGTGGTAGGGACGACTCCGGGGGCCACTCCCCCTGGGCCTGTGCCGCCTGGGACGACCCCGCCTGGTCCTGTGCCACCTGGAACGAACCCGCCCGCAGCAGTGAAAGGTCCGTACCATGTGACGTTCGTACTGGATTTGAACCAGACGACGCCGCAAATTGCCCAAGTGCTGAACAGTCAGACGCTCCGCAAGACGATAACAGACGCCGGCAATTTCTTCCGAATATATGATAAGACATCACCCATAGTGGGGCAACGGGGCCTGGACAAAGTAATGGCTCAGGTCGGTGGCACCAATGCTATGGTAGTGCAAACGGGTGACGGTGCGGTGGTGTCAGCCACGCCGATACCAAGCACGGAGGCGGATGTATTGGCCACCCTTAGAAAAGTCGGAGGCGTACCCTAAACCGCCATTATAACTTGGGCCAGAGCGCCCCTCCTAAAACAATTACAGCCGCCGAAGGACCGATAAAGGTATAATGAAGGAGTAAGTTGAGGGATCGAGATAATGAAGCTGTTGTTAAGTGCCCTCCTCGCACTTGCTATGGTCGTGGGCCTGTTGGTCATTCCCACACCGCAAGATGCGAAGGGCCAATATGCACAAGCGACGGAGGTACTTTATACACCCGATACTTCAGTAAAGTTTGCCCTGGCGGATTTGGCGAGCATTGACCCGTCAATCCAACCGTATATTCGTTACCTTTCCTTGTACAATGTGCCAAAAGTTCACCGCCAGAAGATCGGTGAAACGGTATCTTTCGTTATAAACTCGCTTAGTACCCGTCGCCAAATCTACATTCCCGTCTTCGTCGGGGGCAGTGACAGTACGGTTATACGTCTCAACCTCAAAGATTACAATATCGACCCCAAGCAGTGGGACAAGCTCGGCAAAGAGGGGAGCGGGGTCCGCCCATTCCCCGAACCATACTTCCACATCCTGCTCAGCGAAGCCAACTGCAACTTCATGGACAAGAACGGCATCAAGTACACCAAACCGGGGCAGAAGGCCGAGAACAAAAAGACCGAGAAGAAGAAGGTCCAAAAGGAGGTCAAACGCCAAAAACAAGTCTTCACGGGCTACTACGATCAGTTGCGCAGACCGATCTACGAAACAAGGACCGTCACCGAAACCATCGAGGTTGAGGAGGAAGTGCCAGTAACCGTGCCCGACGTGGTTGCCGGAGGCGCAATATTCACCCAGGCTCCGTGGTTAGACCCGGTAGCCATCTCCCAGCTAATGACCCTGTGCAACTCCGAATGTCCCATATTTCGGGCGGACTGGTTCATCGTCAACGCCACCCTACCCCCAGCTTACTACAACTTCCTGGGCCTGGGTAAGAAGGAGAAGGACTTCGAGGGCCTGGTGTTCGCCAACGAGGAACTGGCGAAGAAGGCCCGCTCCCAATTCAAGGCCGTGGTCGTCCAGTCGATGGTGGCTCGGAATAACCGCACCCTGGTGCGCAGTCCAACCTTCACCAACGGCTATTATTGGGCCAGCCACGACGTTCTCAACAGCATCAATGAGAAAAACCTTCTCATCAACTTTCTCAACGAGAAGTTCGATGCCAGCGAGATCATCGGCACCCTTCCCAACGGCCTCCAGGCGTATTTCGTCTCGGACGGCAAAGGCAACCGTCTGGACTTCGCCAACCCCGACGTGGCCATCGACAATACCGCCGTGGACCGGATTGTGCGGACAGGGCGAAGCTGCATGGTCTGCCACGCCGAAGGCATCAAGCCCATCGAAGACAATATCCGCCTCCTCAACAGAAAGCTCACCAACCTGGAGAGCGTGCGGCTCATGGTCACGGACGAGGAACAGGCGTATCAGGTAGTCGATCTGTTCGGTTCGGACCTGGATAAACAGATCGTCAAGGACCAGCAAATATATCATGACGCCATCGGCCTGACCAACGGACTCAATGCCCCCGACAACGGCAAGCAGTTCGGTATCATATGGGACGCCTACCAGGAGTGGAATCTCACCAAGGAAGTGATCTGTAGGGAATGCGTCTGCACTCCCCAGCAGTTGGAATCGTACATCCGCATGTCGAACGATCCCATTATGCTAGGACTCATCAAGCTACCTATACGTCCCGTGCGTAGGGACCAGTTTGAACAATCCTACGGAGCATTCATGCTCTTGATACAGGTGGCCAGGGCGCAGGGCGGTGTCCCAGCGGTAACACCCGCCACGCCGCCAGCCGTGCCAATCTTCACGCCAAAAAAGTAATGCGGCCCTTGAAAAAACGATAACTAAAACTCTATTACTGGACCTGCGGCCCTATTGCGCTGCCGGGAAAGGAAATAATGAAAGGTAAAATTCTAGGTTGCCTTCTGGCACTTATTGCCCTTACGTTCGTAGTTTCACCCGCCTTTGGGCAGTGCAGAGGCCGTCGCTGCGGATACCCATGCAGTAGTCCCGTCTATGTCCCACAAAACTTCACCCCCGTAGTTTCTTACCCCGTGAAAGAAAAGGTCATTGTAAAAGAAGTCATCACGCCGGTGGAAGTCCCGGTCGCTGTGCCCGTGGTGGTGCCGGCCTTCACATTCCAATATGTGCCGCCGCCGGCCCCAATTATAGCCCAACAGGCCGCACCCGTGAGTGTTGCGCCGCCACCACAGTACATGGCACCACCGCCTGCCCAATACGCTGCCCCGCCAGCACCCTGTCCGCCCGGCTATGCGGCACCGCCCGTCAATTACGGTGCCTACGCTAGTGGACCGGGCCTCGTGAGCGGCGGCTACGCCGGCACATCGCCCTCGTTCAGTGGCCCCTATTCTTCGCCATACGCCACGCCGCCGCCGCAACCAGGCTATGCACCGCCCCCGCAAGGCTATGCACCGCCGCAGCCACCGCCAGGATATGCACCCCAAGGCATGGCCCCTTCACCGGGCTATCCGATGGCAGCGGCTCCCCAGCCCACCGCTGCGGCTGGAGTGAACTGCAATTTCACTGATGTACAGATTAAGCAGTTGGCAGCCGCCGTTCTGGCAGAAATGTACCGGCAGAGCGGGCCGGGACCAAGCTCAACCCCAGGTGCGGCTCCCTCAGACAGCGGCCCGCCACCTGTTACGGGCATTGCACCGCCCGCCGGAACGATGCCAGGTCCACCGTCCGCCTCCCCAGCCGCCGGAACGCCCGGCACTGGTCCGGGCGGCTATCCTGCTGTTACGCCTCCCCCGCCGCCGGCGCAGCCTAGCTCTTATCCGCCAACAACGGCGGCTCCGGTGAGCGGGAGGCCGTTACCCAACAGTCCCTATGCCGTCAACGCCATCGCCGCCCTCAGCCGCAACTGTGCCTATTGTCACACGGGCGGCGGGGCGCGTGGCGATACGGTCATCTTCTTGCAACCGGGTATCCTGAACCCAGACGCACCCTTTCGCAGCATGGAAAGGGAAATGCAGGCCGGACGAATGCCACCAAGAAACTCTCAATTCCGTCCCAGCCCCGAAGAATACGGTCTAATCATGGCCTGGCTCTCGGGCCAATAAAGATTGTTCTAAAATCTTGCCTTCAGCGGGATATATACCTGACGGGGAATTTCCCCGTTTTGCATCCCTAGCTAGGAGGTAACATGAAAAAGTTCTTTTTTGGTGTGGCGACCACCGTTGCGCTATTAGTAGCCATGTTCGTTGCCACCCCGCAGGCATCCGCCCACGGCTTTGGCTATGGGGGCGGCTTCCGCAGTTCATTTGGATTTAGTCGAGGCTTCGGCTTTGGAGGCTACGGCTTCGGCTATCCTGGTTTCTACAACCGCTTCGGTTTTGGCGGTTATGGGTACGGCCTGGGCTTCGGCTATGGGTACAGTTACCCATTTGCCTCGTACCAGTTTGCGTACCCGGCAGTAGCCTCGTATGCGTCCTACGCCTATCCGGTGGCGTTCGCCCAATCCGCACCGCAGTTGCAGTACAGCTACCCGGCTGCGGCCCCGGTGCAGCAGGCGTCTTATGCCATCTGCCCGACCTACAGCTATCAGCAGTCGTATGCACCCAGCTACAGCTATCAGCAGTCGTATGCCCCGGCATATGGCTACCAGCAGTCCTACAGCTACCCGCAGTCGTACTACCCGTATCAGCAGGACTACAGCTATCAGCAGCCGTACAGCTATCAGGCAGCGCCGCAATATAGCTATCAGGCAGCCCCGCAATATAGCTATCAGGCAGCCCCGACGTATGCCTATTCGGCCCCGGCCTACAGCTACAGCTATCAGGCCCCGGTCAGCTACAGTTTGCCGGCCTACTCGACGTACTCGTTCCCACAGGTGTTTGCGGCAAGCTTTTACCCGTACTTCAACTACGGATACGGCTTCCGCCCTCGCCCAGAATTGTACAGTGCAAACCGCTTCGCCTTCAACAACCGCTTCGCCTTCAACAGCCGATTCGCGTTCAATAACCGATTCGCGTTCGGGGGCAATCGGTTCGCCGGTGGCGGATTCCGTTTCAATGAGGCGGTAAACGTCCGGGCGGGGAATGTCCGGTTCAACGAGCGGGTGAATATCCGTGGTGGCCGCTAAACAAGTCGCCTAAATGCAGAAACGCCACAGTGTCCATACAAGACTCTGTGGCGTTTCTGTTTCTAGGAGGACTTCTACTCGGCGGTCACTTTCAGCGATACGCCCTCAACCTGAGTTAAGTACCACTGACCGTTAATCCTTTCATAATACATCTTCGCCAACCCCGAAAGCGTCAGGAGCTTTGGCGTCCCTGGGGGCGGCGGTTTCTTGGCATCCTTGTCCTTTTCCTTCTCGTTCAACGAGGGCGGGTTCGGGCTGACGATATTCGCGTGGGCAGTCACATCCACCACAACCACCACATTGTCATCCAGAGCCTTCCGGCTGACGACCTTGGTGGTAAGTCGCTGATCGGTGTTAAACCCCCACAATTGCCCGGCAGGCAAAGTTACCGACCGGCCAAGGAGGTCGGCGGCAAAATTCTCGTCGCTCACCGTGAAGGTCGAGGGCATCGTGGTGACGGGGCCATTGGACTTCGAGGTATACGCACGCTCGTAGACCAAATATCCCACACCCAGGAGGATAAGAACAGACAGTATTGGGGGAATTATCTTCATTTTCGTTCCTCTGAAATCGCAATGAACTTCCATTGAATCGGCGGCACCGGGGCGTTAGGACGGGCTTGTGGCTTAGCGGCAGGTGCAGTGAGGATTATCGCGTCCTCCACTTTGGTTTCTTCCTTCTTCGCAACCACCGTATCAGTCTTCTTGCGCTCTTCGGGCAGGACTACCAACACCCAACCGTCCCACCAGTAGTCCCACCATTTCCTGGTAGCAGTATAAACCGCCTGGTCGTTAGAGTCAATATAGCGGACCTCTTTATCATTATAGTCGATCAAGGTGACGGCGTGCGCCCCGTCCCCCAAAGCACCGGAACGAACCGCAGCAGCGCAGCCCAGCTTGTTCTTCATGGCGTACTTGACCAGGCCAGTATCGTAACTGCCCGTGTTGGCCATCTTGTACTTCACGCCGATCTTATCGAGCTTATCCCGGATCGTCCAATCGTAGCCGGCGTTGTGCTTGTACAGCACGGTGCGGCCCCACTGGTCCCGCACATAAACGTCGGTGTCTTTCTGCCGTTTTTCCACCAACCCAACCAATTTTTCAACGCCGTGATGCCGACCAAGGGTTTCAATCGAACACCAGGCACAATAACCGGGGCTAACATTCTCTACCCTGTCCTTCTTGGCAATCTGCACCTGGGCGTTGGCGAACCCGGTCAGGGCCAGAAATAGGAATAGAGACACCAGCAATCGCTTCATACGTTTCCTTAAAGTTTATCACGAGGCATTATGACAGTCTCCGAACCGTCCCAGCACCGTTCGTAACGAAGGCCGTTAAAGAGGGCTGGCATCTCTTTCTCCATGATCTTGGCGATCTGAACGTAGACCTCCCGGATCACGGCCTCGGCATGTTCGTTGGCCCGCAGGACGATGCAGTTCCACACCGCCCGTGCGTTGGCACTCATCACCATGATGGCTTCGGTGGCAATGGGCAGGATGTCGCGTGCGGCCCCTCGTGCAGCCTTACGCATCATCCGGGCGCGTTCCTTCTCGTCATATTTCTCCAAGCTGTGCATGAAGGCCGGATTGTCCTTCAGGTCGTCCTCGATCATGTGGAGCAGGTCCACATAAGCTTCCTGGCTCCGGTGCAGCTTCGCAGCAAAGGCAGCGCTGGTTTGCGGGTCAAGCTGAGCCAGCGTAGGAATGCAGAAACCTGGCTCCCAGGTGCCCTCTTCTTCCTCACGCTCGAAGTCGCAATAACGGGTACTAAGCTGGGAATAGGCCCAGCCGGTACGATGCCGAACCTGTTCGTGAGAAAAACCACGCCCGGCCCCAACGATCAAGAAGCTCCAGCATGGATGCTCCGTAACCGAACCGTGAGCCGGGCCTGGTTTCCATGAACCATCCGGGTTACGTCCCAATAAATTCTGAATATAGCGCCAGTTTGTCTTGCTGCCCGCCTTCTTCCCGAAGGACATATAACAGCAACGTCCCGCTACTTCCACCAGCCGCTCGGCTGCCGTTACCCCCTCGGTCGGGGTCGGCCAGTCCAACTTTTGGTCGGCCAGGAATTGAGCCAGCCCCTCTTCAACGATCTGGGGCCGGGCAATGAGGTACACCTTCGGAGTTTTCAGTATGCGCATCCATCACGCTCCTTACCAGCCAGTGTTGAAATACTTGATGAAATGGGCCGTCAACCACTTCTGGCTAACACCCACAAAAGAATAATACTCGACGTGACGCTCATATTCCAGGGCTATCGCCTTGGTTACTTCTTTTTTGATTATTTCCCGCATCTCCTCGCGTGTCAGGTCGGGCCTGGTGGTGAGGAGAAGGTCGGCAATAGGGTCATTGAACTTGGGAAGCAGAAGGTGTTCGAGTCGCTTCAGTTCATGCTTGAGTGAAATGGTCTTGAGATATGCGGTGGAAAGCCAAGGCAACGGTGCCTTCCCCTCCTTGCGATTGAGCCAATAGTTCTTCATACCCTATTATAGTACGCTCACTTCCAGCTACTAAAAAGCATGGGCTGCACATGACCCGCCAGGCCCACGCATTCGCCATCTTTATCGTACTTGCAGCCGAACTGACCCTGGGCCGGACCACGGCGGACGAGCGGCATAATCTGGCGAGCGAAGACGGCAACGGCGTTGGTGCCCGTACCCACTTCCTGAAGCTTGAGCCATTCTTTGAATTGAAGTTTCATGGTCCTCACATCGGTGGTCCGCCCATGCCAGGTGGCCCACCGGGCGGCGCGCCGCCGGCACCACCAGCGGTAACAGCCTGCCAACCCTGACCGACCAAATCGGCTAGGTCTTTGCGGCTGACCCGGCCCGAATGTCTGCCGTGCTTCTGTTGCCTTGCGCCACCCTTGAAGGCTCGGCTGGGAACCTCATCACCATATGTCTCTATATCCGCCCCGTGCGTACCCATGTGCCTGATCTTAAAGGGCATCAGCTTCCAGTCCAGGTCATCGAAGGAAATATGCGCCCCCACCTGCGGTTCCGTCTGATAGATTTTGACCAAAACCTCCGGCGGAATGTCCAACTCCTCCTGCTCGCCACCGAACAGGTCCATCGGCTGTTCCTTGTCATCCTTCTTTTTGCCCTTGTCCTCTGGAGCCTTGCGTTCCAGGTCTTCAAGGAAACGCCGAAAACCGGCGAGGGTAGTTTTCATTTACTTACCACCTTCACGGCGTCCGATATAAGCCGGTCAATTAGCCCCTCGATGCGGCCCACGTCCAAGGGATGCTGGGCCTTGGCGTCCAACTCCTTGATTTCATCCATGACCTTGGTGCGCATTTCCTTGATCTTCAGAAGGCATTCATCGGGATCGCTCTCCTGACTCAATTCCCGCAGGCAAAACTGCTCGATCTCCTCCAAGGCGTACACAACCAATTCCCGCACGCTGTCGTCGGCAATGTAGTCCTGGGTTCGGGGATCACGGACGGAGCGGGCAAGCTCCACGGCCTTCTGCGCCACGGAGTCATACCTGCGGTCCTCCCGTAGCAACACATATTGCCGAAAACTTAATGGAACCATAAAGCTATATATCAAAGGAACCGATTTATATTTGGAGTCATCGTGCGGGCATCACCGGCTTTTTCAAGTTTTCGGAGCTTGATGGACAAGTGGGACGACTACCTGGAGGACGAGGGCAAAGTGCGCACCGTCATGGACGGCCACAACCTGATTCTCTTCTTCCAGAAGGACGGGGAGTTATTTGGTGCGCCGGAAGAGAGCCGGGTGACGTTCGCCAGGCTGAAGAACCCCGAACCAGACGACGCCCCTGGCTTTCAGGATGAGGCCAGCTTTATCGCACTCAACCTCATCGACGCCCTGATAGGGAAAATGAATCAGTCGGTCTTCGGGTTCAAAGACTTGCCCAAGATAAAGATACTAGACCGGGAGGACTGCGAGAAGAAACTCCACGCCAAGGCCAAAGGCAGCCAGCCGGCGGTCGGTAAAAACCTGGGAGATAAACAGGGTGACGATGACGGACTAATCAAGATAACGGACGAGGAATAAAAACGCCACAAGCGAGAACAGTCTCGCTTGCGATTATCCGCAAGAGGAACGTCGCTCGCTCGTGGCTGGATTTATCGGGCGTGAGAAGTAAGCCGCTTGCGAATGCCGCAAGAACGCCTTCGCTCACGCCCGTGTTTTTACGCCGCCGTTATGCCGCAAGCGAGAGGGCCTTCGCTTGCGAATGCCGCAAGAACATATTCGCTCGCTTGTGACTAGATTTATTCGGCGTGAGAGCGCCTTCGCTTGCGACTGGTCGCAAGAAGGTGTTCGCTCACGCCGGGGTTTTATTTTGTACAGCGCCAAATCCACTTCAGGACTTTATCCGCCTCTTTCAACACTTGGCGGTGTGTCTGCTGCTGTTTGAGGGTCAAGCGACCCCACCATCCCAGCGTTTCGTCCTTCTTGACCTTTGGCTCCCGAATTCCCTTGAAGCGGGCGGCGGTGACGCCCATCTTGGCCCACCACCAGTAGAATTCGGAACGTGGCATACGCCCGTAGCCTTGGGCGTAATTGCCCACCTGCCGCCGATACTCCCGAAAGCCTCGTCCAGCCTCACGGACCTTCTGAGCGACATGAACGAACCGCCCCACCATCTTGCGAGTGCCATCGCTGGATAAGAAGAAATCCTTGTATTCAGCAGGGTAATTTGAGCAATATTTTTCGGCCAACTCCAAGGTCTTCTCGCATTCGTATTCATGACGATCCCGAACCAGGAAGTCACGAATGGCGGGTCCGAGTTTATCCTTGGTCCGAACGATCTCCTTGAAACGGCAGAGGCTCCGCTTCCATTCCGTACCAACCCCACGGATGGCCCGTGCATCATTCTTGTCGTTTTTTACGATTTTGTTGAGGCTGCGATACAGAGCAGTCCACTTCGGCGGGAAGCAGTAAGCTTCGATACCGTGCTTGGCGAACGCATCAAGCACAGCCTGACGGTTTTGTACTTCATAACTCTCGCCAGTTGACTCCAGAATCACGAAGGTGTTCGGCCATGCCTTTGCAAACACTATCAAGTTGGGGTAAACATACCATTTCTCGCCGTCGAAAACATCCACTTGCTTTCGGTTCCAGTCCACCCCTAAGAACACAGTCTTGGCCGTTTTAATGCCATTAGGCAACACGGTCATAATAAATAACCTCCTAGCGAGAACTCGCTTGTGGACCATCCACAAGAACTAGCTCGCTAGAAATATGACCGTGAGAAGTGGGCCGCTTACGATTCCTTCGCAAGAACCTCTTCGCTCACGGTCATTGATAATATAATAGCGCCAGAGAGGGGCTGGGTCAAGAGAGGGGCGCATAATATTTTTTCGAGATGCCTAAATAAGCAAGGAGAAAACATGCCCTTTAACTACGAATTCACCAACGAGAAGGAACGCAAGTGGCAGTGCTTCGTGTGCGGCAAGCAGTTCACCAAATGGGATGAGTTCAAGAAGCACATCCACGAGAGCCATGAAGAGGGACGGGAGTTTGTCGTCTGCCCCCTGGCCCGCTGTCAGGCCCCGGTGCGCGACCTGAAGATGCACTTCAAGGCCAAGCACCCCAAGGACAAATTGCCCGATGACAAGCAGGAACGGGCGATCATCTGGAAGGACTATGACAAGAAAAGCGGTAAGATCAAGGGCACCAGAAAGCCCAAATTCCGGGAGGGTAACTTCGTATCCAACAAGATGCAGGGCAAGGAGCTACACTATCGGTCAGGCTTCGAGTGTGAAATCTACGAGTGCCTGGAGGCCATCCCGGAAGTCATCAAGTTCGAGGCTGAACCATTCTCGGTGCAATATCTGTTCGAGGAGGGCGGCAAGCCCACCCTGCACGACTATTTTCCCGATCTTCGGGTATACTGGTCGGACGGTCGTATCGAGGTTTGGGAAATAAAACCGGCCAAACAAACCACCATCCCACGCAACGAGGCCAAATGGAAGGCGGCTGCCAAATATTGCAAGACCCGTGGCTGGGAGTTCATCGTTATGACGGAAGTAGGGCTTGGAAAGCTACGGCGACGGATTCGCCTGCAAACTCCGGGAACTTAACGATTACGGCTTCCGGGGCCTCACCCACATAGAAGGTGGCCACGGGCCTAATCACGTCTTGCTCCACGACAGTCTCCACACCCGTCCAGCCTTTGGGGTTGATGACGCCCAGGTGTGGGTGAGCGCCACGGAGCCACCGCTTGACACGAACGAAGCATCCATGCTGGGCCAGGATTCGCTCGTCAAGTATCTCGATTCCATCCACATACCGCTTGGGTTGCTCCACTCGGATATTTACCCAGGCCGGCGACAAATCCACGAGGGTGGTTAGCATTCAATCCCCCGGTGTTATTCTTATCGAGTCACTATCCTCATGATGAGTGCTGAACTCGACAATAACGCTATCCTCCAGTGCTAACATCTGGTGACGCAGGCCGGTAAGGACGTGGAAAGCGTCACCGGGACTCAAGGCGACTTCCACCGCCTTGTTGATGTCATCGTCCGTACCGTACTTTAGCAAAACCCGACCCGACTGTAAATACAACACTTCGTCTTTGATTTGATGAAAGTGCCAGCTACAGCGTTTGCCGGCGATGAAATGCAGCAGCTTGCCACAATACAGGTCGGAGTTCCAAATCCACGTTTCCCCGCCCCAGCCCTTGGGGACGTAGTGCTGTTGACTCGGCGGAATAACCATAAAACCCCCTTGGTAGGATGCTCTTAGAGGACGTGAGATCGTTGTCGCTTGCGAATCCGCAAGAAGGGCCTCGCTCACGACCTATTTATAAGAGCATCCTTACCAAGAGATTCAGTCCCACCACGCCTCCAAGAAGGGCAACAACTCGGCGTCCACCTTGGCATGGAGTTGGTCGATGGAACCATCGTTTCGCATGAAGTAATGATAGGCTTGAATGCCGTCCGGGGCCGGATAGAGTTCGTAGTCGAAACTCCAGTGCAAGGGGCCATCCTGGTTGGTGTCCAGGCACCACTGCACGATGGGCAATATCTGTGACTCGGACGGGTTGGGATCGTTGTTCTCGAAGCCCGGACGCCACAACACGACCATCAAACCACCGGCGGCATCAATCGCCTTGGCCTCGTTGACATAGCGGCTGTCGGAGATCACTTTCTGGTCCGTACCCCGCAGGCCAATTTCAATCCAGATATTATCCTTGATCTGGCGGAAGCCGTCCCCAATAAACTGGAGGCTCTTGCGAACATTCATCTTCAAACCCGGCGGTGGTTCGGGGATGCGCTTCCACTTTTCGATGAAGTCCCGGTCTACGCCGAAGGAGTCCTCAAAAACCTGCTTGACGGCGTTGGCAAAGGCGGTGCGCACCCACGGGCCGATCTTGTTCCGTTCGTTGAGCCGCTTCACGAGATAGTCGGCCAGTACGTCCTTGCCGTTGCCAAGTTGACCGGCGATGCCAATGGTACGGGCCATTTATTTACCCTCCTTGACTTTGTTGCGAATGAGGCGAACGACCATCTTGGCGTCCTCCAGGGCGGTGTGGGCCACTTCCCCGCTCAAGCCGGCACGCCTCATGCACTCCTTGCTGTCGGGCAGCATATTGTCCTCGCCCAAGCTGAAATACAAGACACCCGGATCAAAGACCCGGTGGGAGAAGCGTAGCTGCTTGGGCATGACGCACTGCTCTTCGAGGAACCGCTTATCGAAGCTGGCAAAGTTCTTGCCGGCGGGCGTCACGCAGAAATAGAGTTGATCTCCGACCATGTGGGAATTGGTATCATCGGGATAGCCCACTTTTTCCAGCCAGTTGTAGAAGGACAGCAGGAGGCTTTCGGAGGTTTGATAATTGTGAATCCCGTAACCGGGCTTCCCACAACCCGCTAAAATACTCAAGATTTTATGGTTGAGGGCCAGGGCGTAGGCGGACCCATGATAAAGGTCGTCCTCCTGACGAACGTAGGCATGATAGCTGGGCAGCTTGTCCACTTCCACGTCTTGCCGCAAATCGTCGTAAACCGCCGCAAACTCCAACACTTGGTTGTTCTTGGGGTCCAGGCCGGTCGTTTCAATGTCTATGGAAACGTATTTCATGGCTCCTCCTTGATGAATTATTAACTCGACACTCGATTATAAGCGAAGGGCTGAAAGCGAGGAATAGGAATGAACGAAATAGAACCGAAATGCAAGAACTGCCTTCTCTACGACAAAAAGCGTGGGCAATGCAAGGTTGCCATTTTGATTGGCGGCAAAGAATATCACATGCCCGTATTCCCCGAAGACGACTGCCACATGGACGCCTTGGGCATCCCCGTCCAGCAGGTGCGCTGGTGGGTGGAAGACCCCAAGACCGGCAAACCAACGGACGGCGATGGCGTGGTTAAGATCGAATACCCACAGGGGTTCTTTGGGGATGAGCCTAAAAAGGATTGAGGGCCGTAACGAATGGCTACAACTGGATGTCAAGGTCCATTCGTTCGAGGAACGAATGGCACTTGCCCATGCTGGGGATGCAAATGCTGCCCGCCGGCCAATTGTTATAAGAGCATAACAATATACTTTGACTGCGGCTCGCCCTACTCCATCAGCTTCCCGATGGGCTGCTCCACCATCACCGCAAGCGCCATACCAACCCTCACGGGCCTGGAATTGCCCTTCGGGGAATTACCAGAGTTCGACCTGTCGGAGCCGATAAAGTCGGCAGATGGTGAGTGGGTGTATGCGCTAACCGGCGGCGGCTGCTCCATACCCTGCCAGGCGGTCAACGTCACTATTGCGCCCACAGGGACGGGCGGAATCTGCTGCATCGAATACGCTAATGGCACCCTGTATGCCGCCGGCAACGGCAAAATCGACGCCACCATCTCCCCGGCGACGGGCCTCGGAACGTGCCAGAACTTCTACGCCCAAATTAACGGTCAAACGACCCCGGCTACGGTTGCTGACGGCGACGTACTGACCGTGACGTTATACTCACAAGACCCCAACTGCTGCTCCTGCGTGCAGACTGGTATCAAACCGCCTACCGCCGTGGCCTTCCAGCGGGGCGGCAAGCTGTTTATACCCAAGCAGACGCTCATCGAAAACGTCCTCGCCCGCCAACTCAAAATGCAACGGCGGCTACGAAACAAGTAACTGCCCCTTGGCGTAGTCCACGATCTCCTGCACCTTGACATCCTTGAACCCCAGGGCCTTCTTAACGAGATCGGGTCGCTCCGCAACCTGCTCCAGCGTCTTCAGCCCGGCCTCCCAGAGCTTCGCAGCCCGTGCCTTACCCACGTTCGGTAAGGCCACCAAAGGCACCAGATGGGCCTTAACGCCGTAGGTCACACGGGCCTGCAAGTCACGGAACCAACTGAAACGGCCCCACTTGCCCGACATATTATCCAGAGCCAGCAAGACCTGCCCCAACCGGGCGAAATCACTCTGAAGGTTGCGGATGGTCGGGCCGCACGCTTTGTGATGCGTATGGCCGTTGAGCAAACAATGATAACAGAAGGCCGCTTTGATAACGGAGTCCGGGTAGCGGTCGCTGTACTTCGCCACCCACGTCACCATGAAATTGGCCATCTCCTCTTTTTCCCGGCGGTTGGCAAAGCCCACCATATTGGTGTCGATGGCCGACAGGGCACAGGCGACCGCCAAATCATCGCCCTGCTCATTACTGTCGAACAGGTTTTTGAAGTTGCGGCGCAGGTCACTCACGTCAAACGGCGAAATATAGAACATGCTGGAGATCATCCCCACCGCCGTGGCCTTGAGTTCGCCGTCCTCCTCCTTGATGGCGTAGCATTTCTTCAGGTCGTCTATCGTCTTATCGACAATGGCATCGTCCAGCTTACGCGACTGGAAGTGGGCCAAGGAACGGTTGAACCAACGATGAACGTCCTCGGCATCCTTCACGTCGCCATGATGAATCTCACTGACCAAATGGAAGGCCAGCGTCTTATATTTGCCGCCGGGCGACTCATCCAGCAGGTGACTGTGGATTGGCTCCGGCGTCTTGAGGCGTGTCTTGTGGAATTCAAACGTCCGTTCAGGCAGCAGGATATAAGCATCGCCCATCGGGTCCAGGCCGACCCGCCCCGAACGACCGACCATCTGGGCAATGTTATAGCTCTCGACTTCCTCGAAACCACGAGTGATGCCCAACACAATGACCCGGCGGGCGGGCATGTTCAGCCCCCAGGCCAAGGTACTGGTGGCGACCACGCAGCGCAACTTCGGGTCGGTGCGGAAGCGGTTTTCCAGGGCCACCCGCTGGGCCTTGTCCAGCAAGGCGCAGTGAAACTCGGCCTGGATGCCGGCCTCCTGCAACGCCTTGGTCATCATGTAGCCGGTGTCGATGGTGTGGGAGAAGATGAGGAACTTATCGTCGGGATAATAGTCCACGATCTCCAGGGCGTAGGCCACCTTCTCCTGCTCATTGCCAAAATAGCTGCCGGCCTGGTCAAAGACCTTCTCGTAGTGAATGGACAGCGGACAGGGCCGATAGCTGCTGCGCAACACGAACGTATTGCGCTTGGTGAGGGTGTAACTGACCCAATCACCAATCTCCTCGACGTTGGGCATGGTGGCCGACAGCATGATGATGCGGGCCTTGGGATTGATGTCGGTGAACTTCATCAAGCCCACTTCCAGGTGGTCGCCACGCTTCGGGACGGTGAGCAGGTGCGACTCGTCAACCACCAGCGTGCCCACATCGAGCATCCACTGGTTCTGCTCGCTCTTGAAATTGCGCGAGCGGTGGTTGAGCATTTCCGATGTCATGATGATGAGATCGGCCTGCTCGAACTCTTTTTTCCGCTCCTTGGTTAAACGATAATCGCCGGTGCAGATCGCCACCTTCTGGTCGTGAAAGTGGAAGTCGTCGTCGGTCCAGTCGTCTATCTTCTCCTGCGTCAAGGCTTTCAAGGGGCCGAGATACATGCCCTTGCCGCCACGCACCCGGACCTCGTGGGCGAGGAACATCTCGGCGCACACCGTTTTGCCGGCGGACGTGGCAGCCGCCACGAGGCCGTTGATGTCCTGGTCGTAATATTCGAGGACACGCGACTGCACCGGGTTAAAGGTCTTGAACTTCCAGGTGGCAAGAGGATATTTCGCCGTCTCCACCAGTTGGTTCTGGTCCTGGGCTTGTATTACCGGCGGCATCGTTCCTCCTTTAACTATGTTCTTCCGGGTCATCCGCCTCCAGCATCACGATCTCGTCGGGGAAGACTACACTTATACGATTCTGGTGGAAATGCTTCAAGAGGCTTTCCGCCAGGTTCAGGGCGAAGCGGTTGATGACCTGGATGGGCTTGGGCCGGCGGGGATACTGGATGACGGCTATTTCCCACCCTTCCTCCTTGTATTTCTCACCGGGTCCGGCCCACAAATAGGTCGTTTCACTCACCCGCACCGGGTTGGCCTGTTCGGGACCGGCCTCGTCCTGCACGTCCCATATATAGGCCGTGAGTTCGCCTTTATCGAACGGGGCACCTTTATAACCCCGCCGACTGCCAATGTAGATTTTGACTTCGTAGCGGGGGTTGCTTTTCATTTTCATAAATCACCTATGGTCAGGAGGGCGGCGGGCGACCGCCCTGATATTAGCGGTCGTCCTCGTCACGATGGCGTTTCTTATATTCTCGTTCCACAGTTTTGGCCACCGTGTCTACCATATCATAGAACTCCGTGGCCCCCTTCGCCGTGGACAGCCAGCGATCCATGTCGTGGGTCTGTGCCAGGAAGGACAGGGCTTCGGCAAGGTCGCCTGACAGCCGTTGGTTCAGGCGGGAGTCGAGAAACTTCAGGTTCTCCTCCGAGAGCTTGCCTACATACTCTTTTAGAAGTGTTTCAACCTTTTTCATGGTATACCTCTCATGACCTCTGTTCTCAAAGCGGACAAACTGGAAGAATTACTGGTCGCCAAGTGGACCAGCTTTATCGAAGCACCCAAGCTGATGACCTTCGTGCTGGCCTGCGTGCGCGATAACTTGCGCAGCAACTTCTCGGTCGTTGCGCAAAAGATCGCCGGCAGGAAAGGCGTGCAAGTCACCATATCCCGGTTTCAACTTGTCGAGGATGGTTTTATCCTTTGGGTAGAATTCAACGTGCCGCAGGAGGATGCGGTGGCAGTCGGAACAAGCGAATTGCATTTATCACCTGCGGGCACGTTGAGCCATATTAGAACACTCGGAAGCTTATTCACACAGGACTAACCTCGGCGTGAGAAGATTGTCGCTTGCGGTATTCGCAAGAGCGTGTTCGCTCACGTCCAGGTTTTTCCTTATTATACCACATCCAACCGCCGGACTTCTTCGCCGTTCTGGTCGATATATCGGTCCTCAAAAACGATTGTACGGGCATTATCAGCGAACCTCAAGCCCAAATTATATGAGTCCAAAACGGCAGAGCGGTCGTTGCGGGAGGCGATCACCCAGCAATAGTCGTCCGCTATTACTATATCGCCGTTCTTATCTTCCTGATTGACCCCGATTTCCAAAACCACGCCGTCCGGCAGCACCAGTTCGATATTGCCGTACTTGTTCAGGTGGTTGATTAGAAGGGCCTGGATTTTATTTTTGCTCATCTTGAAACCTCTTTGGGTAAGAGACGCGAATTGTCTCCCTTATATACCCCTCCTCACCGAATTGCTCGGAGCGAATTTTTCCCCGGAAAATCCTGACCACCTACGCCGCTGGCGGCTCTGTACAATGGGAGTAAGTCTGAAAGGAGGATTCCATGCACTACGCGAGTCTAGCGGCGGAAGTACCTCTACCAGAAGAGGTTGGGTTGCTGTCCCGGCTGTTCGATGAGGGCGGCAGGGAACTGCTGGCGGTCGGGGGCGTCGTTCGGGAGTGGCTGTTCCACGTCCTGCACGGGCAGCCCTTCGCGCCCAAGGACACCGACCTCGCCACGGATGCCAGTCCCGATGAGATCGTGGGCATCCTCTCCGGCCCCAAAGCCCGCAAAGAGGGCATCAAGGTCTTCCCCAAGGGGGAAAGCTTTGGCGTCATCTCGGCGGTCCTGAAGGGCCAGGAATATGAGATCGCCACCTATCGGGAGGAGTGGTACGACCCGGAAAGCGGTGACGGACGCCGCCCGGACAAGGTGCGCTTCTCCAACGCCGCCAAGGACGCCAGCCGGCGGGACTTCACCATGAACGCCCTGTTCTACGACCCTCTGATGAAGGAGATCAGGGACTACAACCTGAACGAAGAGGGCGAGGGCCAGGGCTTCGAGGACATCAAGGCCAAGCGGGTCCGGTTCGTCGGCAACGCCAAGGAGCGTATCCGGGAAGACCGGCTGCGCATCCTGCGGCTGCTGCGCTTCGACGCCCGCTTCAACCTGGGTGATATTGTCCCTCGTCTGGACCAGGGCACGCTGGAGGCCGTGGCCGAATACCGGCACCTGCCTGGTATTTCCGGCGAGCGAATCGTCAACGAGTTCCTGGCGGGGCTGGGGAAGTGCCTATGCCCTGAGAGTTACCTGCGCAACTATGCCGGCCTGAGTATGTTCCCGGCAGTCCTGCCGGGGCTGAACGTGGCGGGCGTCGAGCGGGTGGACTGCCGCAACGCCAAGGCGATCCTGGCCTGGTTGCTGCGCGACAGCGAGCCGAAGTCCGTCAAGAAGCGGCTCAACGAGTTGAAGTGGCCCAGCGACGTGTTCGGCCAGGTGGAATTCCTGCTCCAGCTTTATCGGTTCGACCCACGGAAGGTCTTCCAGTACCTCCAACGGCGGGACATCTGGAAGCAGACCGATGACCTGGCAAAGAAGGACGAAATGGAGCAAGACATCTGTGACTTTGCCGGCATGGCAGGATCATGGGAGTTGCGCCACTTCGTTTCCTACCAGGGGGTAGCACGGTCGCAGGACTTCCTGCACCTGAAAGGTGCGGAGATCGGGAAGGCCATCGCCCAGGCCGAAATGGAAGCGTACCTCAAGAGCAAGGCCCCGTAAATCGGGGCCTTGCCCCTATATACGGCATGTTGACCTTTCAAGAGTGGTTAGAGCAAAAACACCCTGAATATCTGGCAGAATGGAACCCGTTTTCCGCCGCCTGGAGCGCCGGTAAGAACCTCGCCCAATCTACCGTCCTGGCAGGGGCCTTAGCCCTGGGCGCTCTTGGCATGGGTGGTGGCACTGCTGCCGCTGCGCCTCCCGGTCCCACCGCAGATCACATCCAAATTGGCGGCACGGGCAACTACAAAGACGGCAACAAGAGCTACGATATGACTGTGTACGAGGTTGGAGAAAACAAGCTCCGTGTGCCGGTCATTCACTACAAGCAGACCGCCATGCAGAAACAATTCGGCGGCAACCAGGCGCAAAAAGACCTCCGTGCTGCCATCGTCCAGGCCCTCCAAGACGCCACCAATAAGAAAGTTACCGGGCTGACCATCCAGCAGCCGACGCAGGTATCAAAAGAGGCCCTGCCCAGCGGCGAGGGAACCTACGCCGTTTACGAAGTCACCGTCAAGGCCCAATTCGGCAAGTAAATGCTTGACTGCACCCCTAAATAGGGGCATGAAGAGCTTCAACGAATTCATAAAGGGTGTGCAGCCGGAAGACATCCCCCATTATTTCGGCGGACATGCCCTCGGAGAGAACCCGCAAACCGTTCATGTCCTTGGTCAGATCATTCGGGTGATGCAGCACCACACCCGCACCATCCTCACCCTGTTACAGCATCATGCCAACATCCTGGGCCACAAGCACGACCCCTATTCGTACAAAGGTGCCGGCGATCTCAACCAGTTCGAGGAGAAGGCCAAGCTGCAAGACCTGGCCCAAGGTTATAAGCTCCTCACCACCCTGCTCGGCAAGATGCCCAAGGACGAACCGAACCGTGACCTGGCCCTCTTCGTGCGCGACCTGAACGCCACCGTTACCGAAGGCAGGCAACTAACTGCGGCGTTCCGTGCCACCATAGACGAAGAAATGTTCGACATGCTCAAGATGAACTACAACAAGATGCTGCGGCTCCTGAATGAAGCCCACAGTTATATCAGCGGCACCCCTTATGGGCAGGATTTTTACAATAGCTTTGGCCGTGTCCAGCAATATCCGGTGGGTTGGACGGGCTGGCAAAAGCGTGACGCCGTTACGCTTTAGTGGAACTTAACCTGATCGGGATTCATGTAGCTGAAGTGCCAACCCTCATATTCCCAGGGTTCCGACTCCTGCTGGAAGGGCGACGGAATAGGGTGCCCTGCCTTGTCCACCGTGAGCGTCCAGCAGTATACCTTGCGACTGTCCCGAATTATTTCCACCAGGGAAAGCTCCTGGTCGCCCAGGAACGCCTTCGCCAGCTTGCACAGCAGCACGAAAGGCAGGAACGGCGAGTGCTTTGAGAGAATTTGCAATGTTTCGAGGTAGTGATCGTCGTAGTCGGCCTTACTGTAGTGGACCACCACGGTGTAGCCGTCGAGGATGATTTCCCTGGCTTTGAGCAGGTTTATATCGTCTTCCCACTCCGCTGGGGCCTTCGGGAAGTTGTAAGGAATAAGTTGCTCACCCAGCGCTCGCATCTGGTCAACGTGTTGCTCCAATTTGGGTTCCTTGTACAGCATAGCGCCTTCTTGGTTCTAAAACCTACCATATATAGCCCACCTGCCATTAAATATGATACCGCAACTTCAGGGCGTCCGCCAGCGATAAAACCTCAGAATATGCAGGCATTCGGGCCTCGTCGGTCCACACGCCGGGCAGGTTGGTGTGCAGGGTATTCGCCACCAGCCGACCCAGGAACCACTCCCTGGTTTCCTCCATCTCCGGCGACAGGTTATATTGACCAGGAAGGAAGCCCAGCAACATGAATACGTCCCTGGGGTCGAGCCACAGCAGCGAACTCCACTGGTTTTCCTCCCGGTACTTGCCGGGGATGGGCTGAGCCTTCGCCATCTCCACAAAATGCAGGATCAGTCGCACCCAATTCTTGAGTATGTAGGAGTCCCGACAGGCAGCCGCCTCGGTGATGCGGAACTCAATCGTCGGACGCTTGCCCTTATTGTAATGATAGGTGTTGATCGAGTAATACTTGTACCCACTCAACTTGTTGACCAACTGGTAGGGGGTAAACTCTGTGTCATGCTCAAACAGTTCGGAGACGCCAAGAAACTGACAATAACGGTTGCGCTTGCGCGAGGCCGGCATGGAATCCATGAAGACTGCCTCGCACTTGATCCAAAACGCCAGGACCGCCGCCAGTTCCTCCTGGGTCAAATCCGCCACTTCCACATGAACGTGAAGGGAACACCGCTGGTCGGCGCTGAGGTTGGAGTCGGCGGCAAGAGTTTCCACCACCTGGCAAATATTCCTCATGCCGAACCTGCCCTTGCTGACCGGGGAGCAGACCTCCAGGCCGCAACTGGAATCCGGTTTGATGACCCAGACGGGATTGTGGTGGGTGTGGTGCCACTTATTGACCTCCACGGGCACGCATAATGTCCTGCTGACCAGGCTGCCGACGTAATGGATGCCTTCGGGAAGGTTCTCTCCCGGTGGCCTGCTGCGCCCGTCCGTGGCGTTCAATTCAATTTCCACACCGTAGCGACGATAATATTCATCGAACGACAGTTGCTCAAGTTTCGGTGAGTCCATATTCCCCCTGGTTATTATATTTCTCCTTGAACAATATTTACCGCCGCTTACAATTAAACACCAGTATAAACGGAGAAGGAGATGGATAACGCACAGCAGTGCTTGATGATTAGGACCAAGGACAGACGCCGGTTCTTCACACACGAGAAGAACTACGTCCAACTGATTGAGTTCTCGAAGACTTTCAAAGCTGAAATATCAGTGGTCCGAGTCCAGCAGGCAGAAATATTGGAATTAGCTGACCTGGCACCGGCGATCTGCAACGCCAACTACCCCACCAAAAAGGCCGACTACGAACTCATCGAAGTCAAGATTCCCGTCCTGCCCCACAACACCAGGCCAAAAATCCTGCGCACCGCCGCCCGGATCAAACAGTTTGTTCTGGGCAAATTCCTTGACGGCCAGCCGGTATCGCTGAAGGAACTGAAGAGGAAGTTCAAGCGCTACAAGCTCAGCACCCCGGCGCTGTGCAACCACATCGCCAGGGTGCGAGAGGAGTTAAAGCAGAAGGGATTGCGCGTGATAAAGGTGGGTGCGGGCGCTTACCAAGTCCTTGAATAAGTAGGGGGAGGCCACGAGCCTCCCCCTGGGGTGACTACGAACCGTCGCTTACGACAGTTGTTCGTCTATCTCTAAGTCGGTCTGCTCATCGTCATCAGCCACTTCCGACTCTTCCACGTCGCCAGTGGGAACGTAACTCATCGCCCCCTGGAACGGCGTCAGATAATCGTTGATGACCTGGGCATCCTTGGCATCCACCAGGGCCGGACACTTGAGCAGGACATCCATTGGAACCTCGTTACGCTCCATGCTGGACTTGAACTTAATCTCCTGGCCAGCAGCCCACGGCTCCTTCACGGTGTAGTTGCCGCCCTTGCCGTCGATCCGCTCAGCGTCCAACATCGCAGTGAGCAGACCGCCTAACGGATTGATGCCGGACTCAAAGAACAACGGCACATCGTTCGCCTGCACAAACGGCTTGAAGGTGCGGTTCTTCACGTTCTTGATATTGACGTGGACGCCCAGCACCTTCTTATGCTTGGCCGTCAGCTTCCGCTCGATCTTCTTCGTTGTGCGGGTTTCCAGGCGGCAACTAGCATAGAAGGGCAACGCCATGCCGCCGCCGCCCGTGGTGGTCGTCGGCCCATACATCACTCCAATCTTGGAGCGAATCTGGTTCATGATAATGACTGTGGCACGGGTCTTCTCCATCACGGCGTTGAGCTTGCGGAACTCACGAGAACAAATGCGGGCACGTTCGCCAGGTTGTTCGTGGGCCTTGACGATGCGCTTGAAGTCAGCCTCGGTGTATTCTTCCGGCAGGTCGATCTCGCGCAGTTCGCGCTCACAGGGAGGCACCGTGATCGAGTCAAAGACGATCACGATGGGCGAGTCCTTGTACTTCGCGTGGCTGCGAATATGCTCGACCGCCTTGTAGATTTTGTTGAAGCTGGCTTCCAAGGTCTGTGGCGTGTAGCGAACGATCTGAGCCAGGTTGCAGTGGCTCGCCCGCCGCACGAAGTCCTTGTTCACGGCGTTCTCGGTGTCGAGGATGATAGGCACGCCGTTGATGCGCTGACACCCGAAGAGGATGTTGGTGCCGATGAGAGACTTGCTGGACGCCGAAGGCCCATAGATTTCCGTCAGGCGACCGCCCGGAATGCCGCCGCCCAGGAACTTGCCGGAGCAGGCATAGTTGAGGGCCAGGTTGCCGGTGTCCACATAATACGCGACCGTATCAATCGCATCCAGTACCTCGCCGCCAGTGGCCGCAGCCAGGTCTTGAAATAAATCGTCGTCCGTCTTCTTGCGAGTCATGTTATCTCCATATGTTCTCCTTCGCACAAGGGAAGTGGAATGGGTTAATGCTAGGGTAGGGGTAAGAATCCCAGAGGGACACCTAGCGCCAGGCTAGGTGTCCCTCTGGGACCATAGATTACTTCTTCTCGGTCTTGAGGTTGTCCAGTTCGGCCATGAACTCCGGGTCGGCCATAACCTCATCCTCCGCAGCCTTGGCCTTCGCAGGGTCTTTCTTCTCCTGCTTGGCAATGGGCTTGGCGGGCTGCGGCTCACCGTTGGTGGTGTCCGTCTTGAGGTTGGCACGCACCGTGTCCTCACCGTCCGGGTCGGGTTCGTACACGCTGGTGTCGAACTCCTCAGTGTCGTCTTCGAGGACGCCGTTGTGGACCTTCAGGGCGTGGTCCAGGGTGTTGAAGTCCTTGACCTTGCGCAGCGATGGCAGGTCGTGGAGGTTCGTGATCCAGCGGTCCCACTCTTCGGGCGTACCGGCTGGTGAAGGCTCCTCGAACTCACTGCCGCCATAGTCGGGGTACTCGAAGCCCCCAGCCCCACGGGTGGTCTTTTTGACCAGGCGGAAGTCACGCCCGGACTTCGGGTGGGTGATGTCGCCCTTGGCCTTCTTGCCGGCCTTGGGGTTGCCGACGATAGCCTCCATGATGAGGGCGTGAACGGTCTTGCCGCAAGAATATACCAGCGGCCCGACGTTCTGCTCCAGCTTATTGGTCTTGGGGTTGATGCACTCCCGGACGATGACGTTGTAGTAGAAGCGTTCGACCGGCTTGATAACGCGCAGAGCGTTCTGCAACGCCTCGCGCTGCTTCTCGTCGGTCATCTTCATCGACTTCTGCCACTTATCACGGTAATACTTGCACACCGGGCAGTCGTGGCCTTCCGCCGGCGCGATCCAGAACATCTGCCCGCTCTGCACCTTGGTCAGAACCCGTGGGCAGTGGTAGGTCTTGTCGGCCAGCTTGTGGGTGCGGGTCTTCATGACGAAATCGGCCCCACGCTTGCCGGCTGGCGCTGGCAATATACGCATGAGCAAATATCCGTCACCTTTGGGCAACTTCACGAAGTTGTCCAAGAAGCCACCGGCACCCGGCTCACGCTGGACGCGCTCGGCTTCGTCGCCAATCTCGGACAGGTCGAGGGGAGAATACTCGGACATGATTCGCCTCCTGATAGAAAGTTAAAGATAGTTGAAGATAGTTAGGTCTATATTCAACGTGATCCAGTTATAACCTCTATCGGAACTCGACTCAAGCCGGTTAAGTGCTGGCAGGCGGATTTTCGTTATTTTCGCCCTTACGGATAACGGTCGCGTCGGCACGGCCACCGCCGCCGTCATTTATAACCTGCATACCCGTCAGGGCTTGGACCTTTTGCTCCAGTGTCTCATAGCCCTCAAACGCCTCGTTACGTTCCTTGCGAACCGCCATCTCCTTCAGATATTCCTGTTCCAGCGCTTCGAGGACTTTCATATTCTCCTCAAGCTTCTTTTTTATCATGTCATCCTTCTTCTGCGGATTATTGACAATCGGCATCTGCTTGGGCCGACCCGCCTCTTCCACTTCCTTGTCCTTAGCCTCTTCCTCTTCGCGCCTGGTCCGTAATATGTCCCGGCGGTACAACACCTTCTTGCGAACCTCGCGCTCCCGCTCCTTCTTCTTCTGGAACTTCTTCTGCTCTTTACCCATAAGTCTCCTAAATCAAAAAGGGGGTAACAGTCGTCGCTTCCCAGGACACAAAAATCGGCTGGGTCGTCAAGTCCAGCGTGCCCCAAACGGTATCGACACTTAGCAACTGCGGTGTCACATCAATCTGTACGGTGGGCAGGATCGTGTCCGTAATATAGATACACGGGGTTATTGTGTCGGTTATGAACGTCTCGATCTTCGGCACACAGGAATGCGGGCTAGTTGCCCCACAGTTGGCACAGGTGCCGTTGCTGGACACCAGGCTCAGATCGAAATAACCATCGTCGCGTATGATTACCCCACATCGCTGTTCTTTTCGGTCTAACCAGTAGTTTTTCATCGTAATTTCGGCATATTTTGGTCTTGCACCATGCCGTCCCATCTAAGTTTGCCGCCTTCGCGTTTACTCACATCTTCGGAGAAGCCGACCTCCTTATCCAATAGGAGGTTGACCTCGGCAGGCACAAAATACTTGTCCGAAATAAGTTGCTCCCGCCCGCTGTCGTCCATCGTCGTGTAGGCCATGCCAATCGACATCTGCTGTTCCTTGAACACCGGATACTTTTTGTCCACGGTGAAGCGCAGATTCTTGGTCTTCACTTCCGGCATCAGGGGCAGTTCCGGGGCGAACACAACCCACTTGATGGGCCGTAGCTGGTTGCCGTTGTGTGGGTGGAACATGCCACCGGCCTGCTGGTGGCCCGGCACCTGCATAAGCTGGTGCGGGTGTATCTCCGGCGCTGCTGTCGGAGCCTCCACGATCTCCTGAACGACCACATTGGCGTCCTGGTCCACCAAGAACTTCTTATTTTTGAGGACGATGCCGCCCTTCGTCTCACGGAAGGTGATCTGCTTCTTGCTATATTCGTAGACCTCGACATCCGTGATCCACACGTCCCGCCGGCTCAGTTGCGCCATTACCGCTCCCGCCAGCTTCTCCAGCGGCACGTCGTCGTAGGGATCACCCACCTTCTTTTTGAAGGACTTGGTTTCCTCTTTATTGTAACCGCCTTCTTCGAGGCGCTCGTGATATTTGTAAATTACTTCGTAGCCCATATGTCCCTTTCTAATTAAGTAAGCCGGCTATCTTTGTATGACCCCCACCCCATATCTGGTTGCAAAGGTGGCTGGCTCTCGATTCTTCGACTTACAGAAGTCAGAAAAGGCCCGCTGCGCCGGTGTGTGCCGGACAATATAATCCATCACAATCAAGCCGTTCAGTTCCATCTGGGGCCAGACGAAATCCAGGTAAGCCATGTGCTTGTCATAGCCAGTTTCCTCATTTATAAAGCACAAATCCCACCTATTTCCGTGGAAGCGTAGTAAAAAATCCTCGTCGTCCACCGTGCCGACATGGGCGCTGACCACAATGCTCCTGGCGTTTTGCAAGACGTTGGCCCGGCCCAGGCGGGGGGAGTAATATTCCTCCTTTTTCTCCTGAAAACCCAACACGCGCTCCACCGTCTTGCACGACTTCAAAAAGCACGCACTGAATAAGCCCAAGCGGAACCCTATTTCCAATATACTCTTCGGCTCAATAAAATGCCCCAGGTGGTAGTAGAAGGGAATATAGAGGGGGTCGGTGTAGGCAGAAGTCTTGCGGGATGTCTCGTTGATGAGCCGCAAGTTATCTAGCAGGATGCGTGCGCTGAACGGCTTGGCCAGCCGCTCGTCCATCTGGGCCTTCAATTCGCTGAGAGTCATACACTAAAAGAGAACGCCCTGGACAGAAGCCCAGGGCGTTGCAAAGCGTTATTCATCGAGATTCTTGATCTCGACCTGCTTGGGCTTGGGCTGCACCAACTCCGGCACCTTCCAGACCAACCGCAGGATGCCGTCCTTGATGGTGGCCTCCGGGTCGCCAGTCACAAAGTCCGGCAACAGTACGCGCCGCTCGAAACTGGACCGCTTCAACTCCCGAATATGGAAGTGCGATCCCTCCGAGTGCTGGTGTGTGTCACTCATGCGACCAGAAATGACAAGCACCTGGCGAGTTGGCGTATCAACGCCAAACTGCCCTTCCTCTTTATACGGGTGCAATTCCACCCGCAGATCGCTGAGCTTCACGCCGGGCACCGACGCCTCCACGATCCACTGGCCGTCCTTGGTAATTACGTCCAGGCGTGGGTAGCCCATCTTGGACCGCACCGTGTTGGCGGCGGAATCCGAGAAGAACTCGTCCACTACCTTGTCGAAATACTGCTGGAAGGGATAAAACAGGTCGTCCCGGCTCGGAATGAGAGACGTTAAACGCGACGGACAAAAAGTACCCTTCATGGTGTACCTCCTAATTGTTACCACCGCCCTATTGCGTGTGGTGTCATGGACCGGGCATCACCCGTGTCCACAGTATATATTCTAGCACACTTGGTTTTGAAATAAAAAGGGAGCATGACATACGATCATGCTCCCCGCCGTGTTCCGGCATTTCGGTTGAGGCCAGCCCTTGGCTCAAACCATCAGGACTCCGTATTAGCCATCACCAACAGAGGATCACCCATCCATACGGCCAGGGTGAACCTGAAGACAGGACCACTTATATATCACTTGACCTGCAAAGTTTTGACCATAATCCATTTCACTGGTCCGGGGTCGAAGTCCTCGGCATCCCACTGGTTGGCAGTACCCTCGATCACCAGACCGTAGCCCGCCGTTTCTTTTGATACCAGGATGGGCCTCTCGCCACTCTTCGGCCCCAGCAAGGCAAGGGGATGAAGCCAGAGGCGGCGCTTGCTGTCAACCCGGATGCTATCGACGGAGATGTATGCCTTGGTCCCGTCCTTCATACTTTCCAGTTTATTTCGGACGTGAGTAAAAGGGAGTGTGGCCCCATCCTCGTCCGTACCCACGACCTTCACATTCGGCGGGGCATCGTCCTTCTTGTCATCCTTTTCTTTCTTCTCCTCTATCTTGCCAGGCAGGCGTGGGTCATAAGGCGGCGGGTCTTTCTTCTTCGGCTGAGCGACCGGCTGTGCCTTGTCCTTTTCATCTCCAACCGCCTGAGCGGTTCCCCAATCGGCCTGCGTACACGTCATCAATAGCAAGAGAAGCGAGACGCATATCTGTTTGAATCTCGTCATGCGGTACTCAAATAATAGTCAGGCAGGTACTCGATCACTTCCACTCCGGCCTTGGCAAACAAGAAACGACTGCCGAAGGAGTAATCACGCCCCCAATCTATTATATACACCTTCTTGATGCCGGAGTTGATTACCAGCTTGGTGCATTCCACACACGGGCAGCCGCACCAGCAAAACATCTCGGCACCGTAAAGGTTGCCGCTGGCGTTGACGATGGCATTGGTTTCCGCATGGGCGCAACTGCACAACTCCAGGCGGACGCCGGATGGCGCACCTACAGCTTTGCGGGGGCAAATACGCGAGTTGCCATACTTCTTTACGAAGTCGTTCATCAGCACGCAGTCCGACACGGGGCAAGCTGGTCCCGCCCCCTCACAAGGAATAGCCTTCTTCTTCTCTTCCTCCGTCAACTGTGGCCACACGACCTGCTCCAAATATTCCGGGGCGTCGTTATGTGGCACGCCACGGGGCGGCGAGTTGTAGCCGGTGCCCAGAACTTTATTCGCCTGGGGGTCTACAATCACCACGCCGATCTTGCGGCTGTAGCAGGAATTGCAGTCCTCCCCGACAAACCGGGCCATCCGCATGTAGTGCTTGATGAATTTCTCTTTCATGGCTGCTCCTTCAGCTTTTTGAAGACCGTCGCCAGGTCATATAATTCCCGCTGCTCGGCACCATATTGATTAGGCAGACGTGCCACGGCTCCGAGACGATCCTCAGCCAATAACTCTCGGCTGAGCATATATCCCCGGATGACAAAACGACTGCCGATCCGGTAGTCACCTGTCACCAGACATAAAAAGTGGGCCGTATCCTTTTTTTTCCAATCGGCGTAGGAAAGCGCGCCGGTTTGATATTCCGTGATCTTCACATCCACGACATATCCGTTATGCTTGTGATCCCCGTCGTCGTCCCGCACGGAGCGGGCTTTAACTTCAAATTGGCCGAAGGGGTAGAGGTTGTGCCGCTTGGCATAGGTCAGTTCGCCACACAACCCGTTGATCTCGATGAACTTCTCTTTCTCCGGGTCTGCCTTTCGCATGTTGACGCGACCAGCCGCCCGTGCCGCCGCCGTGCGTTTCGGGCCGATCAATTTGCAAATTTCCATCTCGGTTTCGTTCAGGACGACATCATCGCCAGCGGGCAGGGTCGAGCCAAACAAGTCGAAAGGATATTTCTGCTGCTCACGGTAGCCGTTGAGCAGGGCCACCAGTTCCTCCGCACTCTTCCCGGTGCGCTTGTGGGCCTGAATCAACAGCCACTCTTCGTTATCACTCCATGACATGCTATAACCTCCTTGCCAGGCATTATAACCGCATCCATTAAACGAAAAAAGGCCGGTGAGGTTGCCCTCACCGGCCTTTTTTGTTCAAGGCAGCACCTAATTGTGCATGGCCTTCTTCACGTCCTTAACGGGCAAACCCAGGGCGGTGCGGATGTTGTTAATGGCCTTCGCCAACAGCGACCGGCTCTGGTTCAGGGTGCTGCCATCCTGCACCACGTTGTCCTCCCACAGCTTGCTGGAACGCGACCAGTCCAACACCGCCAGGGCCGTGAAGAGGGCATTGGCCTCCTGGGGCTTCTCGGCCCAGATGTCATTGGCGATCTCGGCCATGAGCAGGATGCCCGTAGCACTGAAATGAACATAGTTGGGGCGCAGCTTTGGCACCACGCCACTACCCACCGCCTGCTGAGCCACGCTGCTCCACTGCGGATTATTCGCCGTGAAGTTGTTGAAGAACCCGGTCAGGCGGTTCAGGGAATCGGAACGGTTGTCCTCAACGAACGGCTTGAGGGTTGAAGTAACCTCCCCGATCTTCCCGGCGGTCTGGCGCGAGCCGGTCAACATCATGGCGAACGCCTGCCGGATGTTGTTGGTGGTGAACAGCATCTCGGAGTTCTTGCCGATGGTCTTCATGACCTTCTCGATGCGACCCTTGAAGATCGGCACACCGGCGACCACATCCCGGATGAACTTGCTGAAGGCATCGCGCCGATTGTACGTCGCCAGCAGCGCCGGCGAGATTGGCTTGACGGTGGCGCAGTCAGCGAAATCCTGCTGTATCTGGTCCAACTCGGATTCCACGGCGATGACCACAGCCGCCCCATCTTTCAACAGGCGACCCCCTGGGCCAATCAGGGTCGAGGCAGCCTCGCGCCGGTGCTGGCCGTCCTGCATCCAAAACATGGCGTCATTCGGCACGTTCACAAAGCCCGGCAGCGTGGCACCGAAGCCCGGAATGCCGACACCATCCTCCTCGTTAGCCGCCGAATAGAAAATCAGCGGCGTATCCGTATTCACGACAAACGGCGGCAGGATGTAGCGGTCCACCCCCGTGAGGTAGCCGGCAATATCGTGCCAGTGGCCCTTGTCGCACGGACGCTCCCGGTGTTCGGCGGGGTCTTCCCCTTTGCGAGCCGGATCGGTCTTCGTCATCTTCACGAGCGTGGGAAACCCCATCGCAGTCATGAAGAAGTAGCGATCACCCTGGCGGAAGGCCATTCCTGGGAACACCATACCCAGATGCACCAAGGACGCCTCGTGCGCCAACTGCCGGGCTTTGTCAAAGGAGCCACAGTGGCGCAACCGGAAGCCGCTCGCCCGGTTGCCATTTCCATTCTGGTCCACGAGATTCCCTCCTGGTAGGTCCATGAGTAACGGGCATGGCGACCAATTAAATCAAAATCCGGGTCATCGGTCAACCGATTTTTGTCAAAACACAAAAAACGCACGATTTGGTGTTACTGCCGCACGATTTCGTGCGGCATTACGATTTGGCAAGTCGTTGCTGGGTGTCCTGGGCGTACCGGGCGGAAAGCTCGATGCCGGTGTACATGCGGCCAAGGGTCTTGGCAGCGGTGGCGGTGGTGCCAGAGCCGATGAAGGGGTCGAGGACCAGATCGCCGGGCTTGGTGCAGATTTTAACAAATCGCTCGATGATTTGCTGGGGGAAGGGGCAAGGATGGTCAACACCCTTGATATTTTCCACCCGGCACTCCACGACATCCTTCTGCATTGGCACGTCGTAGCAGCGGATTATACTAAAGCCATTTTCCCGGATTTGCGTGTTGCGCCCACCCTCCTGCCCGCCGTAAGCTTCCTTGTGAATGCCTCGAATCTTCATGCGGTAGCCAGGAAGCTTCCCGGATTCAACTTCGGCAACCACCTGATTAAGAGCCGCCAGGGCCTTCGCTTTCTCTTCGGTCGTCAAGTCGGAGGCGTCGATGTGCTTCCGATATTTCTCGCCCATCTTCTTGCCAGTCTTCTTCTTGGGGGGCTTGGATACTTCCACTTCTGGCTCAAGGTCGTCCAGACAGAAATAGTAGTCCTTGGCCTTAACAAAGTGGAAGAACGGCTCGTGGCTGGTTATAAGGCGCTTGCGGAAAGTATGGGGCGTCGGGTTACTCTTCACCCAGCGCACTTCATTGATGAGGAACACGCCTTTGAAGGTGTCCAGCACGCGAATGGCGAACCGGGCGGGCACCATTTGCAGGCCATTGCTCAAATATTTGTCACCGAGATTGAAAACAATACTGCCTTCATCCTTGGTGACTCGCAGACACTCGCAGAATACTGACAGGAGATGATGAATATAGCTCCCGACGCTCGACTCCTGACCAATCTCCCTGTCCGCCAGGCCAGCCTCAATACCCTCATATTGATGCTGCTGAAAATACGGCGGACTGGTGATGGTAAGCTGAGCCACTTTCGGTGGCAGTTGTTTGAGCAGGTCAAACACATCGCCCACCAAAATCTGGTTCTCGTATTTCTGTGGCTCCATAAACGACCGAAGCATATTCCCTCCTGAATAATGGAGTAATATGCTTCGATTCTAACATACGAGATGTTCGGGCGCAATAGCTGTTGCTAAGATATTTCCTCTGTCACCAAGTCATGCAGGCGGTCGCTCAGATCGTTAAAACGCTCGGTCATCTCAACGGTGACGCGACCGCCGCCCTGGGCGTTCTCAGAGAAGGTCAGGAGGGCTTCCTCGGCGGCGAAGGTGTCTTTGGAATTGAGAGCTTCTTCGGCGGCGTCGAGCCACACCCCCATATCCATCTCTTTTTCCAGGCGGGTGCGCAGCGCCTCGTATCGTGGGTCCAGATCGGCAACTGGATAGAATTTGTTAAGCCGGGCGCACAAATAATTCACCATCCAGTGGTTGGCCTCCATCCAGTTCTGGGCCTCCATCGCACCCTCGGCGTTGTCCAACATCTGCCGGGCCGACTCAAGCATATTTCACCTTGCTGACAAAAGGCTTGATTTTATCGAGCAGAACCTTTTTCTGCTCCTCTACCTTCTTAGAGTAAGCCTTCCAAATAGTCAGATCAAGGGCAGCTATCGACATCCCCGCTTTATCCGCCAGGGCGATAAACAGCTTCTCAATGCGCCCGTATTGCTTGCGGCTGCCGGGCGTCCCCTCCGGCACACTATATCCCAGGTCACACAGGAACTTCAAAATATGCGTGTCCAGGCAGGCCACACGCGCATCCTTGCGGGTGTGCAAAATAAAAAAGCGGGCCGTCTTCGGTCCAACCCCGAACACCCGCTCCAGGTCTTCCGACTCCACCGTTTGCAGGTCGAAGTTCCGCCGAATCACGTCATAGATTGCCTGGGCCTTCAAAGAATGGCAACCCACGCCGTAGCGCTTCAGCATCGCCTGGAGGTCTTCCACCGAATATACCGCCAGGGAAGCGAAGGGGCGGAACCCCTCCAGCCCCAGCTTGTCATGGGCCTCCGTCAGCAGCGAGTCCAGCGACCGGGCAATCACCCTGGCCGTCTTGCCGGCCACCAGGATACTGAAGAGGGCGAACTCTTCGAGTTGGTGCTTGTTGAGGGTATAAGCGGTGCAGGTATCTGGATCAATCACAAATCACGTCCTTGCTATAAAACGGCGACTTGATTCTGCGTCTCCACCCAGCAGACTGCCCCGCAAGACAGAGGTTTATCAGGCCGATAAACAACACGAGCAACCTCCACGCCCTGGGAGTCGTAGATCACGACTTCCGTGGCGTAGCGGTTGCTCTTGTAGGTTTTGACGGTGAGTACCGGCTCGCGCTGGCCGGTCTTGCGGTTAGAGCGGATAATTGCCTGGTTGACGTGGATTATCGTTTTCATACCGCTCGAAGAGAGGCGTGGGGCGTCCTAAGTCCACAATATCCCGTGACACCCCTACATTATAATCCCCCTCCGGGAGTCGGCGGTAGAGGAAATCCTCCAAATAGCCTAAGTCCAAGTCCTCCCAGGACTTCTTGCTCTCGAAAGACTCCCAAATCTTGCGGCTGGTTCCCGGCAGGAACGGCTTCAGCATAATCGCCGTAACCCGCAGTCCATTCACAAGGTTGCGCAAAATCTGCGCCAGCCGCTCCGGCTCGGATTTGAGGGTCCAGGGCTTCATCTGGTCGATATATTCGTTCATCTTCCGCAGTTCCGACCAGATCAGCGCCAGGACATGCTTGTACTCACAATTCTCCACGCTCTCGGCATAGTCAGCGAAAGGCGTACCTCCGTGAAGGATGTTGCGAAAATCGCCCACGCTGGGGATCGAGCCGTCGAAGTATTTCAAGACCATGCTAATGGTGCGTTGGACCAGATTCCCCAGGTTGTTGGCCAGGTCGGCGTTGTACACATCCACGAAGTTGGCGAAGGTATAATCACCGTCGCTGGCGTAGTTACAGCGGCTCAGGAAATAATAGCGGTAGGCATCGCAGCCGAACTCCTTCACCAGTTCCATCGGGTCGAGGAACTTACCGCTCTTGCTGGCCTTCCTGCCCTCGATGTTGATGAAGCCGTGGGCGAAGACCTTCTTGGGAAGCTCCACGGCGTACATCCGGCCCCCGACCCCCTCGTTGTAGGCCATAATCATGGCGGGCCAGAGTGCGCAGTGGAAACGGGTGATGTCCTTGCCGATGAAATGAACGTCAGCGGGCCACCACGTCAGGTCCAGTCCTTCTTTGTCCAAACCCACGCCCGTCATGTAGTTGAGCAGGGCGTCGAACCAGACATAGATCACCTGGGTTTCGTCCCAGGGAACCGGGATGCCCCAGCCCTCGTTGCGGCGGCTGATGGAAATATCCAGGGGCGGCTCGTCCACCGGCTGCAAATCATAAGAAACGAAGTTGACGACCTCGTTGTAGCGCGACTCCGGCTCGATCAGCAAATCCGACAGCCCGTTGGGCTTGGGGGCGAGCATATTCAGCAGCCGGATACGGAACTTGGACAGCAGGAAGAAATAGTTCTCCTCCTCCGTGTGGCGAAGCTCCTGCTTCGGGTGGTTCGGGCAGCGGTCGTTCTCGATCTCCTTGGGAGTCTTGAAGGCTTCGCAGCCATCACAGTAGAGTCCTGAGTAGCGGCGCTTCTCAATATACCCGGCCTCCTTCACCATCTGGATGAAGTGCTGGACGCCTTCCCGGTGGCGCTGCTCGGTGGTCTGGATGAACTCATCAAAGGAAATGTCCAAGGCACGCCACACGGCTTTGAACTCTTCGGCCATGCGGTCGCAGTACACCTTGGGGTCTTCGCCAAGCTCACGGGCACGCTTGGCGACCTTCCAGGTATTCTCATCGTTGCCCATCAAAAAGAAAACATCGTCGCCTTTGAAGCGACGATAGCGAGCTTGCACGTCGGCCCCCACTTTCTCGAACGCCGTGCCAATGTGGGGGCGGCTGTTCGGGTAGTCAATGGCCGTCGTCAGATAAAAGCTGCCCATAGGCGTCCTCCTTCTCCAACTTCTTCTTGACTTCCTCGATTATGGTCGAGGGCTTCGGGTCGGTAAAGAATGCCGCTGGCTCCTTGAGCTTCGTGGTTTTTGGCCACGGACACGGCACTCGCTCGTTTTGTTGATTAAAAAACACCTTCTCCTTGACCCGCTTCGTACCTTCGCAGCACTTGCATACGCCATTCTGCTCAAACCCAAAGGCAAAGCCGGTGCCTCGACAACACTGACATGGGAAACCCTTCTCCTCTATCTCGTTTTCCTTGAGCCAGGCAAAGAAACAGGCCAGGTTGCAGAACCAGTAATCCCATTTACCATCCTCCGTGTGGTGGCAAGTGGGACAAAGGCGGTTCTCGTACTCGAAGGACAACTGCAAATCAAACGCACCCTCTGCCTTGCATTGTGAACAATGGATCACGATAATCATGACTTTTCCCCCGACTGGTAGGCCGCAGCATTCTGCACGATGTCGTCAATCTGGCTGTCCAGGTCGTGGCTGTAGATGCCGGTGTTGATCTTCTCCATCTCCTTGCGCATGAAATGGCCCCGGTTGTTGGCCTGCTCACGGGCGGCGTGCAACGCCTGTAAGTGATTGTACAGCAAGGTTTTATTGTGACGGGCAGCCTTGGAGGCCACCTTGGCGTCCTTCAACATCTGTTCGCCTTTGGCGTACATCTCAGCGGTCTTGTCGCTCTTGCCCTCCTCCTTCCAGTAGCGGAACTTGTCCGCAAAGAGTGATTCTACTTCCTGCTCCCGCATTAAGTAAAGTGCTTCAGCGTCGGCCAGGGCGCGACCGATGTAGTCGATCCGCCCCGACACCCGCTCAAAGAACTCGTTGAGGGTACGGTCGGTGAAGCGCAGGTCTTGGGGGTCCATGACCACCGCTTCGTTGCCCAGCTTGATCTCGCGCTTCTCGGAAAACCTGCTCACAGCCCCTCCCCCTGTTCCTCGTGGCCTTTGAATTTGGGCTTCACGGTATCAATCGGAACGTCCTCAGCCGTTTTGCCCATCATGTCGTGGTATTTACACCGCCACTTGTGTTCTTTGATCTCGAACATATCCAATATATCGTAGTTGAACTCAACCCAGAACGGGAAACGGCTTTTGCCCCGGCGATGCTTGATGACGAAGCCCCGCCCGATGTTGGCCTTCTTCTCGTCCGTCAACTGGTTAATGCTCCAGAAGCCGTCCAGGGGCTTGTACTGGTCGAAGCTGGCCCCGATGTTGCCCTCGTCAATATATTCGGTGATCTCCAGGTCGGCGGCGGTCTTGTTCGGCTGGACGCAGGTGAAGGTGCAGTGGTTCTCCTCGACGCCGAAACCACGCAGGTCACGCAATATCTGGTAGCGGCTCTGCCAGGTCGGGATATTCGGAGCGTCCCGCATTTCGCCAATATAGTCGATAATGAGCAGGTCGGGCTTGAAGCCGTAAAGTTGAAGTTGCGAACAATACGCCCGCACCATATTCACGTCCATGCTGCCGCCAGGAAACTGGCGAAGAATAAGACGGTTAGGGTCTTCGTAATCCTTCATCCAATCGTGGACGTGTTCAACAATATCGTCCTTGTGCTGGAAGAGGAAGTTGATGGGCTTGAGGGCGAACTGCGCCGTGAACCGTTCGGCAATACCAACTTCGTCCATCTCCAGGGTCAGGTACAGTACCTTGTGGCCCTTGAGGACGTTTTGCACAGCAGCTTTGACCAGCGCCAGGCTCTTGCCGACGCCGGGCATCCCGATCCAGCTATAGATTTCACCCCGCTTGGCACCACCACCGGCAATGGCAGCGTCGATGGCCGCAAAGCCCGACGTAAAACGCTCCTTCACGTCTTCGTCGGCCTTCATGCGAGCAAACACTTCCTCGATGTTGGGGAAATATTCGAGGCCAACGTCAAAAGAACGGTCCACGAGCATGGCCTCGCGCACCATGTCGTACACCTTGCTCCATGTACCCTCCTCTTCAGGAGCCTTCTTGATCTCCTCCAGGGCGTTGCCGAAGGCCACCTTGAGGGCCTGGGCCTTGGCGAAAACGGTCAACTTGTCCAGCAATATGTCACGGGTCGCCAGCCCCGGCACGAAGAACTCGTAGACCGAGTTCAATTCGGAAATATAGTACAGCTTTACGGCGTCGTCCTTGTTGCGGACCTCGTTCTTCACTTCCTCCAGCATGATGAAGCGTTCGGGCAGCGACTTGTACTTCTGGAAGAGCTTGAAGAGGATGCGGCAGATGAGTGCATGGGCCTCGTTGGTGAAGTATTCGGGCTTTACTAGGCTCTGGCTCTGGATGAGGAAGAAGCGGTCGGTCAGTAGCATCCCAAGGAGGCGGCGCTGGAAGTTGTCGTCCCAGCTATAGCGGGGCTTCTGAAGAACGTCGGGGTCAATGAGCGAGTCGAGAATCTGTTGTTGCTTATCGTTCAGTTCCTTCATAGGGTTGTTCCTCCTTCATAAATGGGTGCTTCAGTATAAGGCGCACGCCCACCCCATGACGAATAATTCCCCGCTTCGGTCCTTTATCCCGAATGGCCCAGCGGCGCACATCACCCATCATCAGTGGCACGATCAGCCGCAGGTTGGGCATGAGCCGCCGGTCGTTCTGCACGGTCAGCCAATCGTACCAAGCGATATGTTCGATCTCGCCGTCACGGGGCTGAAGCTTTTGGGCGTAGTAAACATCGACCTTCACGCAGTACACGGTGCAGTCATTGCAGGCGATCACGCCCATGAGTTTGGTGTCGTTGTAGGCGATGGCCGGGTCATACTCACAGATCGGCTCAAGGCCCGCCTCTTCCTTGAGTTCCCGGACGGCGGCTTCCAGTACGTTCTCGCCGGGTTCCACCTTGCCGCCCGGCAGGTTGAGGCAACCCTTTTGCCAGGCGGGCTTTTGTTTCTCGATGAGGAGGACGTTGCGCCAGTAGGGGTCGTTTATCGGGTTGGCGTACACCACGACGTATTTCGGCTTCTGCATTTTATATCTCCATGTCAACCTGGGTCTTCTTGAGCTTGAACGTCTTCACCTTCAGTTTCTTCTTCATCGGTGGTATATTTACCCACCAGCGGTCTGAAAGATGAATATAGTCTTCCCGGTCAAAACCCTCGACCGGGGGCGGAACGTGTTCGATGGGCGGGCCTTTGACGGCTCCGACGAAATAAGCGCCCTTCGGAACCACCGGGTCCACGGATGTTGACGTGCAGGCCAGGAAGCCGCCCTTCTCGTCTTGGAAGACATGGAAGCCCGTCTGGTCCGCTTCCCAATTCGACCAAAACCCGAAGTAATAGCTATCGCTCATAAATCCTCCGTGAAATAAAGCAGCGAGGCCGTGCCCACATCCCTTTCACCCATCACACGGCCTCGCTGCATATGTCAGCATGATACCAAATAGTCATACTCGGACAAAGAGACTTGCCCACTTCTTAGCGGTTTTTCGCGCGTTATACGCTTCCCCATCGACCGCTGCGCATTCCAAATTATTTGTTTACAGTAAGTACCAAACTTGGTGTCGAGCTTGAGTCGTTGACGGCGGGAAGGTCGGAGGGTCTTCGGAACGATATTCCTCATGATGAGTCTTAGCAGACGTTCTTGGTGCCGACCGAATTTCTGGCGGTTGGCCCCGTGCCTGGTCCTATTGTCCCACAAGTGTTGCAGTTCACCCAGGACGTGAACGAGGAAGGGATCAATGGCGAACTGCCTGCACACTTCCAAAGAGCGTTCGATATAAACCTGACGCTTGAAGTAGGAGCCGGCCCGGATGACCGAGAACAGTAGCTCCTGCTGGAAATCGTCTATGTCGTTCTGGTGATTGTTCTTGGTGTTCTTGCGGGAGAGTTGCCAGGCGGCGTAATAGCAAAGTTGACCAAAAGCCTTCTCCAGTTCCCTGAACTCTTCTTCAAGAATCGGGAACGTCTCCATTATTGTTTTCATTCTGTGCCTTTCTTCCAATCGGTTTGAGCTTGTTGAGGGAACGCCCCGCCATGCAGTTCACCTTCAGGCTCAATCCAGGGCACAGGTCGCTTTCGGCCTCCAGTATTGCCTTCGCCGTCTTGTAGACGGACTGCCAGTTGTCCTTGGTCGCCAGAACGATATAACCGTCGTGGATATGAAACGCCACGGGTACACTCCTGTGCAGGTGAATTAGCTTGTCGAGACAAATGATAGATGCAGGTGCTTGCACCACAAAGTTGCGCACCAGATATGCCTTGTCCGGGAAATCCCGGCGTCGGCCAAAGCGGTCCTTGGCGAAGCGGGCCGACTCAACATCCTTTTGATGCTGCTCAACCCAACCCACCGCCTCCGAAAATATTTCCCCGACCCGGTTCACAATGGCCAGGGCCGTGTCGTAGGAAATATTCAATTTCTCCGAAAGGGTCTTTGCCGACTGCCCGTATATAGTCGGCAGAAAGAACTTTTTTGCTATTTCCCGGTTATCGCACTTCTTGCCGATAACCATTTCAAAAACAGCCGTATAAAAGTCCGACGCTTTCCCCAAGACCTCGCCCAGCTTTTTATCGCCGGAGAGCCACTGAAGGACGGCCACTTCCATATTGCGGTAGTCAAAATACATGAAGACCTGACCAATCTCCGGTGGGTTGAGACTGGCCCGGTCGTCGGCGTTCAGAGCATGGGGGACGAAACCCAGGGCATAGCCCTTGTCACAGCGCAGGCGTCCGTTCTCCTGCCCGTCGATCTCGTAGTAGGCGTGGACGGCAGAACCCAGGCGGTAATCCAATATCCGCACCGTCTCCAAGGACGGAATGACGGTGGTAATGAGCGGCAGGTGGATTCGCTTGTAGATGGCCTGCATCCCTTCCCAGAGGCCACTGTTGAACACCGCCCGGACCCGGCTCAAAGCCTGCGCCAGAGACTCTGGGACGGGCTTGGAGAGGCCCAGGTAACTTTCGATGATCTTCAGGTCGATGAGCGCAGCCTCAACCTTGAAATCCTTGCTGCCGTGATAGCGCAGGTAGCTGAACAGGTTCTTGAGGTTCCAGCCAATTACCTTGCGCCCAGGCCCGAATACGGACGCCTGGAGCATGGTCCACACCACCAATACATTGTCCTTGTCAAAACCCAACCGAACCTCGGTGCCCTCCTGACCACAAATAACCAATTCCGCCTTGCCCGCCACGGTAAAGTCAAGTACCTCCGGGTGCGTATAAACGTACACGGTCTGCCCTTTGGCGACATCGGCCAGCATCGTTGCAGCTTGCATAAACGACATGAGCAACACCCCGCAGAAGCGTTGCCCCATGTTACAGCATTATATTGCAGGCAACAACCAAAGAAAGCTTTGACACGAGAAATGTCCGGCTGTGCGCATACCACCGGCCCGGATGATGTGTAGTAGTGTGCTAAGAAAGAAGGTACTACTACCTTTAGTAGTAGGCGCAAAGCACAAAAAACACTCATCTATTCCGCTTTGGTCATGGTTTTATAGGAACCGCTAATCTCGCTACCCATTTGTTGAGACTGCCGAAGCAGTCCATCCGGTTATGATGGGTAGGTGAACCCGGTCCTCTAGCACTCAGGAGTCGGTGAGGCTCCCCAAGGATAAAGTGCCAGCTTAGGCGTGTTATTCCCGTGGCACCCGTGCTAATGGTTCTTAGCAGCAAATAAGCGGGAACCAATCTGAAAACCGCTTATCATCAACCCCCATTGTACCCGAAGGAAAGTGGCTGATCTAGGCTAGATTCCAAATAATGGCGCTGATATAGTTGTCGAGATGAACTCCGTGATTTTGCCGAAGCACTGCCTCGCATGGTCTTCCGGCACCAGCCGGTAGTGAGTCGATTCCAGGGTCCGGCGACCACTTAGCCAGAAGGCAACCAGGCGGTGATGGCCATTGAGAAGCTGGAATGCGCCGTCCGAACAGTGGGACAAGGCCATAGGAGGCAGGGACTCCCCACGGTTGAGAGTCTGTATCATACCAGGAATCTGCTCCTGGCGATATAGGTGTGACTGCGACAGCCAAATATCGGCAATCTGAATGCTACCGCTGAAAGTCCATCGCCGTAGGTTGCTGCGGATGACGGTTTGCATGACCCTATATAGACAGGGCCAGCCTGCCTATAATACCCCTATGGTGGCTCATTATACAAACGTCAATTATCAAAATATAACCATGCACTCCGGCAAGGTGATGCTGGGCTGGGATCAAGAGATTCGTAGTGTCTTCCACGAAATCGTGGACCGTGACTGCTATCGCATCAACGGTCTGCGCGACCTGGCCACGGTGGTTGATGTTGGTGCCCACTTCGGCGTATTCAGCTACCGCATCCACGAAACCAACCCGCAAGCCAAGATTATTTCCGTGGAGTGCTACGACCGGAACGTGCAATGCCTCCACAAAAACCTGGAAGGCATTGCCGAGATCGTACCCGCCGCCCTGTGCTACGAAGGCGATCCGGTCTTCCTCGCCTGCCCCACCGTTTCGGGCGGCGGCTGGGTCACAACCAACAAGAATCCCTTCGACCGGAAGAACTATGTCGAGTCCAACCTGGCCCTTACCAAAATCACCCTCGAAGAAATAATGCAAAAATATAGCCTGGAGCGTGTCTCCCTGCTCAAGCTCGACTGCGAAGGCTGTGAATACGATTTATTTGAAAATTGCACCTGCCTCGATAAAGTCGATAGGATTGTGGGTGAGTGGCACGCCTATGACTGGCCGCATAATATTTCCTGGGGCCACGGCAGATTTCAGAACGTCGTTAGCCGGAAACTCCCTAACTGGCAAACCGATTATCGTGTCCTTGATGATCGTTTGGGTTATTTCACATTGGTTAATATGGGACAAAAATAGTTATAAATACCTATACATTTCTTTCGGAAAAAGAAATATGACCTGGGGGTTTGGGTAAGATGGATACTTTGGCCTTCCAAGAAGTGGCGCTATATTACGGCATGGACCCGGACCAGGCTTTAGCCTACCAATTGTGCCTGGTCTGGCTGGAAAACTCACGCAAACTCTTCCCCGATTATCAGCACTACCGGATGCCGAAGAAGGGCGACCCCCGCAAGTCGATGCTCTTCAAATACTGCTATAAGCTCGTCCGAGAAACGAAGGGCCTCATTCCCGACGACGAATACCAGATTTATATTTGGGCGCAACTCGTTATGCTGAAAGCTATTACGGACGGCAAGGAGCATCCACTGGTGGACCCGCAGATATTGGTGGGTGACAAGGCATGGGTGCGCTGGCGCATTTATAAGAAGAAATTCGACCAGAAGAAGAAGGTACTGGATGGGGATGCGGTTGTGCAGGTGAGCCAGGTGGCAGAGGCCCTGGAGCGGACCAAGGCGTTCCTGTTCAAGCACTTCCAGGGGCAGCCAACCTTCGAGGACATGCAGGAGGCGCTGGATAACAAGAACCTGCTGCGCTGGGCGGCGGACAAGCGCTTATCGCCCTATTATCTGGCGAATAGCAAAAATATTTATAAACTGTTTCCAAACGGATTGAATATAAATCTGGACTTGGACGTGTATCGAACGCCGGAAGCGCTGGCGGCGTATGAGGAAGTGTTCGCCTACGAGTTATAATTCCGGCCACTCTTCCTTCTTCTTTTCCTTGACCGGACGGTTCTTCCATAGCTGCAACACTTTAGGGAGCAGGGCCATGCGGGTGTAGATGCCGTTCTTGACCTGTCGCCAGATGGCGCAGCGCTTATCTTCCTCGATCCATTCGGGAATTTCTTCGTTGCGGGGAAGGGGGTGAAGAATAACCGCCTTCTTCTTCATGGAGTGGAGCATGTTGCTTTCCACTGGCCATTTCCAGCTTTTATTTTCAAATTCTTCCTGGGCTTCGGCGGGCCACCGCTCCTTCTGGGGGCGGATGAGGTAAAACACGTCGATCTCGTGGGCCGTTTTGAAGCGGTCCACGTCCTCGTACATCTTATTCTTGCACGACCAGTAGTGCCATTTGAACTGGTCTTCCAGCCCCAGGCCCTTGGGGTACGCAAGGTAGGCCGTGACCTCGAACTGCTGAAGCAGGTTAAGCAGGGAGTGAGCGGTACGGCTATGGCGAAGATCGCCCAGGAACATGATGTTGAGGCCGTCGATGGTGCCCAACTCCTGCTGAATGGTAAACAGGTCAAGGAGGGCCTGCGTTGGATGCTCCCCATCGCCATTGCCGGCATTGATTAAAGGAACATCACTCACACGGGACGCTTCGACCAAAGCGTTGCGGTCGGGATGGCGAACCACGATCACGTCGGCGTACTGTCCCACGGTTTTGATGTTGTCTTGAAGGCTCTCGCCCTTGCGCAGAGACGTGGTATCGGACTCGGTGACGCTAAGAACGGAGCCGCCCAGCCGCTTCATGGCTGTCTCAAAGGATAGACGGGTGCGGGTGGAAGGTTCAAAGAACATGGCAGCCAATATGTGGTTGGGCAAGGTCTTGACCTCTTCCCATTTGCCCTCCTCGACTTGGTACTTGATCTTGGCGGCGGTGGCGAGCAGGTCCAGTACGAAGGCGCGATCCAAAAAGCGTGTCGAGATGACGTGCATGGCCCCTCCTGTTCGTAAAATCAGTGCATTATAACAGGTGCTTTAGTAGGAGGCCAAGAGTTTAACCGTGCAGTCCGTGATTTCTTCCTGGGGCTGAGTAGGCATGAACACTTCGTCCCAGCGGGAAACCCTCGACCTCCACTCATGCTGACGGGTCCGGGAAATGATTTCGTTGCCCCAGCAATGGATGACACCAAGTTGGGGTGTAAAGACGAGGTTGATGTCGAACTGCTCGCAACGCAGTTGAGTGGGGAGTTCAACGCCGTGGCCCCGGTAGGAGTGCCAGATGATGTAGTAGGTGTCAGACACCTTGCGGACGCCCTCTTGAATCATAATGAGGGGATGTTCCCGCCTGGTGGCATCGGCAATACGCATGACGAGGCGCTGGAATTCGGGGAAATAGTCCTTGGGAGCTTCCAGCATCGTGGTCTGGTCGAGGGAGGTCAATTCGTTGTAGATGACATGGGCGATATTGACTTCCTTGGCCTTGGCTTCGGAAAACTCCTGACCCGCCAGGGGGATGACCTTCTTGCATATCCACAAAGGGTTCCCCTGAATGTCGGTAACGAGCTTGCGCAAGGTAATACGCAGCGAACCTAGCGGCGAGACTTCGGCGGTCCAAGCCCCCGGTTGTTCGCCCCATTCGACGTGATCGGTGAATGTGCGCCGGGGTTCCTTAGTTCCGACTTTGCCCAGGTGAACAAGCTCCTTGATAAGCACGTCAAAGTTGAGGGGTTTGAGGAGATTTTCCCCCTGGTCGATGGGCCGGTTGAGTTGGAGGCTGTGCCGCCTGGAGTCAAAGCCGAATGTTTCGTCGGCGGTTTTCGTGAACCATTCCCGGAACTGCATGTTATTTCCCATAGTCATCACCGCCCCAGCACGCCATTATGACCAATGCGGCCAGAGCCATAATCAACCCGCCGCCCAGCGAACCAACCAGGCCAAGGATGAAATCGTTATCCATATTTACCTCTCCCACTGTGAAAACGATACTGGTAAAATATATAGAAAAGGAGGTTCGCTATGATGAAGTTCTTGGGCTGGGTCTTGGTGATCTTCACCCTGTTCTGCGTGTTTGGCTTTATCGTGGATTGGGTGGAACTGCACAAGCACAATGCACCGGGCCAGGCGAATTTTTGCCTGACCGTCAACCACGGGAAGATTCACGATGACGTGACTGGCGTGGTCAACACGGTGGAGGGCTGGTTCCGCAAATGACACGATTTAGCAAGTGGTTGGAATGGCGGCTGGGCCAAGACCCCCAGCAGATGCGCCGCATTATGATGGACTACCTTGATTTGAAGCTGGACCCAAAGAAGGGTATGACCATCACGATGGACACGCTTGGCCCCCGCACCGTCCACCATATTGCCGAGAAAATAAAAGGCTGGACCATTCTGGATGATAAACAGAAGGAATCCGCCCTGAGTGTGATTTATCAACCGAACTCCACTCTGGGCGACCTGTCGGATGCCCTGGCGAGCGGCGGTCCTCGTCCGGTGCCTGGACCAGAGCAGTCCGCTGCGGAGGGGCTGTAGCTAGAATAATGGTATGGGACTACCACCTTTATTCACGCAGCGTATGTTGATGTGCTGGCCCAGGCACTACAAAGTATCTTATGAAATCAACCCTTGGATGGATGCACACAGCCCCGACAAGGCCGTAAATAGGCCGTTGGCGCTGCGACAGTGGCTCAACCTGCATCACACCCTTATAAAGCTCGGCGTCTTTGTCGAGTATATCGAATCTTCTCCTTCTGTCCCTGACCTCGTATTCACTGCCAACGCCGGCTTGCCATACGGCAAAAAGGTAGTGCTGTCGAATTTCAAATACAAGGAACGGCAGAAGGAGAAGCGTAAATTCAAAAAATGGTTCGAGGACCACAAGCTGGATGTCCACGTTCTGCCCAGGAAACTCCACTTCGAGGGGGCCGGCGATGCGCTATTTCTGGATGACACTCTATTTTGTGGCTATGGTTTTCGCTCTGATTACCTCGCTCACGTTGGGGTGGCTGATGCGCTGGGAGTCAAGAAACTGGTTCTACTCAAGCTTATCGACCCTCGCTATTATCATCTGGATACCTGTTTTTGCCCTCTGCGTCATAACACGGCTCTTGTGTTCCCCGACGCCTTCGACCCCGAAAGCCTCGCCGTAATGGACCTGAACCTCAACATGGTCCCGGTGCCGCCCCAGGAGGCCGAACACTTCGCCTGCAATGCCGTGGTCGTCGGCGTCAACGACGTAATTATCCCCAAAGGATGTCCCTTGACACGGGAGCGGCTTATCGGGGAAAACTTCAGAGTGTATGAGCTTGAGATGGGCGAGTTCATCAAAGCTGGTGGTGCGTGTAAATGTTTAACCCTCAATTTGGGATCGTTATGATGAAACAGATCAGCATGGACTTGGTTCGCGTGACGGAGGCCGCTGCTATCTCTGCGTCTGCCTGGATCGGGAGCGGGAACAAAGAAGAGGCCGACCGTGCCGCTACCGAATCCATGCGCGAGCGACTGAACCAGCTTCCCATGTACGGTGTCATCCGTATTGGGGAAGGTAAAAAGGACGGGGCACCTGGCCTGTTTCGAGATGAAGAAGTGGGAGGACTCAAAGACGCTCACATTCATTTGCCCTCCTTCGACATCGCCGTGGACCCCATCGACGGCACCACCCAGACCAGCATCGCCGGCCCGGAAGCCATGAGTGTGCTTGGGGTTGCGGAAGGTGGCTGCATGTTCCAGACGGATGAGTTTTACATGCTCAAACTGGCCTACGGCCCACAAATAGCTGCCAAGACTATGCTCACCGTCAATTCTCCCCTGCAAGAAAATTTGAATCGTGCGGCGAAGGCGCTGGGCAAGGACATCACCAAGCTCACGGTTTGTATTTTGAATCGGCCCCGCCACGAGCAATACATCAATATAATGCGCGAAGTGGGTTGCCGGATCAAACTGATTCAGGACTGCGATATTTCCGGGGCCATTGCCACCTGTTTGCCCGACAGCGGCGTGGACCTGCTTTTTGGCATTGGCGGTGCCCCGGAGGCCGTGCTGACTGCCTGTGCGATGAAGTGCCTGGGTGGTTATATGACCACGCTGGTTTGGAATAAAGACAACGGCCAGCAGACTGGTTATACGCCACGCGAGCCGTACACGCAAAATCATCTGGTGCAGGGGAATTGTTGCTTTGCCGCCACCGGCGTCACCCACGGCAGCTTGCTCAAGGGCGTCCGCTGGACTTCCCGTGGTCCCGTCACTAACAGTGTCTTTATGCGCTCTGAGAGTGGAACGATCCGGTGGCTGACGGTGGAGCATGGGAACTAGGTTTACAAGTCGCCCCTTTCTGGAGTAATATAACGTGGAGTTTGTCTTTATCCGACACGGGCAGAGCGAACACAATGCCCATCTTACCACCGACCTGGACAGCGCCATCACGCCCGCCGGCGCTCAGCAGGCGAAAGAGTTGGGGAAGTGGCTGAATGCAAACTGGCCGTCTATCAGCACTTACGAGGGCCTATGTTCACCGTACCTGCGGTGCTTGCAAACGGCCCGGATACTGAAGGAGGAGTGCGGGCTGCGTAGCACGGTCGATCCAGGGCCGATGGAAATTCGTATAGGATTTTTCCAGCCGGAAGTGCCGTGCCGGGTGGATGAGTACCGGGACATGAATTGGGACTTGTTCCCGGAGCCGATGAAGCTGGGCCGAGAGACAATGGAGGAGTTCATGGCCCGGATGCAGGGCTTCTTGGACACCTTCGGGGTAAAGGGGAGGCATCCGGGCAAGAGTTGGTGGGAGCGCTGGGTGGTCATCAGCCACGGAACGCCGTGTGAGACGCTGGCAGAACTGGCGGCAGGGATATATAGAGTGCCTACCGACTTCGATAAGATGAAGAATTGTTCGCTGTCGTGGGTGGATCAGGGCGAGATCGTTTATTTCAACAAGGTGGTTTATGGAGATCACGGATGAACTGCTGGGCCGGTTCGTCAACGGGCAGTTCGAGTGGCAGCACATGGGGGAGGGCTGGATGTACCGGGGCCAGATTGCGGGCATCCAGATCGAGAAGAACCCCCGCCAGGGTGACATCTGGTTCAACTACAAGGTGACGATCCAGTTCGATTGGGTGGCGGAATTAAAAAAGGACCGGGGTGTGTGGGTCGAAATACCTGATAGGAGCATCACGTTCGACACCATGCTCTACAGCTTCAACTGGCTTGGTGCCAGTTTGCATCGCCCCGGTGAACGACTTGGAATGATGTCTCAGGTAACGGGGGAGTTGGGTGTCTTCTTCCCCCCAGGTGGCAGCGCTTTGGAACGGGAGTCCATTCTGCCAAGAGAGGATAAAGATGGCTCGGAAGCCGGACCCGGAGTTGGTCAAGATGACCAAATCGCCGGATGAGTTATATCAGTGGCAGCGCAGTGTTGCCACCACCAAGGCCAAGGAAGTTATCCAAGCCTTGATGTACAAACTTCAGTCCAACTACGACGAGGGGAAGCCTTTCAAGTGGACTTTCCCCGACACGATCTCGACCATGAAGGAGGTTGTCAAGGAATTGGTGGTTGAGGCGATGGAGGCGCAGGGCTGGAAGATGAAGAAGGAAAAAGGCCGCTCCTACACCATCAGCAAAGGGTCCGCTTCTGCTTCTTCCGGCGAGGATTGGTACGGCACCGTTAAGATCGCCGGGGAGAATAGCGGCATCAGCCTGTTGGTAGTGAAGACCAACCCGGAAATGGAGACGGGCTACGACATCATCACCAGTTCCGACGAGGGCGGTTTGGACCACCACCCGGACAACTGGCATAAGCATGTGGCCGGTGACGACGTTCATGTTCTGCATGAGGACTCCGGCTGGACCTGGATCGGCAGAATCCACGGCGAGGCGACACCGGCGGAAGTGCAGGCCCTTGAGTTGTTGAAAATCCACCACGACGGAGGCAAACCGAAAGCAGCATGAGCGACTTCTTCTTGGACTGGCACCTGGATGACTCCAACCCGCAGGTAGTCTATATCATGCGGGGCGTTCCGGGGTCCGGGAAGTCCTTCGAGGCGTTGTTGCTGGCCGCTGCGGAACAGATTTTCTCGTCGGATGGCTTCTTCGGTACGACTAAGGAGGAATATATCGCCAACTGGAAAGCAGAGAAGCTGGGGGCGGCGCACAACTTCTGCCAGAAGAACGTGCGCATGGCGATGCAGCGCCGCCTGACGCCTATTGTCGTGGACAACACCAACGTGGTGTGCCGGGACATCATGCCTTATATCGAGATGGCTTTGCGCTACGGCTACCGGGCCGAACTCAAGGAGCCAAGCTCGGAGTGGTGGCAAACGCTGGTGGTGCCGTACCTGGGCAAGTTCGTCGCTTACCCGGATGAACTGGAGGTTGCGGCCAAGACCCTGTTTGAGAAGTGCCAGCACGGGGTTCCCTTGGTTACGATCCGCAAGATGCTGATTCGCTGGCACGTCAACGTCTCGGCGGCGGACATGATGAAGTCGATCTTGAGGAGGAAGTGATGAAGGTCGTGGCTATTTCGGATCAGCACGGATATTTGCCGGATATTCCGGCCTGCGATCTTCTATTGATCGCCGGGGATATTTGCCCGACCGTCAATCATCGGCCTGATTTTCAGGAGCATTGGCTCAACACCGACTTCCGCTACTGGCTCAAGAAGGTGCCGGCCCGCAAGATCGTGGGGGTGGCGGGCAACCACGATTTGATTTTTCAAAATGCGCCACATCGGGTGCCGACGCTTCCCTGGACCTACCTTCAGGACGCCGGCACCGAGTTTGAAGGCTTCAAGATTTGGGGCACGCCCTGGCAGCTTTACTTCTTCGATTGGGCCTTCAACCTCTATGAACCCGATCTGCTCAAAAAGTGGGCGCTCATTCCCAGCGACACCAACATCCTCGTTGCCCATAGTCCTGCTCGTGGCTACGGGGATGACGCCCCACGGGGCCGGGATACGGAGAAGGTCGGATCGCCCGGTTTGCTGGCGAAGATCACGGAAATCAAGCCCAAGCTGATGGTTTTTGGCCACATCCATGAAGGCCGTGGCCAATGGCAGTTGAATGACACCATACTGGCCAACGTCACCGTGGTGGACGGCAAATATCGCCTCGTTTACCCTCCGATGGTCTTTGAACTCACGGGGAAGACCGATGACGGGCATCGAGATGCTGACCGAGTGGATTCGGCGGGTGGGCAATCGTAAGTACATGACCAATGAGTGGCTGATGGCGGACGACATGAAGGTGTACGTCCGTAGGGGATACCACGTTTGCGGTTTTTGCCTCGACGTAGCTTCGGTGGAAGTTTATGATAAGGGTCAAGGCACGTTCACGCGCTTTCTCGAAGTCGCCCACGCCCTGAACCCGTGGGATGCCACGTTTGTCGAGTGTGTGCATAACGAGCGCCTGGCTGCTTTCCTGGTTCGCAAAGGCTTTGCACGGGATACAGCCGACCCGCAGAGTTTTTACCTCAAGAAAGGATCGTGATGAGCGTCCGCATTCAACTTCGCCAGGGGGAACACGTCCAGGCAGCGATCCGCCGGTTCAAGAAGATCATCGAGCGCAGCGGCTTGATGCGTGAGGTTCGCCGCCGGGAACACTACCAGAAACCGTCGCTCCTGCGGCGGATAGCGAAGGCCCGCAAGAAGAAGGCCGCTCAGCGCAAGGAAAGCGAAAATGGACAACGACAATAAGAAGAACGCCCACGGCGGTTATATGAAGATCGCTACCCTGGGGGACTATCTCGAACACGAGCGAATCAGTCGGGAATGGGTGCTGAAAAACCGCCCGGTTGAGGAACATGCCTCACACCAACGCCGATGGGCAGAGGCCGAAGAACGCCGGGCTGGGATACTGGCACGGTTTCCGTTCAATGTGGTCTGCGAAGGTTCTTATCCAGAACATGATGTTGCCCACCGCTGGTGCTGGCAACAGTTCGGCCCGGTCCAGACCAACAAGTGCTACGACCATTACTCCGAGTACCCGGCTTGCCCCTTGGTCTTGGAAACCAGGGAATTAGCGTCGGGTAGCAACAAGGACGGTTCTCAATGGGCTGAATGGCGATATAAAGACCCCGGCGAGCATCGGCATGAGGGTGTGTGGACCACCTTCTGGCACGGCAAGACGGGTTACGACTACGGATTCTCGGAATACTGTTTCCAGAGTGAAGCTGACCGGGATCGCTTCAAGGAAATAGCGGAGAAGCTGGGTCTGGGTGAACTTTACGAAGACGACATGACCAAACCGGGGTGCGATCCTAATGGGATTCCGGGGGATGGTAAGGCCATCTGATCTGATCGACGCCATCGGCGGCAGGTATTACGTCTTGCTCAACTGCGAGTTGATGCACCGGGCGGATTTCGACCTGGGTTGCACCGACGAAGAGGATAACGAGATCGCCAGTTGGGATGAGGCCGAAGACGCTCTGGATGAAGCTAGGTGGTATCGGCGGTCAATGAAAGCGTTGGGCGTTTTTGTGGAACCACGGGTGTTCCTCAAGGATGAGAAGGGGCGGATTTACGAAGTCTTCTACAACGACTACGGCGAGGTTTACTACTGCCCGGAAAGGTGCTTCTGATGCTTCCTCTAGGCAACATCATCCGCAAGTTCAACTTCGCCGCCCGCAAGTTGGAAATTACCACTGACTTTACGGCACCCCTAGACGACCTGACCCTCCACACCTTCCGGTGCAGCGAGGTTTACAACGTCGAGTATCTGGGGTCTAATATCTGGGGGCTGCCGGACCTGGGGCGAACGGTTCACCTGACGGACTGGCAGCTTTTGAGTGTGGAGCCACGTTGATGGACGAAGAACGAGGTATGCTGGCGTTGGGCAAGAACGGGGATTGGGAAATGAACCTCGATGAAGCGGGGAACTTCCTGGCCCTCACCATCGAATACTCACCGCACAATGAACAGGGGGAGGTCGATTCGCAATGGTATTGGGACATCCTGGTACACAGCGAGGACTCGCTGACCCGTCTCATGAAGATGGTCAACAGCCCGGTGGAGGAACGGCCCGCTCACGCCATGATGGCTTTCGGCGTGTTCAACGGCATGGCGGTGGAGTTCGTGTGGGATGACGAGTTCGAGGACCGCATCTTTCTCAAGGCCATTGGGGGAGTCAATGGCACCTTCATCTGGACCGTGGCGGGCCAGGCGCTCAAGGATTTCGCCGCCTGCCTCAAGGACTTAATCGAGGACTTGAACAAGTGAAACCGAAAGAGATTTTTGAAAAGCTCAAGACCCTCAACATCCGCATCTTTGCGCTGCGGCTGGGAGGGCACCGCCGGGAAACGATGCTCTATATCCACCCCGATAAAAGCACGGCGCAGTGGCGGAAAGACCTGGGTGATTTCCGTGACCACAGCGAGCGCGAAACCAGCGATTGGGCGGATGATCGGGTCTGGAACGATCTGACCAGCTACCTGACCGGCCTGGGCTATTGCCAGGTGGAGGATGTGGCGGCAGACGTGTTCGAGGGTCGTATTGCAGCGACCGTTGCCAAGCTCGTGGATGATCCTGACCACGAGGAGCAGGAGGACGGCTTTGGTCACTTCGGCTGGGAGAGCAAGCCATGCAAAATGAAAGAAAGCCCTTCGGGGAGCGAACAGGCGAGGACTATCTGAACGCCGCCAATGAGTCGATGGAACTGGCTCACGTTCTGGCGGGGCAGGGGCGCATCAGCGACCAGGACTTCCTCGAAAAAATGGCCCGTAGCGATAGCTTGGTGGACCATAGTGGGGAGACGTGCGGCATGTGCTTCAACATGATCGTGGGCGCTCAGGTGGCCCGTGAGATGTTGGAGGCGGGCGAATATGAGAATGTGGTCAACAAGTGGGCAACGGAAGCCCGCCGCCGCTGGGAGGAGGGCAAGTTCTTCAAACTGTGGCAGGAGGAAACAAAGGCCGGACGTGACCCACACAAGGCGTTCAAGGAACGGGGCTGGGAACCATGAAAGACATCTTCAAGCTGGGTGAAACGCACGTCGCCGTTATACCCACGATCATCAAAGAAATCGAGGACATGGAGAAGGTCGCCGCCGAGATGAAGGAGTTCGCCCGGAACAACCCCCACGATTACAAGGCGACCACGGCGGCGGTGATGAAAGCACCCCACCTGGAGGCCGAGAAGGACGCCACCGGACTGCTGCATGTGCGGGGCTATGACGACATCATCCAGAAATATAACCGCTTCATCATGTTCAACGGCTGGCTGTACCCCTTCCAGTTGACCTGGGTGCGCAACGCCACCCCCGAAGGCGTGATCGAGCAGTTGACCATTCTGGACTACGGACATAATCCGTTGGAATCGGAAATGATCCGCTGTATGGCGTCGTTTTTCTGGGATTTCGACAACAAGCCGGAGTGGCTGGCGGTGCAGCAGATTCTCGGCACCCCGCCCTACGCCGCTGTCCTTGCCCGTCTGGTGCCGCATGACGCCTAAAGAAGCAATGGCACGCATCGAGAGCCTAGAGTTCTCGGTCGAGTTCAACGTGTGCAGCGGCCTGGAACATTTATTGCGCTGCATCGAGGAAGATGAAGCCTTCAAGGTACTAGATACCCTGGAGCCGACCGGCAACCCCACGACCAGCGAGGGTGAACCGACCAAGAAGGCGACTCTGCACGAGCGCATTCTGGCACTGGTGTGTGAGCCGGCGGACCAGCAGTACGAACACCCCCGTGACATGGCCGTGGCGGCTTATTTGTGGTTGCTGCGGGATGCCCCGTTCTGGCGGGAAAATTCAGCCAGGTTGGTTTGGGTCAATCCGTTGAACGCCCATTGGTTCTGGGCAAGGAGGGTGGCTGAAAAGTTATAGGAGTTGACATGGAAGTTTTGGGAGTATTATTCATTCTGCTCATTGTGTGGTGGTTGTGGTGGATATTTCACCAGGATAGTGAGGACGATTAACATGGATGAGAAATTTACGTTTTTCTGGGGCGAGGCCCCATTTTCGCAGTGGTCGCCGTCCATATTTGAAGTTGGCGGCATCGAGTACACGCACGCCGAACAGTATATGATGGCCGAGAAAGCCCGCCTGTTTGGCGATACCAAGACACTTCAGAAGATCATGAAAGCCGACCACCCGTGGATCAAAAGGCGCTGGGACGGGACGTATCCCAATATGACGAGGCGACCTGGGTTGCCGCCCGCCGCAGCGTGGTCTACCGGGGCAATCTCGCCAAGTTCCAGCAGAATCCCGCCATGCGTGATAAACTCTTTGCCACGCAGGGCACTACACTGGTAGAAGCCAGCCCGAAAGATCGCATCTGGGGTATCGGCCTGGACCGTAAAGACCCCCGTGCGCAGAGGCGGGAAACGTGGCTGGGCAAGAACCTTCTGGGTGAAGTGTTGACCGAGTTGCGCGACAACCTGCTCCAACAAAAGGAAGAGGGATTGCGCAAAAAGAAAGCGACCTGAGCATGGTGCGAATCGTTCAGTGTTTGTGCCCGTCCCGGCACTGCATCTTCGCCATCTCCTACCTCCATCCCGACCTGAGCGACGAGGACGCCCTCCGGGCTGCGCAAGCCATGTGGGAGGAAATGTTGACCCAGGGCGTCAACCCCTGGTGCGCTTTGTGCAACAGTCGAACCCTGACCTTTGAGGCCGGCGAAACCCGCTTCAAGACCATGAAAGAAGCGTACCCGCATCTGAAGGAGATGGAGCTTCGCCAGATCATGACCCAGCTTCACCTACTCTCGGAGCGCAACTGATGTTTGAAAAAGAACTATCGGAGGCCACACTGGAGCAGTGCGAGCCGCTAACCGTTATCTTTGCCGAGTACATCCCGGTGGCCGAGATCGAGGATCATGTGAACGCCCTGAAGCGGTTCTACGCCAGTCTGGGCGGCAAGGTGGAGGACGTTCGTATTTCAATTACGAAGTTACCGGACGGGAGGAACCGGCTGGACTTCATTCCCAAGGTGCAACATGGATCATCGTGAAATCGGGCGGCGACTGGACCTCTTCATGCAGCACGAGCTTGCGCCCGGCTGTCCCATCTGGCTGCCCAACGGCACCATCCTCTACAACCTCCTGGCCGACCGCATCCGCAAATATAATGCCCAGCACGGCTACCATGAGGTTCGCACGCCGGTCCTGTGGAACCACGAGCTTTACAAGCTGTCGGGCCATTGGGATCACTACCAGGACTTCATGTTCGGGGTCCACGGGCGCGAGGAAGACAAGCTCTACAGCCTCAAACCGATGAACTGCCCTGGGCATATGCTCATATACAAGAGCAAGCAGTGGTCCTATCAGGACTTGCCCTACCGGCTCCATGACCAGGGCGTTCTGCACCGGGATGAAACGTCCGGCGCGATTGGCGGTCTGACCCGCTGCCGGGGGTTCTGCCAGGATGATGGCCACGTCTTCCTGCGGCCCGACCAGATTATGGATGAAGTTCGGGACATGGTGAAGATGGTGGATAACATCTACACCAACCAGTTTGAAATGCGCGACCTGCGCATGGTCCTTTCCACCCGCCCGGACAAGTTCATGGGCGACTCCGGGGAATGGGACCATGCCGAGGCACAACTGAAGCTTGCCCTGCGCGACCACAACTTTACCATCGAAAACGGCGGCGGGGCGTTCTACGGCCCCAAGGTGGACTTCTTCGTGAAGGACTCCCAGGCCAAGGAGTGGCAGACGGCGACGATCCAACTGGACTTCCAGTTGCCCCAGCGGTTTCAGTTGGAATATACGGACCAGGACGGCGTGCGCAAGACCCCCGTGGTCATTCACCGGGCCTATTACGGCAGTTTTGAGCGGTTTATCGCCATCGTGCTGGAGCATTACCAGGAGAAACTGCCCTTCTGGCTGTGTCCGGTGCAGGCGATCTTCCTGCCCATTACCGACCGGCACATCGACTACTGCCGGGTTATGCAGAAGCATTTCGCCGGTGTCCTTCCGGTGCGCACCGAGGTCGATGAGTCCAACAATCGCATCAGCGCCAAGGTGCTGCACGCCACGGAGCGTATGATCCCCTATATGCTGGTGGTGGGGGATACCGAAGTCACCAACGACACCCTGAACGTGCGCCATCTCTACGACAAGACCTGGGAAGGCGAAAAGTCGTGGCGCTTGGTGGTGGATCGCTTTTTCGCCCTGGAAAAGCCGTCGTTTTGAGATGCGGACCTATTATAAGTTCTTCCTGTTTCATTCCGCTCGCTCCCAGGAGACGATGTACTGGTATTGCGACGACAAACGCTTCAAAAACAAGGACGAAATAGTGGCAGAGTGTGTCCGTCAGGGCTATCTCTGCCCTGTTTTTGCGCCGTGCGTCACCGCTGTCTGGGAAGTGAGCCAGGCCGAGTATCTGGAGACGATGTATGAGGACTAATACATCAGCGTCATGAATGACACCAGCAGTATTAGTCCAAATATCGCCACCAGCGTCCACCAGCCAATAAACCACCATAAGGGCAGAGTTATCAGCCCGATGATGAGGAGCCAGCCGGAGAAGATGCGGAGCATGTTGTAGGCCACCATGTCCAAGTTGGGAGATCGGATCAGGTTGAGCCAGAGAACGATGAGCCAGTGGAACAGACCGCCGGCTATCCAGGCGATGCTGCCCAGGGGGCCGTCAACGGGATCGAAGAGGTTTTGCATGATTTTCTCCTGTAGTTAGTACGTTGAGGCGTTACGCCTCCTACTACTTATACGAGTGAGCCGTTGCATGATGACCAAGAAAGCTGCCCGGCGCTGGAAGGCTCAGGTGGACCGTGGGGAACGCCCGCCCATCCCTCGCAACGTGGCCTGGCTCTTTGGCAGGCCCGCTCTTGAAATAAAGGACGACATCGCCCACGCCATTCGCTGGGATTACGGCAAGGGACCGAAGGCTTTTGCCGAACGCCTGGTCCTCATGGGCTTGCTGGACAAGGACTTCAATTTCACGGACTTGGGCCGGGAATATCTGGAGCGGGGGCAAAAACAGGACGCCCCTTTATAAATAGGTTATGAATTTCAGGACGTGGCTGGAGTACGAAGAAGCATCCCCGCACGAGGCCGAGTTGGAAGCCTTCTTTGAAGGCATCAAGAATTACGTCCTGCGCTCCTTCCAGCCCTCCCAAGGCTTCGCCAGTTTCCGCTTTCCTAACTATCAAGCTCTCAGTGCGCCACGTCCGTTGGCCCTGGCGGCATCCACCATTCATCCAGGTAAACTGATTGAGGGCTGGGAAAAGGAACCTGGCGGCAAGGGTGGCGTTGCCCTTCGTGCTATCGCCGGCTCTATCGGCCACTGGACCGACCCGCAAAAGGAGAAATTCCAGCAGGCGATGAACGCGCCCAAGCACTTCTCGTTGCCCGCTCAGGTTGGCAGGGAAATGGGGTTGTTGTTCGAGATTGAAGCCTTTCTGTATCTCGTGCAGAAACATGGTCTTATGGCAATAGGCGGATTTGACCTGGCGGCGGCGCAAGCCGAACAGCAGAAGCTTGCCCAGCAGATGCAGGCCAAATTGAGCAAGCCCCTGGTGGCTCTGGTGATGGAGTTTATCCAGATTCATGCGGGCGGTCCTCCGCACGGTATGGGTGAAATGATGTATCAGAAGACGGTGACGCTAATAGGTAGGAACTGCAAGGTGGACGCCATCGAGTTCACTGGCGGTGGTGCGGCCCGTTATAACAAGATAAAGCAAGACACGGCGGATATTCGTATCGGCTGCGACCAGTTTATGCAAGACCAGCGCAGTAGCATCGGCTGGACGATGAAGGCTGGTACGGAACCGGAAATGTCGATTCGCCACCTGAGCATGAAGAAGGCGCTCCAGATTCTTGGTGGCAAGCGGTATTGGAAGCAGGCGGTGCGCATGGTCAAGTCCACGCTCGATAATCCGCTCATGGACCCTGCGGAGATGCGGTCGGACGTGATTCGCACGCTGACGAAGGTGGCACAGCGACGGTTTGCCGACAACCCAACTGCCTTTGTGCGGCTCTTGGAGCTTCTGACGACGGGTGGTGCAGACACATTGCCGGCGGCGAGGAACTTGGCCCGTGGCCTGGGCGGCGCAGGATGGTCGGGTGCCTTCGGCATGGACTTCGGAACTGGCGAGGGCGAAGGAAGGAAGCTCACGGCCCGGCTTCAGGCCAATCCAGCAGTGACGGTAGACTCCAATCCCACCTATATGCACATCACTTACCGGCTGCCTAACAAGGAACTCCAGAAGGGTCAAAAGGGAACTAACTACGGCACCAGGCTGAAATTTGAACCTGCGCCAGACTTGCGCAGTGTTGAAGTGACTGTGAACAATCTGACGGCGTTAGGCGGTCGTGGATATTAGTCCCGGTTGCTGGTAGACTCCTTGAGCAAGACCAGGATTACGAAGATCACAAGCACCAAGATTATGGTGCCCCAGCAGTCAAATATGGCCGTGCCGATGTCGTTGGCTGCAAACATTAAAAATCCACCTTGTCTTTGATGATAACCTCGTGTCCTTTGTCCTTGAGGATGCGGACCCGCTTGTTGCTGTGCGTTTCGAGGTATTCATTGATCTTGAAAATAAAATCGTAGTAGTTGAGGATTTCCTTGTCATCGGCCTGGCGCAAGCCACGACCGATGCGCTGCTCGATCTGGTGTTCGGCCTGGCCACCGGCGGCGTTGATGAGGTTGTGGACGAAGACATTGATGCCGGTGTTGAAGATGCCCTGGGTGGCGATGGCGACGACGTTGCCTTTGGCCCGCTGGAGCTTCTTGATGACCACCTGGCGGGTGTCCGGGGTGTCCTGGCCCTGGACCCAAAGGGCACCGGGGATCATTTTGGAGAGAGCGTCCCCGTGGGCCAGGCGCTCCACCAGGATCAGCGTGCGGCCCGTTTGCAGCTTCGCCAGGCGACTGACGATCTGGTGGAAGTGGTAGCTCTCAGCGATGCCGTGGGTAACGGCATCCATGTAAATATCCCAGGGAATCTGCGGTTCGGTGATGGGATAGAAGGTGCAGCGCGAGGAAGACAGAATGCTGCGCTCCTGAAGTTCCTTCGTCGTAATCTTACCGTCCCAGGTCGCCTTGGTTTTGAGGACCGGGCCGAAGAAACCCTTGACGAAAAACTTCTGCACGCGATCCGTCTCGCCAAACTTGAATGGTGTGGCGGACAGAGCTACACGCACGGAGCAGTCCTTCAATAGCCGGTAAACCTGCTTGGCTTTGGTGGTCATCATGTCGTGGATTTCGTCCACGATCAGGCACCTGATCTTTGGCAGCAGTCGCTTGATCTTGTCGATGGACTGGATGGTGGAGCAGGTGATGATATTTGGGTCGTGATAGCCGCCGCCCAGCATACCGCAGTAGGGGAAGCCCCAATTGCTGATCTCGTCGTAGTTCTGCTTGGCCAGGCTGATGCGGTTCTGGAGAACCAGCGTGGGCGTCCCTGGGGGCAATGTCTTGAGGATGCCAACCATGATGTAGGTCTTGCCGCTGGCGGTGGGGGCGAAGATAACGCCCCGGTGGTTCCTGGCGACCTGATTGATGAGGTCCACTTGGTAGTCGTGGAGGATAATGGGCGAGGCCGGAGTGCCGTCCACCCAGGTCTTGGGAAGCCACTGGTTGAGGAACTGCTCGTCTACCTTGTCAAAGCGGAAGGGAAAGGCGTGGCGCTCATCGACCAATTCATAGTCGATATTCTTGCGGTCGAGGACCGACTTGACTTCGGGCAACAGGCCGGTGAGGAACTTGCCGGGTTCGCGCTTGAAAAACTCGGTGTAGCCGTCCCATATTTTTTGCTTGTAGGCACGGTTGTGGAAGTAATTCCGCTCCCGGAAACGCAGGCTGGTCCACAGGAGGGTCTTGACCGAATCGTTATTGGTGATGAGCCAGGAGTAGTCGTTCTGAATGCGTAGTATCGCTGCCATGCTCATATTTACGACTCCCTTCCCTGAAAGTCGTATTATAACCCATTGGCCCGCAAGGAAAAAGTCGGTTATCGGCGCTGGGACGGGATGTAACCCAACATGCGCCGCAGCTTTTCATCCACAAAATCTCGTGGGGCCATACCCGCTCGGTGATTGGGGACTATTTCCTCCTCAATCTCGACTTCAGTTACCTTTTCAACGGCGTAGAACCAGTCTGCCAGATGATCGCCTGCGATCCCCTTGCGCAGCCGGCAAAGATAGCGAAAGTAAGCGGCCACCTGGATGTGATCGTGAGGTACGGTGGCACTCATTTGGCCACCGTGTCCTCTTTGGGTGCAGGTTTGGGCTGCTCCAGCGGTTTAGCTGGTTGCTGAGTCTTCGGGAGGGGCCTTATCACCCGGCTGCGGCCCCGAACCATCCTGGGTACTTTTCGACAGCACATCCTTCCCTCCTTTGAGTATGTGGCTGGGATAGCTTATATAGCCGTCCATGCCCTCTTCTTGCTTCTTCTTCTCGTCGTACTCGAAGAAGGAGGAGTAGTTGTCGTTGATGATGACCTCCAGATCGTGGTGGTCGATGTAATAATCCTTGTATTTGCGGCGGTCCAGTGGGTCGTAGATGCGGAAGAACAACTGGCCGTCCACACCCCGGAGGAGGAAACCCTTGACGTGGTGGGCCGGCGTTTCATTGGGCTGGAGGGGTCTTGCCATGTGACATCACCTTTGGTTCGATTAGGGTTCCAGGCATGAAAATACCCATGTATTCACGCATGTCGTCGTAGATCGCCCGTAGCGTCCCCGTCATGGGATTCTTCTTGCACTCCTCAATGTGGACATCGCAGAAGTGGTGCCAGAAGAATGTGAAAAGCAGAAAACCTGCCTCCGTCCAGTCATATTCCTCGAAGGCGGCGTTAATGCGCTTCTTAAAGTCCAGCCACTCATTCCAGACCGCCTCATTCTTGCCATCGTCAGTCTGCAAGTCCAAGAAACGCTTGGCGTTGCGCCACTTATTGACGCAGCGCTTGCCATATTCCATGACGACGGGGTTGATGCGGGCGTCGGACCCGACCTGGGGTTGTGCGGCCCAATAGCGGACGCCATCCGAAGTATGCTGGTCCATATACTTGCCAGGAGGGACGAAGTTGCCAGCCGTCTTGGAAATCTTCTTCCCTTTATCGTCCAGAGCGTGCCCGCAGATCACTATGGTTCGCCACGGTATCTGGTCGTTGTGAAGGACGCTTTTGATGATTGTGAAGAGCGCCCAGGTGCGGATAATGTCGTGCGCTTGGAAACGAACGTCGAAGATTGGGCATTTGAGAGTGAGTTCGTACTGGTTGGCCTCGTGCCAGGCTAGTTGCGGCGACAGGCTGGACGTGTGCCAGGTGTCAAAAACGATACCCGGCTCGCCGGGGATGGGGATGCCGTAGTTCCGTTCCCGGCTGATAGACCAGTCCGAATCGCACTGATCCAGCCAGGAGAGGAGGCGGCCCTTGTACATCTCCGGCTTCCAAACGATCTGGTCAATGGCGGCACGGATGCGGGGCAGGTTGTCGAGGACTTTGATGAACCAACCCTCACCCCGGCGAAGCTCGACCTTAGCACCACTGCGCTCGTAGCAACCGTCTTCGGTCAACTCATTTTGGGAGACGGAAACCTTGGTGAGCGGGCAGTAGTAGTATTCCCGCTCGGCCTTATACGCCTGGCCCTTGTCCACCAAGTCCTTGAAGGACAGTTCGGCCAGTTTGATGGCGAAGGGGCAGAAGGTGGTGTAGTGGTGCCAGGACCAGGCCATTGCCAGGCGCATGAAGAGAAGGTGGTAAGCGATGGACTCGTGGTAGGAAAAGTCAATGATCTTGTCCTGGTCGGTGATTCCAGCGGCCTGGGCGAGCTTTTCGGTGGGCAACCCGTTGTTGTCGTAGCAATAGGGGTAGACTAGGTATTCGCCCTTGATGTGGCGGTGGTAACGGGCAATGAAGTCCATTTGGGCGTAGCTGAAGACGTGCCCCATGTGGAGGTTGCCGCTAATCGTAGGCGGCGGACAGTCGATGAGAAAGCGTTTGTTCTTGTCGTGCATGGTGGGTTTGTCCGGTGAGAGAGCGTGTGGAAACGACGGGGCCACGCTCCTCCACGGAGACGCAGCCCGAAGCCACGCCCACACGGACAACAAAACTAGCCGCAAGAACGGTCATGTAGGTATTATACGTCAGTGTCGCTCAAAACGCTACCCGAAAATGCCCAGGGCGGGACTCGAACCCGCACGGGAGTTACCTCCCACGGGATTTTAAGCCGACTTAAATCCCGTGTGTCTACCATTCCACCACCTGGGCTTAGACCTCCCACTCGGCGTCGATGCTGCGGTAAACCCGACCCTTCTTCACTTTGGGCTGGTCCAGGTCAAAACCCATGTGTTGCTCGATCACGCTTTTCACAGTGGCGGCATCCTCCATCCGTGGAATGGTGGACAGGGTATGGAGGGATGCCATCCAGAAGTCCCATTCCTTCTTGGTCCCGGCCTTGGAGGGTTCCAAGAAGCCGGACTGGCTGTAATCAGGATATTGAATGCCACCGGGGCCATGCTGCATAAAGCGGCGAACCTGGAAATCACGCCCGGTTTTATAGTGGGTCACGTCGCCAAGGGGTTTTTGAATGTGGCCGGACTGGCGCAGGAAGTTCACCTGTCCGGCGATGGCGGTAATAATGATGGTGTGCAAGGTCTTGCCCATTGAAAAAACGAGCGGCCCCTTGTCTTGGTTGCGGCGGTCGATGACGTTGTAATATATCCGCTCGACCGGCTTGATCTGCTTGGCTTCCTGCTCCCGCTGCTGCCGCCAGAGGGCTGTGAAGAGGGAACAATAGTCGCATTGACCAATCCACTTGCCATCCTTGAGGGTCATGTGGCAGAAGTGGGTGCCGTTCGCCAGGCGGTGGGTACGGCAGCCGTGGAACAGCTTGCAACCCTGTTTCGGCGGCAGGATGCGCAAGTCGAAAGGTTCGATGCCGTTGGGCAGTTGACAGAAGATGTTGTTGAGGTTGCCCATGAGGGCCTATCCTACCCCGTTTTTTCTAGCAGGTAAAGGTTGAATACTTCAGGATTTGGCAGTACAATCAGAGTGGAGAGGTTGCGCCTTCCACGGAACAAAGGTACAGTAGCCGACCCTCTATTTCCTTCCTGCCGGCTATATACCAGCATGGACTTCACCGAATTTCTGCTTGAGGCCAAGTTTGCCAAGATCATGAACGCCCTCCGGGGTGACGTGCCGCACGTCAACCAAATGGGCATCATGACCGCCCAGAATCCCTTGGGCGTAGAGGCCCCGGCCCAGCAGAACAACGCCGCCAACCGGGAGCTTCTGAAGGAGCTTCGTCGCGCCAACTTCCGGGGCTACCCGGTGAATCCCCGCTGGATAATGGGTAAGTTTGGAAATATCGAGGACAGCTACTTCATCCCGCATATCGACCGGAATACCCTCATCACCTTGGGTGCCCGCTTCGGCCAGCGGTCGGTGATCTGGGGCCAGAAGATGCAGGACGAAGATGGCACCTACATTCGCTTCGAGTATATCGACACCCCGGCAGAGACATTGCCTCTGGACCCGTCCACCTACCAGACATCGCAAACGAGGGACGTGGTTCTGGCCGGCAAAGAGGCGGCTGAGCGCAGCGATTTGTTCTCGGCCAAACCCTTTCCCCGCAGCGGCATCGACAAGCGCACCGGCAGGCCGGCGACGGTTCGGAAGTTCGTCATTCCCTTCTTTGATCCCACCTACGAGAAGGCGAAATTCGCCCCTGACAAGGCCAGTGTCATGAAGCCGGTCGAGGATTCCGTGTCCGCCGAACCCTCGTTCTTATCTTCCGAATTGCCGGACACGCCCGAAGTCCGGCGGCTGGTCGAGGAGATTCGCAACCGGGAGGGCAGCTTGTATGCCCAGGGTAAGGTGCAACGCTGGTATTGGGAGAGTCGGGGGCTGCTGGAAGTGTCCCTTCAGAAGCTTCGTGAAGTTCTTAAAGGTTAATTGTTGGATGGGTCGAAGGTTTCCTCATCCTCGTCTTCATCCAGGCCCAGGTCTTCCCAGGGCACCGTTTCCAGTTCCCCGCTCTTGATCTTCTCGGTTGTCTCCTTCATCTCTTCGAGGAAGGCGGCGTTGTCTGCCGGCCCGCCCATGAAGGAAATATCGTCGTAGATTGCATCCAGCACGTCCAACAAGGTGAAGTCCCGTTCCCCCATGAAGATGAGCTTGGCCTTGCCGTCGCGCATCTTGGGGTCATAGATGCTGACTTCCGTATTGAGCTTGACGGGCAGGTTGGCAAGTTCCCACATGGGGGAGTAGGAGACGCTGTAGCAGGTGAAGCCCTGTTCGTTGGGCTTGCCAATGCCGTGGAAGCCCGCTGACAGGTCGATGCTGTTCTTCTTCTTGTAGTTGTGGGTGCTGGCGTGCCAGTAGATTTCCAGGTGGTCCAGCGGTTCGGGGTCCGGCTCCATTTTGAGGACCATTTTGCGGGCGTCCTCGTGGAACTCGTCAATGTGCCGGCACCACGCATATTGCGAGATGAAGTCCTTCAGGTCAGGGAGCTTGGCCACCCCCTCGAAGATGTCCCGCAGCGTCACTCCTTCCTCGATCTCGCAGGAGCAGCGCAGCAGGGTCCAGATGTACCGAGGCCGGCGCTTTACATATTCACGCGCGTCTCCGTCCCATTTGTAGGACCAAATGCCGTCCTTCTCGATTTTGGCATGTTCCGACATAGCAGTTCCTTAATAGGTAGCACACTCCCGTAAGCAGGATTCTGTTCTATGCCATCATTTATCTCACAGGCCGTGGTGGGCCTGCGGCCTTGCGGCTGCACCTACCAGACCCGTTGCCCTGCTCACCGGCTGGGTCTATTTGGTTTGCACCCTCCGGGGTGGTAGCGATACTGAGCCTTGCGGCTGTTCTCTCCCCCGTTAAGCAGTGGTGTCCTGACTTTCCTCTATCCCTTGCGGGACAGCGATGGCTCGGAGCGCTACCTAGTTAGTGATTGTACCAGGGATTTGGCCGGTTGTAAAGCCCCTCAATCTTCTGAGCCGCCGTCCGTTCCTGGGTCAGCGTCCTCCGATCCGTCGTCGCTCCAGGTCACATCCGGCGAGTTCCAATCCCAATCATCTGCGTTTTGAAGCCGCAATCGACAGACATTTCCAAAAAGGAGACGCCGGCCAGAGTCGTCATGGGTAATAACCGACTGGCTAGGATTAGCCGTTACCACATAACGGAAACCTGTGGTTTGTTCCCAACAACCTTGCCTCACGACCTCCTGAATAATGTAGCGACCGGGCCGAACGTAGAATAGCAGATCGCCGTTCCTGTCCGTTTCGCCCACTATCCTGTCATTTGCCAGAATGCGCCATCCCGCCAGACCTTCCTCGTCAGGGTCCAGTTCCCCATTGCCATTACGGTCGTTGAACTTGTGAACCAGAATGGCCACCTTGATAGGTCCAGGCTCGGCACTATCATCGCCGCCGCCTCCTCCACTTAAATTTCTTGGCGGGCCAGTTATCACTGGCTCAAAGGGATTGTAGGGCGAAACCACAAAAGGAGGATTCTGATTGGGCAGATAAGGCAGGAGGGATATAATCGCGTAGAGTATCTTTATCTTTAGCAATGCTCGCAGAATGTCTCCCTCAAGTGCCAAGTCAGGGTTTTCACCTGGGGGTTTTTCGCCACCGTCTCCTGGGGGCTTACCACCGCCACCGCCACCGCCACCGCCACCGCCACCGCCACCACCACCACCGCCACCATTTTGGGGAATTACCACGGTTTGTTCGGTGATTCCTCCCTGGTCGTTAGTAGCGTGGTTATTGCTGTCGCCGTTATAGTGAACCGTCCATGTATATTTGCCGGGCACCGATCCCAGGGTGAAGCCGATTGGGGTAGCATAGGTTCCATTGCCGTTGACCGTTACCGTCTCAGTGTCCACCGTATTACCGCCCGGCCCCGTCAGGGTGAAGGTGATTGTGCCAGTGGGCGAAAAACCGCCGGCCAGGATCGCTTTGTCAGTCAGGATGGCCGAGGCCGGCAGGGTCACTGTGTTGGGGCTGGCGTTCGTAACCAGCGTGGGGCTGTTTGGTGTAATCACTGCTCGCTCCTGTGCAGGATTACTGTCGCTGAGGCTGTTGTTGTTGCCGTCGCCGCTGTAGGTGGCGACCCAGAGGTAGGTGCCAGCGCCCGCCCCTGTGAAGCCGATGGGCGTTGTATAAGTGCCATTCCCATTGACCGTGACCATCTCCGTGTCCACAGGCAGGATTCCACCGTTGAGGAATAGTCTGAAGGTGATAGTCCCGGTGGGGTCGAATCCCCCGGCCAGGATTGCCTTGTCAGTTAGCACTGGAGCCGGCAAAGGGGCTGTGGCGGGGCTGGCGGCTGTGAACAAGTTCGGACTGGCCGGTGTAATGACAACCCGCTCCTGGGTGGGATTGTTGTCGATGGTTCCATTATTATTGGGATCGCCGCTATAGGTAGCGACCCATTGATAAGTGCCGGCTCCTGTGGCTGCATTCAAGGTGAAACCGACAGGTGTGGTGTAGGTGCCGTTGCCAAGTACCGCAACCATTTCCGTGTCCACGGGCAGGATGCCGCCGTTGAAGAACAATCTAAAGGTGATGCTGCCGACCTCGAAGAAGCCGCCGCTCAGCGTAGCCGAGTCCTTCAGCACCGTGGGTGTGTTGCCCAGGGTGACGGCGCTTGGATTGGCGCTGGTGGTCAGTGTCGGATTCGCCGGACTTACGACGGTTTGTTCTGCGGTCCCTCCTTGGTCGTTGGCGGGACTGTTTGCGCTATCGCCGCTGTAGTGAACTGACCATGTATAGGTGCCGGCCACTGATCCGGTGATGGATATATTGGTGCTGGCGCTGTAGGTGCCGTTACCGTTGACCGTTTCGGTCTGGGTGGACGAGAAACCGCCTGGGCCGTTCAACGTGAAGACGATGGTGCCTCCAGGGGAGTTGCCGCCGGACAGCACTGCCGTGTCGCTTAGTGATGCTATGCTCATCCCCAGCGTGATGGCGTTGCTGGCGGTGGTTATGAGCGTGGGTTGGACCACCGCCAGAACCTTGAAATTGTCCGTCTTGCTGTTGTTATTTTCAAAACCGAAATTGCTGTGAGGATCACCCGGATTATAGTCCGCCACCGGCGTCAGCCACACCTTGTAATTCCCCCCTGGGTTGGGCGTGGTGCTAAAGGGGAAAAGACCCACCGTTATGCCGCCGAAGACCGAGACGCCGATAGCGTGCGTCGTGCCGAGGTAAGCGTCGAAAACGCCCGCTGCTGAAACATGGGCCTCACGCTCGGTGATCGGGTCGGTGGAAAGTAGAGTGGAGCCGTTCGGGTCGGTGACTTGAAAAAAATAGTCGCCGCTTGGGGTGTTGCCCTGGTTGCTATTGCCGACCCGGATATAAACGTCCGACTTGTTGGCGAAGTTGTTGCCGTTGATCGTTGACCCATCCACGGTGGTGGCAAACACATTACCAGCAAAAGAGGGGCAACATCTATCTTCTAACTGCTCAAGCCTTGGGCGGAAGGTATTTCGCATACCATATAAATTGTCCTCGTGTTGAAATTCTTTTAGTGCCCCCGCCAGGACTCGAACCCGGACTCCCGTTACAGGAACTTGGGCCTAAGCCAAGCGCGTCTACCCTTTCGCCACGGGGGCTTACGGTCGCCTCGCTGAAGCGACCCAGATGACCGAGTGTTTGGCGCGACTTGCCGCCGTGTACGCCCAGCGTTTATGGTCCCAGCGATCACACACCTGCTCGTAGACCAGGATATTGTCCCACTCATCGCCCTGGCTCTTATGGCAGGTCACGCAGTAGGCGTAATCGAACGGATTGGGCGGCTCCCAGCCACCCTTTAATTCGGTCTTCTCCTTGCCGAACTGCTCCCGGTCGTACCGGATGTAGTAATAGATATGCCCGTCCGACTCGAAATCGAACATATCGGGCTTGTGCAGGGTCTTCACCACGCCCTGCATCCCGTTGAAGATGCCCAGGCGCTTGTTATTTTTCAAGCACATGACCCGCTCGCCCCGCTCGATGAGGGCCTTCTTGCCCAGGTGGTGGCGGATGCGCTCGTTGGTGTTGACCCGGAACTTATTGTAGGCGCAGATAATCTGGTCGGTGTTGGTCAGGTGTTCGTCCTGAATGTCACTTACCGTGCCGATCTGGACCTTCTGGCGTTCCGTGAAGGTCCAGGGCGAGCGGCCTTTGCGAAGGTGTTCGGCAAAGTGGGCGATCTCTCCAGCGTTGCGGTGGACCATCTCCAGTTTGTACATTGGGTCCATCATCAGGTTGAAGTCGCTGCCGACCGGCTCAAGCTGGCCGTGGTCGCCAACGTAGATAATGGGCAGCCCGAAGGACTGGAGATCGGTGTCCAGGTCTTTGCTAACCATCGAGCCTTCGTCAACGATGAAACCCTTCTTGGTGAAGTCATCCGGGTGGATAAGGTCGAAGTAGATGTGCCCGTCGTACTCGTAGGGCCGGTAGATGGTGCTATGGATCGTCTGCGCCCCGTGAATGCCCTTGCGCCGCAGGACGTTGGCTGCCTTGCCGGTGAAGGCACAAACGGCCCAATCAGAAAGCTTCTGGACCAGAACCGAGATGAGGGTCGTCTTGCCGGTGCCGGCGTAACCGCCTACCGTTTGGATTGCCTCGTTCTCCTTGTTCTGGAGAAGCTTCCTGATGATCGTCTTCTGTTCTTCGCTCAGGTCCGGCATGTTTTTCTTTCTCTCGAAACTTCCAGCATTTCTTGCAGTAATCGTACTGCGGCCAGTTCGGTTCCCCCAGGCCCGCCCAATAGAAGGTGTCCCAGGCGTGGCCAAAGGTAAGGAAACAAACCACCCGCCGCCACAGCGGCGGGTGGGGAACGAACAGGGGAGGCCAACAATCCCTGGGCCAAAATTCCACTATTTCACCTTCCTTGGCGATTCAAACGTGACCTGTACCCCGCTGCTGCATTGGCCCTTGGTCATTTTGTTCAGCAGCCGACCACGGAAGTCGATGGTCAGTTTGATGGTGTAGTCGTACTGGCTGTAGAACGTACCGTCCATTGTCTCCTTGGTATACAGCACGTCGTCTTTGAAGGTCCAGGTGCCGTAATACCTCGTCGTGCCGAGGGTACAGTAGAATTTACCACCCGGTTGGAGGACATAGACCCCGGTGTGGCCCCCGTAGTTCCACTGGAATTCATGTCCGGTAAGGTGTTTGGCCTCGACCTTGGGAATCGGTTTGGGTATTGGGGCGGGAGCAGCCTGACACAGCCCGGTGACGTACAGGGCGATGCCTACCAATAACCACTTCACGACTAACCTCCGTGTCAGATTTCGTCTCGGTATTTTTCTCCCACTTCACGCTTGATGTTTCCATCAGGGGTCTGCTTGAATGTTGTCACCCGCAAGGGCCGCTCACCCCTGGCCCACTGAAGTCCCTCCTGTAGACCACGGACGATCTTATCGGCTACCGTCTGAGGCTCGCCCAGCTTTTCGCTGGCCTCCCACGCTTGTTCCAGACTGGAGCCGATCTTAGCAAATAAGTCCTCCGGCGAATAGCCGGGATAGGCCGTGCCAGTAGCGTGATATTGCTCGGCCTTCCAGTGGCAGTTATCCTGGTCGTCGCCGGCGCAGAGTGTGATGCCGTTCTCCGGGACGTATCCGCCATTGGGCATGTCGTGGCGGTCTTCAATATGATGGGCGTCCAGTTTCTTGGTCTTGCAGCCGCACATGACGCACTGGTGGCGGTCCCGCTCGAAGCAGGTGGTGCGGAAGGCTTCACGAATCGCTTTCTTTTCCTGCTTGCTCATCGGGCTTCTCCTTGGTGCGTTTTTGCGCCGCCCAGCCCGGAAAGTCGCCGGGCTTGACGTGGTGACAGCCCTCCGTGGGTGGGTCAGCGAGCGTCAGCCCGCAGCTTGGCATGTGTTTGATCTCGCCGCCGCCGAACCAGATGCGATACCAGCCCGGCCAGTCGCCCTTGGCGACCACAACGCCCAGGGCGTCTCGGTTCCATACCCACTGGAGGAGTTCAAAATCCGGGTACTCCGGTTCCTTGATGACGACCTTGCGGCGCTTGCCGTCCTTGTCGTACATGCTCGGCCCGGCGTGGCCAGCAAAATTCAGGTCGGCAAAATAAGAACCGATCTCCTTCTCGTTTCGGATTTGTAGGAAGCTGCCCAAGGCAGCTTCCAGGTCGGCGGTGCGGTCCATGATCTTGCCGTTGTAGACGATCTCCCAGCCCTTGTCGCTGCCCGCCGCCCCGTAGGCGATCTCGCGCAGTTCCAGGCAGGAGTCGTGGTCCAGGCAGCCCTTCTCGGTGAAGGCGGGGCCGACGATGCGAATGACGAAATCACGTTGGCTCGCCAGCAGGGTGAGGATGGCGATTTGCAGCTTTTCCTCGTCGCCGGTGGACCAGTAGTAGCGGGCTATTTCCTTGTCGCCCTGCTTGTTGATGACCAGTTCGCCGGCACGCCAGGGGTGGCGGACGGTTTCGTAGGTTTTGCGCAGCGGCTCTCCTTGCGGTGTCATTTGGATTCCTCCGGCCATTCAATCAGGTCTTTGGTGGCGTTCTTCAGGGTTTCGTAGTCGATAATTCCGTGGTAACTGAACTCATTCTCCCCGGCCAACTTGCAGAACTCTCGCAGGGTTTCGTCCGACTCCATCATGCCTAGAACTGTGTCCAGGTTCATGCCGTTGTCGTGCATCTGCTGGTATTCTTCAACCGGCGCTGGCGGGTCATCCCGGAGTTGCTGGCCGAAGACAACCTCCTCGTCCACCATGACCCGCAGATAGCCCCAGCGGTAACGGGCGTATATTTCCTTGCCGTCCGCTGTCTTGCCGTTCCACGAGGAAGGGCAGCCGAAGCAGGTCTGCTCTACTTCGGTAACTTTGATTTTCTCAAGCGTGTCTTTATATTCTTTCATGACCAGTATCTTTTCCATCGCTGCCACAGGGAGTGATATTTCTTCTGATGCTGCTGGTGGTCCTGCATCTCGGCCACGTCTGTAGTGTGGTAGCCGCAGTCCACGCAGGTGTACTCCTTCTCCAAGGTAGACCCGTCGATCACCGTGCCGTCTTCGATGGGTTCACGGGAGTCGAACAGGAATTCCATCTTGGTGCGGGGCGGGATCGGACCAAGGTTGTGGATTTCAATTTCTGGCACCGTCAACCCTCCCGACGAATACTCTCCCATTGAATATACTGCGGCGGAACCCGATCCGTCAACCAAACGCCGTTCTCCGACTGGAAGAACTTGTAGCCATCTCGGTGCATGTCTCCCGACCGGACCACCAGGATGATCGGCTTGCCCCGCCGGGAACCGACCTTGATGGCGGTGTCGGTATCGGGTGACAGGTGGACGTGGTGGCGATCCATCCGCAGCAAACCCTTGGTCTTAATTTCGGCCAGGAAACGATTTACCGTCCCATGATATAGTAGGGCCGGCGGCTCCTTCTCTTCAAGCTGGAGGTCAACGGGCGTTGAATGGCCCTGGTTGGCTCGGATGAGGGTCTGGGTTGAGTCCAGCGAAAAGCGCTTCTTGTCGTTGAGTTTGACGCACTCCTTGATTTCTTCCAGGGTCACAGGGAAGTGCTTCTGGCGGGCACCTTCGATGACTGCGGCGATTGAAACCCACCCGCCGGGCATGAGGGTGAGGCCAAGTTCCTCCGGCTCGTGGCGAAGGTACTTGGCAAGGAATTTGCTAACACGGATGAGTTGAGGAGTCATCTGGCAGTATTCTGTTTGAGGTAAGTGCGAAGGCCGTGCAGCAGGGCGTCCAATTCACCCCAGACCGGCCATTTGACACTGGTGATGAAGCTGGGGTCGTCAGCCGTCGTCTTGGCCCATTTGGACCAGTTTGGACCGCTGTACGAACCAATGTGACGGTCGTTGGCGTAGGCGTTTTTGGTCTGGTAATCCCGATCCAGACTCCCGGCACAGGTCCACAGTCCTCCCCACAACACGCCAATGGCCCTGGCCCAGAACTCTTCCTCATTCTCTTTGGCCTGCCTGACAACATTGCTGTCACCGAGGCACAGCCGAAGGTCGCCCGTGTAGACGTTCCACAAGCTGGGGTAGCAAAGAGTTTGATCCTTCTGCGTCATGGAGGTATTGCGAAACGCCAGGTGGATGGTCAGGAGATGATTCGTGGTATAACAAAGCGAATAAACCTGCCAGGGAAAGGCGAGACGGAAATGCTCGTCCTTGTAACGGGAGTTCTCACTGCCAATACGCACAACCTCCCTAATGAAGATGGTGCGACAGGTGGGAGGGCGCTCAATAACGGCGATTCCCTGCTCGTAATAACGAAGACCGTCCACGTCTTATCTCCCGAACAGGGCGAGCAGCGATAGTCCGACAAACAATAGGACAACTAGCACCCACCATAGGGCTTTCCAGTTTGGGACCGACTTCGGCACCCACATAACCACATGGGGCTTGTAGAGCCGTTGGGCTTGTTCGTTGTTGATCTGATCGAGGAACACCTTGCAGTTGCCGCAGTAGTGTTCCTGAATGTCGTCCCGGTTGTAGCTGGTCATGCCACACAGGTGGCAGGTGATCCCACCGTCCCGGACGGTGTACAGTTTGCCCTGGGCGACGTACTGCCTCGTCGCGTCATCGAGATGCCGTTGAACGATGCGCTTGTCCATGTCAGCTTCCGTAATGCACCCGCTCCCCGAAAATATGCGGCACGAAGCGGCTCATATTTTGAGTGATGCGGCTGCCGTCCTCTCGGATGCCAATGCCGCAGGCCCAGCCGTTGACGATCCAACTGCCGATGACCGGGAAGTGACCGTCAAAGTTGGGCAACTCCCAAAGCTCTTGATAAATCGCCGGGCCGGTGTACGGCCCTTCGGTTTCCTCCACCTTGACCCCATGCTCGAACACGGCGATGTTGGCCCCCTCACGGGCCAGGATCGGCTTTTTCACATAATCGTTGATGCCGTGAATCTCCATGTCGGTGGCGTCGAAATATGCCGCCAACAGGTAGGTGTTGTTGGGATACAGTTCCCAGAGCGTTGGAAGCAAGGCTTTATTGCTGAGCAGCGACTTCCAGGGCGGCTCCCACCACTTGGTCCGGGCGCTGCGCAAGTAGGGACCGAACTGCTCGCGCATCAGCCATTCCCAAGGGTAGAGCTTGAAGATTTGTTTGATCTCCCGCTCCTGCAAGTCCGTGAAGATGCCGCTGGCATTGTTCCAGCCCACGTCGTCAATGTCCAGGTACTCTACTCCGGCGATGGGGCCAAACCCGGCCTGCACCGCCACGTCCTTGAGATACTGGACGGTCATGTAGTCTTCCAGGTGGCCCTTGAGCGCCGCAAAATAAAAGCGCTCGTCACCGACCTCCTTATAGATGGTCTGGAAGACTTCCATGAGGCGGTCGTGGATGCTGTTGAACTGGTCGCCCGCCGGGTGGACCGCCTTCAGCCAGTGCCACTGAATGACAGAGGCTTCCAGCAGGGCGGTCGGCGTGTCGGCGTTATACTCAAACAGCATGGGGTCTTTGCCGGGCTGGAAGCAGAAATCGAACCGCCCGTAAATACTGTGTTCGTCCTCCTCCCAGGAGCGGATGATATATTCCTCGTAGCCCGGCGGAATTTGAAAACGCTCAAAGAGGTTGTTGTCGATGACGTGCTGGACGACCGCCAGGCACATCTCGTTGAGGGCGTAGGTGGCCTTCTCGATCTGGTCAATTTCCTGGCGGGTGAACTCGTAGTACGCCGACTCGTTCCAGTACGGCGTACCGTCTTCGGACGTGTGAAAATACAAGCCCTGCTCTTCGACAATCTTTTGCCAGTTCTCACGAGGCTGTATTTCCACCCGTTTCATTGCTTATACCTCTTCTCAACTCGGTCCACGATGTCAAACATGGTTTGCTCGTCGTCCGAGTCGGTATAAAGGGTCTTGAGGCCCGCTGATATTTCCTGCTGGCTGACGTGGAAAGCGAGGATTGGCTTGGGCAGGTCCAATAAAGCTCCCAGGTCACGGACGGCGTTTCGATAAGAATGGCACTCGTCGTCCACCACCCCAATGCGCAGTTCCCCGTCTCGGAAGGAGAGTGGCAAAAGGTTATACACCGTCGCCAGCGTCTCCGGTATCAGACAAATCGCTTTCCGCTGCGTGTTATGCGGTTCCTTCCAGGTGTCGTAGTGCTGCATGGTTCACACCATGTCGAGGCCACCGACAGCGCGATAAAACTCGCGCCAGTACAACCGCCCGGCAAAGTTGGACGTGCAAAGACTGACTCGCTTGACCAACTTGCTTCCAGGCAAGGGCCGCACGAACTCTCCGGCGAAGTGGTGCATCCCAGGGCAATGGTTGAAACAGTAGGTCACTTCCACCGGCCCCTCCACTTCCCAACCAAAGGCCAGAGGGTTATAGGCCGCAGACTCCCGATATTCTTCGGGAATATAGACGTAGTTGCCGGCGTAGTCGTTGGGCTTGGCCGTGCGAATGACTTTGCGGTGGACTCGACCTTCGTTGTAGGTGACGATGCGCCCGTCGCTGGTGACAAGCGATTCCCAGCCGGTTTCGCTTTCCTCGAAAGGCTGGGTGGCCGCACGGATGGGTTTGGGGCGGGGCAGGAATATGGCTCCGAGGAGCGCCCCGCAGAGTTTTAGGAAGTTGCGTCGGATCATGGTCTTAGCCCCCGGCAGCCGCATGGCCCATGCCACCGAAGCCGCCACGAACGGAGATGGAGGGGGCTTTAGCGCCGCCCCCGGAAGCTATGCCGTGGCCGCTGAACACGGCGGTGCCGCCAGCGTGAGGGAAAATGACGGTCCCTTCCGTAGACGGTATTGGGACGGCGTGAGGATAAATCAAGTAACCGCCGCCCCTGGCAGGCCGATCTCGTTCGTCCTCAGTCGGGTGATGGGTGCTGCACCCAGCCAGAATGAGAGACGACGAGATCAGCCACAGGTTGATTTTCTTCGAGAGCCTGCTATTGAACCACATTTAGCGGACCACTTGGCCGACGAGGTACGCGATCCCCAGCAGGATCGACCCGATGACGATGGCCACGGCGATGTTCTTGTGTTCAGACAGTTCGCGCTGGAAGTGGACTTGTGGAAACAGCCAGTCGAACAGCTTGAACCCCGCCAGCATCAAGCAGATGCCGATGGCTCCGAAGATCAACGAACCGAGGACACCCTCACCGATTTTTTCGAGGGACAGTTCGGCTAACAGGACCATTTTTGGCACTCCTTTGTTTTTGGGGCGAGTACGCCGGGAATTATACCGGCTTCCTGTCGGGCTGTAAAGCGATTCCGGGCGCGAAGCAGCGCAGCATGGGTAGCAGGGCTTCGACCGTCTGGGCGGAAGGTTTCTGCCCCTTATTCTTGTTGTAAAACTCCATGAGGGTCGAGACAACCTTGTTGACCTTCCAACTACGCATGTAGTGATGGAGATTGGCGTGCAGGTCGGTGAGGTCGATGTCGTCTTGTCCCGGTTCGGCCAGCCAGCGGCGCAGTCGGCCCAGGAACCGGCGGATACCCGTAATGGCCTTATCATCCCAATCGCCGCCGTCCTGGTATGGCCCCAGGAACATGAGGTAGAGGCGCAGTTCATCCGGGTCGTAGGCGTCCGGGTTGACGGCGTTGCCCTTGCTCTTCCCCATCTTGGCCCCGCCCGCCGTAATCATACCCTGGTGGATCACCTGTTTGAACGGTTCCTCCTCTTGCACGATCCCCTGGTCGTAGAGGAACATATTGATGAAGCGGGCGTAAATCAGGTGCATACAGGCGTGTTCCGGCCCGCCTACATACAGGTCCACTTGCTGATATTTCTCCGGGTGCAGGAACGTGTCCGAATCGTTTTCAAGATACCGGAGGAAATAAAAGCTGGAATCCACGAAGGTGTCCAGCGTGTCGGTTTCGCCCTCGACGGGGATCGGACAGCCCCAGCGGCGCTGGCGGGAAACGCACCAGTCGTGCAGGTTCTCCAGCCAGGCCCGCTGCTGGTTGAGGGTGCCGATGGGGTAGTCGATCTTGTCCAGGTTGGCGATCAGGCGGTCCTTGTAAGCCGTGGTGCGGAAGAACCACTGGTTGAGCGACCGCTGTTCAATCTTGGCCTGGCAGCGCTCGCAAAAGCCGCCGCCACACTGCTCTTTGGCCAGTACGGTGTCGCAGGACGGGCAGTAGTTGACGGGACCGAAGGCTTTGTAGGCCAGGCCGTTCTCGCGCAGCAGGGTAAAGAGCCATTGCGTCCATTTGATGTAGGATGGGTCGCACGTCACCAGTTTTTCCTGGTACACCGTGTTCATGTGTCGCATCTGGCCCCGGAAGCGTTCGATGTTGGCCCAGGTAACGGTGGCCGGGTCGCCGCCGATGGAACGGGCGTAGTTCTCGGCGGGCAGGCCGAAAGCGTCGTAGCCAAAGGGCTGGAAGACCTCGATGCCCAGGTAGCGCAGCCACCGGCAGTACGAGTCCACGATGGCGTAGTTGTAGTAGTGCCCCAGGTGCAGGCCGGCACCGGAGGGATACGGGAACATGACGCAGCAGTAGAATGGCTTGCTCATGACCTATGGTACTGTGGGATCGTCGGGTTGTTTAGTACGATTGGGCCACCATGTCCGCATGTTGGCTTCTGCCGCCTCCTTGGGATAGCGCAGAAATAGGAAAATAAGAAACTCCCGGCGGACACCTTCCGGGAGTTGGTCGATCTTATCGAGAATGATCTTTTCGTCTTCGCTCATGACTTCTTCGCCCGTTCAAACCGCTTGCTATCACTATTATAAGCGGCAAATAGGCGGAATTCCTTGACCACGTTGATGTCCCAGAGGACGCCGCTGGCGCAGTCCCAGCCGTAATACCAGTGGGATTCCAACCGCTTCTGGTAGAGGTAGGGGTTAATTTCCACACCGGCGTATTGTTCGGCCACGGCGGGCCAGTCAATGTAGTCCATGCGGAGCAGGCCCCGGTGCCGGCGAAAGGGCCGCATGAGTTCGGCCAAGCGCTCGTCCTGTTCCCAGGGCGGGCCGCAGGAGAATTCTTCCTCGAAGTCTTCAAACTCCTTGAGCGTGGTGATGACTCGCAAGCACTTTGGGTCCAATTCCAGTTCGTAGAAGTATTTCTCGCTGCCCCGGAACTCGGCGCACAAACACCAGTCGGCCCAGGAGCCGTTTATTCCCCACCAGAAGCCGGTTGGGGTCGGTTCGCGCTTTTCAACCGAGAAGATGGCGGGCTTGTAGTCGTGCTGGTCAGGCGGATATTCCACCTGGAGGCGGTTGATTTTCTTCTTTGACAGGTGCAGACGGTGCTTCCCCCGCAGGCGGTCGATGAACGTCCGCATCGCCTCGTTGATTGGACTCTCTCGGTGGCGACGTTGGTGGGCCTTCATTTTCTTGATGCTGGCTTCCATGTCCGGCGTCAAGTTGGGGTTTGGCTTCATCGGTTCTCCTCACCGGCTCTATGAGGCAATAATACCTGCGAACCATCTCTGTTATATTTACCTTGAGGATGGGGTTTCCGTTGGCCTCCTGCCACGGTCGCACCAGGATTGTCAACTCCTCTAAGGAACGGGCAGTACCAATCAGCCGACCGTCGAGGGTCTTGGCCTGGTAGATGCCCATGTCTTGACGCCACTCGATTTGATCCACGTCAACTCCAAGTTTACAGGCTGGCTTCACGCCACTTACTCCTTCCGGCCTCTTGGCGGTCTGCCTGGGACTCCTTTCTCCAGCACAGGGTCCGGCTACCGTTCCTGCCTACTCTCTCGCACCCCCGGTCACGCCTGGCCTTTTCATGCGGTTCCAGGTCCGCCTGAGCGACCCCCTTAGTATACTTCTAGGGGCGTGTTGGGCAGCGTATGGGCAAAAAACATGGCTGGTCCCAACGACCTTATAAGATATTCCGCCAACCATAAGGGTGCCAGCGTCGTAGGCCCGCTGGGAGTTGACCGGAGGAGTAGTGGCGGGTTTGTCCCGCAGTCCCTAGTTTCCACTTTACCACCCTGGGACTTTCCACGCACTCAGTTTGAGACTGAGGCTGGGCTACCAGTGTCGCATCGGCAGGTATCAGCACTAAGCATGGAAACCGGGCTTAGTTTTGCCTGCTGCATTTTCTGGCCACGTCTTCACCGTGGGGCACCGCTCCAAGCTTCCGGTTGATTCATTTGCGCCAGGACTTCCAAAATCCGTCGTCCCAATAGGGTTGAAAGCTGGGGCAACCGCAGAACGACGTATAATGTGATCCACAGCTTGCGCAATTATACTCGACCCCGCCGGAAAAGTCACCCGTCTTTTGCCACGGGTGGCCCCGCCAGCGGCAGAGCAATTTTCTTAGCGCCTTCACGGCCTTTTCCCGGAGTCGGGTCAGCAACGTGACCATAACACGCTCTCCCTTCATGTCCTTCGGGGAGGTATTCGGTGATGGGCAGACCTTCGGGCGTAACGAACAGCAGGCAGTGGCAGTATTTCCAATTTTTCATTTCATCGCAAGCGCAGTTCCACTCCCGGCTGCGTTCGACCTGGGCCTTTTTCCCTTCCGGGTAGAAGTTACAAGGACACAAGGGCCGACCCACTTCATCCAAGTTGAGGGCCAGCCCTTGTATGACAGACTCAGTGACTTCGGGGTTCGGGTGTTTGGTGGTCCCGGTCTTCTCCCAATAAGTCTGGACGTACCTCTCGATCTTCCGCTTGGTTTCCGGCTTCGGTTCCATCTTATTTTTTGATCTCCTCAATGAAGTCAATCGCCATGCGCACCTTGGCCGCTCCGATCCGCTCGATCAGGTCCAGCGTGTCCTTGAGGCAAATCAGGGAGGAGGCCGTGTGGGGCTGCTTGAGATAGTCCGCCACCTTCTGCACGTCCTGCATGGTCAGTTCCAGCTTGTCGTTCTCCCGGACGCCGACCGGCAGGCCCATCCTGCGGCGAAGAGCGGCCCGCTCGGTCCAGAACATGGACGCTTCGCAGCCATTGGTGATGCCGTAGCGCCCGAAATAGGTGTCCACCTGCTGCCGAGTCGCCTCCGGCCCCAGCTTTTCAAGGGCCTCCTGGGCGATCTGCTGCCTCGTCTTGCCTTTGTACAGTTGCGGCTTGCCCATCTGAAATCTCCTTCGGGTGTGTGGTGAGGATTCTGCAACCTTTGTCAGTCACGAGAACCGTATGCTCGTACTGTGCGCTTAAAGCCCCATCCTGGGTGCGGGCCGTCCATTGGTCAACTTCGTCAATCACGGCTTCGGCCACGCCGAGATTTATCATTGGCTCGATGGTGAATATCATGCCTGGGCGCAGGCGTGGTCCCTCGCCCCTGACCGTGTTGTTATACGTCACCTGTGGCTCTTCATGAAACTGAATGCCAACGCCATGCCCGCAGAACTGGTGGACCACGCTACAACCCTGCGACCGGGCGTACTTGTTAATTTCAAAACCGATGTTGCCAAGCCTTTGGCCCGGCCACACGTTGGCAATGCCGATGTTCATGCACTTGTGGGCGACCGCCATGATTTTCTTGGCGTCATCCGAGACTTCACCCACGGCAAACATATAGCTAGTGTCGCCGTAGTAGCCGCCGAGGATTGTGGTCACGTCGATGTTGACAATATCGCCGCCTTTGAGAATCTGCCCGCCAGGAATGCCGTGGCAAATGACCTCGTTGACGGAGATGCAAGTGGCCCTGGGGAAGCCGCAATAACCCTTGGGGGCTGGAAGGGCGGCGTGGTCGTAGATGAATTTTTCAATTTGCAAATCCAGTTCGGAAGTCGTCACGCCGGCCCTTACGAATGGACGGATATATTCCAGGCATTCGCCGGCCAGCTTGCAACTCTGCTCAATGCCGACCACCTGCCGGGGAGTTTTGATAATGATGCCCATGCTTGTATTATAATGCACCAGCATCTCAAGCCCACGGTAGCGTTTGAAAAAGCCCGGCGGGAGGGTCGGCCCGCCGGGCTACGGGTCATGCGATCTGGATTTGCGTCTTCTGGTGCTGGGTGTCGAGGATGGTGATGCGACACTTGTTCGTGATGAGCAGGTCGAGCTTGTTCAATCTCTCCCGCACGTCCTGGCCGGTCGGACACAAGGGATGATAGAAGACTTCATCATCCGTTGTCATCCAGCCGTCATCCTTCAGTTTGTCGATCACCTTCTGGAACTTTTTGAGCGTTTTGGCGACGGTCTTCTTGGCTTCAGGCTCCACCTGAACACCGGGCAGGTCTTTCCTTTCCTCTTCAGCCATCAGTAGCCCTCTCTCACAAAGACTCGGTTATTGCCCAGCCTCCTTCCCTGTCTTTTTCAGATGCTACTGAAGAAACTTGTGGTTGTAAAGCACACAAATGGAGGCGGCGCGACTTGCACGCGCAAGCAACTCCAGCCTTTCGGTTTAGGAATTACTCAGCCTTCTCGCCCCCCGTCCTTTTCGCTTCCCAGAGCCTCCGTGTCTCCTCCCGGCACGCCTTGCAGTGGGTCTTGATCCAGTTGGTTGGCGTGGGCAGGGGTTCGGCTTCCTCTGTGCTGCCGCATCGTTCGCACACCTTCGCAGAGTCCTCCTCTGCCTTGTGGATCAGGTCGTAGATGGACTGGTTTCCACCACTACCGTATATACGCAGCGTCCCGAACTTCTCCTTGATCTGGAGGAACTTGAAGTCCACGCTGCTGTCCTTGGCCGACTCCTCTCGGATTTTGTCGCACAGCAAGAACAGGATCGGGAACCAGCCCTTCTCGACGCAAACGCCGAAAGCCATACAGGTTACGCGAGGATCACCGCCGTGGTCCCGGAAGAAGGTCGGGAACTCTTCCACCAGTTTCTTTTCCCATTCTTCGGTCATGCTGTTCTCCTTATCGACAGGCGAAGAGGCGGGCAGGCTGAAGTTTCACTTTTTGGCCGTTGCCGTACCTCCGCACCTTCCCTTTCTCACAAATTACCATCTGTCCCCTGCCCATGACTTGGACGGTGTTATCTATTATGATGATCGCCGTTGCCTCGTCAATGCCTATCCCCATAAGGTTGGGGTGCTTACTCAAAAGGTTGAGCAAGCGGTTAAGACGTTTTCGGTTGGTGAAATGCTGGTCCACAATGGGGTCCACGAGGCCCAGACCCACTGCTTCGGTATCTTCGTACACCATCACCTTGCTGACGATGGAAGCGCCGGCGGACGTGCCTCCGATCACCCCGCCCCGACGATACAGGTTCTTTAATTCCTCCTCAACCCTGGTGCCGCCGTAGCGTTCGGCAAGGATCGCCTGGTCGCCGCCGGAAAACCAAACGCCGGTGGCTTTTTGCAAAACACCGGCGAGTTTATTCGATTGGAGGCGGTTGGGAGCGTGGAGTACCTGGATCGAGGCCACCTTCTCCGTGGCCCAATAACGCAGGATCGTTCGTTCTATATTCGGTTCCCGACAGGCGGTGGGGATTAAGACGATCCGTGCCTGTTCACCGCCTGCCAGCACGATGAACTGCTGTCTTATTTCTGGTAAGGTTGTCCCACCACCGACCAGGACGAAGGAACCGTAATGGACGGGCGAGGATTCAATATGGGGTGCCTGCAATTGACAAGGGATGCAGGCAAAAAGGGCGAAGCAGAGGAGCAAGAAAATGCAGTAGCGTAACATACTTCCGTGTAATTAGTTGTACATATCCATATTTCAGCGTTATTTCTTCGGAATTTGCCCTCGATGAGTTTGGTGAAAGAGCTTCACGGCAGCCGTGGCGGCTTCCCGCTTACTCATCCCCGGAGGGTCTTCTTCCGTCCCGCCATGACAGTGACAGCGTTTCATCTGGTGCCCCACGGAACCGACCACGCTGCGAACGAAGCAGTCGATGTGCCAGGGGTGACTTTCGAGCCGGGGCAGCTTCTTGAGAAAGTCCTCGATATTGAAGCCGAACAGGCCGTCGATCATGACCCCCTGATCGCCCTCCGCAATCGGCTCGTCGCAATGGGCGCAGAGGACACCCACCGGCGTGTCCACATGCTCGCCCTGACAAACAGATGCGCCCCAACTCTCGCCAAACCACTTGGTCATTGGCTCCTCCAGGCCAGGTAAAGGTTGACCGCCAGCCATATTAACAGGCCCAGGACGAAGGAGCCAAACAGGAGGTTCCCTGTCTTGATGTACCCTTTATTATGGAGCCGGGCGGTGGCATAACCAACGCCCAGCCCCAGGATCAGGAAAATGGTGCCGGTCATATCGCCTCGCGCCGTCCGTATTTGGTGAAGTTGCCTCGTGTGTAGCCGCAGCCATGCAAGGCGTACTCGATCACCAGCCGCAGCGACTTCCAGTATTCCAGCGGGAACGCCCCGCCGTAACGGTGGTTCAGCCGGGCGATGCGATTCTTGCCCTCGCCCTCGACCAGCAGGAACCAGTCGTTGCCACCCAAGTCCCAGGAGTCGCTGCCGCCGCCTTTCTGATAGGGAATGCCTTCCGACTTCAGGCCCCAGACGAGCATGGACAGCCGCTCGGCCAACTCCTTCTCGTCCCAGGTGCCGATTTCAAAATGAATCTCGCCAACGCTGTCGTCGTCAAGCGTCAACATGGATGAACTCCTTGAGGATGCGGATTCCGTTCCATGTCTGTTCCTGTTCTTTCCGTTTGGACTCTTCGATCTGTTCGGCTGTCACCCAGGGGGCGTAACAGGCGATGTAGAAGGTCCGGGGCCACTTGGTCTGGTCGTCACCGGGGTGGTTGGCGAGCATCCTTTTTATTTCCGCCATCAGGTCGGGCGGACACAAGCGGATGAACTCCTCCATCTCATCCCGAATGGCGAGCCGGCAGACGTAGTTCCCAAACTCAGTCTTGGTAATGTCGCCCCGGTTGTAAACATCGACAGCGTGGATCATGTGCGGTTTGGCACGCTTCGGACGGGACGCTTCCAGGTCTTTCCACCACTGGATTTGCTCCTCCCGGCTCAGCGCGTCCCACTCCTCTGGCGAAATCTCATTGGGACGCCAGATCAGTCGTTCCTTGGTCATCGCAGCACTCCTTGGAGAGTTTGCCAGAGCCGCAAAGGCATTGCTCGTCTGGTTTTGCGTCGTTCCAGGCGTCCTCGTCCCAATCCGCCACGTCGATCTGGTGCCGTTCGGTCGGCCCGATCCACAGGTGGACGCCTTTCTTGCCGTCGTTGACGTGCATCCACATTGTACACGCATCCATCCGCTCCATGTGGAGAATGCACTTGCCCTGGAATTTGAAAAACAGTTCATCGAAGATGCCGTCGTCGCCGGCCCAGCCCTCGCAGATGGTCCACGGGCCGCAGAGGTAATCGTGGTCGCCGTCCTTCTCCAACTTCGCTTTGCGGGCCTGCATGATCTCGGCGTAGGTGAACTTGGCGTCTACCATCGCCTGTTCTTCTTGGGTCCATTCCTCTTCGATGTCCCAAACGACGCCGGAGGGAGTGACATCGAGGGGGCGGAAGTGAATGACAAGGCGGCGCAGGGTTCCCGGCTCGTAGAGCGCCATCCAGATAACGTGGTCATCCAGGCGTTCCAGGTGGATGAGGCATTCGTCGTTCTTGCACAGGACCACTTCATCCAGGTCTTCGTCGTCCTGCGGCTCAAAGCGCAGTTCAATCTCCCCGATCCACTCCTGGCGGTAGCGGTGGGTGCGGCCTCCGACTTGGTATTCGTGGTAGTGGTAGTTGGTATTCACGGCAGTAGCTCTCGAAGGTGGCGATGCCGAAGTGTTCCAGAAACCTCGTGAAGTATTGGCTGCGGTCCCGCCCTTCACGGGCCTGGTGCTTCTCTAGTTGATAGCATACTTCCAGAAGGTAACTTTGGAAAGTACGAAACCCCCGACCTCGCAGCGTTGATTTCACCACGAAGGTCGGGTAAAAGTCGCACGCTCGTGCGAGATCAGGGGTGATGAAATCCTTGATGGCGACGGGTAGCTCGATGTCATCCACCAGGATTTGAGTTGACATTAGTAGACTCGCACACGCTTGTAGCGGTAACAAAGCTTCTCAATGTAACCCGTCACGACGCCGTAGCAGTCGTAAACCGGAACTGTCCTGTAGTAAGGCACGCGAATCCGCTTGTACCGAACCCGGTAGGCGCTGTAGCCATATCCGTGGACATGACGATAACTATGCCGGTGGTGGCGGTGGTGCTTGTAGTGAGCCGCTTCTGCCGTGCCTGTGCCGCCCACAAGGGAAGCCAGACCTACAACGGCGGAAAGCAGTAACGCTTTCATGCGTTCCTCCTAACTCTAGGGTATGAACCTACTTATATAGGAGGAATGACAACTAATTTAGTGAACATTCCTAACGTGGTGCAAATAATAGGATTACGAACCCCAGGATCAGGAATACCAGTGCGATCCAGCCGGTGGTTTGTTGAGCTTCGGGCGAGTCCCAGCGGCGTCCTGCGTTATTGAGGAACAGCAATAACGCGCCAAAGGCTACGAGAATCCATCCAAGTACGAACACGATGAAAGCCTCCATTCTTTTTGGGAGTGCCAGGGGAGGGAGTCGAACCCTCACGGGATTTCTCCCACCAGATTTTGAGTCTGGCGTGGCTGCCGATTACACCACCCTGGCTAATTGGCCGACATCTTGCCGATGCCGTTACCCTGATGTGCCATTATAAGGACGGCTTCCTCACGAGAGAAACCTTCCGCCATCATAGCGTCGAGGGTTTTCTTATAGAGGCGGGCAGCGATTTTGAAAATCTCTTCCTGCTTTTCCGCCGCTTCCATCATATATTTGACGGCCTCAAACATCTCGTCTATTTGCTCGATCATGGGAACCTCCAAAGTGTCCAGGGCGGGAGTCGAACCCGCACGCCCTTTCGGGCACCAGCCCCTCAAGCTGGCGTGGCTACCAGTTACACCACCTGGACAGGGGCGGCGGTTGTTACCTCTTGCCAGATCAACATTCTCGGCACGGGGGCCATTGAGAAGGTCATCTAAGCACCAGGGCCACGCTCCGTGTCAAAAGACGACTCGGCGTTTACCTGGCTCTGGCAGACGACTTCCCCTTCCGCCGCCCGGTCGTCTACTCGATGGTATCGAAGACGCGCAATAGTCGGGGAAGAGGCCAAGACAGAGGCAGTGCCCAGGGTGGGAGTTGAACCCACACGCCCTTACGGGCACACGGCCCTGAACCGTGCGTGGCTGCCATTACACCACCTGGGCTTTCATTTCATTCTATCCTGCGGCGAGCGGGAGCGATACCCTTCCTGCCGGCTTTTGTTGCTGTTGCGCCTGACGCTTCTTGACATAATCACTAAAACTCGTCGGCGGCTGGGCAATGTCAAGGTCTTTGTCGAGGTACTGGCTGGCCAACTGGATGAACCTTTGATGCCATCGCTCATGCACCTGCGGGTCCGTATGGAACGACTTTTTAATCTGGTTCTCGTCCCGGTCGGCATCGGACGCCACATGAATGTCGTTCTTCAACTCCGTGTCATCATATATCGCCAGGCTGTAAATGTTCAAGTGGCTGATGATGTCCTTGTTCTCCAACAACCAGTTGTAGGTTTTTCGGTAGGTTTCTTCTGTCTCATCAGGAAAGCCCACGATGATGTTCGGTATCAACCAGACATTGCCGCCCTCCTGGCGAATTTGCCGTATTTTCGTCGCTGCCAGGTCGATGCTCTTCTCCGTGGCCGGCTTCTTCTGGCTTTTGAGGATGAAGTCGTTATACGACTCAATCCCCAACTCAATGAACCGTATCCCCGCCTCCTTGATAAACTCGTTGGGCAGCCGCTTACTGGCCATCGTGGAAGCCGTTGTCTGGACCACAAACCCCTGGAAATTGGGGTTGCGTTTCTTAATCTCCCAATAGATTTCCGGCAGGAGAGTGTAGTTGTTGGCCTGGCCGAAGGTCTTGTCGTTAATGTATACCAGCTTGGACTTTAGCTGGGACAGCGCCTTGGCCTCCTGCTCGATGGTTTCGGTCGGGACTTCCTCCAGCTTGCGCGACACGTCGCAGAATTTGCACTTGTGGCGACAACCGCTGCTCATACACAGCCTGGGGATGACCGCCGTTCCTCTGAAGAGGTTATAATCGGTGCCGCCCTCCATCCCGCCTTTCTTGTGCTTTTGTTCGAGGATGAAGTCCTGCATACTGTTGAACACATGCACGTTTTTGAACGGGGCGAATTCTTCCGCCAGGTTGGTGCTGTAGCCGCCCACGGCAATGGCCCCTGGATAGCTCTGCGCAATGCGCTTAACCTGGGGCAGCACCACGTCCATGACCGAGAAGATGACCTCCTTATATTTCGCCTGGTTGAAGAACTGGATCGCTTCGTTCACGTCCCGGACAACGTAAAAGTCAACATTGTTGAGGTTGCGGGAGATGACGGCGACCCAATATGGTACTTCCCAGAAGTCCTCTGGCTTCTCGTAACCCTGCCGCTTGGCGTACAGCTTCTCGTAATATTCGTCGGCGTAGTTGGGCTTGTGGGTGTACAAGGTCTTGGCGGCGAACTGACAGGCCAGGATTCGGTCATGGTTGTTAGGGTCCGCCGAGTGTTTCACCCAAATATTTTTTGTCTCTCTGGCTGGGTCGGCGGCTCCGTGTTGGTAATACGGATAGGCGGTCCCGTAGGGTGTTTTGTCCTTGAAGGAGGCTGGGGCCTGGTGGCCTAGTTCATCGCTCAGGTCGTGGATGTAGCGGTTGAAAACCGGGTCGTTGTAATCGGGTGCCTGGCCCTGCTGCCGCTCCAACTCGATGATCTTACGCAGATGCCCTTGGTAGAAGGCATCCGGTTTGCCGGGGAAATAACGCTGGAGGCGGGCCAGATAGTCGTCAGCTTTGGACTCAATGCTTTCGAGAAACCTACGGAAGCGCATGTAATATTTATGCGCCTCGCAGAGAAAGTCATGAACCGACTATATATTGCATGGGATACAGGATCACGCCACATACGAATGTCACCAACGACGACGGCACCATCACGATTTCCGAAGAGGGGGTCACTGAGACTATCAGCGTTAATCTCGCCAAGGATAATACTTGGTCGGCAACCCAAACCGTGGAAACGGACGGCAGCACAGTTCCGGTAGTCGTTAGAGCCGCCACCAACCAAACCGCCGATCTCCAGCAGTGGCAGGACGCCAGCGGTAATGTCGTCAGCCGGGTCGGGCCGGACGGTCAGTTGGAGATTTCTGTGACGAGCGGGGTTATTTCCATCACCAACGATGACGGCACTTTAACGATCACGCCCACCACGGGCGATGCCGTAGCTAAGCTCAATCTTGGCAATGCCAATACATGGTCTGCCACGCAAACTCTGGCACCAGCTACAGATACCGTACCCCTGGTCATCAAGGCCAGCGCTACTCAGACGGCTGCATTGCAGCAATGGCAGGACACCACCGGAAAGACGCTAAGTAGCGTCAATGCAGCCGGCCAGTTTGTCCTGGCGACCAGCACGGGTACTCCCAGCGGTTCGGCCACCGATGGCACCTGTGTGGTGGACCCAAGCAATTTGAAACTGTGGATTTACCTACAGGGCGACTGGCGGGAATCAACCTTGTTTGGGGAGCCATCTTTGTGCCAGGGCCGGCTCACTCTAACCTCCGGCACTCCCGTAACCACCCAGGATGTAATTGGGGCCTCTACCATATATTTCACACCCTTCGGCGGCAAGCGCATCAGTCTGTATGATGGCAAGGGCTGGGTATCCCATCAGTTTACCGAGGCCAGTCTCGCTTTGGGCGGGCTGACATTAGGCATCCCCTATGATGTCTATGGCTACTGGAACAATGGCCTGGTTCTCGGTTTGGACCCCTGGAGCGGACCCAATGCCCGCACGGGCAACCTGAACCTTCAGGACGGCATCTATGTGATGGCTGTTGATCCGACGTACCGCTTTCTGGCTACTATTTACCCCACCAGTGCGACCACCACGGAGGACTCGGATGCCAAGCGATTCGTGAACAATTACTACAACTACCGGCTGCGGCGTCTGCGCATTGCCGATACCGGGACGCACACTTACAACACTACTGTGTGGCGACCCTATAACAATAACGCTGTCAACAGAGTCGAGTTTGTGATTTCGATGGTGGAAGACGCCATTCACTGTGCGTTATTTGCCCAGGTAAATGCCAACGGTGCTGCCGGCATCAATGTCGATGCGACGGATGGTTCGGGAGTCTTGCAGCAGTGCATTGCCAATGCAAATAATAGTAGTGTCTGGGCGGGTTCCTCCCCCACTTTTTTGCCGCCGTCAGAAGGCTATCACTTCCTTCAGGCGATGGAATATTCCGGTGGCGGTCAGACATCCAATTTCACCGGCATGGTCCTAAACGGCATGATCCCAGGTTAAACTGGCATCGGTGATGGTGATTTGATGGCCGGTTTGGGCTTCGGTGGTTTGGGCGCACCCATGTCATCACTTCGCACCGGGGCGCGATCCTTGGCCTGAATGTAGAAGACGTAAGTTACACGGTCGTCCGCCCCGCCGCTTTGCCTTTCCGTCTGCCGGAACACGACCATGAGCTTGGTCTGGGCTGATTCGTATTGCATGAATTCCTTGAGGCGGGCGATAGTGGAAGCGATGAACTCCTTGCTGCCCGTGATGCGGATGCCGTCTTGTTGGTAGGTGGAACCTTCGTGTTCGTAGGGGATAGGCTGCATGGCGAGGGGCATATTTGGTTGGAGGCCCTGCCAGTAGGACATTACCTGTTCCTTGGTGGCCTTCCACTTCTTGCCGGGCTGCATGGTGGCGCTGGTGGTCGTCGGGGGCGTCGTTTGCAGCGGGCGCTCATACCGCCATTCGTTGAAGTTCTTCATCAGTATTATCTATGACCGGCATCCGCTTTTTGTGCTTGTGCTTGCGGCCATTTTGACACCACGGGCAGGAGCCGTGGTTGCGGCAAGAGCCGTCTACGGCCTTGGCCGAACGGGGCTTATAAGCCTTGCGCCAGTCCTTGCGATGGGGATAGACCTTATCGAAGCTCATCGGAACCTCTCCTGGCCTTTCTTATTTTCATCAGTTCCAGCATCTTCGGGACGTTCAAGGTGCGGATGTAGTTATCAAGCCCTCTCCTCTGGATGATGCGACCTTTTTCCAGCTTCTCCCAATACTCACGGGAGACGCCGAAGACTTCTTCAGGGTCGAGCAGTTCTTCTTCCATAGTAGCACGGGTGGGAATTGCACCCACGGCATCTCAGTTTTTGAAACTAAGTGGTCTACTGTCTGCCTACCGTGCCATATCCCGTGACAGGAGCATTGCGGTTTTGCGGCTGCGCCGCCTTTACCCCGCTCGCATTAGCCCCATGTCACCTGCATCCCGATGCGAGCCGTTATGACAGGTCGAGTCACGGGAAGTGCCCAGGGCCGGAGTTGCACCGGCGGCATCACTGGTTCTAAGCCAATGTGGTCTGCTGTCTGCCTACCTGGGCAAGTGGCACGGGTGGGAATTGCACCCACGGCATCGCTGGCTCTCGACCAACGTGGTCTACTGTCTGCCTACCGTGCCATAGTGCCCAGGGTGGGAGTTGCACCCACGGCATCAGAGGTTCTGGACCTCTGTGGTCTGCTGTCTGCCTACCTGGGCCTGTTATTGAAGTCGATCTCGGATACTTTCAAACCACTGGATGAACTTTTCTTTGTTTGGATGTTGCCCTTGCGACACAACCTCCACCGCACGGTCCAGGGCGTAGTGCATATTGCCGATTAGGTCGTTGAGCCATCGACCCTTGGGGATTGCCGATCTGAGCGCCTTGGCGTCCGCCGGCAAGTGCTGGGCATAAGCCTGCATATTGTGCAGGAGGTTTCCGCCCATGTCCCAGCGCCCTTTTAACATTTCCTGCGCTAACCGACCCAGCTTCGTGGTGTTGACCAGGGCATTGGTGACTATCTCTTGGGCTACGTCAGCGGCCTCCAGCCATTGTCGGAAGGTACTCATGGAGTTATGTAGGCTTCCCGCTACCAAAACGGGTCGCTGTCGGGCTTGCACTCCTCAAAGCCGCCTTCCTTGTCAAACATCCGTTCCCACAAGGTCGCGTCCCGATATAGTTCGATGGTCCGGGCTGAACTGCAACAGTCGTGGTAATCATAAGGGTCTTGCTCGTGCAATTCGAGGTAGGTTGCCTTGTCCTCGAAGAGAATATGCGTGAGCGTCACTCGGTCCTGGCCGAAGCGGCTGACCTTCTGGCCCCGGAAGGCCACGATATTCATGCCGATCAGGTCGGTCCACTTCGGAATGCTGGACTTTTTCTTTGCCATAATTCCCTCCAGTGGCACGGGCCGGACCTGCCCCGGCAGCATCACTGATTTTAAGTCGGTGTGGTCTTCTTCTTGCCTACCGTGCCAAAATGAGCAGTGGAGGAGTTGAACCACTCGGCATCCGCCCCACTTCTTTAATGCCAACAGTTTTACAGACTGCCGTGGGGAACACCGCTCAAATTCTTTCGATCCGAATTGACATGATTGCCCAAATGAGTTATTGTCTCCTAACTGTAGTGCGGCTGGACGGGACCGCACTACGAGGGCGGGTTGTGCGAGGGGGCACACCCGCCCATTTTATTTAGCGCCTGGGAGCGGTATCGCACCGCTGACCTCCGGTGTTTCAAGCCGGCGCTCTGTCTTGTCTGAGCTACCCAGGCGTAACCGGAGATATATTCGTTAAGGACTGCCGATTTGAACGGCCAATTCCCCTTGTGGGGGAACACATCACCTAGAAGTATTCCTTAACTGCACCATCCGGTAGTGCCTGGGGTCGGAGTCGCACCGACGACCTCTTGCTCTTCAGGCAAGCGCTCTACTGGTTGAGCTACCCAGGCATATAAGGCAGGAGAAAAAGACGCTGAGAGAGATTTTTCCCGCTCTACCACTGAGCTACCTCCCAATAATTTCAGAGTTGGGAGGGTCGGGATCGAACCGACGACCTGGCGCTTTTCATGCGAAGTAACCCTCAACTGCACCGTCCTGCCTAGCGGAAGCGGAGGGAATCGAACCCTCGCCGGTTTTGAAGCCGGTCCCGTTTTCAAAACGGGTGCAGCAACCCAACATCCGACCTCGCTTCCTTCAGAGATAACCAAATACCCTCAACAGAACCAGCGTGCCGATAATCAGCGAAGCTAAATTCAAAATCGTGCGGATCAATTCCAGTTCGTGATTATGGCGGTCAAGCCAGCGTTCCAGCTTGTCCCTGTGGTTGTCTTCCATGCGGGTATTTAGAGGCGGGAGATATAAACGGTGAGGGGGGTTTTCTTTTCAAGAGAAGTATCCCTCATCTGCACCATCCCGCCGAGTGCCACCCCACGGAGTTGAACCGTGACCTAGACGTTTTCAGCGTCCCGTGCAGACCCCTACACAAGAGTGGCATGGCGCTGTTGAGTGCGGGGTCTAAGATGGCCCCCACCAGCCCGCATAAGCAGGCCGTTTTCATCCCCGCCTTTGCAGCGATGTTTCAGTATCGTGAGAGCAGACTCGCCTGCGTTGACCGCAAGAGGCTTATCGCTCACGTTTCAGCATCGCTCCCACCCCGATAAATCGAAGCGGGTCCGGGCCTCCCTATCAGGGGAGGACTTACCTGGCGCTAGAGCGGCCCCGAAGGGCCAACCCAACAGCATAAGGCTTTCACCGGGTTGTCAAAGAGCAGCCTTTAGTTTCTGGACCAAAGGTAGCAATCTTTCGATCTTCCCCATCAGGGGCCGCTGCCGTTCTTGCTGGAGCAGCGTATATTCGTGTTTTTCCAGTGACCGTCTGCCGCTCAGCCAGATCGCCACCAACCGATGGTGGCCGTTCAAGACCTGGATTTCTCCGTCTTCGGACTCGATCAACCTGATCGGCGGCAGCGTCTCGCCCCGTCTAAGGGCTTCCACCATGCCAGGAATCTGCGCCTTGCGGCGCAGCTTCCGCTGGGCCATCCATATTTTCGTGATGTCCATTGAAACCTCCGTCGAAGACGGAGGTAGGACCATCACGAATCAGGTAGCCCTCGCCGTTGCAGGCTTTGCAGTCACGACCGTTGTGCGCCCCGCAGGTATAGCGGAACGCCAGGTCGGGATCGGTCCCCGATCCCCTGCACCGGCGACATATTTTTGGCTTCATTTCCATAATTCACCAAGCGGAGGCCAAGGGAATCGAACCCTCGCCGGGGGTTAGACCGGAGCCGCTTTCCAGGCGACCGCAGCAAACCAACATCTGCCTAGCCTCCAATGTGCCCTGGGTTCATCAGGCGTCCCGTGCTGGACGCCAGGATCGCCCAGGGCGGCGGGAGCGGAAGCGGTGGGACTCGAACCCACAAAGCATATTTCAGCCCATACGCTTTCGAGGCGTACTCCTCATCCAAGCCGGATCGCTTCCAAGTTTTCGAGAGCGGAGGCCAGGGGAATCGAACCCCCACCGGCTTTGACCCCGGAACGGTTTAGCAAACCGCCGCAGCAACACCACCATCTGCCTAGCCTCCGTGAGAAATTCCCTCCTTCTTCCTGTCCTTATCTGGTAGAGGCTGTCACAAACCGAAAGGTTCGCGTCCTTATACCAGTGGAGGACCACCATGCAACATTACTTCGAGTACGTCTGCCACAAGTTCGCCAAGGAGAGGATTGTCGCCCGCTTCTTGGAGAACCCTGCCCTCCTTGACGAGCTACGCCGCCGTCTGGAGGACGAGGATATTGTTCCCTGGGACGACGAGCCTACTCGTCGTCAATCGACCGATACTTCGGAGGGCGAGGCGGTTCCTTGATCCGCCCGTCCTTGATGGCCTCGATCAGCTTGAAGGCCACTTCCGTCTCCACGCCGAGTTCATCCCGGATGAGCTTCATGCAGTGGGCCTTGTTCTGGCTGTCCTTTATCAGCCGCCGCACGTCCGACCAGACAAACCAACTCAGGTTGTCCGGCCAGGGCGTCCGGTTATATTGCAGGTCTTCAACGGCATCCTTGGCCTCCTTCAGCCCCCAGCCAGTCTCCTCGCGCACCCTCTTAATGGCGGCGATCTTCTGCTCCGGGAGCATCTTGCGGACCTCTTCCTCAAGATCATCCGGCATCGGCGGCATGAAGGCCAGGTCTGGCGTTTGCAGTCTCATGCGTTCCTCGAAGTCGATCAAAACCTGACGAGCTTCGTTCAGGTATTGCAGGTTCATCTTTTCCCGAATCAACCTGATGGCTTCAATCCGCAAGCCCTTCTGCGCCAGCGCCTTTACTTCCACTTCCAGTTCTGCCGTCCACATGACGTTATTTACGCTGGTCGGGGTCGAAAGTACCTCCTGTATAAGCTGGGCCATTGCATTGGTCTGGCCCATCTGGGCGAACATGCGGGCCTGTTCGACCTTCTCCTCCAAGCTGCCCGGCAGATAACCAACATCGTCGTCCATCAGTCCTCTACCTTCGTCAGCTTGCCGTATATTGCGGCCCGGCCTATCCAGCCGTTTATGTGGCCCCGGTTGTTGCCGATCTGGAAGCGGTCGCCCTGGACCGCCTTGACCAGATGAAGGTACTCAGCGCCACGCACCTTGCACAGCACTATATCGCCCTTCCCGATCTCACCGTTCACCGGCTCGACCGTACACAACTGACCGGACTCGATCTTGCCGGTCATGGAGTTGCCACGGGGGCGAAACTGCACCGTCTCGCCTTTCCCCAGCTTGGCAATGTACTGCGTTGCCCAGCCCATCGCACCCCCATAAAACGCCAAAGGCCCCAGGTCAGCTTGGGTTTCCAAGTGACCTGGGGCCTCTATCCCCCAATTCCTCAGTCAGCTTAGACACCCTCCTCCGGCCCGCTGCTAAGCGAGCTATAGGACAGACTAAACAGGACTGAGGACAACACGTTCATTTCATCGCTCCGATTTCCGGTAAGAGTATAGTACGCACCGGCGGGCAATTTTGCAAGTGCTTTTTCAGAATTTTTATGCCGGGCGGGGAAAGCCCACAACCCCGCCCGGCATGGAGAAACAACACTCCTAGTATCCTACCGCCGGTTCACCCCGTTGTAAAGGGGAATATCAGCCGGCCTTCCTCTCCAGCAACTCGATCTCTTCCTTGGTCTTGCGCATCCGGTGCAGGGCCGTGTCAAGGGCCTGCTCCATCTTCCACTCGTGCTTGTCCTTGTAGGTCGTCAGCCCGCAGCACTCACACTTGCTCCGGTCGTTGCAGAGGGTCATCTTGACCTCCGTGACCAGGGCGATAGCGACATTCAGCTTCTCGATCCGACTCATGGGAACCTCCAGGTTAGGGGAACACGCCTCTACCAAGGAATGTCCGCCTGGAGGCTCGCGCGTGCATCAATTTTCGAGAATTCCAAGGAAATTCGCCATCACCCGGTCGGTGCCGATGGCAACCTCCAGGCAGTGCGCCCCCTGGATGGCTGCCCGCCGGCCCTGGTCATCTTCGATAGTCCGGGTGAAGTCCTTACGACGGCTGATGCTGCAAAGCTCCAGGCCCGTCCGCTCCAGCACAATATCCATCGTGGACTCGGAATAGTCCGGGAGCCGGTCGCTTTCCTCGACCTTGCAAGGGCCGAGAAGCTGGACGAAGGCTTTCAGCAGGTAATCAAGGACCAAGGGCCGGTAGTCGTTGCCGGTGGTAAGGCCGTAGAGGCACTGGAATTCAAGCTGATAGAACTCCTTGAGCCGCATGTGCTTCTGGGGCTGGTCCTGCTCCCGGCGGAAGCTCTTGCCGTGCTGCCAGACACAGAGGGGAAGGCGGACGCCGGTGTGGTGGTCCAGCAGGTAGCGGGCGTACTGGTAGCTGCCCATCGTGGTTTCGGGGCGCAGCGCGATATTGTCGAAGAGCATGATGTCTCTCGTCTCGTCTGCTGCGTCCTGGGTGAGCGTGGCCGGCATGAAGATATTGTCGCCAGTGTAGTTGTCGTTGATGAGATGGCGGGGCGTCAGCAGCGGGGCCTCGACCTGGACCATCTCGAAGGCCCGGTTTTGCTTTTTAAGAGCTTGGCCCATCACCAGGACGAACCGCTCCTCGATCATCCGCCGGACCTTGATCTGCTCCTCGTTCCAGAAGATCAAGCCGTTCTTGTCGTACAAATTCATCATATGTAGCCTCGCCTTCCTTCTCGCACCGTGGGGAACAGTAGGCCGGCGGAAGCTTTCCCGCCGGCACATAGTAGGTTTTCAAGCAGTTCCGGCAGGTGTAGCCGTACTCCCACCCGGTTTTTTGCGCATCCATAACTGGAGATTATATTTCTTGTCGATATTGAGGACCACAGGCTCTACCTCCAGGCTCTCGACAAGTTCGGCCTGGGCCACATCGAGGACGTAATTTTGAAATTCCTTCATGGCTGCCTGTATCGGCGGGTCGGCACTTTGCCAGCGCATCTCGATCTGGTCTTCCATGACCATGCCGGCCTTCTTCCGTGCCATCTGGATCGCGTGGGCGATGTCCCTCGCCAGTCCTTCCAGTTCTAGCTCCCGGTCGATGGTCTTGTCCAGGGCGATGGTGCCGAATTCGCCGCCGTCCTGGGTGACGTACTCGGCCACATGGTCGTGCGGCAGGCCGTGGCGGTACTCGTACAGCCGGGCAGCGGCGAATTCACCATCGAACGCCCCGTACTGGCCGCAGATGAAGCACTTGACGTTCAACTCGTCAAGGAGATGACACACCAGGCCGGGAGAGGTTACGATCTGGTGCGCCGGATTCTGGCTCAGGTCGATTTTTGTGGGGTCGTGTGTGAGGATGACTGGCACTGTCCCTTTGTACATGCCGGCGGACGTGTCGCCCCCGAAGGCGTAGACCATGAAGTGGTATTCAGCGTAGGTGAAGAAGTCACCGACGTTGAGTTCAACCGGCCCGTACTTTGTGAGGATGAGCATAAAAAAGGCGGGGCAAGTGCCCCGCCCCTCCAGTCCTCACCAGGATACGGCTAGGTATGAGCTTCTGTAAACTCCACCTTGAGGAAGGAATTGACCTTGGTGACTTGGAAGACTTCCTGAACGAAGGGCTGCATGTCACGCAGGACCAATTCGCCGCCACGCTTGAGGAGTCTCTTGTGGAGAGTGATGATGTGCGCGAGATCGGTGCTGCACACTGTCTCCACCTTGCTGAAGTCGAGAATGACCCGGCCATCCAGGGCCATCTTGTCCAGGCGGGGGAGCGTTGCACGCTCCACCACGAAGACGGTTTCGGGCTTGTTATTCATCCGTTCACGGACCTCCTGACGGTGAACCGGGACATCTTTGGGTGCCGTAATCCCCAGGCGAACGGTATTCCCCTGCACAGAGACTACGACCACTTCCACATTCCCACCGATCAGGATTCTCTCTCCGGGGCGACGTGATAAAACCAACATCCCCGCCTCCTTTCGGAAAAACCACCTTGTTTTCAGGCCGTGCGTGGCCCGGCGACCCCCGTTGGTCGCAAGGGGAGAAGAATAGCTGAATCGGGTGGGTTCGTCAAGGGAAACTAAGAAGGGGCCAGTTTACGTCCGGCCCCAGGACGGCGAGTTCTTGGCACCACGCGAGCCAGAGTCGATTGTCGCACCGACTCGGAGCGTCAGGTTTTCAGGTCCAGAAACCCGGTCTTTTGAGCCTGACTCCCGGCCTCCTCTGTAAAGGGACGAGGAAACCCTCCCCTTTTAGGTAGGGGCAACCTCCAATTGGCTCAGTCGCTACCGCCACCCCCGCCGTCGCCCCCACCGCAGTCGGAGCTACCGCAGTCCGATGAACTGCTGCTGTCGTAGCTCGAACTGCTGCTGTCATAGCTGCTGCTCGAACTGTCGTAGCTCGGCGTGGGGTCCGGCGTGTAACTCGGCGTTGGATCGGGGGTATAGCTGGGTGTCGGATCGGGCGCAGGGGCCGGCGCTGGTGTCGGGTCCGGCGTATCGAAGGGCGGCTGGTAGGTGTCAGCCACATATTCGCTCTTAGCACCGACATCGGCCCCGACCGTTAAAGGTTCGGCTCCCACAGGCTGGTCCTGATCCTGCTGTTGTGGCTCCGGTTGCGGTTCGGGTTCTTCCTTGCCGCCGCCGAATATGCTGCCGAAGAAGCCGCCGACACTATCGGCCAGTTCGGAGAAGAAACCGGCGCTTTCTTCGTTCTCTTCCTCTTCGGCCAGGCACACGAAGTCGCCGTCGAAGTCATCGACCAGCAACACGCTGTCTTCCTCCAGGCTGGAGGAAACGACGAGGTAGAACTTGGCGGTAGTGGTCGTGCCGTCCGCCTTCTTCACCGTTACGGTGGTGCAGGTTTCATTGATGGCGATGGAATCCGGCGTGCCTGGGGTGGCACTGCGGGAATCCTCATTGGCCGTCAACTCAACCGATTCGGTTGTTGAAACCTTCATAACCACTTGATCGCCGTCCTCGACGGCGACAAAGTAGGCGTCCGCTTCGGTTTCAGCGGGGAACTTATCCCGATACGCGCTGACCGGCTGGATTTCGGCAGGGGTGTTACCGTCTTCCCCACGGAAGAAGGACACGCTCACGGGACCAATGTTGACTGACTGCATACGTTTCTCCTTTTTGCTCTTTTGTTCTATTAAAGCCTACGCCGAAGAACGCTATTTGTCAATCGCTTTTGGCATTATAGGCGGTGGGGCCACCGGCACTGGAACCGCCACCCGACCCATTCTTATAACCGCTGTGCCAACTCCCTGCGCCGGGCATACTTGCGCCGCTTCCCTTTTCAAAAGCTTGCCGGGAGGACTGATTTGCCGGTAAACGCCCTTGCTGTCGTGTCCGTATGTCCCATTCTCGTTGTACATATTCTTCGCGTTTTCCACCATCCCATTTAAGCGGGCTTTGGCTTTTTTGTGCGACATGCCCTTCCAAAGCAGGTCTTTGATGTACAACTGAGTGGCGTATTGGGTGATGTACCCTTCACTCCAGTTCTCTGGGGAAATCGTCTCCTGGGGCGACCGCCCCTTGTTATACACTTTGCGGGCCTTGGCATAATAGTGTTTGGCTATGTCTCGCCCATCCTGCCCATCCGGCCAGCGGTGGTCATTATCCAATAACCATATTGACGGTATTGGGGTGTCCTTGTCGTCGGAGGAGACGCCGTAATACTTGGCCAGGCTGCGTTCGGCACGCCGGGCGATCTCGATGTCTTTGTGTTTTACGGCACCTTGCAGGGCACGCAGGGCCTTCCAGCCCATCGCTTCCAGGTCTTTGTTGGCCTTTTCCCGAACGTGATAAGAGTCATCGCCCATCAATTCCACGAGTTTCAGTTGTTCCTTCGTAGGCTGGGGCGGGCCGTTGAACGGAGGGGCAGCCCCAAACGCCAGGGCCAGGGCTAATCCAAAAGCAGAGTACATAGTTGTGGCCTCCTTTGCCACAAGGGGAAATGTACCTGTATTATAATGCTTGGGGAATTTTGGTGAAGCCCGAATAAATAAGATGATGCGTAGTTTTTTGCAATTTGTGGACTTACTTCGTGAACAAGCACCGCCCCCGCCGCCCGGTGGGGCAGCCCCGCCCCCTCCACCACCAGGAGGAGCGCCTGGGGGAGCGCCGCCTGGTGGCGCACCACCCGGTATGCCGCCGCCCGGCGGGGCACCGCCGCCTGGAGGGATGGGTGGTCCGCCGGGCATGGGTGGCCCTCCGATGGGAGGCGCACCTGGGGGACAGCAAGGACCGATGAAGTTGAAATCTACCAACGTGTGGGACGTGCTAGAGAAGCTATTGGGTGGTGAGCAGCAAAAGCAACACGGCTAATATTCCTTGGCCGGTCGCCACGTCGGATCATCTTTATAGGTAGCGGGCCGGGGCTTCATAATCCCTGGCTTAATCCAGGTTGTTCCTCGTGGATACACGATGTCAAGGTAGGTGATAAAGTCGGCGGCGTGCGGTGTAACGTACAGCGGCGGGTACTGGCCGAGTTGGTCGGAGGGTTCGGGGTACAGTCCAAGTCTGTTCGTCCGCCGCTCGTCCTCATTTAATCGCAGCCATTCCTTGAATTCCATGCTGGTATTTATCCGAGATTAGCCAAGAACTACAATTATCTTACTCGCCCGGAGGAAATAGCATGGCACACGCGCTGATTTTTTCCGACATCCACATTTATCCGCATAAGCGGAAGGTCGAGCGTCTGGAGGACTGCCTCAAGGCGCTCGATTGGGTTTTCCAGGTCGCCAGGGAGCGCAAGATCGAGGACATTATCTTCGGTGGCGACCTGCTGCACGACCGCCAGCGCATCGACGTGTTTACTTACATGCGGACCTGGGAAATTCTGAAAAGGAACATGACCGGCAACCTGCGGCTGTGGCTGCTGCTTGGCAATCACGACCTGTGGTTTGCGCAGAAGTGGAGCGTCAGCAGCATCCACCCCTTCTCGGCCTTACCCGGCGTGACGGTTATTGACAAGCCCTCCCGGCTGAAGATCGCCGGGGCGTATTTCGACTTTATTCCTTATACCCATGACCCCATCGCCGCCTTGGAGGAACTGCGCCAGATGGGCGGCAAGGTTCCCTATGCCGTTGGCCACCTGGCGATGCACGGGGCCAAGATCAATGCCCACCATCAGGCGGATGTTGTTATCGAACACGACGGCGACATGGTGACGGTGGACCCGAAGATATTCAAGGGCTATGAATGGGTGTTCCTGGGCCACTACCACGCCGCCCAGCAGATTGCCGACAACGTGGAGTACATCGGCTCCCCGCTCGAATTGAGCTTCGGGGAGGCTTTTCAAAAGAAGCACATCATCGACTTCGACGTGGCCCATAACCACCGGGAATATATTGAAAACACGTTCTCGCCCAAGCACCTGTACCTGAAGCCCGAAGATTTGAACAAGCACGACCTGGACAATAACTTCGTAATTGTCCTGACGGATGATATTTCGGCGGCTGACGTGACGCAGTTGCGTTCCGAGTTACTGAAGGAGCATGAACTCGGCAGCCTGCAAATTCGCCAGGTTCAGCGCAAAAATGCCGATGACGACACCATTATTCATGACGCCAAAGCTATCTTATTCAAGGAGGACGAGATGTTGGAGCGGTACATGAAAGAAGTGCCGCCGGACAACCTCGATAACGATACCTGCCTTCAAGTCGGCAAGCGGATCATCACCGAAAAGAATAAAGTTGACGTAACAATATAAGGGGACTGATGCAACAATGTGTAGTGACCAGTTTTGATAAGCGTTACTGGCAGGAGTGGGGTGCTGCCTGGGTCGCCTCGCTGAAGGAGCTTGCCAAATATAAAGGCAACGTGGTGGTTATCAACATGGGCGACCTGCCCGGTCCTGCGGTGGGCCGGCTCAAACAGTTGAAATTTACGGTCATTCCCGTCGTTTCCCGGTTCGATAATCCTCCCCTGGATCGCTTTGTGACCCTTGGTTTGTATGGCCGGGAGAATCCGGGCCACTACGCCTATTGGGAGGCCGATGCCTATTTCCAAGCGGACCTGGAGGGGGTGTTCGACGCCCCTTCCCTGGCCTGCACCTTTGACCACAGCACATTCGGCCAGCAGCCAATTCACACCGGCTTTATTAGTGCGCCGTCAGAATTATGGAACGTATTCGGCAACTTCCTCACGTTTGCCGCCAACTTTGGCAACACGTCTGACCAGGATATATTAAACAACTTTGGCCGTTGTTTTAACCGACTGGTAACGGTGGCCGACCCCAAGTGGAACTGCACGGACCTTGCCAGTTTGAAATGGCGGGACGGGTTTTATTTGGGTGACTCGTTGGTGCGTGTCGTTCACCCCAGCGGGGCTTTCAAAAATATGACGGGCCGGCAATATATGTTTAGCGAAAAATATAAGAGCCTCTATGATGATTGGCACGCCTGGCTTATCAAGGGCAACTCCACGTCGGCCCGCAGTATTCTAAAGAAAACGTCAAAATACCTGACCTTCAAAAAGAACTCACCTTGATCCGAGTTGGCTGCCGCCAGACAATAACAGGTCTGGCTATAATACGGTCGGACGGAGCAGCCAATGCGGAACCTTCACTTCAAGTACGCCAAAGCAGAGAACTTTATTTGCTTCGGCCCGGAACCCATCGAACTGAAATTCGAGACACTTGGCAACATCGTCCTGGTCCGGGGCCGTATCCTCGACCGGCAGCAGGATAGCGAGGAGGACGATGATAAAGCGTCCTGCAACGGCGTCGGCAAGTCTTCGATCCCCGAAATCCTCACTTATGCCCTTTACGGGAAGACGATAAAGAAGCCCAAGAAAATCGGGCACAAGGACGTTATCAACAACAAATGCACCGGCAAATTGCGGGTGGAGGTCCAGTGGGACGACTACCGGGTGGTGCGCACGCGCGTCCTGGGCAAGACGGGGAAGGACAGCGGCACCATTCAGTTCTGGGAAAGCTCGGAGGGCATCTGGAACGACGACACGGAAAAAACCTTGGGTGGGATGCCGGCTACCCAAAAACTCATCGAGGAAAAGATTGGCCTCTCTTACGAGGCGTTCGTCAACGTCGTTATCTTCACCGATGACTCCAATGCCGCCTTCCTTGAATGCGACACCGGGGAGAAGCGGCAGATCGTTGAGAACCTGTTATCCCTGGAGAAGTACCGGGATTATGGGGAAACGGCCAAGCGCCTCCTCAAAGAATCCAATAACAGCGTGAAGGTGCTGGCCAAGGAATATGAATTGCTGCTGGCAAGCAAGGACACCACCGAGCGCCGGGTCGGGCAGATCAGGAGTCAAGAAAAGCAGTGGAAGGATAACCGCCTGGCGGAAATAAAGGGCCTGTTTGACCAGGCCAAAGCCAAGAAAGTCCAACTGGAAAGCACGGACGAAGGATCGGCGCTGCTCCAGTATCAGGAAGCCCAGGATAAAATCAAGGTACTCAGCGAGGAAATAACCGAGTACGAGGGGAAGGCCCAGGTGGCAAGCGACCACCTAAAAAAGACCCATGCTGCCCTTAACCTCCTGCGGGATGGGCGAAACGCTAAAGCCATTGAACTTCAGACCGCCAAGCTCGCCATTGCCGCCCAGGAAAAGGAGATTGCCGCTAAGGAGCGGGCCGTTCGGGAACTCCAGGGGAAGCAAGGAACCTGCCCCTGGTGCTACGGCCAGGTCGATCCGGCCAACTTTGCTCATGTCATCGAACATGCCCAGCAAGCCCAGGAGGAGGCTCGCCAGGCCATCGTCGGTTTCAAGGATGAGATGGCCGGCTTCAACGAAAGTATCGCCAAATACGACGAGAAGATCGAACGGTGTCATGCCGTTATAAGCGATGCCGAAACCAAAGCCCAGCGGATTCAGACTAAATTGCGGGAGAACCGCAATCAGATTCACGCCTTTTCCCAGGTGCGCGAACCGAAGGCTAATAGCGCCCAATTACTCTTGGAGCAGCAGATCGCTGACCTGCGCAAGCAGGCGGCGGATAAGAACGCCGAACTGGAGGGGCCTTCCCCATACGCCGAGATATTGAAGTCCTCGCTGGACGATATTGATAAGGCGACCGCCGCCTGCGTGGCCAAGGACGCCCAGATCAAGGAGGAGGAAGCCTCGCAGCCTTACTACACCTACTGGCTCAAAGCGTTTGGCGACGATGGCATTCGCAAGTTCGTCATTGACGGCATCATTCCAGCGCTGAACGCCCGCATCGAATATTGGCTCCAGTTTCTCATCGACAATAAGATCGAATTGGTATTCAACAACCAGTTGGACGAGAATATCCAGCGCAACCCGCCGGACGGCAACCCCTTCGTCTACCACATGCTCAGCAAAGGTCAGCGGCAGCGCTTAAACCTGGCGGTGTCCCAGGCTTTTGCCTACGTTATGATGCTCAACTCTGGCACGTCGCCGTCCGTGGTCTTCCTCGATGAAGTGACCACCAATGTGGACCCGCAGGGCGTGCAGGGAGTTTATAATATGATCTGCGAACTGGCGAAGGACAAGCAGGTTTTTGTCACCACTCATGACCATGATCTGCTCGGTATGCTTCATGGTTGTCAGACTATCAACCTGGAGATGCGGAACGGTATTACCACCCTCGCCAAGTAATAATACCCCTCTCGGTGTAATAGCCGAATTTTTGGCGCTATTACACTTAGATACCTGCCCCTGAAGACGGGATCGTTGACTTTAAGTAGAAGAAAGAAGGGAGAAAATGTCTATAAAGGCTTTACAAGATTACACTTACGTCAGTAAGTACGCCCGATATAACGCGAATGATCGGAAGCGGGAGTCATGGGTGGAGGCAGTGGAGCGGGTGAAGGAAATGCACCTGCGCAAGTACCCGCAGGTGCGACCTGAGATCGAGTGGGCGTTCGAGCAGGTCCGGTTGAAAAAGACGTTAGGAAGTCAGCGTGCTTTACAATTTGGCGGCACGCCAATCGAGCGGAAAAACGCCCGGATGTACAATTGCTGCGTTTCATTTTGCGACCGGATGCGCTTTTTCCAAGAATGTTTCTGGTTGCTCCTTTGCGGTTGCGGCACCGGCTTTTCAGTGCAAAAGCATCATGTCGCCAAGTTACCTGATTTTTCCAAGAACTTACTTACCAAGGGCAAGCGAACCTTCATTATTCCTGACACCATCGAGGGTTGGGCTGATGCCCTGGGGATATTGTTAGCGACCTACATGGCGCACCCGCAGTACCCGGAATGGGAAGGTTATGAGGCGGTCTTTGACTACACACGCATTCGTCCCGCCGGTTCCGATCTGGCTTCGGGTGTTGGCAAGGCCCCCGGTCATAAACCTTTGAAACGGTCCCTGGAAATCGTCCGCCAACTCCTCGACCAGCGGATTGGCGAGGGCTTTACCCGCCTGCGGCCCATCGACGCTTATGACATCGTGATGCACGCTTCTGATGCCGTGTTGTCTGGCGGCGTTAGACGCTCAGCGACGATCTGCCTGTTTTCGGCGGACGACATGGAGATGGCCACCGCCAAGACTGGCAACTGGTTTGCCGAGAATCCCCAGCGTGCCCGCTCAAATAATTCTGCTTTGTTATTGCGTGACAAGACCACGCGCAAGCAGTTCCTCAAGCTGATGGAGAGCGTCAAGGAGTTTGGCGAGCCGGGCTTTGTATGGAGCGACAGTACCGAGTTGGTAGTCAACCCCTGCGTGGAGATCGGCATGTGGCCGGTCCATTGGCTGACGGGGGAAACGGGCTGGCAAATGTGCAACCTGTGCGAGATCAATGGGCGAAAAATAAAGTGCAAGGAGGACTTCGCCCTCGCCGCCAAAGCGGCAGCTATTATTGGCACTCTCCAGGCCGGGTATACGGATTTTGATTACCTGGGGAAGACCAGCAAGGAGATCGTGGACCGGGAGGCGCTGCTGGGGGTATCAATTACGGGGATGATGGACAACCCGGACATCATATTTGACCCGAAAACGCAGCGGGAGATGGCCAAATTGGTGTTGGACGTGAACGCCGAATTCGCCCCAAAAATCGGCGTCCGCCCATGCGCCCGTGGCACCTGCGTCAAGCCAGCCGGCACGACATCCTGCATCCTGGGATGCGCCAGCGGCATTCACCCCCACCACGCCAAACGCTATTTCCGGCGGCAGCAGGCCAATTATATGGAGGCCCCCCTTCAGCACTTTAAGAAGTTCAATCCCAAGGCGGTGGAACCTTCGGTGTGGAGCGCCAACCAGACCGACGAGGTTATTACGTTCTGCGTGGAAGTGCCGGACGGCGCTCGCACCAAGAACCAGACCAACGCCATTACCCTGCTCAAATACGTCAAGTTGACGCAGCAAAATTGGGTCACGCACGGGAAGCGGGCCGAAGTCTGCACGCAGCCCTGGCTGACCCATAACGTCTCCAACACGATCAACGTCAAGCCGGAGGAGTGGGGGCCGGTGTCGGAGTTCATCTATGACAACCGCCAGTTTTTTGCCGGTATTGCGCTGCTGCCGCAGTCCGGCGACCTGGATTACAAGCAGGCTCCCATGTGCGTGGTCCACGACGCGAAGGAAATCGTCAAGACCTACGGTGAAGGGAGTCTTTTTGCTTCCGGGCTGATTGTTGACGGGCTGCGGGCCTTCGACAACGATCTGTGGGAAGCCTGCGATGCTGCCCAGGGGAAAGGAACGCCGGTCGAGGAGCCGGTGGAACCCGTGCGTTTGACGCCAACCTTTTCCGTGCCGGAGTTCAGCGAATGGAAGGCGGCGAAGGAGAAATACGAGGCGAAGCTCGACTGGATTCGACGGGCCAAGCAGTTTGCGCAACGGTATTTTGGCGACGACATTCGGCAGATGTCTTACTGCCTCAAGGAAGTCGCCAATTGGAAGCAGTGGTGCGACCTGAGCCGGGCGTATGTGGATGTACCCTGGCAGGAGATGGTGGAAGAGGAGGATAATACCAAACCGATGCAGGAATGGGCCTGCGCTGGCGGCGCGTGCCAGATATAATGCGTAGCACCCGGCGGGTCTTCCTGCCGGGTGCTTTCGTTTGGTATACTACTCTCATAGATAAGAGCGAAGCTTTTATGGGGGTGGTCATGGGCAAGTACATTATCGTGGCGGGCGGCGTTATTTCGGGAACGGGAAAGGGAATTTCAGCCGCTTCGCTCGGTTTGCTTCTGAGCCTCCGTGGCCTCAAGATTCACCCAATCAAGTTCGATCCCTACCTGAACACCAACGCCGGCATTCTCGCGCCTCGTGAACACGGGGAGGTTTACTTGTGCGACGACGGCAGCGAGACGGACCTGGACCTGGGACACTATGAGCGCATTATCGGCTGTCCGGTATCGAGCAAGAATATCCTCACCAGCGGCACGGTCTACAAGGAACTCATTCAGGAGGAGGAGGAAGGTAAGTACCTGGGCCAGACGGTCCAGTTTATTCCCCACGTCACCGACAAGATTATGCACCGCATGACCGACTTAGGCAAGGAGGCCGACGTGGTGATTATCGAGATCGGCGGCACGGTGGGGGACATCGAGAGCGGCCCTTTCCTTGAGGCCGTCCGCCAGTTCAAGCAGCGCAACTGGAACGATGTCATGCTCATCCTGGTCGCCCCGATCCTGTGGATTCCGACGATCAAGGAGTTCAAGACCAAGCCGCTCCAGAAGGCTGTCCGGGAGCTTCAATCGTTCGGCCTGACGCCGGAAATCCTGCTCTGCCGTGTTGACCGTCCAATGTCTTCCAAAATCCTTGACAAAGTATCCAACCTGACCAACGTACCCCGTGCGGCGGTGTTCGAGGCCCCCGACGTGGAGACGATCTATCAGGTGCCCCTGGAGCTTTACAATCGCCACGTCGATGATCTGATTATTGACAAGTTCCACATGACCCGCAACGGCGTGCGCATTCACAAGTACCGGGAGTTGGTCGAGAAATATGTGGACGACAAGGAAATGTCCGAAGTGGAGATCGGCGTCCTGGGCAAGTACGACAATTGCTGCGAGGCGTACCTGTCCTTGAAGGAGGCCATCTACCATGCCGGCGTGTCGAACAACGTCCGCACCAAGATTCGCTGGATTGCCGCTGAGGAGTTGGAGAACGCCAAGGACATGCGTGGGGTCTGGAAGCACTTCGAGGGCTTGCACGGTGTCATCGTACCGGGCGGTTTCGATGCGCGTGGCATCGAGGGCAAGATTCGGGGCATCAAATACGTCCGGGAGAAAAAGATACCTTTCCTGGGCATCTGTCTGGGCCTCCAATGTGCGGTCATTGAATATGCACGGAGCCGGGGGCTGGAGAAGGCCAACAGTGAGGAGTTCGACGCCAAGACGCAGCATCCGGTCATTCATTATGTCAAGGGCCAGGAAGGATTGACCAAGAAGAGCGCCACCATGCGCTTGGGAGCCTACGACTGTGAACTGGAGAAGGATTCCCTGGCGTTTGATCTTTACAAGAAGAAGACGATCAGCGAGCGGCATCGGCACCGTTACGAGGTCAATCCTTTTTACGCCGACAACCCGACGTTTTCGGAGAAGGGGCTGCGGGTGACGGGCCGGCACCCCAGCGGGCTTATTGAGATCATGGAGATGGACCGCAACGTGCATCCGTTCTTTATAGGGACGCAGGCGCACCCGGAGTTCAAGAGCCGACTAACGGCGGCTGCGCCGCTGTTCCAGGGTTTAGTCGCTGCCGCCGTGCAGCGCAAAGCGTTGGAGCCTGATAATGACTCAAAAGTATAGAGGGTACTACTATTACGGTAGGCCCTTTGCTTGGTATTTCGACTGGAAAGGCCACTATATAAAGGTGTTATGGATTTCAAGGAATTCTTATTGCTAGAGCAGAGGGCCTATCTGGGCCAGAAGGTTGGCGACATTTTGACCGCCATCCATGACCTGCGTGACGATGCCAAGAGCATGGGCAGTCGCAATCTGATAAAATACTCAGAGAAGGTCGTCAATCAAATTCGACGCATCCTGCATCAGCATTGGCCCAGGGAAGAGATCAAACACCTGAAAGTGTTGCAGAAGGTGGCGGTGGCCTTGATGAAGGCCATTGATGAGAAGGATGATCTGCCGGGGGTTGTATCCAGTGTGGCGCAAGAGTTGGAGAGGCTGAGTGGAAAGCTGGGCGTACCGATTCATCAATTGGGCACTCCCGATAAGAGGTCTGAGGGACCAGACGATGACAAGCAAGGAACTGCGCCTCCTCCTGAAAAGGAAAGTCCTGAACAACCTCCTGCCCCGCCTCCAGGCGGTGAGGGCGCTCCTCAGCCGGGCGGGATGCCTCCTGGTCAACCTGCCGCCCCGCCACCAGGAAGTGGACCTCCTGGTGGAGCGAGTCCTTTGGGCGCACCGCCGACGATGCCTACTACATAAGCTCAGGCAATACGGAGTTGAATCGTGTGTGGAATTACAGGCTATTTGGGAGAATCCAAGAAACCCATAGCAACCTATCAAATTATTACCAAGCTCTTTGAGAAAACCGAGAGCCGTGGCATGGATGCCGCCGGCTTTTGGGGAACCCAGGCCGGCAGGGATGGCAAGATCATATTCCATAAGGAACCGATCAAGGCCAGCCTGCTGGTCAAAAAGGAAATCTGGCGAAAGGTCGCCCGCCTCAATCCCAACCTGCTGCTTTGCCACGCTCGTGCGGCCTCCCAGGGCGTGGGCGAACCCTCGCACAACTTCAATAACCATCCCTTCGTCAGCCACAACCGCTTGATCGGCCTGGTCCACAACGGGCGCATCACCGACCAGGAATATCAGGCTCTCAAGCAGAAATACGAAGTGCTGTCGGAGTGCGACTCGGAAATCCTGCTCCGGGTGTTCGAGGGCGCAGAGAAATACAGCAGAAAGGCCAAAGAGGAGTTCCCGGATTTCAGCGCTCATATTGCTGCACGGTTCGCCGGCCTGCGGGATATTTTTTCCCTGGTGAACCAAGGACACATGGCGGTGGCCATCGGGGAGCGGCAGGATAACAGCCGCTTCCTGTGGCTGTTCCGCAATATCCATCGGTCCCTGTACCTCGTGGACATGCGCGAAACGCTGGGTCAGATTTTTTTCTGTTCCACCCCTGAAATATGGCAGGATGCAATCGGGGCCTGCGAAAGCGTTCATGCCTACATTGGCAAGAGCCACAAGATCATTGAAGTGCCGCCGGAGGAAATCTGGTTCTTCAAAATAACCAGCGATGCCCCTCAAGTCGAGAAAGTGCAGCGGTTCGACATCGCTAGGGACAACGACTATAAGCAGTGGGTTTATGACGGCGAGCGGCTGACGATTAACCGGCGCAACGCCGACGTGGAAGTTGTTTGCCGCCTGGACGAGAACGAGGACGTGATTAAGGGCGAGAAAAACCCCAACCCACTGCCGGAGTATAATATCCATGAGTTCCAAACGTGGTGCCAGAAGATCAAGGAGAAGGTCAACGACATCGAGGCGCAAACCCTTATCATGACCCAGGAGGGGTCACTGACCCTGAGCGACTTCAATGAGTTGATGCAGTCGTTGGAACACAACGAGCGGGACATGGAGGGAATTCTGAAACTGTTGGAGGGCTAGATGAATGATGCTTATGACGATTATGACGTTGACGATATTCTTGTGACCAGGAGGAAGAAGGTGGATGGAGGCAAAAAGGGCAAGAGGACGGAACGCAATCTGGTGGGGGTGCTGACCAAGCGCTTTGGGGAGGGTTTTAGCCGCTCGCTGGGGTCCGGCAACCGCTGGGGCCAGGTGGCCCACCTGCCGAAGCACGCCAAGGACACGTTGACCGGCGACCTGTGCTGTCCCAAGGGCTTCAAATTCGTTATCGAGAGCAAGGGCGGCTACAGCGGCATCGACATTGATTCAATATTTGTGCGGGGCAATAGCGAACTGGACAAGTTTCTCAATCAAGTGAGCAAGGACGGCAAGCGCTGCAACCGCAAACCCATGCTCATGTGGAAGCGCGACCGCAAACCGTGGCTGGCGTTTGTCCATTCAGCGGAGATAAAGGGTCGGAGGTTCAAGTACAAGCTTAATTATGGCCGGTGGACCTGTGTGGCCCTGGAACACCTTCTCAAGCTCGAAGACTCGTTCTTTTTCGATCAGGATTCCGTGGGATCGTAGCCCCAGACCTTTTTGAACCAGGCGGCTTCTGCGGCGTCCTTGGCTGCCTTCCGGGACTTCTTGCCGCCCAGGGCCATGCGCTGGGCGATAATCCGGCGGACGTGTTCGGGGTCCACTTCGAGGTCGCTGCCCGTGACGGCAGGGCCAAAATACTTGAGGGCGGATGGCTCCACACCCATCGTCTGGTCAAGGGGTCCGCCCTTCGGCCCCTTGTGGAAAGCGACGGCCCGTGCCGCAGGACTTCCGGCCTGACCCAGCCGGTACATTTTGTAGAACTGCTTCAGTGCTTCGTCGGGTTCCATTGGCAAGTGGGTGGCGCTGGCTCCCATGCCGACCCGGCCCTTAGCGAGTGGCACCATAACGCCGCCTGCATCCTTGCCGATTCCACGCTTCGGGATGGTGACGCCCTTCATCGAGGCATATTCGGGCGAGGACGGGTCGAGGGCACCGCCCTGGTAATCGTAGTAACCCATGCCGTGCTTGGTAATCATGATGTACATGGATTCCACGAAGTCCACCCACACGTCCCATAACTGCTTCGTGCCAATGCCCCGGCTTTGCAGCTTGTCCAGCAAGCCTGTATATTTCTTGACCTTGGCGGTGCGGCTCTTATCGCTGGCGGACTTGCCGATCTGCCAGGGGTCTTTTACGCCCCGCTTGGTGGGATCGCCAAACTCGCCGGCCAATTCCAGGTCCGGGAAGACCTTGGAGTAAATGTCGATGTTGTGCGTGTCGATGCAACCCGACCGGCCCCAGAGTAACTGGACGATGAACCCGGCCTTGACGGGCTGGACGCCTGGGAGCTTGGTGAGCCGCTTTATCAGGGACACGTCATCCCCAGCGGCGGCGAGGCCGTTCAGTTCTTTGTAGAGGGCCTTGCGATTGGTCCAAATCTCAGATATTGTTTGGAACTTCCAGCCGCTTATGGTATGGGCCATCGCGTGGCGCTTTTCACCGAAGGAGTCCACGGCATGGGAAAGGTTTTGGGGCGTCCAGCCCTCCTTTTCTCTACCCGGAGGCCCATTGGGGAATCGCGTCAATATCATCATCAGAACTTGGTAGTTGTCCCAATGCTTGGCGAAGGGGGTGTTGGCAGACAGGGGGGAAAACATCAAGACCTGGGCGAAGTTTTCGGGGCTGGCTTTCGCGTAATTTTTGATGGTTTCAATATGGCGGGCGTAGCCGCTCAGGGGCGTCACCGGACAGCTTTGGCCGATGGTTCTGCCCTGTTGTTCCGGCGCTTCGACGGGACTGGCTTTTTGGATGCGCTGGCCGATCTTCTCTTCGGGGTCATCCGGGGCACCAAATAGGTCCGCCACACGGGTGAAGTCCTGGGAAGCCAGCTTCTTGCGGTCCTTGCGGCCTTCGAGGGCCAGTTCCTCAGCAATCACGGTCATTAAGGAGGAGAGGACGTACCCGCCAAAACCCTCGTCCAATGTCATGAACTCTTTGAAATCCCCACTTTGCATGAATTATTTAGGCGCATATTCGCAAAATAAAACCGCCGGGCTGGTTGCCCGGCGGTTTTTTATTTCTCAGGGGGTTTCTCAGGTGGCAGGTAGAAGTAACCCCCGTTCTTCACGGGGGCTGTCTCTGATGGCTTCCTCGACCTCCTGCTTGATGCGTTCGAGTTCTCGGTTGTGTTCCACGGCCTGGCGTTTTTCAATAACCCGCTGTTCGAGAATCTTCAGGTCCACTTCGTCGTTGTTGTTGAGCAGGTCGTCCGGGAGCGTGTAGTCTTCGTCCCACTCGAAGATGTCGGTCTTGATGGGGCTGATCCGGTCGATTTTGCGGCCTTCCATGTAGGCCCGGACGGCGCAAATGGTCTTGCGGTAGACCTCGACGGTCTTTTCGTCACGGGCGCTGTTCTTGAGCAGGTAGAGCCAGAGGAGATGGGCTGGGTCGTCGGGGCCTTGAAACTTCAGCTTGGTGAGGGCGGCACATAGAGCTTCCGTCTTCTCGACGCCGTAGACGATCAGGGCTTTGCAGATCACCGCCGGGACAGCGGCGCTGGCCCGTTTGTGGGTAGGGAGCTTGTCAAGCACCCAGCGGATTTTGTCCTCGTGACGGCGCAGGAAGGCAGCTTGCTGCTTCTTGTTCGCCGGAAGTCGCCCATAGTTCGGTCCCTTCATCATCTGGTTGGCGACCATCTGCGTCAGGTCATTCATTTGAGCGCAGTCCTCCTTTCGTTCCTTGATTGTACCGTGGGCAACATCACCCGTCAAAGTTAGCGCAAAGGCGGCGGGTCGAGCAGCTTGCAGGGCCACTCCTCGCCGCAGTACATGCAGTTGACCTTGCCGGGGATGAGGCACATGCGGTCGATGGCGGTGATGGTGTCTTCCGACACGACGATGCGAAGGGAGGCGATGGTGAGTAGTGGTACGGGCTGGCCCCAGCCCTGCTTGACGATCTCGATGAAGTTGCGGAGGGTCTGTTCGGGGAAGTCGGTGATCTTCTCGTCCTCCAGCACTTCCAGGGGCGTGAAGCCTTCCACGCCGCATTTGGCGCAGTTGAAGGCACCGGCGTCCTCCAGCCTCCTGCCCTTGAGCAGTGGGGCCAGGTGGTACTCCTGGCGGCAGTGATCGCAGTTGACGCGATCCGGGACCACCTGGAGGTTGAGGCCGGGCGGTGTCGCGTTGACGCCCTCAGAGCGAAGCTGGGCCACGTTCAGGTCCAGTTCGTAGATTTTCTGCATCGCCTCCTCGCCGTAGCGCTCCAGGGCGACGGCAAAGCCGGTGCGGTCGCCCCCGAACTGCACCGTGGTCGCGTTTATCCACACGCTCTGTCGGCAGCGCTTGCACTGGATGAAATACGCCGGGTACAGGTCCACGGTCGTCACGGTGTCTCTCCTGGTGGCGATCATACGTTAGCTCCCCCTGTTGGCACCACACTTGAACAAAACGGCACGAACGTGGCGCAGCATCTCATAACGGTCCCGGTCCTTCAGCCCGTCAAAGTCGATGCCCGCCGTCAACAGCATGTGGGCAATATCGAGGCCGTCAATGACCGTCAAAACCTCGACGGCTTCCAGGGTCACGAAGCTGACGTGGCGGGGGTGCCGACACCGGCTGCCGTTGCGGCAGGACCGATTGTGGACCTTCATGCCGGCGTTCAGCTTGCCGACCAGGGCTTCGACCTCCCCGGCCCGGTGGGCACGCTCGCCGGGGAACCAGGGGCGACTCAGGGGTTGCGGCCCGCCGTTGTCCAGCAGCGAACGCAGGACCAACGTGGCGCTGGTCGTGGCCTTTAACTCCGGGATGGTGAATTTCATCGACCCTCCTCCTCCTCCCACGGTGCGTCAATCGAGCGGTACTCGGTTTTCTTCTTGGGCGGGATGATCGGCTGGCCAGTCATCGGGTCGGCCTGGGCGTTGAAGAGCATCGTCACCGGAACCTCCTTGCCGGCGGCACGGAGGCCGTGCAAACGCATCAGCCCGTCTGCCAGACCGCCCTGGGGGTCGGTGGCGATAACGCTGGGAAGGAAGCGGCCTTCGAGGATGTCCTGGGCGTAGGCGTCCACCATCTTCTGGTTGGGCAGGCGGCACCCTGCCCCGGCACAGTCCAGAAGCTCCTGGGCCATTTCCGGCGTCACGGTGACGATCTCCTGGTAGCAATGGGGTGCGCGCGTGTAATGGTGCCACGGTCGCTTGCCCTTCTTGATTTCTTCGCGCTGCCGGCGCAGATAATACGCCTGGTTCTCCTTGCCTTTTTCTTCTGGCGTCATAGTTGTTTCCACTCCTCGTTGCGGCGTTCATATTCCTCTTGGGAGAACGCCGAGTGTTGTTGAAACTCCTCCAGGGAAGGAACGGCCAATGAAGGTGTGCTGTCCGGCAAGGGGCGGTCTTTGTTGGCTTCGTACCAGCGGAATACCCGGCGCTTGTCGCCCTCGCTCATTACCCCGACCTTGCCGGAGTCAAGCAGGGACGCGAAGAAGAAGTCCCCCACCAGGCCGCACGAGTTGTACGGCAGGTGACGCACCAGGCCGTTGCCGTTGACGCACACATGAACCTTACCGCCCAGGTGGACCCATTCGGGATTGCCGCCGACAAGGTAGCTGGCAGCTTCTTTGTCCGTCTCCCAGCGCAGAATGCCCGATGCAGGCGTGATGCCGGCGCAGAAGAGTTGGGTGACGTAGGGTTCGTCACCGACCTTCTTCACTACCACTTCCACCTTCGGCGGTGGCTTCTCCTTTGCCTTCTTCCCCATCCTTCTTGTCCTCGACAACATAATCCAGCAACGCTTGCGCGATCCGGCAGTAGTTCCCGTCGTCGTTGAAGACGACGTGAATCTTGTCATTGCGGGCACGCATGGGCTTGACCTGCGTACCCCGAAGAAAGACCCCAGCTTCCACGCGCACGGCCTTCTTCGGCACCTTGCGCTTTGCGCCCATCGGCAGGCCGATAAAGCCGCCCTCCGGCACCCGCCACACCTGCACGTCCTCGATAAAGCGCAGGGCCGGGTGGCGGGCCTTTTCCTTCGCCAGCACAATGTTCAATTCGCGTGCCCGCCGCTGGGCAAAAGCTTCCTCCTCAGCGATCCCCAGCTTCATCTGTTTGAGCCGGACGCTGGTAATGGTCTGGCCCAGCTTGATGTTCTCCCGGTAGACCTGGCGCATCTTGCGCAGGCCGTCCATCGTCAACTCCTTGGCTGAGCCTTTGAGGATGTTGCAGATGGTACACATGGTCTGGAGGTTGTCCAGGTGTTCGGGGCCGTCGTGGGCCACGGGGATGATGTGGTCCTTGGTGAACAGCACGTCCCGCCCGTCCTCGACGCCGTAGAGGTTGAAGTGGGGCCGGGGCGTGTGCCTGGCCTTCTCCAGTACCATCTTCGTGCCGACCAGGCCACAGCAGACGCAGGTGCAGGCATCGCGTCGGAAGCACTGGTAACGCAGGCTGCTCATCTTGACCATGAAGGCTTCGCCCGCCGCCGTGGTGTACTGGCGCTGGCCCTTGTCGTCTTCGGGCGTCAGGAAGCTCAGGACTTCCTCCACCGGCCACTCGCCCAGGATGATCTTCTTGGGCTGTTTCTCGACCACCGGCTGGACGCGCACTTTCAATTTCCAGCCCTGGAGAATATCGGCTGGAATATATTGGCTCAGGACGTTTTCAAAATAATGGATGGCCTGGGCGTTGGCCTGGTGAATATCACCATCGGCCTCCATGTCCCAGATGACGGTGGCGAGGCCCTTGAACTTTTTACTGGTTGGGGTGGTCATGGTCGTCTCCGGTCCAGGGGTTCTTCCAGCACTCCCGGAGCCGCTGCTCTACCAGGGGTGGAACCCCTAGCTGGTCGCCGCCCGTCGAAATGCCGATCAGGGCTTGCACAAGGCGCTGCTCGTAGCGATAGTTGCGAACCTCGTCGTTGAGAAATAAAACGTGGTACTGCTTCCAGGCGCAGAATATGCGGCTCCACACGCCGATCTCGCGTTCGGGGTGGGCGTCGCGCATGAAGCCCACTTCCCACTGCTCCAGGGTGTACTTCTCGTCGTAGACGTAGCGGCCCACTGTCTGGAACAACATCCTGATCTTGGGCAGTAGGTCCGCCGGCAAGCTGCTGTGGCGGATCGGGGCATCCTTCAGGTCGCCCACGTTGACGCGAATCAACTCGCCCGTCTCCACGTCTCGCGCCTGGATGGTCGGCCCGATGTTTTCACCGTAGTGCCGCTCGTGGATCACCAGGCCCTTGGCGTGCCGGCGCTTCTTGTCGATCTCGCGCTGCTTGGCCCGTTCGCGTTTGGCCCGCCGTTTGCGCTTCTTGCGGTCATCTTCTCGACTCATGTTGCCCTCGCCGGAAACGCACCACAGGCAGGGAGATTATCCCTGCCTATGGTACTGCGGAATGTCCAGGTTGTTTACTCGAAGTCCGCCAAGTTGTAGACGTTGCACTCCTTGGGGACGTAGGTGCCGACGATGTTCTTCATGTTGTAGCTGGTCCCGCCGCTGATGAACCAGTACCACTGCTCCGGCGTTTTCGGCTCCACCTTGTTGCCCCAGCCGTCCGTGATGACGAAGACCGCCTCCGGGTAGCGCCCGGCGTTCTCGCCCTCCTTCATTTCCTTCTGGATGAATTTCTCCAGAATGTCGAAGGCCGTGCCGCCGCCTCCGTAGACCTTCTTGGACGCGAGGGTGGTTTCCTTGACCACGGTATCGAAGCAGAACAGGCGAATGTCGAAGCGCTCTTCGGGCAGGCTCTCGGCAGCCTGGAAGAAGCGGTCCTTGAGGCCCCAGCACGAGCCGGACGTGTCGAGGAAGAAGTAGACCTTGATGCGGTGCTTCTCCTCGTTGACTTCCTCAATCTCCATGTCCGAGGGCAGGAACATATCCTTGGGCAGCATCGAGAAGCGGCGGTTGAGTCGCGCCCACTGCTCCCGGTCCTTGCTGTCCGCAATCATGTACTTCCGTGCCCACTTCTTGATGACGGACTCCCACTTCTTTTTCTTTTTCACCTTCTCCGTGGTGACGAAGTGCCACTGCCCGCCGGTGCCGGTGCCGGCCTTCTGTTCCTCCTGCTCAAAGTGCTTGTCGATGATGGCCTTGAGGGATTCCTTTTCCTCTTTGCTCAGGCCCTCGTCCAGCCGGTCGATGACTTCCGAGAAGTCGCTGTCGTTCATCAGGCTGTGATCGTCCACCGTACCCAGGCCGTCGCCGGGCTTGCCGTCGCCCTTCTTGCCGGTGCCGACGCGAATGCGGGGCAGCGTGATCTTTTCAAACTGGTTGATGTAGTATTCAAAGCAGTCGTCGTCCGGGATCGGACGGCCCTTGTCCGTCTTGATCGAGCCGTCCGGCTGCTTGAACACGGTGTCCACCCAGCACAGCTTGTCCCAATTGGCAATATGATGCCGGTCGAAGCCGAAGCTGCGCAAGAGCATGTGGTTGACCACAACATCCAGCGCGACGTTGCAGGCGCGAGGGTCGTCGGTGTCCTTGATGCGGACGCCGTGGTTGAGGATGACGTGCAGCGCCTCGTGGCAGATCGTGAAAAGCCGCTCGTAGGGCGTGCAGGACGCCCAGAATTCCGGGTTGAAGTGGAAATATACGAAGTCCCCGCCCCGGTCGAACTGGATGGCGGCGGTTTCCACGGCGTCGGAGAAGATCGGCTTGCCCATCTCCCACAGCTTGTAGAAGACGGCGTGGTGCTGCTCAAGCTGAGCGCAAATATCGAACCACTCCTCCTTCTTCATCGGCTTGAAGTTGATCGGCTTCTTGTCCCGGCCCTGCGGCGGGGCGTCTGGCGTTGCGGTCGGATTCGACATGGGGGTTCCTCCGGTTAGGTGATCTGGAGAGCCAGGTACACGAACCCGCCGGGTGGTCAGAATTTCCCGGCGGATTCGTGGCGCGTTTTATTTTCAAACGCTGGCGGGCTGGCCGGAGCCGGACGGTGTGAACAGCTTGTTCGCCAGGCCGGCGTCCTTGATCTTCTCCAGCAGGTGGCGCATCCGTCCGCCGTGCGTGCCGACAATATCGACCCAGCCCTTGCCCGTCCCTTGGGCCACCTGGGCGATGCAGTGGTTGACCATGTTGATGAGCAGCTTGAGCGACACGCTGCCCACGGTGCTGGTCCAGCAGCGGCCCACGATCAGGTCGAACAACTCCAGGGTCGCCAGGGCGTCGTCGGGCATCATGACCTTGGGGATGTTGGTCATGATCTGGTTGTACAGCTTCATGCGCTGCTGGGTCGTGTCCATCTGCTCGCGCTTCATCTGCGCGACCTGCTGCGCCCACGCCACGTTTGACGCCGGCTTCTCATTGTAGTGCGCCGGGGCCGGCTGGGACGCGCCCGCCCCCACGAAGCTGGAGGCCATGACCTGATTCTCGGTCAGGGCCTTGCGGATGCGCTTGACCAGCTTCTTGTTCTGGTTCGCGTTGAGAATGTCCTTCATCACCGCCTGGAAGTGCGGGTACTGACCGCCACGGGCGCAGATGAAGCGGCAGGCCCGGTCGTTGCTGCTCATCAGCACCGACAGCTTTTCCTTGTTCAGCAGCGGCAGGAAGAACTCCATCAGCGTCTCGCTATCGGTGATATAGCGGATGGCGCTGTTGTAGTTGTTCTCGTTGCTGAGGAACAACCGGGCCGCAGTGGTGTCCTTGGCCTTGTAGAATTCCTCCACCTTGTCGCTGGCCGGGCCGACGTTGAGAACCTGGCCCAGCTTCGTGACGTTGCTGCTGACGGGCAGCACGTCCCGAATATCGCCCTTCACTTCCCAGAGGTTCAGAGCGTACTCCAGCCGGCGGGGGCTGACCTTGTTCTGCTCCTCTTCGGACAACTCATCCCACCAGGAGATCGCCGCCTTGGCAACGCGATCCCCGAAGCGCTGGATGAACCACGTCGCGCTCGGCTTGTACGGGACCGTGACCGTGATATGGAAGCGGTCGGCCTGGGCGGGGTCGATCTTCTCCACGTCGTACTCGCTCTCCTCGTCCTCCGGGTTGATAGCCGCCCACACCACCTTGAGGTTGGGGAACGGTTTGCCGTTGATGGACTTGAATTGCAAGCACTCCATCACGGCATTACGGACCTTCTTCGGGCTGCGGTTGAATTCATCGAAGAATAGCGCCTCGACCTTCGCCTGCGCGAACGCCTTCGGGCGGACCAGATCGAGATAGGTCAGGCCGTCCTGGCGGTCCAGGGCGTGGGAGACGACCTTCTTGCAGGCATCGCTGCCCAGGTGCCAGTTCTTCTCCACCCACTCGTAGGCCATCTCCAGGTCGATGGCAGCCAGTTCCTTGATGATGGAGAACGCCTCCGGCACCTTGTCAGTGATGCGCTCCTTCGGAACGCCCACAAGGTCCACCCACGGGTCCAGCGTGGACGCCGAGAAGTACAGGAAGGTTTCACCCAGCACCAGATCGTGCCGCTCGAAGCACGACTTTATCATGGCCGTCTTGCCGACGCCGTGCTTGCCGACGAACAGCACGTTCTGCTCATGCTCCAGCCAGAAGTCCAGTTTCTCATCCCGAACAGTGGTCGCGCTCATGGGGGCCGTCTCCTTCAGTTTGGTGTCTCGTTGCCGCCTCTGCCCCTACTGGTACACGTTACGCCCTAGCGGTCAGAATTTTTCGGGGCTGCGTTCCTTTTTTCTCATCGGCACGCCGGAAGCAGATATTCAACATTACGGCGGATTGTACCAGTTGTAAACCTCGAAAACAAGAAAACCCCGGCGAACCGGGGATTCTTGTTTTCCAGGGCGGGGAGGGCGCTCACGGCTGGCCCTCTTGCTGCTGCGGCTGAGGCTGCTGTCCGGCCCCGGAGGGAGCGCCCGGCGGCACTTCCCAGCCCGGCAACCAGGGGAAGATGTCGTCGTCCTGCTCGTAGAGCTTGGCGACGGTGCGATCCTCCATCAGCGCCGTGATCGCCGCCAGCGTCTTCTTGTAGGTCACGAGCGGGTTCTGGGAACGGGTGGCCTTGGCCCGCTGCAAGAAGATGTAGAGGGCCTTGGCCGGGTCGCCGTCGCCGGAGAACTGTAACTGCTTGAAGCGCTTGCAGAACGGCTTCAGCTTGTCCTCCCCGTACCAGATGACGGCCTTGGCTACCGCCGCCTGCACGTCCGCTCGCGTGTTGGGCAGGAACTCCCCGATCCAGTCGGAGACGTGCTGCCACTTGATGGAGAACTCCACGATCTCCGAGTCGGAGAAGCGGGCGCGATTGGCCGTGCCACGCATCAGGGCCTTGAGGAAGCCGCTGGTGCGGTTGCCCAGGCTGGGGTCCACCACCATCTGGATGCGCTCGGCGGTCGGGCGCTTCTTGCCGGAGTCGGCCACGAACTTGGCCTCGTCCAGCACGTTGAAGACGATCCACAGCGGCCAGCCCTTGTTGGCTTCCACGATGGCCAGGCCCCGGTGCTGGCCGTCGAACATATTGCCGCTCAGGTTGATGCCGATGCCCTCGTGGGACGGCACCCAGCGGTCGTGTTCCACGTCCCGCTTATAAGCCGCCACGGTCTGGGCGCTGATATTCCGGTTGTCCGGGTTGTAGCGGAGCAGTTCTTCGGCCATGTCCGGGGTGACGAACACGAACTCGCCGTACTGCGTCCGCTTCTTCGGGTACTGGAACCAGGGCTTCTTCAGGTCGTCTTCCAGGGCCTTCGACTCGTAATACTCCTTGTTGGCGAGGGCTTCCTCCCAGATCAGGTCTTTCTGCTGGCGCGACTGAATGACCTCCGGGATGTCGCCCAGGTCGGGGATTTGGACCGGCTCCAGAACCGCCGGTCCAGCGGCCCCGCCGTCCCGTACCGCCCCAGGAATGGAATGCTCGCTGTCTGCGGGGGCTTCCTCCGTGGCACCCAAACCCTGACGGATTCGGTGCAACTTCAGGAGGTACATATCGTGGTAGCTGGACCGCCCACCGCCGCCGCCCTGGCGGGCCGCAAGTCCTTGCAGGCCAGTGCCTTTGGGCTGCGGGCCTCGCGCCGCATCTCGTTTTTCTTTCCGCTTGTTGCTCACGTCTGAACGCCTCCAGAAAGTGCCTCGAAGCAAAGCCCTCTATCTCACTATACGCGAAAGCGGGTTTGCGTAAAGGCTTCCTTCGAGAAAATCTGCCAGAAAACCCGCTTCCAGCACACGCATGTTTTACCACAGATCGGGCCGGTTGTAAACCTGAATTATTTGTTCACTTCTGAACGCCTGTTCCAAATGGCACGGCCTCTGCAAAGGGGTACGAAACGTGGTTGACAACTTTTCCTGTTCGGAGTACACTGGAATGAGGATTTTTGTCTTTCCTGTGCATCGAGGGCTGTGCCGTGGGAGTCGAGACGACGATTTCGTGGACCGATCACACCTTCAATATTGTATGGGGGTGCGAGAAGGTTTCTCCGGCTTGCGACAACTGCTATGCTGAAGTCTTCGCTCACCGCATGGGCCTGGACATCTGGGACGACCAGCGGCCCCAAAGCGCCACCAAGGGGAAGACGCAGACGCCCCGGCGGGTTTTCGGTGTCAAGCACTGGAACGAGCCGCTGAAGTGGCACCGCAAGGCCATCAAGGAAAAGAAGCGCCATCGCGTCTTCTGCGGGTCGATGTGCGACATCTTCGAGAACCACCCCCAGGTCATTGGGGAGTTGGCGAAGCTCTGGCCGCTCATCAGGGCCACCCCGATGCTGGACTGGCAGCTTTTGACCAAGAGGCCCCACCGTATCAAGCAAAGCCTGCCGCCCGATTGGGGTCCGACCGGCTACGAAAATGTGTGGCTGGGCACCACCATTGAGAGCAACGAGTATGCGCATCGCGCCAAGCGCCTGATCGAGAACCCCGCCCCGGTTCACTTCATCAGCTACGAGCCGGCGCTGGGTCCGCTGGATACGCTGGACCTGACCGACATCGAGTGGGTGATTTACGGCGGCGAAAGCGGCGCTCACCGCCGTCCCGAAGACCTTCAGTGGGCCAGGGACATGGAAAAGCGCTGCACCCAGGCGGGCGTGGCCTTTTGGTTCAAGCAGTCGTCCGGCCTCAAATCGGGAACGAACCCGACCCTGGATGGCGTTCAACATCACCGCTTTCCCCTGGCCCTGGTGTGAAAAAGAAACTGACCCCGCTGGAAATACCCGGCGACATCAACTTGTATGATGAATTGGTGGCGATGGCCGGGAAGAACCCGGATGTCGCCGCCCTGGTGGATTGTCTGCACCGTACCATGCAGCATTTTGAGATTCCACGCGAGCGCTGGCGTGAGGTCGGCAACGTGGTGCAGCGATTCTCCATGTTACTGTGTCTTCAGGACGAGCAGGTGAGCGTTGATACCGATGACCCTGGCGTTCATGCGCTCATCGACCTGACGGAGCATTATAACAAACTGGCCGGGAAGGAACTAGAGGGGAAGGAGGTTGACCCCTTCCCCTCCTGGCCTCGGCGCTTTTCAAAATAAGAGCGTGGCCCATATATACTCTCAGGGAGGATATATGGCCAAAACACCCACAAATACGTTCTATGTCAGGGTCAGCAGCGTAGTCGCCTCAAGCGGCTACCTCATTGTTACCGGCGACAAGCCGTGGGTCAGCCACCAGGGCAACCTGTCCTTTGGCAACGACCCCACGCCGGTAGTCATTCCGGCCCATTATTGGCAGGTGGTCTACGCCGTGGACCCAGCGACCAAGATGCCGATTAACGTCACCGTGCCCAGGGAGAAAGACCTGCCTGAGTGGTGCCGGCATTGATTATTCCTGCTGAAGTGCCTTGAAAGTCGCTATCAAGCGGTCGATACGCGCACCGACCTGGCCTAATATTCTGCGCAATTCCAGGGCCTCTTTCTCCAGCTTACCTTTCGTGGTCACATATTTCAGGCCGGCGAGCTTCAGGTAGTTTGTAATTTCCAAATCCAACTGGTTGATCCGACCCTCGACCATCGCCTGGAGGGGCAAGGGCATTCCAGAGTCTTTCAACTGCTGCGGCACGAGTCCGGCCCGCCGCTTCCACTCCTCGCGTATGTTGGAAGTCACCCGCTTCCACCAGTCGTACTCAGGATGGCTGGGGAAGGGGCTGGGGAAGGGGTTGTCAATGATATATTCGTTGCTGGCGCAGTCCAAGAACGGCACCGGAGCGGTGGCCTTCTGCCGATCCTGCCACTCCCATTGCTCGTGTTTCTTCTTGTATGCCTCTCCAGCCGCCTTTTGCTGCTCAATGAAAGCTTCGTCTTTCTTCTCCTGCTGCCTGATCTTGGCGATCTCGGCCTGGAGGTTGGGATTGTTTTTCAGATCGAAGGTTTCGTTTTGGGCGATCAGCCGAATGTCAATCATGTCGGCGTCGGGCGTCTGGTTCAGCCACATTTTTTCAAAATTGCCGTCTGGGTATTCGAGATGATATTTCAACCCGGTGGCGTCCTCCCGGCCCAGAAAACTGTGGGCGTAAGCGGGATGTGCGGTCCTGTTCGACTCATCCATTTATATGCTCCTTTTCTCATTATAAAGTAGTACCTTTCACCCGTAAGCAGTCGGGTACTTTATCTAGGCAGGAGCGTTATTAAAAACAAACCCCCGGCGAGGATTTGCCTCGTCGGGGGTCAACCACTACTACCTTCTGTAGTGATTAGAACTTGTGGCCGCACTTGCCGCAGAAGTGGTCGGCCTTGCGAGCCTTCCGCTGGCCGCAGTTGGTGCAGTAAGCCTCTTCCTTGGGCTTGATGCTGGTGACACCCAGCTTGTCGCTGGCTTCCGGCTTGAAGCCCCGCAGCACCAGCTTCATGACCAGGAAATCCTCTTCGGCGTCGAAGTCTTCCAGCCGGAAGCGCTGGCCGGTTAAGCCCCCATCCACCGTGCAGCCCTCTTCGAGCTTTCGGTCGGGCGGGGCCGGGGCCACGGTCGGCTCGGCCACCGGGAGGCGTTCCAGCAGGGTTTCCATGCTCCCGACCGGGGGAGCCTCGGCGCTCAGGCTGCACTTCATCTGGCTGCCCAGGCCGCCGCAGTTGAGATGTTGCGGGCCGGCGGTGCTACAGTAGGTTGTGCCGCCGTCATGGAGCGTGTTGTCGGTGTAAGTGCCGCCGACCCACTGAGGCTGGTACGGATTGACGTACTTCCAGGGGGCCGGGCTGGGCGTAGGCACCGGCACAGGGTACGGATAGGGCAGGGGAAGCGGCTGGGGCTGCTTGATCTTGCGGCTGCGTCGTGGCTGCTTGGGCAGGGGGAACTTGAGTCCTGGCTGCTCTTTCTCCAGGTAGAAGCGGGCCTCGATGACGCCCTTGCTGCCGTCCTGGTTGTCGTTCTTGCCCGTGATCTCAGCCTCATCGGAGGTAAGTTCCACGAACTTCAGAGCCGCATCCACGTCCACGCGACGGAAGATGTCCAGGTTGGCGTCCTGTTCGATGATGAAGCCGCCGCCGGAAATGTTCTCGTTGTCCACGAACAACTTGACTAACGCACGCCGGTTTTTGTGGCGGTTGCGGCAGCGGATGCCGTATTCGCTGCCGAAGGGGATCGCCACCACGCCGTCAGTGCGTTCGGGGGCGATGTTGCCGTTGAGCAAAACGCTCAACACGAAACGACTTGAGTAAACCATCGTCAACTCCTTCTGTTGAAAACGCCCTAGTCCGCAATCGGGCAAAGGTTCACGGGTGGAGTCAACACCCGCACGGACAATGTGTATAGTAGTGGGGAAGCGGCAAATTGTAAAGTAAAATCACCGTTTTCTGCCAACGATCACAAAGCTGTAGGGGTGGTCGTCCCACTCAAAGATCGGGTCTACATTCAGTTCGTGGAACACCCACTTCATATGGTCGAGACTCATTCCTGGGCACTTGTGGGATTGGTTATATTCTTGTCCAGTCTTGTCGCAGTGTTCCCGGTACTTCATCTCGTGCGGCAGGCAGAGGATTAGGTTGCCTCCTGGCTTTAATACTCGGAGCCATTCGCGCACGACCTTGCGCGTAAGTACAAAGTCCTCCAAGAGATGGGAACTATAGATGTAATCCAGCACATCGTCTTTGAACCAGTAAAGATTGGTGGCGTCACCATACAGGTGTTGCGGGCTACTCCCTACGCTGGTGTATTTGTTGGGCAGGTCCACGGCGATGGCGGTCGGGCAAATGGGATCACCGCCGAAGCCCAGGTCGAGGCCATTTGACTTCGGCGGTATGAAACGCATGACGAACTTTCGGACATCTGCGGTTTCGCTCATGTTGAATTATAATGCCGGCTTTTGTGCTACGCACTGGAACTTCGCACTTTCCTCCACAGAAAGTCCGGCCTCCCGAATGGCCCGTTCGACTCCCGGACAATGACCCCACAGCCAATCATCGAAAATCAGATAACCTCCCGGCACCAGCCTGGGCCAGAAGAATTGAATGGCATCTCGCGTGGTGGTGTAGAGATCGCCGTCGATGTGAACGCAGCAATAGGAAGTATCCACCGCCGTGGATGGAAAATAACCGACCCGAAAAATAACATTTTGACCTTGAAGGAGGTTCTGCACATCCTCTAGGCGGGCGGTGAAGTCGCCTTTGTGGTGGGTATGTTCGCCAACGTCATCGCTCGGCAGACCCTCAAACGTATCATATAAGTATAGGGGTTTTGAAGGGACGGCCAGAGCGAGGACCAAGGCGGAACCGCCTTTGTAGACACCCAATTCCGCCATATTCCCCTCCAGGTGGGCGGCAGCCCTGGAGAATCTAATGAGTCCGTGTCGTTTGGATTGGTCTATGACGGCGTGATGATCTGTCCTGGCAATGATTTCGTGCGGTTCCATTATCTTACTCATAAAGCCGCCTGATAGTCTTTGACTCGCCATGAGTTACCTTAAAAAACTGCCGTGTAGGTGCCGATGGCCGAATGGAATTAGCACTTATTACACCGCCCGTATAACGTATCAGATTGCGCATACATTCCGCAGAAGGATGCCATGTGTAGATATACTGGTCCCATGCCGGATAATTAAGGAATTCGGCCACACTTCCCGGAAGTGAATTGATAGCCGTCTCGACTAATAGGCAGTCCTTCGTCTTGGCCATGCAGTTTTGCATGGCCAACACGGGGTTCTCGACATGATAAATTACGCCGAAAAGGAGAATAAGATCAAACCTGCGCCCTTTTAACCCAGGGTGATCGTCTAGGTGCTGCACATCAGCTTGATGCACTGCGTATTCCAGGCCAAATGCCTTTTTGGTGAACTCGGTCTGGCGAACGAACAAAGGTTCATTGTCGATGGCCGTTACGGAGGCACCCATTTTCGCCAGTTCAACCGCCATATAACCACCATTGCAGCCGATGTCCAGTACACTTTTGCCGTGGACATCCGGGAGCAATGGCAATGCCTCATCCCACAGTACCTTGGGATAATGGGAGCCTGGAACAGTTTCGAGGCCGTTGGGGAAGGTGATATTTTGAAACCACCGACCATTGGCCTCGATTTCCTGTTGTGTGACCATGCCCTATTTAGTGTACGTTGTCGATTCTTTTCATCGACTCGTAGGACAGAGTGAGCTTGTGGGTCAGCACGTCCGACCTGGCGTAGTCATATTCCACGAGATGGTCGTTTGGCTCGACGCCCTTGAAGTACAACATATAGAGCTTCCGCCCACAGCCGTCGAGGGCGGTGAGGGTTAGTTCGTGGTCCTTGTTCTGCGAATCGGCCAGATAGAGGAGGTAGTCGTGGGTCGTGAAATCGGGGTGTTCGTAGAGTTCCAGGTGGATGGTTTCTTCGTAGTAATTGATCGCGCAACGCTTTATCATCCACTTCATGTCCGGGTGGCTCTTCGGCTCGACAAGAAACCGGAACGTCCGGGGTATCGTCACATTCACCTGGGCAAAAGGGTGGCCGGCGAACCCCATACTCTGTCCGGTTTCCTGGGGCTTCTGGCAGGACTGGAGCATGGCCTCTTTCAGCTTCTCCACTTCCTTTTGGGAGATAAAAGCCCCGCCCTTGCTGGGCTTATCTTCGGTCTGGCCAATGCGCTCCTTCAGCGCTTCGGCTTGGGCGAGCCAATGGTTTTTCATGTTCCTCCTTTGAGGGATTAGAAGATTTGAAGTTGCATCTTGTCGGTGATGTATAAGCACTCCCCCAACGCCAACTCGAACCAGATGTTGTATATGCCGCAGTCCATGTCGGTTGTGTCGAGGAGATAGTAACCGTACCGCTTCTCACGGTAATCTACGGGCTGGTTGTCCACAATCAGCCGCAGGTCTTGCTCGCATGGCAGGCAGTCGCCGCATCGCTGCTCGATGGATATGTTTAGATCGGAAACGATGGCGAGGTTTTCGTAATATCTTGCTAAGTCGGTGCCTCTCGGTACATTCGGTGTTATTTCGCAAATGAGGTAGCGCTTGCTACCCTGTCTGATTTTGTTGGGGCGAAAGGTGATGCGGAAGTCATAGACGACTGGAATGGGCGTCGTGTACCAAAGGTCAGGATAAACCTGGAAGGGATTGGTGACGGTCGCCGGACAGTCTTCATTCTCAAACAGAAGGGTCCACACGTCCCGGTAGTACCCAATGCAGTATTTCGGTTCATCAAGGCTAAGAGTGACGAGGTAGCGGCCCACGTCCTCCTGGGTGATGTTGGTGATCGTTTCGACCAAGCGCCAGTCGTTGGGGCAGTCCTGAACACAGGCGAGGGGTTGGTAGGAATCTCTGAAGTAAATATCCACCTTCTCGATGCCCGTGACGTTGGCCAGGTTATTGGAGTTGTAAACGAACAGCCGCAGATTAAGCTGGTCGCCTCCAATGGGATTCTGGTATCGTTCTTTAGTTGCCGCCATGCTTCTTCAAATCCTTTTTGGGCTTCAAGGTTGCCTCGATGATATTTATGATCTGCTCCTCGTATCTTTTGAGGCGTTCCTTGAGTTTCTTCTTCTGGTTGATTTGATCTAGCCAGTGATTTTTCATCGCTTAGCCCTTGCCTTTGCTTTACGCCGCTCTGATTCCATAGCGTCGTTTTCCTTCTGCTTCTGTTCGATAAACCGCTGAATGAGCCACTTCCTTTCCATAACCAACAGGCTCATGCTGTCCTTCTTCGACATATGTAGGTGGTATTGGAAAAAGAAGACCTCTTCTTCTAGCTGCTGCCAAAGTTCTACACTTGGGTCTTTTCCGCCTTCTTTCGCCGTGGGAAGAAAAAATTTGCTTCGAGCGGTAACTCGACCTCGAATTCCTGCATACAGCTTGGGCAATTGATCGGGATGGTGGTGTCCACGCCGAAGGGTGGTTCGTTGATACAGTTGCGAATAAAAGCAACGTCCTGAATCGGCAGGTTCTTGACCAGGGTTTGAAGCTCACGTTTGTCGTTGATGCCCTCAATGTTTTCGAGGAGCAGAGCCGTCCGATAGGTGAGGGTGTCGTCGGGAGATGAATCCCCGAATATCTTGATGCGGCGGTCCCGGTACTCTTGAATCTCCTGCTCGTCCTTCCCTTTGGACAGGCGGTAGACGAAGCGGTAGCCAGTCTTTGGCAGGGTGTCGTGGAGTTCCGGTCCAAAGTCATCGGGGCATTGATCCACGAACAAGCTGTTCAGGTCGATGGCCGTGGAGAACTTCTTCTCGCACTCCGGGCACTTCACTTCCACGTCATATTCGGGCGTGTAGGAAATACCACGCAACCAGATGAGGAGGTAGGTGCGGTCGATGGTTAGCAACTCCTCGGCGCGAAAGCCTTCTTGCATACACCGCTGGAAAATCATGTTAATGGCCTGGCCCCTGCGGACAAAGCGGGGCGTGGCCAGGATTTGCTCCTCCTCACCCGTCATGGCTCGAACGTGTATGACGCCATTGGCAGGACCATCATCGCCATCATAAAACCGTCCCTTGGAGGGAAGCTCCAGTGGCTCGAAAAGACCTTGCTGGCCCTTTAGGTCTTCCAGCAGCCGGGAAAGATCGGCACTGGAACCTTTCGGCACTATCGGCTCGTTCCTGGGCCGCTCACGCCCGTGGTGGGGCGTCTCCGTACCGGCCTTCTGCTGGCGGATGGCGTCCATAAAAGCCTTCGGTACGTTGCCGGAGATTTTCATGCCGGTTTCCGATTGCCGTTCCAGAGGATTGTCTTCGTCCCCGGCGTCCTTGGCGGCTGCCTTGCGCAGTGCCTCTCCAGCAGCCAGGGCCTCGTTAGCCGCCAAATCCTCTTGGTTGATCTTGCGGGGGCGGAATGTTTCTTCTGCCATATTGTCTCCTTAACTTACTACATTAGGGTAAGTGATTTTATTAGAGTACGATGCACCTAAATATCCAAAACGTCGAAGAGCATATTTTCATGGACAAAAAGGCCCAACTGGCGTTGCCCGACTTCAAACACCTATTCGACTCCTGGGCCTTGGCGACCCGAATAACGGCCCTGCGAAATCTCGGCAGGCGATCCCTCTTGGATTTCCTCAACGGCCTTAACGCTGACCACCTGCAAACGCTCTCCGACTTTTTCAAGGAAAGTGTCACGGTTGACAAATTGGATTACCATGTCGTGCGCAACGTCGAGTGTTCGTTAGATGGGGTCGCTGAAGAAATGAGTAAATACGAGGGGTTCCTCGATGTAGCCGCATACAGGAAGGGCGACAATGTATATATTAGCTTTTGGAGGTAATTTTGGACGAAATATTGGAACTGCACAAGAGAGACGAAGTGGAAGCCGAACCGGATGACTTTGTTACCTCGCGTAACGACGACGCCGAACTGCAAGGGCTGATCCTCTTCTATATCAACGTGGGCCAGATGCCGACACAGAAGGCCGAGAGCCTGACGCAACGCTGGAAGGAAAAGACCGAACGCGCATTCAGGAAGTTGCCGGAACGGTACAAAATCATCTGGATTCCCACCAGAGAATCGAAGACCAGGGTAGAATTCCTTCAGTTGCCGTAAGGAGGAGCTATGGAAGTTGCAGCGGCTATTATCAACATCGTCCTGTTTGTCTTCGGCACCATTGGCCTAACCCACATCATCGTGGACAGCGCCATTATGCAGAAGCCCAGGGATTGGCTGCGGGCGATCCTGCCAACCTACATCTTTCAGGTGTTCGAGTGTTACCAGTGTTGTGGCACCTGGGTCGGTTTCCTGTGCGGGTGGCTCTGCTTCGGACTTGGTTTCAAGGAGATATTCCTGGGCGGCATGGCAGGTAGCTTCCTGGCCTATTTGTCCGCCGCCCTCTTGACCTGCCTGGAGGCCAACTCCATCGTAGACGCCCCCAAGGAGGAAAAATGAGTATCAAGAACTACCAGTTCTACTGTGACTTTTGCGGCTATAAACGTCTTACCGATGGCTCTGACGTACAGGATTTGGTGCCGGTCAAACAATCCCCCATTCCCGCCGGGGTGCCGTACCTGGACCCCGTGACCAAGAAAATCGTCACGCCCAAGGCGTTTAACCGGCCTAAGAAGTTCAAGTGCCCCAAGTGCGGCAGGGTTATCACCGCCCGCAAAATCATTACGGATACGAACCCCGATGCTGAAAAAGATTGGCTTGCTTGAAGTCAAGCAGGCGCTCCGGGACGGCAGGTTCCGAGAACGCCTTCCACCAGAACTGAACGAGGACATCCAAAAGTACCTCCAGAATCCCGGCTGCGCCTGCAACCTTCCCATCTATCGGCGTGTCATGCAATATGGCGGCGAACAACTCAAAGCCTATTTCCCCGATAAGGAACTGCCCAACATCGAGGAGGAAATCAAGAACCTTGCCCAGAACCACTGGCTGGTCATCAACTGCAATATCAGTGAACTGGAAGGACGGCTCACCAAACTCCCGCCCGGTCGCAAACAAATCGCCGTCGCCCGCTATGAAGATCAAGTGACGGTCATCGTCAATGAGCTTGATTACCTTTACTAGCCACAATTAGTCGTGAATTACCGATCATCCTTTCACAGCCCTCCAGCATTCTTTCGGGGTGGGACTTGTACTTCGGTATCTCCAGCGGCCAATCGTCCGACCGCAGCCGCCGGCTGCCCAGCACCAGGGCGTTCTTGTAGAAGATGCGGGCCTTTTCGTACTCCTTCTGGGCGTAATAGATGTCCGCCAGCAGGCACCAGAACTCAGCCATCAGCGGTTTGACCGCCAAGCACGTTATCACATTTCGTATTGCCTCCCGATAATCCTTCTTCACATGGGCCTGGACCTGCGCACAATAGTAGCGGGTCATGGTCATTGGCATCGCTGCGCTTGCGCTTTTCTCATGAAACAAATAGTAGTCGGCCAATTTCAAAAAATTGTCCCAACGGCGCTGGATGAGCATGACGCAACTCTGGTAGTAGTAAGGTTCTACGGCGAGCGGAAATCGCTCTTTCCATTTCTTTATAATTTCGAGCGCTTCCTGGGTGTGGTCTACGCTTTCCACCAGAATTACAGCGCCGAGGTCTTGGGCAGCGCCCGTAAGGGTTTCGTAGACCGGGTTTTGAAAAGCCAGGTTGGTTCGCTTGTTCCACAGGCGTATTTGTTTGGTGAGCATATCCCCCTGGACGCATGACAGGTTGTAGGCGGTCTTGATCCTGGGAAGGGCGTCGAGGATGGTTTGGTGCCCGGTGGCCAACACTTCCCAGGGTTCGATGTACATTTGCCATTCCGAGTCACTGAGGGCGACCATTTCGTTGCGGACCTTGGAGTAGTCGTCGGACAGGCTGAGCCGGATGACTTCAGCCCTGTATTGCCGGCAAATCTTGTGGGTACTATCCTTGCAGCCCAGGTCACAGGCGATGATATGGCAGCCCAGGGGCATCAGGGAGTCCAAGGCACGTTCGATGGTCTGTTCATTGTCCTTGAGGAGCAGGTGGCAAGTCAGGGGGTTCATTTTTTCCGAAGCGTTGCTCTATTAGGAAGTTAAATGCACTCGCCTCGTGGACCATGCCGACCGACTCATAGTACACCTTGAGGTCACGGTAAATTTGCATGGCTTCGGGTCGTTGCAGGAGTTGGAAGTAAAGCTGGTATACGTCCACGGAGCTAATAGAGCAAAATGCCGAGTAAATGTGAGATCGCTCCCATCAAGAATGCCTCTCCAGTCCAGAAACCCTGGGAGGGCAACTGCCACAAGAAACCGTGGGAATACCCAATCACCGCTGTTATTCCCTGCCTGAATACGTCGGAAACACTCCCCTTATGCGTGGAACTTCTCCGACTGCAAACCACCCCACCCTATATCCTGGTCATTGACACCGGCAGCAGTGAGGAGCATTTGGCCCAGGTCGAAGCTTTGCGCAGTGATGATCTGGAGGTACTGGCGCTACGGTTGAACGGGGTGCAACATCCATCCGACTTTGTTTCGATGGCGATGGACTGTGCCTTTACCATGTGCAGAACCGAGTTCCTGTTCGCCACCCACGCCGATTGCTTTCTCCGGCGGCGGGACTTCCTCGAAGAACTGATGGAGAAATGTAAGGTATCCCCGGTCGTTGGTTATGAGATAAGCCCCAGAGCGCACGCCGATTGGCATGGGATGCTTTCCCACACCGCCAGCATGTATCATATGCCGACGATGGACAGGATCGGCTTTGGTTGGAGCCTTCGACGCCTCTGCAACCTCTTTAACCTGACCGACCACAAACCCAACCCGTTACGCCCTGGCTGGCCGGACACCGAAATCCTGGGCAACTACATCCTCCGTCACCATAAGATCAAACCCCTCCTCATCGGTTCCGAACAGAACTTCTCCCGGCAGGTGGACGACAATATCGACCATTTCCGCAGCTATACGTCCGCCAAACTCTACAGTCCACAATTCTTCGCCCAGGCAAGCACATGGTTTGCCCTCGCCAAGAAAGAAGCACTCGAAAGAATAGAAGAATGGAAGAGGACATCAGCCTAATTCGCACCAATGTGCGCATAAAAATGAAATCGCTGATGCAGATATATAGATACCATTTTTTCACGCTTATTCCCTGTTAAGCCCAGGGAAAGGAGTTGGATGTCGAGTGAATACCTCAACAACAAGGTCTTTGAGAATATCATCTCAAGGTTCCAGCAAGCGAAGCGAGAAAGGGCGAAGTACGAGTTATTGATTGAAGACATGCGTGAATGCGAGCAGCGGGTGAGGAGGAAGATGGATCGGACCTGGGTGCCGCCGACCTGGCTGGTGCGGCAGGAGGACTTTGAGGGCATCGTGAGTAACTTTCACGAATCCCAGAAGGAGTTGGCCAGTGCCTTTTACACTCTGTCGGAGAACATCGTGCGCTATGCGAAGTTCAACCTGATAGACGCCGACGACGCCATACAGGAGGGCGTTATGATCTGTTTCGAGAAGATCGACCGCTTTGATCCGGCCAAGGGTAAGGCTTTCAACTACATGACGACGTGTATCCTGAACCACTTCCGGCAGTTATACCGGACGGCTCGTAATTACAACGAGCTAAAGAAGAAGTACCACGATTTTCTTCAGCATCAGTTTGAGCAGACTCTCATCAAGAATGGCAAGGAGCGGCCTGCCTACAAAGGCTCACTGAAGGCATGATGAACTATAATGATATGGGTGACTATGAAAGGAAACTTACTTGAAGTCTTGGAAAGGCAGGAGCTTATCCAGAAACTCATTGACCGAGGTTACGGCCCGATGATTGAAGCTTTCCTCATGAATGAGGGGAAGGTTTACACCAAGAAGGGTCGGTTGAACAAGAGCGGCGCGTGCCGGGTACTCGGCTGGAAGCCGAAGGAACTGGAGGACGCCCTCAACAAATGTCAAGAGATTCTGCGAAGCGACCTGCTCGAAGAGTAATATGAACGGCGCATTCGGCAACGGGTGCGCCGATTTTGTTTATATCTGGAAGTACGCCCGGTCATAGCGAAGGGTCAGTTCACAGACGACCACATCACTGGAACTCATTTCCAAGTCACCGAATTCGGCCACCTGGGGCCAGGCGTTGTCATAAATCCAAGTTTCGATGGTTTTGCCACAGCCGTCGAACAGCTTGAGGGTGGCCCTGCGCTTAAAGTTGCCGGAACAGGAAGGATTCCAACTGCCCTGCTGAGCATCATAGGCAATGCGAACCCAGGTCATTACGGGATTCATGCCCGTCGATACATCGTACAGCACCAGGGAGATGGGTTTCCAGTCTGGTTTGCTGGGGAAGTAGATGGTTTCATTCATGTGTTGGGCTTCTATTTCCTTGAAAGTCAGGCTGGGTCGTGCCGACTTCTGCGGCGGCAGGACGCTAACCTGCGCACCTGGGGTGCCGGAAACATTATTGATCTCCATTACCCAACGGAATTTGCGCCGCCAGCAAGCCTGGGAATTCCATCCCATGCCCATTTGTTGGCCCTGACACAGATCAGCCATAATACTCCCGTGAAAAGGAAAACTCCCGCACCCGCCAGTGCGGACGGATACGGGAGTTTAATTTTGACCAGATGCGGGCAATTAGCAGCCGTCGCAGCAAGGATTGATGGCTCCGCTGCAACCATTGAGTGGTTCGTACTTAACTTCGCTGAAGCGAAGGGTTAGTTCGACCGTGCATTCTTCGGAGGAGCTATAGTCAAGCTCGCCAAAGTTAATGGCCTGCGGCCACATATTCTTCATGGTCCACTTTTCCAGGCCCTTACCGCAACCGTCGTACAATATCAGGGTGCCGATGCCGGAATAACCCGGTACATTGGGACCGCCAGTTTTGGACGACATGGAGAGGCACACCGGGTCCGTGAAGTTGTAGACCGTTGCCAACCAGGAAAAGAGCTTACCCAATGCCTGGGCGGCGTTGCCAAGTCCGGCAATATCATAGTAAGTGACTGTGATAGTTTCCCAGGCCCCCTTGCCGGGTATCCACATTTTCCCGTGGAGGTAGTTGATTTCCGTTTCCTCAATAGTGAGGTTAGGACGGGCTGCCAGCTTTACGATAGAGGCCGGAACCGTATAATTGTTGCAGGCGGTCTGAATGGAGAACGTCCATCTAAATTTCCGCTTGAATATGACATCGGCCAGGCCAAGGTCGCCCATGCCCATGTCTTGTCCTTTACAAAGTCCTGACATATTTTCTCCTTATACGACCTTAGTTAAACGTAGGTGCGCCGGCACTGGTCCAGTCTCCGGTCCTGTGGATGGAGAACTCAATAAACATGAATTCTGCCGCTCGTGTGGGCTGAATACCGATTCTGGCCCTAAATTCATTGCGGTCGATAACATCGGGTGTGTTGATCGTCGTGTCCGCTAGGATGATGTAGTCGTACAGACCACGGCCAACCTTTATCTCCTTCAGGATGTTGTCAGCCATCGTGGTGAACGTAGAGCGGAAGATGTCGTCGTTCGGGTCGAAGAGCATGATGCGGGATGCAGCACGAATCTTCTTCTCGCATACGAACATGCAACGCCGCACATTCACACGGTCCAGGGCGGTTGGCTGACGCTGGAGCGTCTTCTGGCCCCAGATCAGGAAGCCGTCAATATCCACGAACTGGATAATCGGGTTGATGGCATTGCGGTTGCCGTACATCAGGTCGCGCTCGGCCAAGGTCGGGCGGTTGAATACGTCCGTGACCCCTGGCACCACGCCACGGGTGACACCCGCAGGTGCGAACCACGGTGCGGAAAGGAAGTCCGACCGGGCAATGGCTGCCAAAACACCGCCGGATGGCGGAACCCACACGTCCACACGGTTATAGCTGTCGTTGATCTTGACCCACGGCCAGTACAAAGCCCCGAAGTCGGAGTCAAAGCGGCTGAGGTTCAAGGGGTGCGTACCGTTCTGCCAGGCGATGATCTCGTTGACCGTAAGGCCGAACGGAGGATCAATAATGGCCAGGCTGTCCATGCGGTAGTTCTGGCACACGTCCAACAGCGAGGTTACTACTGCCGTTGAGGCGTGGCCGGGGCAGGCCAGCAGGTCAATATCCACCTGTTCTGGCTCGCTCAGAGCGTACATGCCGGTGAAGGCATAGGGGCTGCCGATTAGCAGGGTGTCCTGAAGATCGGGGTCGGATGGGATGCCATCGCTGCCGCCGGTTAGCTGATAACCGGCCAGGCCACTGTCAGCCGGTGGGGCACCGACGCTCACGTTATCCTGTACCCGGATGAAGTCCGACACCAGCGCCAGGAAGGTTTCCACATAGAACGTGCTGGAGGAGTCCTTGGTCAAGTTGCCCCAGGCTTCCAGTGGCACGCCGTTGTTGTAAACCGACATATTGAAGGTGCCGTCACGGGTGTTGTTCGTCACTACCACGGACGTAAGATTGCCGTCGAGTCCGGGCGAGTCGGCGGTGATCGTGAAGGAGGCAATGCCAGTTGTATTTGGCGCACCGTCCACGATGCCGGCCTGCTCGATGCCGGTGTCACCCGTCACCATGATTGGGCTAACGCCCACGGCGGTCAGGTTGTCAAAGCCAAAGATGTCGTTGGCCGTGCTGCTGGATTTGACCAGGAGGCGGGCGTCAACGCCGGTCGATAGCGTGCTGACGGTTAGCTGATCGCCAGTTGCCGAGAAGACAAAGCCACCCGGCAGATTGTTTGCTACATAGTCATTCAACTGAGTCACGATGGTGCCGATACTCTGCGGACCACCTTCGAGGCTCGCCATATCTACGGTCTGCATGATTTGGTCGATCAGTACGTTGTCAGTACCGTCAACCACGATCTGAAGGTTCAAACCCGTTAGACCGCTGAAGTCGAACGTACCAGCGGCCTGGTAGCCGTTGACCGGGAACTTCTGGTTAGCACCCGTGGTGCTGCCGGCGGTCATGCCCACGCCAAGGCCAGACACGTTGTTGCCTGGCGGGGTTGCCGATGGCGTCGAGCCACCGTACATGGCGTCTTGAACGGCCACCAACTCCAGAGAGGAGGTCGGGCCATAAGCCCAGGTTGTCTTCACGCCCAAATATTGCTGTGCGCCGTACTGCCGAACGTAGAACATGATGCCGTCGTGAATCAGGTCCAACTGTGAGTTCAGATCGTTGACCAGATCAGTAACCGACCAGGCTTGGTTCGTGTTTGGGGCAGGGCGGTTGGCGATGTTCAGGACCACGAGGGTCTTGGCGGACAATACGCCATTCAAACGCCACCGGAAGAAATAGTCGTGTGGCGTGGTGCCGTGCATACCATCGAAGTAGTATGGGCCGGCGGTAGCCGTGAATATATCAATGGTGTCGCCCGCTGCCGGTGCCGGGCAGGATGCCGTCGTGGCCTGCTCGTCCGATACGGGGTCCACATCTGCCACTCGGACGACGTAGAGTTCACTTCCCGTCTGAAGATACAACAGGCCGGCATAGATCAGGTATGGGTCGCCCACGTCAGGGTGCGGGAACCCGAACACCAAACTTAACTGGCGTGCAGTGTTAATCATGGTCGGTGAGTTGATCGGACCCTTGCTGGCAAAACCTACCAGGCCAGCACGGTGGAACGACTGCTCAGGAGCTATAAAGCTCAAATCTTTCTCTGCGATACGAACACTCGGACTGATCGTGTTCGACGGCGGAAACCCCTGTAATATCGCCATAGTCTTATTCTCCCTTTCGCAACTTGTTTGGTATGTGCTTTGTGGAAATCAATCCCATTTCTTCTACACGCTGTATATAGGGCGTATTCCGTTCATCTTCCAAGAGATAAACATTTTTTCCCGAACCAACTCCCGGAATATTAAGCGTGGTAAATGCCCTTGGAGCCATCCGTGACCGGACGATCAATTGCACAGGAAACTTGTTCTTGTTCCGAATTTCTAGCATTCAAGCTCCTTAACTGCTACTTCAAGTCTTCCGATGACCTGTGTTATATCCTCTTCGGTCAATCCGTCTACGAACTCCGTTCTGACTTTCAAGACGGCTTTCCGTCTCACTATCGGTTGGGGTATATACGTCTCAGCTTTGATATTAAACTGGAATTTTATCACCCTCAACTGCTTGTCTCCCGGTTCCGTCTCCAAGTTATTAGCAACACTCTCCAGCTTCACGCCGACTTCCCAGGCGACTCCTCTTATGCGTATGTATGCAATGGGGCTGAATTTTAAGAAGACTTGTTCTAAAATTTGGTTCATGTCTTCGAGGTACAGCGTCCAGGCGTAGAGGGTGTACGAAATATCCACGGGCAGGCCCCTGGCCACGCCGAACACAGTGTCCCTCTCGTATTTCTCGCTCGCTGTAAAGGTAGGCTTGTCGTCGGGATTGCCGTCTGCGTCGGGGGCACCACGGAGGTAGTTGATGGCGTTGTGGTAGGTGTAACGATCTTGGTTGAACGCGAACTCGGTCGAAGAGATCGCCAACATGGGCAGGCGGATGCGATCCACCACAATCGTCTCATCCTTGCGGATGTTCTCCTGAACCACGGCAAGGACCGCCCGCTCCTGGGTCGCCCAGATGATCGGTACTGGATGGGCCACACCGTCTTCGTCAATCACGACCACGTTGCGGAACAGGTCCATCACCGCCTCGTCGCAACCCCGGATCGCCTTGGAATAACGGTAGACCGTATTGCGTTGCGGATTGTCGAGGTCGTTAATAATCTGGCCCGTCTGCATCGGGTCACATAGACCGCTGGTGCCGAGGTCGATGCGTTTGCTCAGAATGTCTTCGAGCCAACTGTCTTTTTCCGTACCGGGGTCGCGCTGGTTGGGACACGGGGCGTCTGGGTCGGGACAGTATGGTGGCGGTGGGTCGATGTTCTCGGATTCTGGAAGTCCTGGGGGCTGACATTCCACCAGGCTCTTCTGCGGATCGGTTATATTGGGGCCAACGTCTCTCATGGCAATCTCGCTATAATAGGGTAGTTAGGGTTAATAAGGCAAAAATGGACAAGATCGAGTTAAAATACCGTAAGTGGTATAAGGGCATTCCTCCTCGACCTATTAAGTTGCAGATACCAGGCTGGGCCGGTGACTCGCACGGACATGACGATGGCGACAAGCCGCAGCCGTGGCACTGCCCGCCTTTTGTCGATGGCTCGACCTACGGCCTTGAGCTTATATATCCGTTTGAAACCGAATGTCGGGTAAAGAATATAGATGGGAGGGCAATATTCGAGGGGCGGTGGGAGGACGAACCCTCACCGGACGGAACCACATTTCCCCCGTTCCTTCAGTTCGCTCCTGGCCATTACGGCTTCACGTCGTCACTAGACATCAAGTGCCCGCCCGACTACGTTATCCGCATTGAACCCCACCCTCGCTTCTACACCGATACCACGGGCACCGTGCCTGTCACCGTTTGTGGACACATTCAAGGCGACTGGTGGCCGAAGGTGTTCTTTGTGGTTTTTCGCTCGCCCCGACCCGGCGAGACACACATCTTTCGCAAAGGGGAGCCGTATGCCCAAATTCTGGTGGTGCCCAGACGGGTGCTGTATAGCGTGAAGGAGATGGACCATGCGGAGATGGCCAAGAGGAATGTCCGTGATGGTAGGATCGCCAAGTACGGCAAGGTGATCGCCAAGAATGCGTGGAGCGACCACAAAAGCCAAGGCTTCGATGATAAATATAAGGTACTGAGTTCCATCTATGCCAAGGGTGGAGAAGCCGCCGTGGACCGTTACCTAGAAGAAGTGGAGAAGGAAGAGGAACAACGCCGGCTCGACCAGAGCGCCCAGGTGCGCCAGAAAATGCCTCGAACCCTCGTCAGGAAAAAATGAAAGCCTTTCGTATCAAGAAGCGTGACCAACGCCTTCCGATCTTTATTCAGGAGGTTCGCACGCCCCTGTCACGCCCTCACTTCAGTCGGGTGATTTTCTTTCAAGTTCACCCGCCGATTACATTCCCCCAGGTTGCTGCTGCGCCGGGGACACATTCATCCCCGCTGCCTGCGGAGCGTTGTTAGCACTGGCCTGACCCGGCGGACCCATTGCCGACTTATTCTGTTGAGCCATATTCTGCATACCCTGCTTGTCCTGGCCCTCTTGGGGTTTCTCTTTCGCCAGGGCATCGGCCATTTGGCCGACCTGCTGCTTCATGAGATTGAGTTGGTCAATGAAGGGCTTGACCATTTGCTGGTTGGGGTTCCCTTGGAAGTTCTGGATCGCGTTGTCAATCTCCTGCTCCAGATTGTCCACTGGCGATGGTTCGTGTGCCGGTGGGGCCGGTTGGTTGGGCATGGGTGCTGCGCCTTTACTGGCTCCCGCTGTGGGTAGTTGTGGCGGCGCTCCCGTCCCCTGGTCATTCGTGGTCGTACCCTGAGAGGGTGCGCCGTTTTCTTCCTTGAGCAACTTGTAAAACTGGTAGAACGACTTCATCTGGCCCCTTATACGATCTTGTAGTCGGTAGTCTTTTGAGGAACCTTGCCCTCGCCCGTGGTGGTGGATTCCTGGTAACGCTGACAGAGCAACTGAATGTGGAGAACCGACCACATCTTGAACTCCGCAAGGTTGCGCTGAATGATGACCCAATTCTCTTTCAAGAACGGGGTGAACAGACGACTGCCTATCTTCGGCGGGTAGCCAACGGCGTCGAGCGTTGCCTTGTAGTTCAACTCGAACATCATCTCATCGGGGGCGTCGATGCCAAACGCCGTCTGGGCGTTCTGGGACGGGATCGGTTCGTAGTAGCACCAAAGCTGAATCGGGTTATTGGAGAACAGCTTGCCCCTGGCCTCCAAATACATGGGGTCGATGGTGTTGCTGTCTACAAAGCATTCGTAGTAATAGATGGGGGAGCCACCCATTTGAATGGCCTCTTGGTCCCACTGGTTGAAGAGGTCATGCTCCGGTGCAGTATCGTCAAACTGCTGCTTACTGCCAAGAGTGCTGTAAGGTGTGCCGTCTGGCTTGAGTATCATGCTCATATATAGAAAGCCATTGGCGGAATTCTTCGAGGGCCAGCCGTACCGATTCCTGCTGTTCCTCGCCTAACGCTTTCCGCTTGGCCCTCTCTATAATTTTGATGAATTGCCGCCTTCCTTCTCCTGTGGGGATGTCCGCCAGTTCGGGGATTTGGGCCAGGATTTCGGCGGTGGGTATCCAGGTCATCGGAATGGCCATCTGCCGCCGCACAATTTCCAACGCCCATTGATACCTGGCAACTTCTTTCTGATAATTGGTGCCGCTACCGCCCCGCATTCTCAATTCGTCCAATTCGTCTTGAATGTTGGCAAGAACGGCTCGTCTCAGGTCATCCCACTCCATATTCTCCCAGGACTCGTCGCCACTGGCTGCTGGGTCCAGGCCCTTCTTTTCAGGCTTTTCCAACTGGCTCATTTGTACCGTCCGCCTGCCCGCCCGGCGCTTCTGCATGGCGCGTGCGTAGTTGGCCGTGGCATTATAAGCTCGCTTGCGAAGGGTGCCTCGAATGCCCTTCTGCTCTGCCGATCCGGGATTCAAGGTTTCCCAGGTCACATCCGGTTGCTCGAACAGTTTGGGGTTGAGGGTATCCATCCAGATTTGTCCGTTGGCTTCCTCAGCCGCTTGCAAAATGTCAGCGCCGGTCATTTCGGCGGCACCGCCCCTGGCCGCTTTCATCAAAGCCTGGGCATAGGGGAAATAAGTCCCCGTGTGATCGTCAACTATGGCCTTAGCTTCCGCTGCGTTGCGTGGGTCGGCAAACTTATTCATTTTGAGAAGTTGGCCAATCATGGAGCGCATCATTTGATTGGTAGAATCAATGAACTCCTGCTCGCCTTCGTCGTACCCTGCTCGTCCGCCGCCACGACGAAGTGCCTCCATTAACGGGATGGACGGCAAGTGCAGTCTGACCTCTACCACAAATGCCCATTCAACAAAACTTAGCATAGTGAAGGTATATAAGCCCCAAATGCAAAAAACCCAGGCGTTCATTCCTGGGTTTTTTGCGATATGGTAAATTTAGTCTAAGGTAATAGTTGGGGTTACTGCGACCTGCCCGCCGCCATTTGGCAACGCGAAGGGGCCGTTGGAAAATATTTCCACCCACAATAAAGAGCCGCTTAATGTAGTAATGTAGTAACCAACAAGGGTAATTGCAGTGCTAAAGGTGAAAGTCACTTCGGGGTAGGATGCGGTTGTGACTCCGGCCACCTGAGTGATCGTCCAGTTTGGTCCGTGAAGAGTTGCCGGGGTGTAGCCGGTCGCTTCGGTCAGGTTTTGAAGGGTGGTGGACTCGCTGGGAACGTAGTTGTTGGTGTACAGGTGAAGTATGCGGTCGTCCGGCACTTGCTGGTTGACAATATACTTCAGCAAAATAATCTCAGCTACGTCAGGCACAACTAGGGACATCAAACCTCCGACTGTATTTTAGCTGCTAACGGTATATACTGCATGGCTCTGAAAAATAAAGATGGTTCCGCCTATCGTCTCCGAGGTCCGAACCCGCTCATGCGCGAGCAGGAACTCTGGAAGGAATTCAGGTTGCACAACTTTGAATTCAAGGGCGTTGTGATGGCGGACACTACCGAAGTGGTTCCTTTTGAGAGTCCCTTGCAAGTAAATGAATTCATCGGAGAACTGGAAGCCACCAAAGGGGAACCCACTGTAATTGAGAGACAGGTGCGCGAATTCTACGGCCACAACGACCAAAACCCGGTGGAAAGGCCGGTCGTGGTCATCCCCGATTTTCGTGAACAAGACAAGGCCGAACCCAAACCAGTCTTTCATTGTCTCCCGGCGATAATCCGTCGCCACCGGGACGCCCTCTACGGGGAAACCTATGCCACGGTCAAATATGACTCGCCGTTCACCTTCGAGGCATACGTCGTGGACCAGACCGACTTCAACCTGTTATTCTGGACCAGTGGACCGGCAGCCGAGAAAATTAGCGAGGGGTCCGTTGTGTACCCGAAGCTGATGGAGAAGCGCTGGTGGAAAGTGGTGTCACGGGAGGAGAAATCCGGCGGCTGGCTTTATAGGTCCATTCCATCCGACTATCAGCCCAAATTCAAGTAGCCTTCTTTTCGGGCACGACAGCCACCTTCAGGCCCAGCTTGCTTAGTTGTTCCCTGTAGTCATTGACGGCCTTGAGGTAGCCCGTCTCGTAGATGGCGGCGATCAGTTGGTTAAATTCGTTGAAGTCCCTTTCGGTCAGGATCGTATTGGCCATGCGTTCCACAATCTGTTCGTGGTCGGGATATTTCTGTTGCAGTATCTCGAACATATACTTCTTGATGGCAAACGTCTTGGGGTTGGTCATGGACTGAAAATAGTTCATTGCTTCTTCTGGCCCTTTCTTTCCGCCTTCTTGATTTTTACTGGTCCGACCGACTTGAGGGTGCCTCCAGCAGCGGCCCCTTGCCAGGTTCCCTCGCCAGGGAACTGTGGTATTTCCGTACCGTCTTCGCCCGCCGTGCCAGCCACGGCGGCTGCCTCCACCAACTTGAGCCATTCCTTAAATGTCATAAGTCTGTCCTTTATTTATGCTCTGAGGCAGCCGATTTAGCAAGGAGATGGCGGCGCGATCAACGCCCGTCGCCGTTCCTTGCGCCACCTTCTGTTCCAGTCGCTTCAGCAACCCCATGACCATTCGTGGGGTGGCCCGCCGCTGGAACCTGCCGTGGAATGCGATATTGGCCCACTCTCCCCGGCGGAAATAGTCATCCAGTTCCTCGTCAGCCAATGGCGAGGCCGGAGTCGGCCCTGGCAGAGCCGGTCCCCGTGGTTGCAACAACTTCTCCGGCGGTCGGGGTGGGATGGCGGTGGGCTTCATCGCTTTGACACGCTCCCGCAATTCCTCCATTGCCGGCCTGAGCGATGGGTATTGACGGACCATTTCTTCGGCAGCCTGCGTTATGGATGGGTCCGCCAGTTTTCTTGCCGCCTGTTCCGGGTCTTGCAGGATATATTGCTCGAATTCCTTCCACTTCAGCATCACATCCGCTGCCGGCTCATCCATCTTGGGAGGTTCAGCGCCTCCCTGTTTGGACAGGTGTTCTACCAGGCCCCGCACCCGGCCCACTACGTCCTTCGGCTCTTTCTCCTGTGTTCTGATTTGCAGAATATCTTCCTGGGCCTTGGCCTCTGCCTCAGCCGGGTTCATGCCCATGTTCTCGTAGGTCATGGCCAGGGCGTAGAAGCACATATATGTGACGTTGCGCTCTTCGGTCAACGCTTCCATCTTCAGGCGGGCATCACCCGTCCTGTCGGCCTTGGTCTTTTCGGCCTCTGCTTTTTCGGAATCCTTGGCGGCGTCCCGGAGAAGTTCGTCGTGCAGTACCCGGAGGTTGTATTTGAAGGCACAGTATCCCGTCTGCAACGCCCTGGACCCTCGTAGATCGCAGCCCTTGGTCTGAGCTTCCGTCTGTTGCTCTTGAATCGCTCGCGCCTTAATCCGCTCCATGTAGGCGTGGAGGTCTTCGCCGCCTGGTTCGATGCCTGGACGCTCGCCACGCAGACGCCGGGTGCCACGGCTCCAGTCCTGCTGGGCGTAGTTGCTGACCAGGGTTTTGATCTTGTTGTACCGGGTCCGTTGTTTGAAAATATATGGATCGTCAAGATTTTCCAGCAGCATGTCCCAGGCAAGGGCGTATAGCTTCTTGGTCATGCTCTTGAGTACCCGTTGTTCAAAAGTCTCTGCGCCGCCGACTCGTTCCCCCAGCGCCCCTTCAATTGACTTCACAATCTCGGCGTAATACTGGCCGTGAGGGTTGGACTCGAAATTAAAATCGTCATCCAGGTCGCCCCGTCCTCCGTTGTTGAGGAGAGACTTCTCCAGGCGTGCCAGCCGGTCAGGAAAATCTGGGTGGGCCGGGTCCAGGTACTTCCGGCCCGGTGTATTTTGGTTGGGGTGGAAGGCACCGGCGCGAATATGGTTCGTGCCCTGCCAGCCCGGCTTGCTGAAATCGCCCTCGTCTCCCTCTTCTTCCTGGTCAATATCTGGGAAATCGCCTACCTCGACATAATCTTTCTCGTGGCCCAACCTCATGTCTTCGGGCAAAGCCGCCATCTCGTCGTCAGTAAGTTTGCGCAGGAACTTGCCCGGCAGGAGAACCGGCACTTCATGCTCTTCCTGGGTCCGCTCGCCGGTGTGTGGATTTAGGCGTGTCACCTGGACCTTCTTCTTCGGCAGGTGCAACTCCGGGGAGATTACCTCGTACCTTGGTTGGGTTGTGGGCTTTTTTGGCTTTTTCTCGCCGGGTTTGGGCTTGGGTGGTGGCCTGGGAGGCAGTTTGTTTACTTGCACTACCTGGCCCTGGGGGTGGCCCGGCGAGGGCGGCGAGCGCAGTTTGCCCTGTTGGGCAAGGTGGTAAATATCGTCCCATGCAAGTTCCTCAGCCAGCTTGCGGCGCAAGCTACTCCTGGTCTTAATGTCGCTCTCGCTCACCGGCTCGTTCGGGAATATTTGGTCCCACTTTTCTTTCACAAATGGGTCGCCCGGTATATTCATCCAGTGGGTCTTGGCCATTTCCTTGCGTATCTTATCGACGGTAAAGGTGTCCCGTATTTCTGACTGTCCAAGGCCGATGCCCCGATCCGGCCCCCACGTCTCCGGGGGATGAGGCAGTTCGCCCAACATGCGGTGAGCAGTGTAATTCATCCAGTCGCTCAGCCGCTCGGAGGCAGTGTGCTTCTTCATGAAATTCATACCACGAGTGGCGCTATGCAGCTTGTCGGAGCGCGAAACACGAGGGTTCCACAAGTCATAGCCGTTTGCCACGCCCGTATCCCCTTCGATCTTGTGAATCAGGGACTCCATCTGCGGTTTGGCGACAATAACGTGTGGCTCGCCGCCGCCGGGGACTCGGAACGAATAATTCTTCTCTTCGGGATACTTGATGTGCGGTACTTTCCGTTCAGCGTACAGTTCGGCTTCATGCGAAGCTCGTGAGGCAGCCCGGCGTTTCGCTATGTCGGCGTTGTGTTCCCGGCCCTCTTCGTCCAGATACCTGGGGAAGAGTTCGTTGTATTTCTCGTCGTAGGCAGGCTTGCGAGCCTCCTCGCGCGCCTGGAGGGCTTCGAGGAGGTCGTCGTGGTAGCGCTTGAGAAGAGCTTCCTTCCAAAACCGGCGTGGGAATTGATGGAGGAAGGCAATGTCGCCCTCATCAAACTTGATCGGCTGCTTGAATATGTGCATCCGCTTGGCCATTTCGTCCAGGCGGAACTTTGTGTAAGCCTGGTCCTTGCCATAATACGCCGTGTTGAAAAAGCGGGCAAAGGAGCGAGGCTCTACAAAATGTGTTTCCGTGTGCATTACCATTTTTCCAATCCTGACTCTATATATGACATGCCTTCATCTTCTTGCAACCAGGACACTTTGCTAATTTGCCGCCCGACTGCCCAGACGGCTCAACAACAGCAACAGCAGGGCTGCCCATCTACCTGCGGTAACAACCTGGGCGTTTCCGACCCTCTGAACAGGAATCAACTCAGCCCACGTCCCAATCGCAGTAAGGTTCGGGGACAGATAAAGGACTACATTCTATTGATGCTCGGCGCTCCAGTTGTCAGCATCGAATTGGATGAGCAGCAGGTGGACGCCGCTGTGGACCTGGCTCTCCAGATATTTGAGGACTACGCCCCCAGGGAATACTTCCAGTATTACGTCTTCAATACGATCCCCGGCAAGAGCGTTTACGAGTTGCCGCCCGACGTGGGCATGGTCCGCAACGTATTCTACAAGCAGACCGGCACCTTTGCCTTTCAGTCGTCCGACCTGGGCGGTGCCATCCCCGTGGAGTATTTCTACCCTGGCGGTGCCTATGGCAGTATTACCGGCGGTCTGATTGACCCGGTGCAGCCGATCTGGGGTCGCATGGGCGAATGGGTGTTGTACAAGCAATACGAGCAGATGTATTCGCGCATCGCCTCGAACCTGGGCGGCTGGGAGTGGGTTGGCGGCTTCAACCACATTAAGATATATCCTATTCCGTTCCGGGTCCATCAGGTCATTGTCCATTATCTCCAGAAGCACACCGACTGGCAGCAGGTAACACAAGCCATGCAGGAGGGGGCGCTGGCTTTCGCCAAGATCATGCTGGGTCGTATCCGTAGCAAGATCAAGAACCCGCCTGGTCCTAACCAGGGCGTGCAGTTGGATGGGGATACGCTTCTTCAGGAAGGAAGGGAAGATAAGGAGAAATGGGAAGAGCGACTGTTGGTTCGCTTCGGAGATATTCTGCCAATTACTTTGGGATGATGCTGCTTATATATTGGAAATGAGGGGTATACATGAATGACTTTCAATCCATCTTGAGATTACTTATTGAAAAAGACGAGGGGGAGGCGGGAGCCGAGGGCGAAGGCGAAGAAGCTGCTGCGGCAGCCGGAGGCACACCCCAGCCCACTCAAAGTATGGACAAGGCAACTGATCCTGAGATGGCCTTCCGGCTGTATAGGAAGGAGTACGATGGCTTGGTGGGACAACTTAATGGTGTCGTGAGCCAGCACTTGCGAAGGTTGGAGGATTTGCGTACTCATGCAATGGCTAAGCTTGGTGATGTGGAGTCTCTGGAAGATATGAAGGCACGCCATGCGGCATTGCGGCCAACCATGCAGCGGCCTGATATTAGCAAAATTGCCGGTAGGCGAGCAGCAGTTCAGCAGGCATACACTACGCCCCCGCAGCAGCAGCCTGGGACCGCTACTGGAGGAACACAATGAGGAAAATATATCGAGAGACAAATGGTACAACTGGTACGGCTGCCGCCGGGGGCACTGCCAAGCCTGAGACTGCCACTCTAAATCAGATATTGCAACAGGCTCAGAACGCCATTAAAGCCGCAATGAAACACTTTACGGACGGTATGGACGGGTTAAACGAGCGGCTGCTGGCGAAAATGATTGACCTGGCGAAAACGCACCGTACTATGGCAGACAGGGTTGAGGATTTGACCACCCAACTTGCAACTGCCCAGGAAAATTATCGCCAATTGGATGGCCGAGTAACCAATCTGAATACTCAGATACAACAACTTGGTGTGGAAAGCGGTGTCGCTCAAGCAACAATACAAAGGTTGCAGGATGAGGCTACGAAGTTGCAGGAAGACATCCGAACGGCAACTCAGGAACTCGCCCAGGCGGAAACTCAGTTGAAACAGCACAAGGCAGGGCGCACATTATCCGATCAGCTTATCTCGGACCTCCAGCAAATGCTGCAAGACCAGGATACGCTTATCAGCCAGTATCAGCACAATGTTGAACAACTGGAAGCCAAGTACGAGGAATTGCAGAGACACACCAAGAGTATTGGAGGTCCGGTGTCCCTGACTCAACAAAATGCACACACTCAGCACTTTGGAGTTAATCTCCGTGAACACCTGGAACGCGCCAGGAAGGTTGACGAACAGAAATATGGCCGACAAGGCAAGTTCTAAGACGAAGAACCCTGCTCCGGCGGGGTTTTTTGTTGCGCTCCACTACATAATATGATGAATACCTGGCTGGAGCATCGTCGCAAGCTCGCTGAAGAAGCCCTGAACGTAGTCGAGTACCGTGAGCTTTCCAAGGAAGAGTTCGAGGAACTGGCAGTCAACTACTGCGCCGCCGCACTGCGGCAGCCCCGTCTGCTGGAATGCGCCCACGCCAGCAACCAGGCTTTTATGGAAGCCGCCGAGGCATCCCGGTATGCCATCGAAGTCAACTACCGCACGACCATCAAGGACGCCCAGGAAGGTTTCGCCAAGATTGCAATGGGTTATGCCTCCGCAGCTTTGAAGGCTCACGGATACCACGTCAAGATGGTCCTCACCGAAAAGCCCATGCGGTTGCTGGTGTCCAGCCGGAATTGGGACGATGGCGAGTGGGTCGGGATGATCTCGTACAACCCGGACCACAACTGCTTCATCTTGTCCAAAGGCTTTTACAACCGAGAACGGCGGACTGTCTCGGTGCAAAAGAGTGAAAAGTGCAGCGGTGACTCCGGCGCATCTTTGGCCAATGACCTGAGAAATATGATGCACGCCCTGAAGAATGAGCCAGACGCCCACCAGGAGAAGCTGAAGCCGGTGCCTTTGAAGCGTGGTCCGAAGTCGTAAGGAGAACCAATGGCCTGCATTTTGAACTTGCCGATCCCCCAACCGCCGCCGCCAGGTCCGCCACCGCAGGGCATCATGCGGCCCGTCAACCCCACTAACAAGGGGGTGTGCTACGTTACTTCGCTTCAGACCCAGGTGACGGCTCTCCTCCCGAAAGTTACTTGCGACCACCCTCCGATTGACCTGACGAAGTGCCCTTGTTGACGGTTCCCTGAAGCGGGAATTCTTTCACACCCATCAGCCGCTTAATGGCAGGGGCGAACTCCTTATTCTTGATGATAGCGGCCAAGCGATCATATTCCGTGTCCAGCGCCGCCAGTTGCCCACGAAGTTTCACCCGCTCGTCCTCGATGGCGTCCAGGCGACGACCAATATCGGCAAGCTCCTGGGCCTTGCTGGTAAACTGGCGAAGCAGGAGGCCAAGGTCGATTTCCTCTTCCGGCTCTGGGGGCTGCTGCTGGACTTCAGGGACCGGGTGGCCCATCAGCGTATGACCCGCCGCTGTCAGGTCGTAACCGACGATAGCCGTGCCGCTGCGAATCTCCTCGACGTATTCAAACTTCAGAAGTTCGCTGATGACCCGGCTGACAGTGCGCAGAAGGTGACTACTCCAGTCACACTCTTGTTGAAGGGTTTTGATAAAGTCGTTCTTGGTCCGGGACCGACCTCCCTCGTTGATCTTCTGAATCTTCTCCAGCACGAATTTCAACTTGTCCGGCTTGTTGATAATCCCCCGCAGGTGAGAGAAGTCCAACTCGGCCTGCTCCTCGCTCGCTTCCTCAGATGGAACCGGCTCCTCCACAGGCGTGTCCCGAAGGGCTAACGGGATAGAAGGGATGACGGCGACTTCTTCCGGCGGCATGGTGGCTACAGTCACGGTTTCCTCCAGACGCTCGTGGCGCAGTTCTTGCCGCCAGTGGCGCGATATTGACTTGCAGCAGCCCTTGAGTTGGTTGAAGAGATTTTCGGCAGAGTAGCCAGAGCCATCAGGGATGAGTAGGGTCATCTGATGGTCCTTTGTGTCGTTCGGGCCGGGCTTGACCCGAAGGTAAACTCCGAAGTCTTTATATCCGATGACCCTGATAGGGGAGGAGATGGAGTCACAGTGCTTCATCTTGTCGATGCGGCATGACCAGGCCAGGTCTTTGGTGTAGCCTGCCTTGGTCAGAAGCATCTCGACCAGTTCGGCGGCTCCCTTGGGGTCGGAGTGGAAGTGGTCGCCCGCTGCGTACACTTCAACTTTCACGGCGGAATCTCCTTTGGGGGCAAGGTTTTCCGACTCTACTCTACTGCCCGGAGAAAACGGTTGTCAAGGGCTAAATAGGGCATGATGTTGACTGAGCAATTCCATCGCATCGGCACCAACGGCAAGAAATATTATGGCCTCTGGGGTGCTGGCATCCTCTTCACCGATGGCGACCGAATTCTGTTGCTCCGGCGAAATACTCCGTCCGATTGTCCCAGCAAATGGGGATTACCAGGAGGGAGGGCCGAGAAGGGCGAGTCGGCCATTGACTGTGCGCGACGGGAGGCGAAGGAGGAGTGCGGCACACTCACCGGCACCCGCTTCGCCAACTTCGAGGAGATCGACGGTAAGCACCGCTTTTATGTCTTCCTTTATGCAGTTGATTCCCCCTTTGAGGTTAAATTGACCAAGGAACACGACAAGTCGGAGTGGGTGCCGCTGGGGGATTTAGACAAGTATGACCTGCATCCTCGTCTGGAGAAGCAGATGCCGTATTATCGGAAGGCCATTTCTCGTAGATTCCCCCCTAAAAAGTTCACCGAATGGTTGGCGTGTCGATAAATCCAGTTGACAGTTGGGCGAAATCAATTAAAATTCTGGAGGCGACCAAACGCTGCCGCATTTGCCCGCTGCCGGAATTTGCCTGCCTGACCGAATTTTCCGTTACCGAAATCGGCATGTGAGTTGCAGAATCATTCCTCGAACGAGGAGGAACGCCATAGTGTTGTATCTGAACCCACGACGAAGGAGTAGTCCGATGATCGCGTTACTCGAACACCACCAACCTGCCAGGATGACCGACCTGGAGAAGTTCCTCGAAGACGTTATCCGCACAAGCTCAAAGGGCCTGCGGTTGCACGAATTCGTGTTGAAAGCCCTCCATCACGGCTACCGGGGCGAGGAACGGGGCGAACTCACCAAGAACATCCATCGGTCCCTCAAGCGTCTGGTCCGCCGGGGCGTGATCCGCCGCACGGAAGATGAAAACGCCGTGGAATTCGTGGCCTGACACTGTAAACGCCCCTATACACACTGCCCAGCGGCTTGGCCGCTGGGCAGTTTTGTTTACACCTTGGCGCGCTCCCTCACTTCCTCGAATGTCCATTCTCGCAACACTTCCCCGTTGCGAAATACCTCAACCAGCACATCTTCCCCAGGCCCGACCATCGGTAGGGTCTTATAACCGCCTCCCTGCCGCACCAATTTCATGCGCCCGGCCTTGCTGGCTTTCCCCTGATCGGTGACGGGCTGCTTGTAAACCTCCCGCTCCTGTCCATTGACAGTCACCGCTGCACACTTGAAGGCGAACTTGAGCGTGTCCCGATTCAGCTTTTGGAGTAAACCCCCGCCAGAACCAAAAGCAATGTTGTCGCCAGACCAGCCCCGATTCTTCATCGCCAGCAGGATCGCTCCCAAGGTGTCGAAGTCGATCCCATCGCCCTGGATGATACGGACGTGCGGATTTAACACCTTGAATCCCTTGGAGTTCCTTTCGTAGCCGAAAGCCTCTCCCAGCACATCCAGAACGGTGGGCACCACGGTGGTAGGCTCCCCGGAATCAGGCCGGATCACCACCGTGCCGTTGCGCCCCAGGACCATCTGACGGAGTTCCTGGCCCCAATACTTCTCGCACGCCTGGAAGATGTTGAAGGAGTCGCTGACGACGGCCACCAGGCCCTCCGGGAACTGCTCCAGCATGTTGCGGAAGGCAGCTACCTCGAAATCCTTACCCCAGGACGTGATCGTGGAGTGTTCGGCGGCGGGAATTGAAAAACCGGCCATGTTGCAGCCGTAGTAATCACGGGCGACCTGCGGCCCTGCGAGCGTGTCTGTGCCAAGGAAGCTCACCAGATGTGCGGCACCGCCCACTCCGGCTGTCTCCACGGAGGAAACACCACGGAAACCGAAGTCATGGAGCTTGAATCCAACCAGGGCTGGATCGCCCGTTTCCCGCAAGTTATCGAGGAGAATCCTCTTCATCTCCCGGCTCTGGGTGGCCACCGTGCAGCCATACCAGACCTGTACCAGAAGAGTCTCCAGGTAGTTGGTCAGCCAGTAGCACTTGGGGTCGGTATTTTCGATGGTCATGAGGACGTTGTGGTTAGGAACCACCGTCCCTTCAGGCACCGCTTTGATGCTGACCGGCAACATGCCGTGGTGCTTCTTCAGGATATATTCCCAGCCCTCCCGGTTGAAGAGCTTGGCGTTGCCGAAGTGTTTGGCGAAGAAGTCTTCCGCCTGGTCGATGAAAACGGGCCAGATGCGGACGTTCTGAAGGTAGGTCTTGAGATAATACTGGAGGCCGAAGAAAACGACCTCCTTCCAGCGCCCGCCCCGTGATTCGTAGTAGGAGTACACCGTCTCGGTGCCGGGCGGGTACTGCTTGTGGTGGCTCACCTTGTAAGAGTCGGTGAGCAGGATGATGTTGTTGGCGTTCATGTAACCTCCTTGGCCCAATTGTACGTCAGGAAAGCTTCACTGTTTAGTCAAGGTCCAGACGCAGGCCCAGGTTGTACCGACGAAAGCCGACCTTCTCGTAGAACGGGGCGACTTCTTCTGTGCAGTCGAGAGTGAGCTTGTAACAGCCGTTCGCTTTTGCCAGTTCCACGGCTCTTTCCATGAGCTTCTGGCCGATGCCCTCTTTTTGAAATTCCCGATGTACTGCCACGTCCTCGACGTGTCCCACCTTGCCGCACCCGTGAATGTACTTTTGTTCAATGAACAGGGTAAGGGTGCCAACAATGCGCTCGCCCAGCTTAGCGACGAGGGTATGATACCCCCAGCGGTGGTTATAGGCCACTGCGGCGAGGGAGTAATCAGCGGGTTTGGTCGGTGTCAGGGCATTCAGACACTCCCAAAAATCCTGGCTGGTCACGTCCTTATAATCTGCCGGTTCTATGGACAGGTGCATTTAATCTTCTCCACGACTTGCTTCATGTCTGACCAGACCAGGCCCTTGCATTCTTTCTGCAAATCGGGGTCTTGGAAGCGGAGGAGATAGGCGGGGTGAAAGGTCGGCATCACGGGGATGCCGTTGTACTCTTTCCAGAGGCCCCGCAGTCGGCTAATGGGCGTATCCACCTGGAGGAGATACTGTGCAGCCGTCGCCCCCAGACAGACGATCACCTTGGGGTTGATGGTGCGGATTTGTAATTTCAAAAATCCAGAGCAGTTGTCGGCCTCCTCCGGTTCCGGGGCGCGATTGCCTGGAGGGCGGCATTTGACGATGTTCGCAATATAAACATCGTCGCGTTCCCAGCCGCACGCCTTGATGATGTTGTTGAGAAGCTTTCCGGCCCGGCCCACAAAGGGTCGGCCCTCCTTGTCTTCATTCTCGCCCGGCCCCTCGCCAATAAACATGACGTGGGCCGAACAGTTCCCTTCGCCAAACACGGTCTGGGTCCGGGAGGCCACCAGTTCGGGACATTTGGTACACTCACAGACCTTTTGCTCTACGAGGGAGAGCGCTTCATATTTTTTCATCGCGTTTTCGGAATTTAGAAGCCTGGATGCAACTCTGCAAATAGCAGTCGATGCTTTCCCCGCAGTCGGCCCAATAACCCTTGATGCGATGCGCCCTGAGCCGGCCCTGCGCCAAATATCGGTTGTTCAAGTCCGTGATTTCAAGCTCGTTGCGCTTGGACGGCTTGAGCGAGCGAATGAAATCCCAGACCCCGCTATCGTACATATAAAGGCCAATAGCAATCAAGTTCGATTTTGGCTCCTTTGGCTTTTCCACTATTTCCAATACCCGATCCTGGTCGTCTACCAATACCACGCCGTACCATTCGGGGTGAGCTACTTCGGTCAGGAAAATGCGTGCCCCTTCGGGGTTGGCCACAAAGTCCTGCACTGCTTCGGTGAATGGTTCTTCCAAAATGTTGTCGGCCAGGAGGACACAGATAGGCTCGCCGCAGGCCCATTCTTCGGCCAGGCCCAGGGCGTGGGCGATACCGGCTGCCTCTTTTTGATAGGTGTAAGCGACGTGCTTGAGGCCGAATTCCTCGCCGTTGCCGACGATTCTCAAAAACTCGCCCACGGCGTTGCCGCCACAGACCAGCAATATATCGCGCACCCCGCTGTCCACAAGGGACTGGATGGGGTAGTAGATCATCGGTTTGTCATAAACCGGCAACAGGCATTTGTTGGTCACTTTGGTGAGTGGGTACAGTCTGGTCCCCAGCCCACCGGCAAGAATAATTCCACGCATACCCTCATTATAGCTGCCACATAAAAGAAAACGCCACGGTTGCCCGTGGCGTTTTCTTTTAGTCGTGCTGGTTTTCCACCTTCTGCATGGCCTCCTGCCAGGCATTGAATACCGGGGCGGTCATCGCCAGGCGGTATAACTCAGCCCGGTCAGCGCCATTCTGGAGCCAATGCTCAAAGACCGGGGCCAAGGCAGCACGCAGGTCACGCTCCAGAAGCTTGCCGTCTTCGGTCCAGTTGCCATTATCCAAGAACAGGTTCATCGGCTTTCCTTTCCACCACTGGCTCGGCAGCCTCGAAGATGACCGCTGGCCTGTTGGTGACTTTGCCGAACGGCGGCATGTCGATCTGGACGTATTCCGTCCGTTCGATCATCAGTTCCGGGTTGGACCGGGCCTGGTGACGCTCCGGCAGCTTGTCCAGTTCTTCGGCGCTGAACTTGCGGCTGCGCACCCGCCGCTGGATGAACGTGCCCCGTTTGAAGAACGCCGGGTAGTCGTTCCAGTTGATGTTCTTCTGGCTCCACAGCATCTCCTGCATCTCCGGGCCGCTCTTGTTGTCCACTTGATTGTGGCTGAAATAAGCCCGTGCGGCCATCGAGATGGAGTTCTTGGTGGCGTCCTTTTCGCGCCACAGGAAGACGTTGGCCCCTTCATCGAGATTGGGGACGTTCCACACCCGGCAGTCGAAATTGGCCAGGTCGTCCGCCGTTTCCCCGAAGAAGCACAAATACTTCATGTTGAAATAGGTCGCGCACATCGAGGCCAGCACCGACACCATCTTCTGGATGCGACCGTCGAAGAAAATCTGGCTGGAGTAATCCGGGGCCAGCCAGGCGAGCGTAATCTCGTCCGATTGCGTGTAGCCCATGCAGGCGTTCGTCTCGCGCACCAGATAAAGCGTGGTGTCGATCATGAGATCGGAGAGGCGCTTGTCGTAGGGCCGCTCCATGTGCCGGGTGAACTTGTGGAATGCCTTGCCGTCCAGGCGGGCGCAGGCGGGCAGCAGTGGCATGAGCTTCCGCCCTGCCTCCGCACCTTCGTAGAGTTTCATCCGGTCGCCAAACTCATCGTTCATTTTTCGTCTCCTCGCTGGTAGATAGTGTATGAACTTCAGACAGTGGTTAGAGAATAACCAAACCGCCGCAGACATTCAGAAAGCCCTTGGGGGTATGGCGGGTGGACTTAAAATTGGTGCCCTCGTCAAAGCTGCCGTTCTATTCGTTCAGGGGCGTGATGCCGAGATGAACTCCTTTATGGTAGGCTTCGACCAAAAGAGAAAACAGCAATTTCTGGACTTCTTGAAGACGCATCTCCCACAAAAACACCCTGGGCTTAGTAGTTCCCAGGTTTATGGCGACCCTGGCTTCGACAAATTCCGCAAGACCGCCCTGGAGCCTTTTATCGAAAAACTGTTTGGGGAACAGGACGCCGAAAAGCAGGCCCCGAAGCAGTTCAGCATTATTGGCTACCTGAAGAGTCAAGGGGTTGAGGTTGAACAAAGTCCCGATGGTATCATTTATACCAAAGGACCGCCACCCTGGGGCAATCATGCCTTTCATATCAGGAGCGGGACCGTTGGGGTTCGCAACCGTGCTACCGGCAAGATGGTTTACCTCCCTCCAGTAAAGACTCCCCAGGAAGCCGAAGATGCAATCAAGCGAATTATTACCGGCGGTGCTATATAAACTCGGAGGTTGAAATATGCAAACATTCCTTGAGTGGGCGGATGATAACGGTTTATTGTTGGAAGCCGCTTTGGTTAAGTATTTATTTCCCAAGCAGTGGGGTAAGTCCGCCGATGACATGGGACAGAAGGGGTTCGCCATCTATGGCGTACCGATAAATCCCCAAACCATGAAGCCGGCTGGCTCAACAATCGCCGTGTGGGCCAAGGACATCCGGCGAGCCACCCAGGAGGAAGGCCAGTTCGGCAACAACTTCGTCCTGCAAGTCGTGCCGGACCCCAGGTTTGTTCGACAGGCCGGCAACATTCACATGCTCATCCTGGGCGCTGAGAGAGCCAACCAGTTGCTCGATGAATTTGAATCCTTCCAGAAGCAGCAAGCGATGGCGCAAGCTCAAAGTCAGGTTCGTCGTGTGCCTGGCAGCCGGGGCATGTTCCTTGGGAGAACCGGAACCGAGTAACTATATACGGCATGTGGCGATTCCGTGAATATGTTGAATCCAGGGACAAATCCTTTAGCGAACTATGGCAACGGAGTGCGGGCTTACTCGGCTCCAAACAGGCCAAGCTCGCCCCTCCGTCAGCCCAACCTGCCGCAACAGCCCCAGCACAACAAAAAAACTGGCTGACGCCTGTGCCGCAGCACACGGGCGGGCACCTTACACTTTACCGTGGCATCGGCGGTGACTTCGATCCACATTACTACAGCGCCCAACAAGCGTGGAGCATGGACCTAGAAACCGCCTATGAGTATGCCCTCAAAAACGCCAATGCCCAAGACACCCTCCCAACCGTTGTAAAAACGACGTTGCCAGGACATCTTCTCGATCCAAACCGTATAGGCATACCCACGGACAAAGCAGTTATGCACGCCAGCGGAACCGCCATTGTAGACATACCGCCGCCCGTATTACAAAAGCTGAAGGTCGAAGTTATCCCCCAACAGGAATTGGACCATAAATTTCCATACAACGCTAAATGGGCGTACCAATTACGACAAGCGGCCCACCGGGCTGCTCATGGTATGGACCCCAATGCGGAGGAAGACTGGATGATTTCGGTGGACGATTAGTGATATTCGGTCCCTTCCTTCCGCTCCAGGTACTTGAAGTTGATCGCCTTCACCGCAGCCCGGTCGAAGAACTTGCTTGGATGGTTCTCAGTGCGTTCCTGGGTCGTGACAATAACGACACCCTCACGCTCCTTAAAGCTGCCGGCCTGTTCCGGGGCGCACATGGTCGTAGCCCCGCCGACATATTCATCGACCTTGGCCCGTGAGTACGGACCACGGTAAATCTCCGGCACCATGCCGACCCGGAACCGCTTGGTGGCGGCGAGCAGATCGTCATAGCCCAGGTACTTGCCATCAACCGTGATGGCGAACACCCGGAAATCCCACTGACCGTTCTGGAAGCCGTAGGCCATGTCCTGCACCCCGGAGCCGAAAACCTCTCCGAAGCAGACGATGTTGTGCTGACCGTTGCACAGATGCAGCAGCAGATCACGGATACCTGGCCGGTCCAGAACCTCGAAGAACTGGCTCCGCTTAGTGATCTCGAAGAACCACTCCTTCTCCTGCTCGACCAGAGCCTCTTCCCCGGTGGGCTTGCCGCTTTCATCACGGACAGGCTTCATCACCTGTTCCATGACCACCATGCCGTCCGGGCCGTATTCGGTGCGGCGCTTTCGCTGGGTCTGCATCTCCTTCCGGCGCACGTCATGGCTCCCGGCCATGAACCGCCAGATCGGGGTGCCGTCGTCCTTGGTGTCCCGGATCAGGCCGACACGGCAGTTCTTACCGTGCAATTTTTCGGTGAACACCACTTCCTCGCCGTCTTTGAGAACGTCGGGGAAGTTCATGATGTTTTCCAGGGTGAAGTACCTGTGGAACGCCGGGTGGTCGCGCTCGGCGTCACCGTCCGTGCAGTCCAGAGGCGGTTCCCACTTGCTCAGGTTGTAGTGGTCCACCACGCTCTGGCCCACCGGCCAGTCCGGGTTTTCCAGGGCCATCGGGAAGCCGTAGGACGGCTCGCCCCGCAGGCGGGCCACCTTGACGCGCACCCCGATCACATCGCCGCTCTGCTCGTCCTTGACGGGCGAGCCGTACTTGGTGACGTTCAGGCGGTCGGCTAGGGCCAGCGGCAGGATCGTGTCCGGGGGAATGTAAACGATCTTATCCCCCTCCACGAACTGCGTCTTGCCGGTCTTGTCATCCCGCTGGATGCAGGTGCGCCAGCCCTTGACCGTGGCGATTGCCATTCGGTCGGCGTTCGGGTGCTTCTCTACCTTGTCCACCCGACAGACTTCAACGATCAGACTGGACATGCTTCTTCCAACCTCACTTCCTCGATCTTCTTGACCTTGCAGACGGGAGGGACGACTGCCATCCCGTCCACGGTATCCACCGCCACCATCACTTCGTCGTCGTCCACACTCACGACGGTGCCGGCGTAATCGACTTCGATGACCATGCAGCGCTTGTGGCCCAGGTCTTCGCTAAACGTCACCCGCTGCCCGACCATCACTCCTCTCCTTCATCGCTTGCAAAATAAGACCCTCCAGTTCGGTCCATTTCTGCTTGTTGTAAGTGGGGGTTTCCTGGTCCTTGCCCCACAGCCGGTGGAAGGCTCCCCACAGTTTTTCCTCCGTGGTGGGCTGGTCGGTTTCCACAGGCCCGACCCCGACCTGGGCCACCCGGCCACACTGGCACAGGTAAAAACCGGGCAAGCCATCCTCGTACTCCTTGGGCTGCAAGAGCCGCAGGGGGCGCTTGCAGACAGGACACTTGCTGCCCTCGCACTGGATGACGATATATTTCGCCTTGCAACGATGCCTCCAAGCCATTGCGTCGTCAATCATTGGGTTCCTCTATTTTGGGTCCGAAGCGAAGACTCGTATCCACACCCCATCTGCCCTGCCAGTCCCACCCTTTGAGTTCGGGACCACCGTGGTTGGGGCCTGCCACCCAGGTATCGTTATACGCCGAGTGAACATGCACCCCACGGTCTTTGAACAGCGTGATAAAAGCAGGGCAGACGGTGATCTTGTTCCGCTTGTTGCGGTATTTTATCCAGTACCAGCCCTCCTCAGCGGGTGTTTTCTTGCTCCACCTGACTTTCACAAACTTCCTCCGGGGCCGGGCCAACCGGGCGTGACCCCCAATACGCCCACACTTCCGCCTTCAGGCCCAGGTAAAGGCTCTCCGGCATGGCGTTGTACTCATTTCGGTAGTGTACTGCCATTCGGTGGTCGCCGTAAATCGCCAACCGCATTTTTCCGAAAGGGCGTTGTCCGACTTCAAAATAGGACAAACAACGCCCGCCGGGCAGCCTCAGCCGGTACTGGTAGCGGCGCTTGCGTTTACGTCGAAGGTTCATAGCCGCAAGCACTCCGGGTAGCCGGGCAGGGCCGGCTCGTCGCCGTCCTCCATCATCTCACGAGCCGCCAGGGCCATCTCGTGCCAGAACATCGACCGGCGGGCACCGATGTCGTGTGGGTCTTGCCAGTCCATCTTCCCGCACTTGGAGCAATTCCAGTTGCCGCCAATGCGGATTCGGGCCTCGTAGCGCTCACAGGCCCACTTCAACTCGTCCCAGGCCAGCATGAACTCGTTTTGCTCCAGGTACTCGTTGAACGACCAGCCGCCCTTGCCCATGTGCCTGGTAATCAGGCCGGGGGCGTTTTCTTTCTTGGCCTTCTTCGCCTGGTTCTGCTTGACGATCTCGGCCATCCGCTCGTCCGTAAGCGGCAGAACCAGGCGAGCGTGCTTCAGGTGCTTAATGATCCGTTCCCATTTGGTATCCTCCTTGCGGGGAATCAGCTTGCCGGCCTTCAGGTCTTCTAGCCAGGACACGGTATTACTCCTTGGGTTCGGACTCCAGCTTCTTGAAAACGGCGTGAGCCTTCTGCACGTCTTCCTGCTTGCCGCAGTGGGGGCAGGTGACGACGAACTCGCATTGGCTCAAGTCCCACTGTATATTCTTATTGAGGGCGGCGTCCACTGTAAAGCGCTTCTTGCACTTGCACTCGTACACGTCGCGCCGGGAAATCTTGAAAATGTTCCCCTTGACCTTCGAGAGAATATGCTCGTCCATCGCCCGGTGGAAGACCCGGCCCTTGCCCAGCCAGTGCCGCTTCTGGGCCTTCTTCTTAAATTGCTGGGCCTTGCCCCAGGCAATATTGGAGAACGCCAGCATCAGGCGGTCCCAGGAGACGCATTCGAGCATCACCTGAGCGAAATCCTGGGGTGTCGCTTGGGCAAGCAGCTTCTTCAGCCGCCGCCTGGTGATCGGCTTCGTCATGGCTTGGTGGCTCCTAGACGGTGGGGGTTAGATTTTTCCTGAATGCCCACTCAGGGACGGTCTGGTTTGACTGCCCCCGGTATAACGTCCAGTCCAGTGACTTACTATGGGGGCAACCCTCCCCACAGAAGCAGGTTGGACCGCTGGTGGACTCGCCGCCTGGACTGTAGCCGGCGGGGTGGAAGTTGCTCCAGATACGGGCTTTTTAGTGTCTGTCATTTTGGGTACTCTCCATGTACGGGGTAATCCATCGTCTGTATCTAGTTGTTTTCTCAAAATATCTTGGCCCGGTTGGGGGCCTCCACCAGTATAGGTACGGCTGGGACGGAAGCGGTCAAGATTTTTTCGGACGGCGCACGCTGATGTTTGGGACTACCGCCCCCTGAACGACCATCATTTTTTGGGGGGCCGGCTTGCGTTTTTGGATGTATTCCGGTGGTTGTGTGTCGGGAAGATTTTCTGGTTCGTCCGGCACGCTTGCGAATTCTTCAAGGTGACGGCAAATAGTAATGGCGGCAACCCAGCCATTATTGACATATTGCATGGTGACGGGGAAGGGTTCTTCGTCCAAGTCCGTCAGACAGGCAAAGGCATGACCATACCGCAGGTATGAGTGTAGCTGCATAGTGGCCTCTGCGTTCAGCAGAAGTACACAGTCGTGAACAACATCCGCAACTGCCTGGGCTGTTGCCTCTATAACCATTGCAGCCTGGCAGTCGAGGTTCACACTGGCGAACGGGTCGAAGGTCGTTTCCCCACCCATAGCAATATCGCAGACGTAAGCGACATTGGCAAGTGCTGCCGCTGTGGTTTCTGAGAATATGAGAACTTCTCCGTCAACTTCCATACCGTATATACCTTTGTGCAAAATAAAACCCCGGCCTGCAAAGCAAGCCGGGGCTGGATACATGCCAGGGTTGAACTGACAAGTTTACTCCAAAATAATCTCAACACCGCTCATCGGGTCTTCTGTAATGAGGACATCGGGTTCAGGCTGGGCCTTACCCTTGCCCTCGTGCAGTGGCGTCTTCTTGACCGGGAGGACATGCTCAACACGGCCTGCCTCCGTCACGGTGTCGGGTTGATCCAATATGAGTTTCTGTTCCATGTTTGCCTCCCTTTCCGCCTCTGGCGTCTGAATAGTTTCGATCAGCCTCAATTCGTTCGACCGAACCATGCCGAAATAGTAGCTATCCCCTTGGAAGCGTCCCTTCGGTCCTACCCGCCGCACGCCACTCTTGGTGGGCCTGGGCAGGGTGAGGTCGGCCTTGTCGTTGGCGTTCTCGAAGATATATACACCCTCGCCGTGCATATTCTTTGCCAACTCCTTTTCCCGGTTCTCTTTGCGTTGCCATTTGTTGAATCGTTGTCGGGCCATAATCACCTTATTTTTCGGCTTCCGAATGCTATAATACTACGGGCGGCAGCCGCATTCAAAGCCTGGAAGTCCAGTTCTGTCGCCCAAATATAGTAGTGTTGCACGGCCCCGTTTTTGGAGACGAAATATGAAGCCTAAGAAGTGGAGTGAGGTATATCCCCAAGGCACCAAGGAAGGCGACGAGGAGCAGAAATTCTTCATCGTGTTGGCCCGGCATCCAAAGTGGACCTGGCGAAGCACATCGGCCATCGCCAAAGAGGCCAACCTGACCAAAGAGCGTGTCGAAGAAATAATCGCCAAGTATTTCAAGAAGCACATGGTCTTCCAGAACCCCCAGAACGAAGACCAATGGGCCTATTGGGAACGAGTGCCGGAAATGTTGCCCAAGGACCAGGGAACCATCACGGAAAAAGATCAGAAGGACAGGATCAAGAAAGCGATCAAGCCGTAAAATAAGAAAGCCCCTTTCGGGGCTTTCTTGTTATTCTGTCTCGTATTCCTTGCCCGGCTCCTCACGGGTGCCGCCTTCCGGCCCGATGGCATAGTCGGGCGGCGTCTTGTGATGAACGTGGTGCTTATATTTGGTGAACGGCGGGCCGGGTGCCATCTTTTGGATGGCATCGGCAGCGCTGGGGATGAACCAGAGATCGGGGTAGTGGGAGCGTATATATCCATCCGGGTACGCCCACCAAGCGATGCCGGCACGCTTGGTGCTTTCATCCAACTCCAGGTTGTGCCCTTCGACCCAATGGAAAAACGTATCCATCAATCTCCTTACGGGGCTTCGTCAGAAGGTGCCTTGCGGCTAGGCTGATGCTTGCCCATCTTCTGTAGGGCGTCGGCAGCGTGGGGCATGAAATAACCGTCCGGGTACTGCTGGCGAACATAGGCATCGGGGTAAGCCCAATGAGCAATACCGGCCCGCTTGGTGTCTTCACTGACTGCGGGGATTTCCAGCTTGTTCTCTTCGGCCCATGCGATAAATGTCTTCATATTACCTCTCGTAGTTTTGGCCAAACTATGATTTTATAGTAGTCTGCATCGCGCAGACCTGGAGTAGTTATGCACGCCGCTGGCAAATTTAACATTCGTCCTGTCAAGATTTTGGCCCTGCCCGAACTCAATAATGGGGAACTATCCGATAAAGTGACCCGCCAGTGCGATTTCTGTCGCAAGGACGTGGAAGTGACCCTATTCAACCGGGCGCTGCTTGAGGCCCTGTCTGGTGCCAAGAACTTCTACTGTCGCTTCTGCCTTCAGCACGGGCTGCACACCCGCAACAACCGCAACGTCTTGATTCTTAGTTTCCGAAGCATCCTGGGCTACTACTATTACGAGTTCTACCTGGGGGCCTCGATCAACCGGCACAGGATGAGCTATTCCGAGATCGAGGATTATGTACTGACCCACCAGGCGGTGGGCAGCCAAAACCCCATCTTCATCTTCGACCCCGAAACCTTCTACTGGTTCGTAGATTTCAACCGAGTCGGCGGCGGCGGAAAGAAGGTACGGGTGGAGGAGGTCCACAAAACCGTGCTGAATATCCTGACCTGCTTCAACCTGTGGGACGTGCCCAACATGCAGATGCACTCGCTTTACGAGAAGTACCGGACGGCGATTGAAGCCTTCTACCAGAAGCGTTTTCGCCCGGAGGGAAAACGCATCCTGTTGCCGTCCCTGGTCGGCTGTGGACTTCATGAACCCGTGAAGGGGCTGTTTGAAAAGACCAGGGGCTTCTCCAGCAAACAAATGTGCCTAAAATGATGGAGTCATCATGAAGTTTTCTTGACTTCACACTAGCTTAGTGATATTGTGACTGAGTTGCGGTCAAGAGGACATCAAACAAGAAAGGAAAAGTGATGAGCAAATTATCAGTGAAAGTCGTCCAGCGGAAGTCGGACGGCGAGGAATGGTACGAGGGATCGGTGACGATCCCCGGCCTCAAGGGCAATGTGCGACTCGCCCGCAAGTCGGACGGCAACACCAAGTTCGCCACCCGCAGTGCCGTCAATGGCGCTGCCAAGAGCCTCGTGACGACCCTGAACGGGTTTACCGAGGTTGACTTCGGCCAAGACACCACAAAGGCCAAGAAAGCAGCCAAGAAGACTGCCAAGAAGTCGGCTCCCGCCACGACAGCGACCGCTGCCACGTCAGGCTAAGCCGTATTTGACGCTGCAAGGCGTTGGGCACAGGCAACTAAAGCCGCAGTGGTTAGCTGGACCTTGAAGCGGCCTCGCGTTCCTTACGCGAGGCCGCTTCTTTTTCCAACGTGTGTAGCAACCCCACCAGCTTCAGTTTGTCGTCTTGATAACGCTGTTGTAACGAAAGCGCCATCGACGCCGATTCCGGGCTGATGTCCAGAATGCGTTCCAGGGTTTCCATGACGAGGTAATCCATCGCCCAATCTTCAATCAGACAGTTGCCGGCGAGGGTTGAGTGGCCGAGATCACAGTGGACCGCCGCCCCAGGAATGCAGGTGGCAATCTTACGCAACTGTTCGCGCAACTCGGTGAACAGCGCTTCGCACGAAGGGGCTTCTTCTTCCGTCCACTTCATCCACGTCTCCCAATCCTGGCGTAAGACTTCGGCGGTGGTGGCGAATGTCATCCGGGTGTCCTCCGTGTATCGCCAATGGCTGGCCATCGTCCGCCGCACCTGACTGGTTTCCCCATAGCCATACCCTGGTCCGTACTTGGCGGGATCGTCGTAGAGGGTGACATATTCTGCCAGTGACAGGCCCTCTGTGATGAGGAGCGGTGCCGCCTCACGATGAATATAATCGTCCTCCACGAAATATATGTTGCCGTTTAACTCGCAGGCGATCTCCAGGGCACGCCGCATCGACCCGCTGTTGCCGAGGCTGGTGATCTCATATTCCAAGCCTTGCTCGGACAATAGGGCGTAGGTGCCACCCTCGCAGTTGTCCGCAATTATTTTCAAATTGTCCCTGCCGAATATCTGAAGGTAGTTCTTGAGACACACTCCCTGAACCACGCCCGGAATGCGGTCTTCGGCCTTGCCTTTATTGCTGATTCGATATATCGCGTTCATGCTTCTATTTTAGCGGATGGGCTGCGCGTAACAATGAATCTTTTCCATAGTGTCAGTTTGTTCACTATGCAAAAGATTTATTTCTTCCTGGGGCGGCATACATAAATAAGGTATGGAGGCCAAGGAAACGCCGAAGGAAACACCGAAGGCACCAGAGCCGGAGCAGGGTGGCTGCGGCTGCCGCAAGGCACCGCCGGGGAACCCTCGTGTTATCGTTCAACGGCCCGTGCGTCCGGTACAGCGTCCTCTCCGCAAGAAGACTTATTTATAAGGGGTAATATGCCTTGTGGGTGCAAAAAGTTTAACCGCCAGCCTTCGAGGGTCATCACCCCCGGCTCAAGAGGCACTTTACAGTCGGGACGGACGCCGCCGGCTATTCCGACGCAGTTGCGTTCGACTGGCCCGGTGGTTACGCGCAGCAACAGTGGGATGACATTAGAAAGGCGAATGATCGAGAAAAAACGCCGTGATGCAATTCGTGGCGCTTTGGGTCGCTAAATTTGGCGGACCAGACATATATAACCAAAAGTTTCAAAGGGAGATATACATGCTAGGATATTCACAGTGGAAGAAGCTGAACGAGTCGTTCGCTGGCGCGATCCCTCTCGGTGTTTCCAGTCCCAACAGCCTGGGCGTTCGTGGTGGCATCGAGGGCACTCGCATTGCCCTGGAGGAAGCTCGCAAGAAGTCCAAGAAATATGCCGACGTGGATGTTGAGGACGAAGGCGGCGATGACGTAATGAATCCAGACACCGACGAGGACGAAGGTGGCTGCAAGTTCTGCGGCAAGTCCAAGAAGAACGCAGCCAAGAAGTCCGTGAAGCGATCCAAGAAATACATGGGTGCCGATATGGACCTGGGCGGCGGCGATTTTGAGGACGCCGGCCCGCCCCCACCCCACCACAAGCTGGGCAAGGGCAAGCCCTTTGGCAAGGGCAAGCACCCCCTCCATCCCGACCATCTCGGCGGTGGCGATGATGATGACCTGGGTGGTCTGGGTGGCGATGATGACGACCTGGGCGGTCTGGGTGGCGATGATGATATGGGCGGCGACCTGGGCGGCGGCGATGATGATATGGGCGGCGACCTGGGCGGCGGCGATGACGATATGGACATGGGCGGCGACCTGGGTGGACCTCCCGGACACCCCGACCTCCACCATCCTGGTGGTCCCCTCAACAAGCATTCCGCCATGCACAAGAAGCCTTTCCACCCCGGCAAGGGTGGCGACCTGGATATGAAGATGGCTGCGGCCATGATGAAGAAGAAAATGGCGAAGCGAATGAGGAAGGAAGCCTTCCTGCACGACGATGACGAATGGCTGGCAAGCGTGAAGTCGATGTTGACGCCCCAGAATGTGAAGTATGGTGACGGTTGGACCGAATATCAGGAGGAGGCGCTATTGCCGCCCTCCGATCCCAATGCGGCTGTTACCGATAGGGAGCCTCAGCCCGGCGAACCCGGCTTTGCGCCGGTCGGACGGGTAGGCCCGCCTCTGGGTGGCAACGCCGTTGACGGGTTCAATGAATGGCGCAGACAGAATCGCAAGCGGTAACGTAAGATCGTATTCCCTCTTTGATACTTACTTTAGGCTCGAACCCCAAGTGGGTTCGAGCCTTTTTCATGTCGCACTCAGTATAGCTCTGATAGGTCTTTTCGTAGGGGTTGTCGATCCACAGGGGGCCGCTCAGGTTGTAGGGAGCGTAATACATCGCGTCGGCAATATTGTGGTATATGTCAATAAAACTGGTGGCCGTCCCGCCGCCGCAGTTGAAGATGTCGCTCTTGTCATATTCCCAGGCCCGCAAGTTGGCTTCCACGGCATCGTCAATATGGATATAATCTCGACGTTGTTCGCCATATTTGAAAAGCTTTGGCGGGGTGCGATTGCGCATCTGCACGATTATCTGATAAATCATGCTGGCCCGGTGTCCTTTATGGGACTCGCCCGGCCCGTAGACGTTGCAGTACCGTAGACCCACCATTTGCACGTTATTTTCTTCAGCGAACATCGTGGCCGCTTCTTCGAGAATGGCCTTGGATTCTCCGTACCAGTTGAGGGGGCTGAGCAGGGTTTTGTCCTCAACATAGGGCGCTGGTTCGTTTCCATAGACGGCAGTGCTGGAGGCGTAAATAAACTTTCGGCAGCCAGCCTTGAGGCATTTTTCAAAAAGATATTCCGATGCTTCGACGTTGGCTCGCATCATAGCGTCCCGGTCGGTGCAGAGGGTGTCGTTGTTGGCAGCCAGGTGGAAGGTCACGTCAATATCATGTATTTGCCGCCAGTCGATACCCAGCAGGCTAGGTTCCAATATTTTGCCAACTCCGACTTGTTGCTCCGTTTGGTTGCCGGTTATAATTACCTCGTGTCCGAGGGCCAGCAGGCGGCGGGTCAAGTTCGATCCGATAAAGCCGGTGCCGCCCGTTACCAATGCTCGCATATTACCTCCTGGTGAGAATATGAAACTCAAGAATTTCTGGCTTCAGAAAATCCGAGAGAAGTCCCTCCTTAAAATAGTCGAGTGGGCGCAAAAGAACGGCAAGAAGGTGGAAGACCTTTCCCGTGATGACGTGCGCGAGGCCATCGTTTCGCAGCGCTAACGCCACAGCTTATTCGACACGCCCGTGGGCGACCAATCGTGGGTGTCGGGGGTTGTATTTCCCGAAGGTCGAAGGTCACGAACCTTATCCAGCCGCCGGCGCTTGTCGGCGGACAGGTCTTTGGTTGCCTTCTCGGTACGTTCTAACCAGGCTTTGAAGCATAGTTTCACGAGAATATCTATGACAACCCTGGAGTATTTCGACCTGTATACCGACTTCGGACTCCAGGTGATACCCCTGTTTCCAGGGAGCAAAATACCCGTTTGGTCGCGTTGGAACCAGGATTGGGACCACGCCCGCTGCCGTTCTTATATTAAGGCCCAACCCGCTTGCAACATCGGCTTGTTGTTGGGCAAGTACGTCGATGTGGAGGGCGACACCGAGGAGGCCGATGAAGAGATCAAGCGCCTGATAGGCGAGTGTCCGCATCCGTCCTGGCGAAGTGCTAAATCCACCCACCACCTTTTCTTGAACCCGGACCCACGGCTAACCAGCACCCGTTTCAGCGGCATGGAATTCCGGGCACACAAACATCAGTCCGTTATTCCCCCCAGCATCCATGCCCAGGGTGTCAAATACCACTGGCAGAGCTTGCACGTCATTCCTGCCATGCCGCAGGCCCTCTTCAACTATTACCTGGCCAGCCGCCGCAAGAAGAAGCGCCACAGCGGGTACATGCTGACCGAGTGCAAGTCCTGTGGCGGCAAGGAGTCGATCCATGTCAAACGCCTACTGCTGGAAGTACGGGCTTTCCGTGAACTTGGCCTCTTGTGGCAATGTCATAAATGTCGTAAAGTGGACGTTCGCCCGGCCTGCCGCCGGCTGCGGTCACTTCTCCGCACTGTGCCGCCAGTCCTGGTAGCCCAGCCGCCCCGAAAGAAATATGGCGGCTTGCACAACATCCTGGGAGGTTAGGCCGTGGGTAATCGCCGGGTTGGTGGCTTCAATCGTGGAAACTGAGTAACCCCGCTTGAGCAGTGCCTTTTTCATGGGGAGGTAACGCTCGTGCCAACTGAAACAGGTATCATTCTCGTTGTGCATCAGGAGGAAGGGCGTGTTGAGAAAGCGCGCCGGTGGGGTTTTGCGTGGTTGGAGAATGGCCCCCGAATGCGCTACTACCCCCGCCAACTCCTCGTCGCTGCGGAACGCGCACTGAAGTGCCATTACCGCACCAGCCGAGAAACCGACGAGGGCGATCTGGCGACTGTTATAGCCCAAGTGACGCTGTACCAGTCCGATGTTGCGTAATAAAGCCTTGCGGGCCTTTTTCATTCCGTGGACGGCGTTGGCTTGGTCGCCCACGCCGTTGGGGATTGGATACCATTCGACCTCTGGTTCCATGCCCACGAGGGCGGTGTTGTTTAATTCAGCGTCCTGGTAGGCACGCATCAAGGCGAGGGCGCTGCCTTCTCGCCCTGGAAACAGGATGATGCAGCCCTGCGATCTGCCCTTGCCACAAATGAATGTCCTTATCAATCCAGCCCCCATTCCGTATAAAACCCCTGCGATTCCTGGCTTTCGTTGACCCGGCGGAACAAGTCGGCGGGCATGAATTGTTCCACGATTATCATGAACTTGCCGGCCAGTTCTTTGTCGCAGGTGTTAATTGCTTTCTGAAGCGCCGCCTTGTCATAACCGAAGCAACGATAGGCCACCGAAGGGTCATCCTCCTCCAAAAGCTCCTCGTTAAGCTCCCAGAACCGGCGGTAGCCGCCCTTGTTCACGAAATGGAGGACGAAATCACAAATGTCCCAGACCAGCCCAACCTGGCGGGGTGACTCCAGCCAGAAGGCGCTCAAGGGACGATATTCCAGGCCATAGTCCTTTTCCCGGTGGCTGCCGGCCAGACCGTAAACGCTGCGCCGGTCCTTACTCGTCTTATCTTGCTCCATGAAGACGGACGGGATGCCCAGGAACAAGTCGAGCATATAAACCACGAACGGCTTTTCCCATGAGTTTTGCAGGACTCCTCCACCGCCCAAATGGATATGTCCGCCCGCCGTGCGGAAATTCGACTTCTTTATTACCCCCTTGGGCGGCTCGATCACCTGAAGGGTGTAAGCGTCCCATTCTTCCACGCAGCCGACCTCTCGTGCCTCCTTGGTCTGCATCTGACTCTCCGGGAATTCCTGAGATGCCTGGATGTGCAGTTTGTAAGGCTTCACCATTTTGGTGTAGAGGGTGAAACAGTCTTGGAAGTTCTTGAGGACTTCCGCACGGTTTTTCCCTGGTTTTATGGCGCATTCAGCCAGCACGTTGTCGTAGTAGAATTGGTGCCCGCCCATGTCGAGCCGGTATTGCCGGTCGCCCTTGACGATGCCGATGGCGCTGTAATACTTCCCGCCCTTCATCAGAAGGAACTCAGGATCACTGCCGAAGGTAAACCCCATAAGACCACTCCTTTAGTAACGGTGCCAGTAGGGTATGTAGAGCTTGGTCGCTTCATTCGAGAACGACACAATGCCCATCTCGTTGTGCATCGTGTCGATGTCCATGTCCTCTGGGTAGTTATCAAAGATGTCCCGGTGGAAGAGCCGGCGGGGTCCATAACGCATGATCTTCTGAATGCCGTCTTTGGCCTCTTCCAACTGCGTCTTGTCCGACGTGTAGCGACCTTTCTGGTACGACTCCACAATGCCGGTGCGGACGTGACTAATGGTGAAGTTCCACGGCGACCCGACCTTATGAGCAAAGCCCACCCGGATGAACAAGGTGTACAACGACAGCATGGGTGGGGCAATTTGCCAGAGGCGGCTGCCCTCGAAAAGCCAGACCCCGCACTTCTGATATTTGCGGGGCGTTGGCAGGCAGCGGGTGCAAGTGGTCTTACGGAGTTTCAAACGAGCCTCGATTTGATTCAGGAAGTCGAGGCACGGCGCTATTTTGTTGCCGAAATCACTGTCTCGTGAGTTGGTTATAAGGATGCGCGTCCGCCGCAGGTCAATCGGCGGATGCTGGGACGGGTCGTACTCGAACCCGTAGGTTTCTTTTCGTGTATCGTATAAGTAGCCCTGGATGGCGTCTTGTAGGAAGTCCTTGCACCAGACGAAGTAGCAGCACTGGCGGTTGTCGGCAGAGAGCAGGGAATATTCCAAACCCTGGCGATAAACCTGGAGAATGCGAGGTTTATCCGCTTCCCTCGATATAAGCCACTGGACTTCGATTGGTTGGCGCATATTGTTGAGGCTATCAGCAAAATAAAGCCGGGTCAAGCCTAAATATTGTAGTCATGAACAGCTTCAAAGAGTTTTTCTGGGACGGGGAGGTTATTGGCTTGTACCTCAACCGCCAGGATTTGAAAATATCCGAGATCGCCCGCCACTGCTCGAAGTCCCAGGCCGAAATATATCGCATCCTGCACGACAACGGCATCAAGCCCAACCGGCTGAAGACCGGCCACGAGGCCGTGCAGCAGCTTGCCGAACGGGGCTGGACGGTGGGCGAAATTGCCAACATGACCGGCTACACGGATCGGAACGTCCGCTATATTCTCTCCAAGATGAGGCTGAGCGAGTGATTACCAACAACGATATTGTCTTCGTTCTCTCCGGCGGTCCCAGCAATACCGATCCCAACGCCTCGCTGGGTGGGGAGCCGTCGTCGCACCAAGTAGCCCCCGGCATGGACAATCTTTTTGACGACATCACCGACCCCCAGGCTACCCAGGGTCGCACGGACTACCGCTGTTTTTATATTTTCAACAACAGCGCCACGGACAACTTCTTCAATACGGCCCTGTGGATCGACTCCGTGACGGCGGGCAGCGGCGATATTTTCTTGGGTTTGACGTTGGCCAACGACCTGCAACAGATCGTCGTTACCGGCACCATCACCGGCGGCTCCCTCGCCATCACCTACGAAAGCAGCACCGTAACCTGGAACTGGTCCTCGTCCCTGACGCAGTGGGCCTTGAACCTGCAAAATGCCCTGAATACCATTACCAACCCGCCGTTGACCGGCGTGGCCGTCACAGTCAGCCAGTTGGGCCTGAATACCACCTTCCAGGTCCAGTTCGCCGGAAACGACGCCAATCGCTATCAGCCTCTCCTAACCCACGGTAATATCAACACCCTGTTCGGTTGCACCGCCGTCGCCATCACCAAGATCGTGGACGGTGGCCCCATCAATTCCATAGCCAATACCATCGACGTGGCCACCACCGTACCCTTCGGCATCAACTTCAGCCAACCGTCGATGTCCAGCCCCATTGCCCTGGGTGCCCTGCGCCATACCGATGGCTTTCCCGTCTGGGTCCAGCGCAGCATTGCTCAGGGTTCCGGGGCAGTAGCCGGTGCGGGATTTGTCGCCCGCTATAACGGAAGCCCTATTTCCTGATTCTCACTTCCGGTTATAATTAGGCATGTCTCTAACCCTGAAAGGAACGCCATGAAAATGCTGTTGCCTATTTTTGTTTGCCTGCTGGGATTGTGCCAAGCCCCTGCCCAAGAGGAAAAGAAGCCCGTTCGCAAGCCCACCTTGGGCGACTATGAGAAGGTGCTGAAATACTTCACCACCTGGAGCGACAACCTCAGCAACCCCGAACATTGGAAGAAGGTCACGTTTACCAACCGGAAGACCAAGGAGGTCAGGAAGTTCACCGACCTGTCCGACTATGAAAAGCACATCTTCTATTTCATGTCCGCCGAAAAGCTGAGCAACGAGATGAAGCGCATGTCGGGCTTCTGGGAGGACGAATTGAAGAAGTTCAAGGCCCCCAAGGAAAAACCAAAGGACAAGGACGACGAGGACGAGGATCAAACCAAGGCCGATAAGAAGGAGCCTAAGAAGGAAGAAAAGAAGGACGAAAAGGACACCAAGAAGGAAGAAAAGAAGGACGACCCACTGGCCAAGGAAGCCACCAAGGCCGACGTGGAAAAATATTGCAAGCAACTGCTGGACATCCGCAAGAAGACTGCCGTGCGCTACGAGGCCCTGGCCGATAAACTGTTCACCACCTTTAAGGAAAAGTTCACCAAGGAAGAGATCGAACAGACCATGAAGCAGATTCGGGACTTCCACGACAAGGAAAAACTCATCGAGCGGAAGTAATATGGAGAAGTGTCCTCTGACCGGGCTGGCATGTCCAAATCGAAAGCATATTCACGTCACTGATGTCACCAAGGAAGGTGTCACATCACTCAGTTTGTGTGAAGTGTGCGCCCCAACTTTCCTGGGGGAAGCCAAGAAGCCCTCGCCGCCCGAACAACTATTGCAGAAGCATAAGGAAATGCTGCTGGAGCTTTTCCAGCAGCTTTTCCTTGCGCCGCTCAAAAAAGCTGCACCGCCCACTCCCCAGCCAGAGCCGATAGCCGACCCAGGCTGCCCGGAATGCGGTATCACTATCAACGAAATAGCGCAGACAGGGCGACTCGGCTGCCCGCACTGCTACGAACATTACAAACAGGAACTCCTGGGTGTCTTGCAGCACGCCCACGGTAGTATCCGGCACGTCGGCAAAGTGCCAAAGAATTGGCTCAAGAATAAACAAGAGCAGGAGGCCCAGGCCCAGGAAGAGGCCGTCAAGAAACAACTACAAATCAATCCAGGCGAACTGATCGAGGACCAAATTCATCGCCTGGAGGCCGAGTTGGCTGAGGCCGTCAAACGAGAACATTACGAAGTCGCCGGCCAACTGCGCGATGCCATCAAGGCCCTCCGGGAGCAGGCTCCCCCGGCGGAATAGGCGATAATTCCCCCTCATTCCAGAGCCAATTGAACGTGTCCAAATAAAGGGGCCGATAAGGTTGTGGTATCCCTTCGTGGTATTTATTGTAAATGAGTTCTTTGATGACTACCGCTTCCTTCCTTCCCGATTTGGTCGTGGCCCATACCGTTGAGCCTATATCGTACTTGAAATAGACGTTCCAGGGTCGCACCGGCAAGACCGGCATCACCGGGAAGTGTTCGAGCAACCAGTCCCAATACTGGTTGAAGCACTGGACCAAATAATTGGCTGTATCTTCGTCGCACAGTTCATCGCCATTGTATAGGGCGTTCAAGGTGTCCGTAATCAAGTAGCCCTCGTTGCCCATGTCCTCAATGCACTTGATGGTGATAGTTTCCAACTTGCCCCAGCGGGCCTTGTATGCCAGGTAGACCGTATCCCCCACTTCAAATCGGTAATCCGTGTAGCCGCCATCGTAACTGTCGTAGGGAGTGGGTTGCGTGTCGCCGCAGCCATCGGGCTGCGGCCCGTATTCCTCTTCCTCCTCCTGCATGTACTGTTCATACTGTTCAATCAAAGCGAGTGCTTCGGCCTCACTGCACAGTTCGTAGCTGTTATACAGGGCATTGAAGGTATCCGTAATCAAAGAGCCGTTGATGCACTTGATGGTAATGGATTCCAACCGGCCTCTGCGGGCCTTGTAAGCAAGGAAGAAGGTATCACCGACTGCAAACATATTACCTCCTTCTGCCCCGTTGTTTGTTGGCCTTGGTTTGCTGCATATTGACCCTCTCCACCGGGGCGGTGCGGGTCGAACTGGATACGGCACGTCCGGCCTTCACGGGGGTGTGCTTCCCGCTGACCCTCTGGCTCTGGCCCGACCGTCCCGGTACATGCTTGTGGACGTAAGGGGTTGGTATCAAGACTGTGGGCGGTGGGTAACGGCCAACCGGAACGTCCTGTGGCGGCACCGGAACCGGCGGGGTGGTCGGAACATGCGTCAGGTTCATGAACTGTGAGGGGTGGGTCGGCGCTACGGCCTTAGCGGGGGCTAATGTATAGTTGACGCACCCGAAGGCATTGTAGTTGCGAATCGTCTTCCCGTTTTGGGTGGCGGTAATATTGCTCTCGCCGTAGTGTGAAGCCCCACCTTCCAAAGCCTTTTGAAATGTCATTGCCTGGTAAATCGGGTACTGGTACACCACGCTGAGCATGTCCTCCCGGAAGATACGCCCGGATACCATGACGTAGACGTTCTGCTGGGCCGTCATGTGGACGGATTCCACAACCTCGACCCGGCAACCTTGCCCCTGGGCGTATACCCATGTTCCCGGCGGGTAAAGGATCGTGCGGCTGGGCAGAGCAACAATTTGACCGATGCCATTGACCACCGCATAACCTACCGACGTGCCGGTGGTGTTCAGGATGTACCACGGCTTCGGAGTGAGCTTGGTTGTGCAGGAAATATTCGCCGCCGCAACCCAATGGGCATTGGCATAGGCACCTACCGTGGTATTGCCCGCCAATAGTGCATTGCCAGCAGAAATAACATCCGCATCCGCACCAAAGTACCATTCGCAAACCACGGACGCAATCCCTCCCAGGATCACGCCGGCAAATGCACCCGTCGTGGTTACGGCCTGCATGTGGCAGACACCGGCTTCGATGGCCACGTTGAAGGCTATCAACGTCGTGTCGGCTGCCAATAGGGCCGTTCCACGCAAGGTCATCTGAGCAGTGGACGCCAGGGTGGTGTCGGACGTGAGGGTGGCTGCGGCGACATAATCAACAATCGCATAGGCAGATAGGGACGCCACGCTCTGAATGGACACCCCCGAAACATGCGCCGTCCAACCCGTGACCAGAGTGGTTGTGATTGCCCCCAGGCTCGCTTGCCCGTCGAAAATTTCCGACTCCACTGCCGTCAACGTCGTCGTGGAGACGAGTGCGGCCCCAGCAGTGTGCAGAACGGTAGTAGGTGCCGTCAAGCTGGTGATGCAGGTGAGGATTCCTCGTGGGCCGACGTAGGCGGCTGGGACCAGCGTGGTCTGTGCCGTTATAAGGGCGACTGCATTGTGGACCGTCAGGCCGGTAGCTGTCACGCTGCTGGTGGCCGTTATATTGGTCACGCCGTTGTGCATTACAGCAGCAGTCGAGGCTACGGTGGTCACATCGGTCAGCAAGGCGTTTGCGCCCAATATCGTGTCTGCTTGGGCGAGGAACACGGTCGTGGCCGTCATCATGACGTTGCCGACTATAGTGCCGACCGTGGCGGCGATGATGGTTGTCTTGCCTCGCATGACAGCGGCAGCCTTGCGGGCGACCTGCGACGTGGCAGCCAGTGTCGTTTTCGCTACTATCGTGGCTGCGGCGGGCTGAATGGCCAACCCCGCCATCGCCGTGAGCGTGGTATTGACGAGGATTTGGGTGCTGGCTATGTGCGCTACCACGCCCGAAGCGGTCAGCATCGTAAAGGCTTGCAAGCCGCCAGCAGCATTGCGAACCGGGTTGCTGGTGGCCGAAACGAGCGTCGTGGCAGCCAATATTGCGGTGCCTGATCGCACCGACGCTGGGGTTGCCCCAACGGTAGTATTTCCGATTATATTGCTTCCGCCAGCGTAGACGGCGTTGGCGGCAGCACCAACCGTCGTAACATCCATCAAGTTGGCAACGGCCTCGTGAGCGATACGACCGGATGAAGTGAAGGTGGTGATCGCCAGTATGTTGACGTGGGCCACCATTGTCCCGGACGTGGCTGCTGTAATTGTGGTCTTGGCGGTAAGAACCGCAGCGCCCAGGTGGATTGTCGTGCCGGTTACTGTCAAGGAGGAATCGCCCACGATAATGCTCGTGGCATTGTGCGTGACAGCACTCGTGCTGGCAAGTGTTACAGTTGCTCCAAGCACAACCGAGGCGGGACGAGAGACTGAGGCGACCGGCAGCAACTTGGTCTGGCTGGTTATATTGGCGATAGCGTTGTGGAGTACCACGCCCGTACTGGTCAGGGTGGACGTGGCAACGATAAATGCCGCCCCCATGCGTACAGGTGCCGAGTTGGCCATCAGCAGCGTGATGGCGCTCATGTCGCTCGTAGTGTTGTGCCTGACGGCAGGAGTTATTGCAACAGTTGATACATCGACCAGGGCTGCTGAGGCCCCCATGTTTACTTCGGCAATGCCACCCACCAGAGTGCTGCAACTTAACGTAGCCCCGCCGACCACCCGGCGTGATGTGGCGGCTGTAATTGTGGTGATGGAATCCAGTGCCGCCACGGCGTTGTGGGCCAGGCTGACTTGGGGCGAAACCGTGGTTTGCACGGCCATGTTGCAAGCGCCGGCATGAGTTACTACGCCCGTGCTTAGGAAGGTGGCGGTTGCGGGTATCAATATCGCCGCTGGACGGATAGCCGATGCGTTGGCTGCAACCGAGGTAACAGCCACAAGATAGCCTATGCCAGTGTGGACTGCTGCGCCGTTTACGGTAGTGGTGCAGATACCCGTCAGCGATACAGAACCACCGAGGTTGACATTTGGCACTGCCCCAAAGGTCGTGCTACACGTTATCACCGCATGACCGACTTTTGTACCCGATGTGGCCAAGACCATCGTAGTCTGGGCGGTCAGGGTCGCAGCCCCATTGTGGACAGGACTTGCAGCGACCATCACGGCTGACTGCGCCAGCATGGCACTGGAGCCGATATGATCTACCACTCCCGTCACTAACAGGGTTGTTGTTGCACCTATGGTAGCCGCTCCGTTGCGGGTTGGAGCGGCAACCGCCATAACCAGAGCAGTGCTGACGATATGGCACGTCGCCCCTTGAGTTACGGCAGCGGTGGTCCCAACGGTAGCAATATCCGTCAAGGAAGCCGATGCCCCCAACTCGACACTTGGCACCGCCCCCATAACCGTGACACAGCTTAACGATGCTTCGACGGCTACTTTGTTCGACGTGAACGCCGTTATGGTGGATATGGCCGCTAGGTTTGCAGTGCCACTGTACACCGGGTTGGCGGCAGGGAGAACTGTCGAAGTGGCCACCAAGGCGACTGCGGCTGTATGCGTGACGGCGGCACTTGCTGTTACCTGGGTGCTACCCTTTATGGCTGTACCGGCACCGTAAAGTGTCTTGCCAATTGAGGTCACGGTGACAGTGGCGGCTATTGCAGCAGCCGCCGGTCGTGCTGCCACCGAAGTTGCCGCCAAAGTCGTCACTGCCCCCATATTGGCAGTACCAGTATGCGTGGCACTCCCGACTGCCAGGACGCTCGAAACGATGTGCAGGCGGGTATCGGCGTTGCGGATCGCCCCGGCAAAGCTCGTGACGACGGTGTTGACCGTAAAGATTACATCGCCAACAAGCGTGCCTGACGTGGCAGCCGATATTGTGGTCCTGGCGGTCATGCTGACTGCGCCCACATGCGACACTGCTGCCATACTTGTTACGATGGCGTTGCCGACCAACAAGGCATGGGCAGCGTGCGACACAATGCCGGTGGTGGCGAGCGTTGTGTCTGCCTGCAATGACAGGACTGCGTTGCGGGCGGCAATGGCAGTGCCGGAAACAGTCAAATCGGATGCCAACAGGGCAGTGGCGGAATAGGCTACCCTGCCAGCATCCGTCAATGTCGTTCTTGCAACCAAAGCAGCAGCGTCCCAGCGAATAGCAGCCGGCGTTGCGGCCACTATTGTTTGGGCAGCCAAGCTGGCGGCAGCATTATGCGTGACCGTGCCGGTGGGCTGGGCTACCTTAGTCAGCACGCTGAAGTTGTCCCAGATCGGGTTGGGGTCCGAGACGCTACACAAGCCAACTCTAGTGTCGGTTAAGGTTGCGGTCTGAGTGGCCCCTGTGTGCGTGCCCTTTAGGACACCATTGAGGTAAACGTCAACGGTGTCACCGGATACGGTGATCCCAATTGTGTCACCATTGACCGGCGTATATCCCAGGTCAAGGTACAGTGTGCCGGCGTTGCTAATTACCTCGTAGAGTTTACCCTTGATGCCCCATATCCACAGGTTGTTTGTGTCGATGATGCGGAAGATAAGGCCGTTGTCATTGACGCCGGGGTTGACGAACGTGATTTGGGCGCTGTAATGGGTGGTGCCGGTATTGGCCCAGGCATAACCGTTCCCACCCAGATTGTTAAGCTGGTTGTTCTGGATATACCATGTGCCGGCTGCGACGGTCCATGCTTGCCCCGAATCCATCGTGTGGTTTTGCAGGTAAGTCGAATTCACGTCGGTGAAGTGGTCGAGCAGTTGGACGCTGACACCGTTCGTGGTGGAAATCAAAGTGGCACCCGCATGGCGGACGGCGGCAGGGATTGCGACAACAGCCGTCGTGGCCTGGATGCTAACAGCACCGGGTCGGGCAACCGCCGCTGGCGATATGAGGGTGCTTAGAGCCGCCAGGAGGGTGGTCCCGTTGTGGGTAACGGTGGTCGTAGATGCTGTGGTACTGATCGCCGTTATACGACAGACACCGGCAGCGGTTATACAGCCAACACCACCAAAGCTGGTATCGCCCTGTAACATGACATGGCCGACCAGGGTGCCGGATGTGGCCGCTGTAATGGTGGTGGTCGCCGTAAGGGTGGCGGCAGCATTACGGGTAACAACCGCCCTTACCCAAGCCGACGCATTGCAGACAAATGACGTTACGCCCGTATGGAAGACGGCAGCCTGCCCGATCACGTTGGTAGTGCCGGACAGCAAGATTGCAGCACTGGACTGTGTTCTGCCCGTTCCAACCAGCAGGGAGTTTGCCGACAATGCGGCAATGGCATTATGAGTGACCATCACCGGGTTGCCGACCTGCATTCCGCCGTTGATGGGACCAGCATTGATTGGCTGGGAGTCAATCATACCGAGGTAGCTGTACCTCAGAGCCAGCGTGGCGTTGGCCTCAAGTGCCGCCCCGGCACGCATTGTACCCTGGCTTGTAGCCGCCAAAGTGGCACTTGCTGCAAGGGTGCTAACTGCATTGCGAATGCAGCGTCCCGTCGTCGCCAGGTGAGTAGTGGCCGATATAAACGCGATGCCCCGGTGTTTGGATGCTGCTTTCGCGCCAACCGTGGCCCTATTCGTGAGGCTGGCAAAGCCGGGTCGCAATGCTGCCGACCGTGCGATTATGGTGTTCAATGCACGCATGACCGCCGAGGCCACATGGGTAACTGCGGCGGTAGCCGCCGTGGTGGTGACGGCAACAAGATTCGCTGTTGCGTTGTGGGTAAGTTTGGCCGTCACCGCAAGCGTCGTATTGGCCTGCAATACGGCATGGCCCACTAAAGTGCCACTTGTTGCCGCCGTAATGGTGGTAGTGGCCGTCAACATTGCCCCAGCGACACGGGTGGCGACGGCTCTGGCCAAAACTAGCGTATTGCCAGTGAGTAAGCTGGCAGCCACATGAGTCACCCGACCGGCGGCGACTAGGCTCGATCCCGCAATTATCGTAGTCGTTGCACTGTGGACGATCACACCCGTAACCAGGGTTGTGGTTGTCGCCAGGAGTGGGGCCACCGCATGATGAACGACCAAGCTCGTTCCGGCAAATGTCGTATTCGCTGCGATATTAAAGACGGCGTTGCGGACAGGACTGGCCGTGGCAGCCAGCGTGGTCTTGGCCGATATATTGGCGACGGCATTGTGTGCCGTGCTGGCGAATGCGCCCAGGACCGTCCTGGCCGATATATTAGCGACGGCATTGTGTGCCGTGCTGGCGAATGCGCCCAGGACCGTCCTGGCCGATATATTGGCGACTGCGTTACGAACCGGACTTGCTGTTGCACCAAGCGTGGTTCTGGCCGATATATTGGCCACGGCGTTGTGCGTCGTGGTGGCGAGCGCCCCCAGGAGGGTTCTCGCAGAGATGGTGACGACGCCGTTGCGTATCGGGCTTGCTTTTGCGCCCAGGCTGGTCATGCCGGCAAGTTGCGCAGAAGCAGCTAAGGTGGAGGTTTCGTTTGCGGCCAGGGTGGCGACAGCATGGATGGCACTTCCGCTGACATAACGGACTGCTGCTCGTGTGGTCAACGTGGATGCGCTGACCATTTGCGACAGGCCAGGGCGGATGACTCCTGTGAAGGAGATAACCGTCGTAAGATCGGTGATGAAAACCCTGCCCGTTACCGTGCCCAAAAGAGTGGACGAGACAGTGGTTTTACCTGTGAGCGTGGCAGTGCCGGCGCGAGTGACAGCGCTGGTGGCACCAAGCGTTGACCGGGCAGCTAGGAGTCCTACGGCATTACGCGCCGCCGCACCCCTGGCGGTGATTGTCGTAATGTCTGCCAGGTGGCTGGTCGCCACATGGACCACTGCTGCTGTGCCGGCGAGTGTAGTAGCTGCCTGTAGCGTGGCTGCGGCAACGTGGACCGTGAAGCCCGTTGCTGCGAGCTTCGTGGCAGCCACCATTGAGGTTTGGCCGATATGGGTTATGGTTGCACTGGTGGGCGTGAAGCTGACATTACACCGAAGTGCAGCCGAATCACTTCGGACAGCACGGGACACAAACAATGTGGTGGTCGTGCTATTGAGGAGAGCAGCGGCCCCGTAATTGGTTCTTGCTTTCGCCGTGATGGTAACGCCAGCAGCCAGTGTTGCCGTGGCACTACGAATAAGAGCGGCGGTTGGAACAACAGTTGATACCGCTGTAATGTTCGCAACCGCATTATGCGTAATGATGACGGCCTGGCCGGTGACTCCACCGTAGTCAATTTCAAAGGAGTTTACTTCGCTGGAGTCAATTTCGCCTATCTGCGTGTTTTGAATAGTGAACGCCGTCGCAGCGACGAGTGCAGCACTTCCATTAACGAACTTCTTGGCCGCAGCAGTCACCGTGCAGACTGCCGCCAGCGGGGCACTGATCTTGGCCGTTGTTTGGGACGTGCCCGTGAGCTTGGAGGAAGCAGTTAATGCTGCCTGACCATTACGGTATATTTTTCCGCCAACAACAGTCGTGGCCACGGCGGCAAGTGCCGCCGCTCCATTGCGGAACCTAATGCCACTGAACGTCGTCGTGCAGGAACCTGCCAAGGACGCTTTGCCTTGGTGAGTGCCTGCGGCAGTAAAGGTTGTTTTCGCAGCAGCGGCAAGGAAAGCTCCACCGACACCGTTCTTGCCTGCCTTGGGAGTTATGGTGCAGACACCAGCCAGGTTCGCAATTGCATTGTGCGTAACGGTGTAAGGAACGCCAAGGATTTTGCCCCCGTCGATGGGCATGACATCCACTGGCATCGAATCAATCGCCCCTTTTCGCTTAAATGGCAGCGACAGGGTGGTTTTCGCCGCTAACGCCGCAGTCGCCTGGTGGACCAAAGGTGCATTGGTCAGCATCGAGGTCGATGCCTGGAGGCTGGAGGCACCCTGAACTAATGTTGTAAAGACGGTGAAGTTATCAAACCAAACGTAGTTGGTCGTTGAAACGGCTCGGATTCCATGCTTGGTGGCCGTGGCAAACGTCGGGTCGTTCCAGGTCGCAACGGGATTGGCATTGACGTAAAACGTCATCTGACTACCCAGGAGGCTAATTTGCATTAGCCAGGGATTGTTGATGTTTACGCCTACGTTCCAGTTGGTAACTTGTACGGGAGCGCCACCATTAGCCTGGTAGAGTATGTATTGAGCCGGCGATCCTCCATAGTTCATGAGCATCCAGTAATGAGTGCTATCAACATAACGGAAGACCAGTCCGCAAACCGCATTGGAAAGTGTCAGCGTGGCGGGTCCGCTGCCTGCCTCGCTGTACATATTGCACTTGATCGTGCAGTCGCTCATCGAGCTATCGACTACATAGCCGGCGTAGCCGGTTGTGTCGATGGTCGTAGGTACGGCAGCAAAGCTCGGCCACACAAAAACCGACCCAGGTGCCGCCGCCGTAACCATCATGCAGTTGGGGTCCACCCTCGTCCACCCTGGTCCCGCATCCATGATGTGGGTTAGCAGGTCGGTATTGGCAGCGTCAGTAAAGGAATCGAATATCTTGAGCTTGAGCGGTCTTGCGGACAAGCTCGATTGGCAGGTAAGTGAAGCCGATGCCAGCTTGATCGGTGGGCCAGGAACGTAATCGACCATCAGGCCGGTCCACGTCATTTTGGTCTTGGCGGTGGCCGATAGTTCCTGTGCGCCCGTTTGCACGTTATCAAGGCCCTGTACCAGCCACGGTTGGGTGGTGGCGGGGTCCACATCACTGATGAGGCCCATCAGTGTATAAGTTGCGGTCTGGCTCGCTCCACCGCCTAAAAGGTTGGTCGTGCCGGATCGCAGTACGACACCGACGTTGGCCCCGGCGGCGCTTTGAGCGCAGGTGGCGGCAGCCATGACGGAGTTGACCGTTCCGTATAGGCCGGCGGCTTCATGGCCCTGAAAGGCTTCCGTTTCCAGATCGCCCACATGCCCGGTGGATAATAGGTAAGTCGTGTCGCCGTTCGGTGGGCGTTCGTTGACCTGTTGGTAATTGCTGCCGCTGCCCGCACCAATGGACCACTGCTGATAAGAACCAGGAGCATAGGGCAGGACGCATCTGCAACCACCGGCTCCTGGGTAGCCGGCCATCGTTACCAACAGATCGTCAAAGCTGAAAGTGAGTGCCCCGGTATTTGAACCCCAAAACTTGCCCACCGCCACAGAGCCGGTGGGGTTGGAGGTAAGGTTGGCAGTTGTGGAATTGCCGTCAACTGTACCGTTGATTTTCCATTGGACATTAGCGGCGGGGCCGGTGCCTACCATGCACTCGAAACGATACCATGTGCCGGTGCTTAATGTGGTAGTGCCGGTTACTACCGCCCCGCTGCTGGGGTAGCAGTATATTTTTCCAGTATTGTCTACGCCGAAATAGCACTTTTGTGATGCGGAACTTCCTTTTTGCAAAGGAGCCAAAAAACAGGCGGGTGTGCCGGCATTGACTGGATACGAGTCTATCCGTAACATGAGTCGGCAGTAGACCGTGCCTGCACTCATCGCATTGTTTGCTGTCGTGCCATTACTAGCCCTGCCGCCTATTAAAACATAAGCCGTGTTGGCAGCCGTGGGCGATATTTGCATACCATAGCTGGACCAAGAACCGGGGGTGGTCGTTATTATGGTTGGCGTACCATTCACCAGGAACGCTTCAGACAAATCGCCAGTTTCCCAGCCGCAAATGATTTGCGTTCCGCTCGGCTTGAAGCCGGTGGCTGTTATGGTTGTGTTGGCAACCAGCATAGCTTGCGGGTATGAAGGCGAAGTCAGATATAGGCTTCCCAGAGGCTCACCGGCCAGGGGCGCTGGCACGGTGTTGACCGGGTTGAGTTTACTTAGCTGAGATGTGGACGTAAAGGACGTAACGGCAGCCAGCACAGCTTGAGGCTGTGTGCTGAGTAGACTGGCTTCCGCATTGCCCGCAATGGGCAGTTGTCCCTGCATTCCTTACCCCCAGATAGTCCCTGTGACGCCACCCGCAAGCTGATTGGTGTAAAAGTCATAAAAAGTGATGACGTTGCTTCCTGTGATGTACTCGACGGGCTGCAAGTAGTGATAGCCAATCCCCGGAAATTGATTGTATTCGGCAGTTATCATACCTTCGATAGCTGATGCTGTCCCACCAAACTGAGGGATATAGGAGTCGGTAAAGCTCGGCGCTCCGGTTCCGTCGAGAGTTAGTCCTAAACTCCCGAAGGTGTTTACAGCACAGGAGAGTATGCACGAGGCCCGCACATTGACCACCCGCACGGGCGGGGTGAGGCCGTATACAAATTCCACGGCTCGGACTTTGGTAACGTCACCGTTTTGACCACGCCAAGCCAAAGGCCCGGTGACATTCCAGCTTCCGGTCTGTGGGAAGTTTGCGATCCGGCGTGGTAACTGGTTGTAGAAGTTCCAAACGAAGCGCTGTTTTGGAGCATCAGCCGTCGTGGTTGCGCTGGTAGGGTAGATTGTTCCCAGATAGCGCCAGCCATTGGTAACTACGCTGACCATCGGTATGCCGTCCACATAATTGATAGCCGTCTGCCGGGTGGTTGCGGTTTGCCATTGGGCGTAGTTCAACTGTAACCCAGCGTTATCTACGACGAACACATCGTAGGGTAAACCGGCTGTTAAACCCGATAAAGACAAGCTCAGTTCGGTGAAATCAAAAATTCTCCACTGACCCGCTCCCTGCGTTTGTGGCTCCGGTATGGCGATCTGGCCCCCTGCCAGGGGCGTAAAGTAGAGAGTGGAACCGCTCGTGGAGTCCGCACCTGGCTGTCCGCTGACCAATCCCAAACGTCCTTCGCAGAGAGAAGGTCGCACACGGGGCAGATACGCACTTATTGCTGTCAAGAACACATCTTTGTTGCCGCCAGAAAAATTGGTGAACGATCCTGTCCCCACGCTGCCATCAAGGACATAGCTCCTTGTCAGGGTGGCGCTGCCGCTGTCGATGCTACCGACGCCCGTTTCCCAATCCCCGGCGGTTTGGTGGGCGATGCAGTAGGTGGTCTGGAGGGCAGCGCCGGTGGTGTTCAACTGCTTCCAGGGGCCGGTGGCGGCATTGAGAGTGAAATTGCCCGTCCCGGTTGACGTTGACGTTTGCTTGCGGCGGTCGTAGTACAGGGGATTCGGCATTTATACCCTCCCGTGGTCATAGAATGCGCTCATACCCGTATGTAGTTCTTTTAGATGCAAACCTGCGTGGATTACGCCCAGATGGTGCCAATGACGCCGGTGGCGTTGCGATTAGCAACGCTGTCATACCATATCACGCCATAGGCTCCTACTGAGATGTCCTCCACGGGTTGCAAATAATGATAGCCAACGGTTGCTGGAATTTGGTTGTATTCGGCTGTGGCCGTGGTCTGCGCGAAATAGGAGTTGTTGTAAGCGCTACACTCTATTACAACGGAATCGGTATAGCTCGGCGCTCCGGTTCCATCCAAGGTTAGGCCAAGTCCGACCCAGGTGCCTGTTGTTCCAAGGACGACATAGATCGTAGCGCGAGCGTTGACAGGTCGAAAGGGTGCCAGGCCGAGGACAAATTCCAGGGCGCGTGCTTTGGTGGCGTCGGCATTCTGAGCGCGCCAGGCCAACAGGCCAGTTGCGGACCAGCTTCCGGTGCCTGGGAAATTCGCCATTCGCCGTGGCATCTGGTTGTAATAATTCCACACGAATCGCTGTTTGGGGCTGTCAGCCGTGTTGGACGTGTTAGCGGCGTAAAAGGTGCCCAGGTAGCGATAGCCTTGGGTCGCTGGTCCGACCATTGGAATGCCGTCTACATATGTAATTGCCGATGAGCGGGTCGTTGCGTTGGTCCACTGGTTTGCGCCAAGGGACAAGGTGCCGTTGCTATCCCCCACAAAAATATCGTAGCACATGCCGGCAGTAAGACCAATCACACCTAAACTGATGCTCATTTCAGTGAAATCGTACAGTTTCCACTGGCCGGTTCCCAAAGTAGGTTCCGGCATGGCGATCTGGTTCCCCATGTAAGGGGTAAAATACAAAGTTGACCCGCTCGCTGAGTCGGCACCGGGCGACCCGCTAACCAGTCCCAACCGTCCCTCGCAAATCCCAGGTCTTACGCGAGGTAGGTACGAACTAATGGCCGTTGAGAACACATCCTTGTTCCCACCCGAAAAATTGGTAAATGTACCGGGGCCGGCGCTGCCATCGAGGGCGTAAGTTCTAGTTAGCGTGCTGCTTGTACTGTCAACGCTGCCCACGCCTGTCTCCCAATCCCCTGCTGTCTGGTGGGCTATACAGTAGGTGAGGGTGAGAGCAGCGCCGCTGGTGTTCAGTTGCTTCCAAGGGCCTGTCGGAGCCGTGAGAGTAAAGGCACCCGTCCCGGTAGTAATGGAAGGTTGCTTGCGGCGGTCGAAGTAGACGGGATTGGGCATTTTTTCCTTTCTTTGAATTAGGCCCAGATCGTACCTTGAACGCCGCCGACAAAGCGGTTGGCATAATAATCGTACCAGCCTACGGTTCCCGTGCCGACCTGGATGGCTTCTGTGGGCTGAAGGTAGTGATACCCGATAGGTGGAATTTGATTATATTCGGCAGTCATAAAACCTGACTGGTTGCCGCCACCTTCCACTGTGAACGCATCAGTGAGGCTAGGTGTCCAGTTTGCCGATGAAGCATCTAGTGTCAGCCCTAGTTCTGGGAAGGTGCCTGCGGGTGTGTTGTAGTAAATCGCCGCACGGACATTAACAGGTCGCAGCGGAGGCGTTAGGCCGATAACGAACTCAACGGCTCGTGCTTTGGTGGTATCGGTGTTTTGTCCCCGCCATGCCAGGTTGCCCACTCCGCTCCAGGTTCCGGTGGCAGGAAAGTTTCCCATTCGGCGTGGTATCGAGTTGTAGTAATTCCACACAAACCTCTGTTTGGGGTAGTCCGCCGTGGTAGTCGCAGTAACCGGGTTGATCGTACCCAGGTAGCGGTAATTACCTATCAATGGAATCCCGTCCACAAAAGTAATTGCCACCGAACGCGCTGTTGCACTGGCCCATTGTTGAGTGCTTAAACCTAAAACGCCGTTGGTATCAACGAGAGAAACGTCAAATGGGATGTTTGCAATTTGCCCGGAAATCGGAGTGCTGATTTCGGTAAAGTCATACAGTTTCCACTGGCCGGCTCCCATACTGGCGGTTTCAGGCATGGCGACCTGAGTGCCTTGAAATGGGGTAAAGTACACTGTCGAACTACTTGTTACGTCTGTGGTGGGCGAGCCGCTTTGCAGTCCCAGGCGTCCATGACACGTCCAGGGGTTGACGCGAGGCATATAGTTTGCCAGCGGCGTGATGAAAACGTCTTTATTGCCGCCGGAGAAATTAGTAAGATTACCCGCCCCGGCGCTGCCATCAAACACTGTACTCCGTGTGAGGGTCTGACTAAGGTTGTCCACACTGCCCAGGCCGACTTCCCAATCACTGGCGGTCTGGTGGGCAATACAATAGGGAATAGCAAGAGTCGAAGGCGTTGTATTCAGGGCCTTCCACGGGCCGACCACGGGATTAAGCGTGAAAGCGCCCTGTCCCGTGCTTGTAGACACCTGCTTGCGGCGGTCGAAGTAGATGGGATTGGGCATTTATACCCTCCTTTGGTCGTATAAAGCGCTCATATACCTATGTAGGTCCACCAGCCACAATTGTCGCAGGAACACTCCCTTAAACCATGAATGTCATAAAACACTGCCGTAGCGGCCTGATGCTTTTCAACAGTAACGACGCTTATATCGGCAAATCCTTTCTGGAATATGGCGAGTTCTCCCAGGGAGAAGTGGACTTATTCGAGGCGATCATCAAGCCGGGCATGACCGTCTTGGACATCGGGGCCAATATCGGCGCTTTCTCCATTCCCTTCGCCCAGATGGTCGGGCCGCAAGGCACCGTCTTTGCCTACGAGCCACAACGCATGTGCTACTATCTCCTTTGTGCCAACGTGGCTCTGAACAACCTGACCAACGTGATCTGCCTCCAGAATGCCGTAGGCAAGGAGGGTGGTCGTATTGACGTTCCAGAGCTTGATTTCGGCAAGCCAGCTAACTTTGGTGGCCTGGAGCTTGGCAAGGATTACCCGGAGGCTCGCAGCAAATGTTCGGTGAAACTCATCAAGTTGGACGAAACGGGCTTTGCCAAGGTGGATTTCATCAAGATCGACGTGGAGGGGATGGAGCCAGATGTGTTTATGGGAGCGAGGGAACTTATCCGGCGGGACCGCCCCTTTATCTACATGGAATGCGACCGGGGCGAGAATATGAGCCTGCTGGTCAAACTCGCCAAGGCGGCGAGTTATGACATCTATTTCCATGCCCCGCAATTGTATAATTCTGACAACTATCTCCGCAACCCTCGCAATGAATTCGGCCCGATTTCCTCCATCAACATGCTTTGCTGGCCCCAAGAGGTCGCGTTCCCCTTGGATGTGGCAAAATACCAGATGTCGCAACTCACCGATGCCTCCCAGGGGAAGGTAGCGTTCAAGAAGAATCCTGCTGAAAAGGAGGCCATCCACGAGTCCATCAACAAGAACGTCCTTGATGCCCTGCTCACCGCTGCCAACTACTATTCCGAGGCCCTGTTCGACCACGACCGCAGCCTGGCCTTTTGTAAGATGGCGGTCCAGGTCAACTCGGAGCCGTGGGGGCCGTATTATCAGGCGGGCCTAAACCTGTGCCGCAAGGGTGATTATGCCGCCGCCCTGCCCTTCTTCGACATCGCCGCCAACAAGAACCCAGAAGACTTCAAAATAAGACTCAACCGGGCTACCGTCCTGGGCGGATTGGGGCGTTTCGAGGATGCGGTGACGGAATACCACCAGGCTATCGCCCTTCAGCCAGCCAATGCCAGTGGCCATTACTATTTGTCCTGCTGCCTCCTGGCTATGGGGCGCTACGAGGAAAGTTGGTCCGAAGGGGAATGGCGGTTCAAAATGCCCAAGGTGCAGCAGTATACCCGGCTCCTTCCCATCGCCCCGATGTGGGATGGGAAGGCCAAACTAACGGGCAAGCGCATTCTGTTGTTCTGTGAGCAGGGAGCCGGCGACATGATCCAGCATGTGCGCTACGCCAAGGACGTGAAAGCCCTGGGTGCGCACGTCACCGTCGCCTGCCTGGGAAGCCTTATCAGGCTCCTCCAACAGTGCGAAGGCATTGACGACTTCGTACTTTTTGGCTCCGATGATCCCAATGTGCTGGATGGGAAGTATGACTATCTTTGCTCTGTAATGGACCTGCCCCGGTATTTCGGTATCAAAACCGTGGAGAACTATATCCATCCCTCTGGTGAGTCGCCCCATGAAGTTGACGAAACTACGTTCAACATCGGTATTGCCTGGGCTGGAAACGACATACACGCCCATGACTTTACCCGCTCCTGTCACCTGCATCGTTTCGAGTGCCTGCAAATCCCCGGCGTCAAACTTTACAGTTTGCAGAAGGACAAGCCCATGCGAATTTGGCAGACGGTGGGCCAGGTCAACCTGCGCGACGGCGGCGAGGGCGTGCAACTGGTGGACTACGTTCCTGAATTCAAGGACTTTGATGACACGGCGGCGTTCATGAAGAAATTGGACATGGTAATTACGGTGGACACTGCCGTGGGACATCTCGCCGCTTGTATGGGTATTCCGACCTGGCTGGCCCTGGGCTTCTATCCCGATCCCCGGTGGCTAAAAGAAAAGACGGATACCAAGTGGTATCCGTCTATGCGGTTGTTCCGTTCGCCCAATTATACGCCCGATTGGGAAGCGGTTTTCAATAGTATCAGGTGCAACTTAGTTGTCTATCTGCACCGACAGCGAGCCGATGGCGAACTGGAAGGTATCGCCGTTGCTAACGACCTTGGCGCTGGTCAGGTTGCCCCAGAACAGGGCGTTGCCTGAAGCCGTTGTTGCCGAGTCGCAGATGACCACCGCCTGGACCGTGCCCCAATCCGCCGTTGCCGTGGGGAAGGTGATGGCGGCGACGTTGCTGGTCGTGCCGTTGGTGCCAGAACTCGCGCCTGACGTGGTGCCGTTGGTGGAATACCAGTTGGCCGTCGTGGCGACAACTGCCTGCCGTGCATACGCTCCACCCGTGATTTCGCTCATGGTTGTACCCGTGGCTGTATCGCCAAGCGCCGCCGACGACGATAGGGCGACATACAGGGTGGTCGAAACCGGGTAGGCCAAACCACGGAACAAGTGGTCAATCATCTTGTTTTCCAAATAGTCACTCATGTTTGCCATAACAAGTCTCCTCAAAAAAGGGTGATAGAGGTAGTTATCCCGGTGGCTCCATTTTTCGCAGAGAAATATATGGACATTGCTACATAAGTGTATGGACAAATCACATACAACCAAGGACATCGTGGTGCGCCTGAAGCCGGCGCTGCACGCTAAGCTCCGTGCCAAGTGCGAGGCCAATTACAAAACCATTTCGGAAGTGGTCCGGGATTTTATCGTGCATTTCGTTAAGGACCAGGGAACTGTGCATTCGGCCACTGCTGCCGTTCAGACGAAGTTCTCGTGCGCTTCTGAAGGAAACAGGGTGGTAGATGCTGCTGGAACGCTGGTGCCTCATCAGGGAGGTAGCATTAAGGCAGACCCGGTGGAAAAGAGGATCGTCGGGGCATCGGCAGTATTAAGGCCAATTCGGCGTCAAGGGAATATATAACTACATGAGCGGCAAGGGTTCTGGCTTCAGCAGCGATTTGTTGAAACTTATTTTCAACGGCACTCCGATCAGCGGCATTGCCGAAAATGCGTCTACGCCGCTGACGGTTTATTATGTGAGCTTGCACACTGCCTCGCCGGGTGTTTACGGCAATCAGTCCACATCGGAGGCAACTTATCCGGGCTATGGTCGGGTGCCGGTGCCACGGGATGCGACTCACTGGACGGTCAGTGGTGATGTTGTGTCGCCTGTCAATCCCATTCAGTTCCCGGCGGCGACGGGCGGGTATGAAACAGAGACTTTCTTTGCGGTGGGGACGGACCCGTTCCCGGTTGCCGGCAGGCTTTTATATTTCGGTCCTATCAATCCCAATCTGGGCGTAAGCGAGGGCGTCACGCCTCAACTGCGAAATGTTTCAACGATTACTGAGTGCTAGGTTTTAGTTGCTGGAAAAGGTCTTCGATACGCACATTCTCCAGCCCCGGCCAGATGTCGGTGTTCAGGAATATTCCGTCTGTGGCATCGCTGCCGATCATGCGATAGGTGCCTTTCCAGCGGGTCTGGATACATTTGGTGGGGATGCCGACCAGAAGAGTGTAGGTCTTGAGCCAGGTATCCGTGGAAACGGCTTCGGTGGCCCCGTTGATAAGGGCCAGCATGTCCTTGAGGGTGTGCGTAGTGCGCCGTCCCGTGTGGTCGATAACCCCTTCGGCGGTCAACCAGCGACAACTGGAGTTGTTGGGAATCTTGTAGGCTTCGTAATCGAAGGGCGAGCCGGTGACGAGGACGAGATAGCCTTTGGCGAGGTAAAGATTGACCAGTTCGTTATATTCACTCTGGGTCAGGAACCGTTGCCGGTTAAAGTCATGTCGGCTCGATCCAGTGGGACCGATGACGACAGTGGGGCGGTTAAAGTTGCTCCTCCCGATAGTGTCGGCCCATGTTACCTGGGTGACGAGTCTGGCCTTGTACTTGTAAGGATTGACAATCCAATCGCCGTAGTCAAGGCCATCCGCCAGGTGCGCTGATACCTGCATATTTTTGAATGCTCGCATCATGTTATAGACGTAGCTGCCGGCTTTCTGACCCATGATGTTATGGTGCAGGAAGGCTTTGACATTGAAAAGATCAAACCACTGTTTGGTGAAGTGCGGTTCGTTATGGAAGAATACCACTTTGGCGTTGGGGTTGTTATAGCACGCCGCCAGCACCAGGAGGGCATCGCCAACGCCACCGAACCCTAGATACCAGTCGCCGTCCTTGCCCAACCAGTCATGCACCTGGCGCTCGATATGGCCGGCGGCTATCTCTTCGAGTTTTTGCGCAGCTACGAACGGGGATTGGGCCAGGTCCGGTCTGGCGGAATACCGCTTCTGCCGGCCATTTCTAATCTCATGGACCGGCGCAGGTGGGAGTTGAGCCGGAGCGATGATCTTGTTCAGTTCGTAAACAGGCATACCGCTGCGAGATGGTTTTTTCGATAATGCTTCCCGTAATCGTTCCTGGTGGATGTCCCTTCTCGCCGTGCCCTTTACTACTTTTTTGTTCCGAGGGTCCATATTATTTAGCATTTCCTAATGGCGATGAGGCGCTTTGGTCCGGCGGACCTCCAGGTGTTACGCCCTGGTCAGGCATATCGCCTTCTCCCTCCGGCAGCGGCAGGAACTTGATCCTTTGGAAAATCATATTCAAGTCCTTGCGTAATTGGGCCTTGCTACTGTAACCCATACCTTCCAGCGTTTGTAATATGCGGGTAGCATTCTGAGATAGTTGCCCGCTGGCAGTTGGTTGTGCTTCGTCCGGGTGTCCAAGAGCCTGCTGCTTTTTCATCATGGCCCTCATCTTGGGGTCATCAATGGCAGACAGACGGCTCTGGGTTCCTGTCGCGTGAAGGACACCGCCGGGTTGGCCAACCTGGGGTTGTTCTTCATTCAACTTTGTTTCACGCATCCACTGTGCGAATTTCCTCATTTATGCCTCCAAATTTGCTGGCGGTTCCATTGTTTGTTCTGGCGGTCGTGGCTGACCACGCATCTTATCCAGGTAGCCAGCGACCTTATTTACGTTGGTCGTCTTGCCGCCACCCGATGCCTGTTCCGCCGGAAATACGGCCTTCAGCACAGCGGCCAGCATGTCCAGGGCGAACTCTTTGACCTGCGGCGTGTCCTCGCGCCAGTCATCTATATGGTAGTCTTGAGCGTATTTGTTCTTGAGAGTAATAACCGTGTTCCGCAGGTTGCTCAGCATGTGCGGGGGAAGGGGAATGCGGTTCTTGCCGACGATCTTTTTGAGTTGATTCCAGTCGCCTGAACCCTCGTCCTCCTGGTTCATTGCTCGGCCCAATAGCCGGGTGTCCGTGGTCCGGGCGCTGCCACTGATGTCGGAGTCGGGTAGAATGAGCTTGAGAATGGTGCCCATCATTTGGATGGCGAATTTCTTGGCTGTACCGGCAGGTATATCAACCTTGAAGTTGGCCCGGCCTTTGTTTTTGGATACCAGATTGGCAAACTGGTCCTTCGTCTTTTCAACTTCCCCGGCCATCGCGTGTTCGTAGTCGGTGGTAAGTTCGCCTCTGAGTCGATTTGCTTTGGGTTGAAGGGCCGTAACCATCCCCGTCTTCGGCGCGATACGCACCCGATCAAAAAGGTACTTCAGACGCGAGAAGTCTGAATTGGTTTCTTCGTCTTCCGGGGCTTCCGGTCGGGGCGGTCTTGGCGCACGCTCAGGCTTGGGTGGAGGAGTGGCTGGCTGCGCCTTGGGGGCGTCCATTGGATCGCCCGGCGGCATCATGGGGCTGGGAGGCGGGGCTTGTTCGTACAGTTTTCTGCGCCATTGGTTGAGCGTTATCATAGTTCGTCACGGTCCTCCGGCGGTTCTGGCGTACTGCCGCCCCCAAAGGGGTCTTCCTCCGAAGTATGGATGAGCTTGCCACGCTTCTTCGGGTCCGGCACAGCGTCCGCCTGCTGTACTTTTTCAAGAACGTGCCGCACCTTGCTGTGCCATCCCGATATAACGGTCATAGGCACGCCCAATAGTTCAGACATGCCGGCTCCGTTGTTGATAACGAGTAGGAAATCGTCCCAGAAATCCTCCCGCACGTTGATGCCGGTACGGATCGCATCCATCGCCTTCGACTCAGAGGCTTTGTTTTCTTCCTCACGGAAGTTGTGCATATTTTCCAGAAGCCTCTGGAACGAAGTCATGGCCCCTCCTTACTGCACGGAAACCAGGATCAGCGTGTCCCGCACCGGGTCAGGTGGATTGGACACATACAGGTTCTTCAAGTAAACCCCCTGATGGCCGAAGGCCACAATGGTATCACCGTGGCGGTAGTAACCGTCCTTCAAGCTGGTGCCAGGTATGTTTACCTGGGTGCCGTTGGCATTGGTGACAGTACCTTCGCCTGCGTGCGGTTCGAGCCTGGAAAAGCTTTGACCAGGCATAGCGCCCGGAAGCCAGATGGTTCGGTGGAACTTCTGGTCATCGACTTCCACATAGGTGCCGCCCGAATTACCAATAGGCGTTTGCAGACGGTTGTTCGGATGATCCCACGAGGAATACTGTTGAGTCTCCAAGTTGACCGTAAAGGTATAAACGGGACCGGGTTGGCTGTTATTTATCTGTGCCATATATCTCCTCCATTACACCGTATTTAGGGTACTACCTTCCTTTTCTTGTCTGGTTCGGGCATTTCTTCCTCGTCTTCTTCCTCATCGCCTTCTTCCTCATCGCCCTTGACTCCGAGGAACAGTTCGTCAGGATTGAACGTACTAGGCCCATTGGGTGCTTCCCGTGCGTGGTACTTGCTATTGACGCCCTTGATGCCGAACGCGATGTTGGCGTTATTGGGGTCGTCAATTACCGGCCCCACCATCTCCTGCAACCACTGGCGGAAGGTTTTCATGTCATATATAAGCAGCATTGGGGCAATTGTCGCTATATACCTGCATGTTCCGCATGAACTTCAGGGACTTTCTGCATGAGGCCGAGATCGTGGGTGGACAGTTGATGGGCAGCGAACAGGCTGCGCTGCGCATCGTCATGCCCTTCAGAAATAGCAACTGGCACATGCTGACCCTGCTCGATGGCCCACACCATCCGATCCATAGCCCGAAACAAGGCTCTATTATCGACTGCATGACCGTGGAGGAATTCCTGACCAACGGCCTAGCCGGCTGGGCGGACGACGACACGCCACGACCTCGCCACCTTGCGGTTCTCCAGGTCATTGATAAGAACGCTGCGATCCGCTGTTTGGACGGCACCCACATGACCAATCCCTGGCAATGGTTAAACTTCGACGCCAACTTTATGCGTCAAGCAGCAATGCGTGGCTTAAAAGACATGAAGCCGGTTATGTATCAGGGCAAGGAAATCAGTCCGGGTGGTGCCCCGAATTGGGAGAAGATAGCGCATCAGATGTTTCACGGCCCTGACCCGTTCGCCAAACCGGGGGCGAAGCAGCCTGACCTAACGGATCAGGAACGGGATGAGATGTGGCGAGCCAAGCTCGCCAAGACCATCTATGGCGATCTGCCCGACGTGTATGCCAAAGGAACCCGGCGGGACACGATGTACAACGACAAATATTATCAGCGGTACGGCAAGGTCATGCGGGGTGCCGACATCGACATCGTGGCTGAACATTGCCCGCTGAGCAAGGGTGGTTTTATCAAGGTCTTCAACCCCAGGGTTGTGCGCGAGGTCGCGCGTTTTCAAATTCGTTCTAACTTTGACGGCTATCGCAGCATGGGTGGTGACTTTTTGGCGACCAGGCCGGCATCGGAGAAGGAAGCCGAAGGAGTACAAGATAAACTCAACGACATCTTCCAAGATATTGCAGATGCACCGGAGGAAATGAGCAAGCGCATCGGCTATGTTATGGACAGCGAAGAGATGATGCGTTACATGGGGGGCGAGGAAGTTGAGGGTATCGGCTCGTTTGTGTTCCATGTGCTAGACGAAATCCACACCATCACCCGGACGGAGGGTATGGAGAAGATGATCCGTGGCTTGTACAAGGCATCCCGGCTCATGGGCATGATGCGCACACGCAGCGGCCAAGACTTCTCCGATGCCTGGGACGGAGTAGTTCGGTACAATCTTGAGTTCTACAAGAATATCCTGGTCGGCCTCCGGTCGATGAGCAAGCTCATCAAGGATCAGTACGCTTACAAGGAAGGTGACAAGTATTACCGTGATGAGGCTGCTAAGCTCGACAAATGGTTTGCTGGGCTGACGCGATCCCTCATGGCCTTTGCGGATGTGACGGGCCAATCGACGGAGCTACTGCGGCACCAACTTGGCCTGTTCACTGCTTAAAAGTTCTTCCAGATGCACTCGGTCTTGATCTTCTTGACCTTGGCCTGGGAGGAGTGGTTGGGTATCTTCTTTTTCACGCACTTCCAGCCTTTGTACAGCCGGTAATAGAGGGTTGAGTAATAGCCGCTTATCATGGCCTTGCCCTGGAAACGATTGAGGGCACGGGCTAACTCGATGTGGTCGGCCTCCGTCATTTCCAACTCGTAGGAGTCGGGACTAACGCGCGTTTCATGGAGGTAGGTCGGGTCGCAGTAGATGAGCGTATTGGGGTGGTTCCACTTGTCGATCACTTCCAGGGCCGGGCGGCTGAGGATATAAACGGACTTGATGCGTTCTGCAACCAGGGGCAGGACATCGTTCAGGGCCGTCTCCCAGGCATTCAGGTCGCCCGGCTGTCCGCCACGAAGACGTTCGGACCAGGCGAACGCCTTCATCAGTCCGTCACGGGACATCCGCCGCAGGATGAAGGAATTGATCGCCTGATGGAAGAAGGTTATTTGCCGTTCGTCCTTGCACTCCAAAGCGCCACGAAAGACCTCTTTGCAGTATTTGATCTTCTTGAGGTAGTCGATGAACTCCTGGGTGTTGTCCCGGAGCATCTTGAAGATCAACGTCACGCCTTCGTCCAGGTCGTTGATCGTTTCCTCGAACTCCAGTGAGGAGGGAGGTTTTTTGTTGAGCAGGACGCTGGCCGCACCGCAATACGGCTCCAGGTAGTTCATCTCGGTATAATTCGGCGGAAAGTTGGCAATGATCCACGGGGCCAGGTAATACTTGCCGCCATGAATCTTGAAGGGGGGCCGAATGCGCATGGTTACTCTTTCTTGCCTTGGTGAATCAGTCGCTTGCAGAACACACAGATTATATCATACGGGCCGTAGCCTTTCGAGGCCCCTGGCCAGAACCAGCCGAGGTCCGGGTGATCTTCGTCATGGCATTTTTCGCACATCGCTGCCATTTTCTGTTCGTCCTCCGGCAAACTTTGGTCAACGAACCAGTAGCTATTTTCTGACATATTTACCTCCTGCCCCTAAATAACGTATGCTGCAAACCCTAAGAAAGATGGCCTGTTCCGTCTACGAACCCCTCACCCAAGCTAACCTGCTCTCCCTGGTGGGTCCGACCAGTGGTGCCTACGCCATGCTCTCGCCCCTGCCTCTGGATCGTTGGAAGATCATCAGTTTTGATTCGGCCAATGCTCTCGTGTGCATCCAGATGGACGCCCCATCCGGCAGCAGGATAATCAACGTGAAGGTGGACATCAGCGCAATGGAAACCCCACCCCAAACCCAACCGAGACAATTTAACGACGTTCATCCCACCGGGCAATACACGCCGCACTAGCTCTTGAAATAGTTGCGGTTCCCCAAGCATTCATTGGCTTCGCTGATGCGCTTGAGGGCCAGTGCGTAGCACGCCGTCCGCACCGGGATGTGATACTGGAACCGCCGCACCATCGTCCGCTCGGTGGCATACTGCATCATCTTTTTCAGCCGGCTGTTTACGTCGTCCAGGGTCTTTAGCTCGGCGGTGCGGTTCTGCAACCACTCAAAATAGGAGACGACTACGCCACCGGCATTCGCCAATATATCAGGAATCACCACGATATTTTTTTCGTTCAAAATGGCGTCGGCCTCGTTGGTGGTCGGCCCGTTCGCCAATTCAAATACCATCCTGGCCCGGACTTGATCGGCATTCTCAGCGGTCAAGACGTTCTCGATAGCCGCCGGGGCCAATATGTCAACGTCCAACAGGAGCAATTCCTTGTTGGTGATCTTACTGCCCTGGCCGTCCAATTCCCCTGACTCCAGGTGCTTGCGCAGGGCGACGGGATTGAGGCCGTTCTCGTTGTAGACCCCGCCGTTCTCATTGCTTATCGCCACCACTTTCAGGCCATTCTTGTAGCACTTCTCGGCAAACCAGTATCCGACCTTGCCGAACCCCTGGATCGCAATGCGGATCGACTCCTTCACCGGCAGGTTCACCTTGTCCAGATAGTGGTCCATCAGTGCTTCCAGCACATAATAGCCACCGTAGCCCGTGGCCGAGTTTCTTCCTTCGATACCGCCCAGCGCCACAGGCTTGCCCGTCACTACGTCCAGAGGATGTCCGCCCTTGATCTTGCGGTACTCGCTGTACATCCAGCCCATCACCCGCTCGTCGGTCCCCATGTCCGGGGCCGGAATGTCGATATTCGGCCCAATAAAGTCGGCCACGGCAGCAATATAAGCCTTGCTCAACCGCTCCAGTTCACGATGGGACAGTTTCTTGGGGTCCACGCTGATCCCGCCCTTGGAACCGCCGAAGGGAATGTTCAGGGCCGCACATTTGAACGTCATCCAGAATGCCAGCGCCTCGCAATGATCCCGGTCCACCGCCGGGTGATAACGCACCCCACCCTTGGCCGGACCACGGGTAGTATCATATTGACAGCGGTATGCCTTGTAGAGCTTGAGAGTTCCGTCGTCGTGACGCATGGGGATGGAACAGTACAATGTTTTTTGTGGATATTGCAGGCGCTCCCAGCTTTCCGGGTCGATGTCTGCATATTTGGCAGCGGCGTCAAGCTGCTTCTTCGCGTCTTCGAGCATAGACATGGGGCCTCCTTGTATATATCACGAAACCGAGGCAGTTTTATTTATTCCAAATCGTCTTCATGGCACCTACATACAAACATGAAATCGTTCTTTTTTGCGTGCCTATTTACCACATCTTTATTGTTCACCCTGACATCGAGATTTTCAACTAAGGCGGACGAACCGGACATCGAGTTACATAAAAAGTGTCTGTACCCGACCGTGCGCGTGGAGAATGAAGGGAGTGGCGGCACCGGCGTTATTGTTCGTAGCGATAGGGTAGGCGACAAGGAATATCGAAATGTTGCCATCACCTGCGCCCATGTTATCCATCCATTGTCAAGATACAAGGTTCGCGTCCCGACCTACGAAGAGTGGTCCACCTTCGTGGAGTTCGAGGATTATCCGTGTCGCGTGTACGGCAAGAATGAGGATGCGGACCTGACTGTTCTGTTGTTTACCACACCCCGCCCGATGCCAGTGGCCACCTTCGGGTTCCGGGAAAGTTTGTATATCGGCACCGACGTATATCACATCGGTTGCGGGCTGGGGCCTGAGCCTCGTCTGGATTATGGGAAGATCACTTCCCTTGGCAGCAAGATCGAAGGCCACAGTGCCAAAGCCTATCGGACCTCAATGAACATGGTTCCTGGGGATTCGGGAGGGCCGGTATTCCACAAGCACCGCCTGGTGGGCTTTTCCCAGGCGATCAAGGTATTGTGTTTCCGGGGCTTCCCCACGCCCATCACACACATATCCTACATCATTCCAGTGGAGCGGGTTAAAACCTGGGATGAAAAGGAAAATAACACCCTGCATTTCATATATAAGGAGCGACACGACTTGCCAGAGCTTCCCTTCGCCATCTTGCGATTGGAAGAGTATCGCTGGGAGGGTCTTCCTAAGTAGCGGAGAAGGGGATGCAAACTTTCCAAGATTATGTGACTTCCAATAAAATGCACCGGCTGGCCGGACAGGCGTTTACCCTGATGGTCCAGCACGGCTACGATCCGATGGCGTTCGTAGAGTGGTTTGAGGACGAGGGCGTTTACCTGTCGGTGCGGGAAGCAGCAGTCCAAGCGAAAGGTGGGCTTCGTCGCCTGGATGAATTATCATGGGCTAACTTGGTAGGAAAAGGGTGGTTGTGGGGGCGTGGCAAGCAACAGCCAAAAGGACCAAGTTGGGATGAAATCGGCGGGCCGGAAATGTTCCCCCATGATGAAACCCCCGGTGCCGCAGGCGCAGCCCAAGGTGCCACTCCGGGACAGCCACAGCAACCAATGACTGCGCCGCAAATGGGCGACCTTACCAAACAGCGTGCAGTCCAAAATGCTGTAACCAAGCTGCAAGATTTGCAATACAAAGATTGGATTTATGACAAGAACCCTCAGCTTACTGCGGCGCTGAATCAAATTGTTCAGTTGTTGCAGGCCCCGCAGGTGCCGGTACAGCAAACGCAACCACCAGCCGCCCCCACAGAACAACCAGCCAAACCACCACAGGTTCATGCCTCAACGATAGCACCCGTTGGGTCGCCGCCGCCGGGTGGTGCGCATATGGCTCCTTCGTTTATGAATGCCGACTGGCGTACTCCTGCCGGTTCGCCATTGAGGGAGTACAACAAGATGCTTATTGACCGTACCGTGGATAAACTGGTACGGGCAGGCATCAACCCGATGTTATTTGTGGACTGGTATAGCACCGAAGGTATTTTCTGTGAAAACGCTCAGGTGTTCGAGGGCCGCTTAGGGGATTGGATGGGGGCCATTGGCAAGGGTATTGGGAGTTGGTTCGGTGGAAGCGGCTTTAAGCACGGTTATGATGCGCGTTACAACACCATTGCCGTGCAGACGGCAGGAGCGGCCAGGCAAGCCTTGGCTGATCTCCAAAGCACTCACCCAGACCTGGGTGGCCCAAATATGGCCAGCAACCTAAAGTTCGCAATCGGTGAGTTGGATAAGATCATCAAAGAGAAGGGCGGCACTGAATTTAAGGACATCAACAAGCCGGCATCGGGAGTGGATTGGTCCAAACTGAAAGGGCCAACGCCTGGTGAAGAGCAACCACCGGGTTCGGCGCAGCCGCCTGCGGCGGCTAAGCCTGCGGAACCCGCCCCCGCACCAGTACCGGCGGGTCACACTCCTGGCACTACAGCACCGTCGCAGGAAGGCATCCCACCGGAGACTATAACCAAGCTCCGTAATGCAATAGACAATCCAAGCCATGCCGATGCCAGCGACCCCCAGGTGGCGGAAATCCTGAATAACCCACAGATCAAGGCCGAGGTCGAGCGGATTCACAAACTGGATGACAATGACCCGCAATTTGCCGGAAAAGACCCGCAAACAGCGAAGCACGAACTAATTGCCCAGCAGGTCCGAAATATTTGGGACCAACTGCGCAGCGGTCATATTGATGTTGGTGCCCAGGGTGCTGACTGGTACAGACCCATCGGCAAGCCCTTTATGGAATGGCTCAGAGAGAGGCAATAATCTTCACGGCTTCGTCGGCATCCTCCATGCTGAAGGTGAGCGGCGGTCGCAGTCGAATACTGCGGTCGCCGCTTTTCAGCATCAACATCCTGTCGCTCAACCTGCAATAAGCCTCGCCCTGGTCAATCGGATCAAAAGCAATCATCAGCCCCCGACCCCGTACATTACGAATCGGAACATTGGCGTTGCGGAGTTTGTCCAGCAGGTAGTCCCCGACTTTGGCGGCGTTCTCCACCCACTTTTCCCTCACGATGATCTCACTCAGAATAGTGAAGCGTATCATATCGAGGATGTTGCCGCCCCAGGTGCTATTGATGCGCCCGCTGTCGTTGAAGACGTGCTTGGTCACTTCGTCCACTTTATGGGTGGCACAGCAACCGCACACCTGGGTCTTCTTGCCGAAGCACATGAGGTCGGGTTGGAGGTCGAAGTGTTCGTAGCCCCACATTTTGCCGGTCAGACCTACGCCCGTTTGCACTTCGTCCACGATGAACAGAGCGTCGTATTTCCGGGCGAGAGAACGGAGGCCCTGGAGGTATTGGGGCCGGAAATGGATGTCACCCCCTTCGCCTTGAATTGGCTCCACAATAACGGCAGCTACATTGCCACGCTCCAGGGCGTTCTGGGCGACCGCTAGACTTGCCTCCTCGCCGTCGTTAGGGGCGGGCAGCCTGGTCCAGCGGAACTTGGGATAGCCCCAAGTCTTGACGGGCTTGGTGTTGGTGAGGGACAGCGTGTAGCCGCTCCGACCGTGGAACGCATGTTCCAGGTGGATCACATCCAATATATTGGCATGTGCGTCCCGGTCCCAGCCCATCTTCTTCATCTTGTAATCAAAGGCGCACTTGAGGGCGTTCTCCACTCCCAGGGTGCCGGTGTCGATAAAGAAGTAGTAACGGAAGTCTGGGGTGATGCTTTTGAACGCCTCTACGAATTCGGCGTACTCCCGAACGTATACGTCCGACAGGGCGATCTTTACCGACAGGAGAGAGCGGAAACGGTCCAGGTGGTCGTTGAAGGAGGGGTGGTTCCAGCCGAGAGGTTGGCTGGCGAACATCGACATGCAATCGAGGTATTTGGTGCCGGTGCGGGCGTCAACTACATAGGAGCCGAGACTGCGCAGAGGGTCCACAATGATGGGAAGACCATCCCCTATCGTGTGCTTTCGCAACACGTCATGGACATCCTCGTTGCGAATCATGGGTTAAATCCAGCCGGTTTTTATTCCTTGTTGGATGTCTTCCAACGTCACCTTGCGGCCCAAGAAGTCGCTGACGCTCTGGATAAAATGCTTGGCAATATCTTCCTGTACGGCACGCATGAACTGCGGTCCCATCTTTTGCGCTTCAATGAAAGACGATGAATCCACCGACCAATCCAGCATTTCGCCGCCAATGAAAATCTTCTTTTCGATACTCCCGTCTGGGTGCATTCGCATTTTAACTTCAAAAGACTTCTTCTCAAGTGGTTCGTCAGCCATGTTTTATTATAGTGCGTTCCCTACATATTTCCATGCCAGATGCCCTGTCCTTCCGCCTGTGGTTACAACAGCAGGAGACGCTGCCGCCGTTTGAGGAAGGCGTCATGCAGTGGCTTGGCGATAAATGGGGTAGGTTCAAGAAGTGGCTGGGCGATTTGAAGCAGGCGGCTGGCGCGACCTATCGCTCCGTCATGGTCATGTGGAAGAAAGCCCCGGAACTGCATAACGTGCTGATGGAATTGCCCATTGCCTTTGACGCCGCCATGCGCGACCCCGTTCTCAAGGACACCACCCTCAATAAGAGCTTCATCGCTGCCCTCAAGCAGATGTCCCAAGACCCCTCGCTGGAAAAACAAGCAATACTCGCCAAGATCAAGAATATTCAGCAGTTGGTTCAGCAAGGCGGCGACGAGGCAGCCATTGCTGAGGAGTTCTGGCGGTCCAACGTCGGAGGCTTTGTCCGCTGGCTGTGGCAGCTTACTCACCTGGGTCCGATCCTGAAGCGACTGCCCCAGGTCACGGTGGTAAATGCCTGGCGGACTTTGCAGGCGTTCTGGGATAAGGAGCAGGGGAAAGTATCCGTCAAGGTCGGTGCCTTTGCCGCCGTTATGGCAGCCCTGGAGTTGTTGCAATTTCTGGCAGCCGGTGCCCTGATGACCGGGTTGTTGGGCAAGGCCCTTATTCTCTTGCACCTTACCACGCTGGGGGTGGCTTTTGCCGGCGGGGCCTGGATTGCCTGGGCGGTGGTCAGCGCCCTCCATAAAGAGGGAGGCCAAAAGGACTCTGAGGAAGAGCAGGCTGCCAAGATCATGGCCGGTGTGATGAAGGCCATCGACCCAGGTGCCGACACGGGCCTCATGAAGAATGTGGACTGGTATAAGAGCCATCTGCGGCAGCGCCAGCAGAAGATACAGCAGCAGCGCGCCGGCGTCCAACCAGCAGTTGCCGAAAGTACCGCCCACGAGTTATACGATAGCGCCGTTGCCGCCTTCCCCAACACCACCAGGAGGCAACACGCTACGGACCCCATTAGAATCACCCAACTGGAGTGGACGCCCTTCCTGGGACTGAAAACCCTGTTCATCAAGGCCCTGGCGCAAAACCCGGACGGCACCAGGGGCTTCTCGGAATATCAGCCGATGATTTTGTGGAAGAACGTCAACTACAATCCGAACCGGCGAGTTGTTGAGATCATCGCCAGTGACCAGCAGCCCTATCGCTTCGAGAGGTTGGAATATGATGGCAATGACGTGTTGCTGCGCTGTGATTGTGCCGACTTCCACTGGCGATTCAACTACTACGACCACCTGGACAAGTCCCTTTACGGCAGGAAGCGGCGCAAATACGAGAGTCAGGGCGGTCCTCCGGCCAACCCCCAGGAGATGCCGGGCATGTGCAAACACATCATGAAGCTGTTCAAGGCTTTAGGTGAAGCAGGCGTCGTTGATTAGTTAATAAGAATTGACGGCAGGTGCATATATAAACAAAAGAAGATCGGAAAGCACACACTTCCCGACCCTCTTCTGCTTAATTAGAAAGGCTAATAAGGATGAGTCTTAGACCTTTCGACAACGATTCACCGGGGTGACGGATCACCCCGGTTTTCCATTTATATTACTTGATGTTCGTTTCGCCCGAACCAACCGTGATGATTGCCCAATTCACCGTCGAGCCAACAGGGCTTGTAAAGGTGAACTGCCCCGGAACTCGTGCGGTCAGGAACGGGGCCGTGGCGTTGTTGGAGGTCAATACCACGATATAGGCAGCGGTGCCGCCTGGGATCGGGGGATGGTCAACGGTCGTGGATGTGGCGGTAACGGACGGACACGTTCCAGCCGCCATAACGCGAGGACCGATCAAGTGACCGACGCCCAAAGTGGTGTGCGGCGAACCTCGTGCCATCCCGTCTTGTACCGAACCCCAGCCACTTACACCAGTTACACTTGTTGCTCCCATTGATCTGTTCTCCTTTAGAAATATGAGCTAGTTCTCCTTTTATCTAAGCACCTGACGGCGAAAATATTGTCGTTTCAGAGCAAATAGTTCTGGCGGCAAAACCACTATATTTACTGTATGAATGACGTGGAATTTCAAATGACAGGCGACCAAACGCAGACCGTCTTGGGTACGCTGCTGGGAACGGGCAGCATTATATTGCCGAAGGCGGGGAAGAACGCTTATCTGCAAATGCGACAAAAGAAGAGTGGCGACGTGAACTGGCTCCGCTGCAAAGCAGAGGAACTGGTGAACATGGCTCGTCCCCATCCCTTTGTGGAGGACAAGGACAGTTGGCATTGGGCGAGCGTGGCGAATCCGGTCTGGAATAGGTTTCTGCGGCTCTGCTATGAGAACGGGACGAAGACGGTGACGATGGACTGGTTGGACCCCTTACGCGACCGGGGCCACGCCGTCTGGTTCTTGGACAAGGGTTTGTATGACCAAAAGACCAGGCGAGTGGTCCTTAAAACCGCCTGGTTTGGGGAGAAAGGCACCAGCCTTATTCAGAAATACTTTGACCTGTGCGGTTACGAGTGCGAAGTGGAAGTCAATCGCAGCGTGTGGCGATTGGTATTTTCCCAGCAGGGCAGCGAGGAGTACCTGAAGCTTATTCTTCCTTGTTTTCCCAAATATCTTTTGGATCAAGCCTCTTTTCCCAATCCATCGCATATTCGTAAGTCGGGGTAATGATTTTGCAATTGCATACCCGACTGGTGGTATACCGTTTGTTTGTCAGGTCATATATTTCGAGCGCCATCAGGTAGCCGATCCAGTGCAATCTGATGGTGGAACCCCCGAACGTCGAGCCGGAGATGTGGACTTCGGTGGCGGTCGGCCAGTATTTCCCTCCCTGGAGCAAAAAGCGGTTGCCATAGTCCAGCTTCTCCAGTTTATAGAGGGTGTTCATCGTTTGCACTTCCAGCTTGGTTCCCGGCTCCAGCTTGGAAAGGTCGATGCCCCCAACCTTGTCCAGTCGCTTCGACAATTCCACGATCTTGTCTAAATCCATGTCAACCCACCTTGGCAGCACGGTAAATGTACCCCGGCTTACCGGACTTCCAGATCGCTATGCCGTAGCGGTTGTAGGTATTGCCGAAGTAGTCCTCGTCGTGCCAACGCTCCACGAACTGCTTATATGTTAAGTACCCCCGCTTCCCAGGCAAAGAGGAGTCCTCAAAATAGATGTGCTTTTTGTCATAACCGATGGCTGTGACATAATGGCCGCTGTGGTTCTTGTCCCGATACTTGCTCTTCTTGCCCCAAGCCTGGATGGGGCAAATGACCGGCTTCCCTTCATCAAGCCATGCCTTTAATGCTGCGATTTCCATGTCGTGGGCTGCTCTGGCTCGCAGACCAACACTGCGGGCGAAATAGATGATGTTCTCAGGCACGGTGCCCGCCTTCGCGTCCGCCTCCAGGTACGGGATGTAGTCGAGGTCGCAGCGCATTCCGACCCCCCAATAGCAGCAGACTGCGTGCAAGGCCGCTGCACCACACGAGTACGTCGTGTGCTGTATGACTTCCGGCACCCATACCTTGATCGCTTCATCAGCGATGCGTATAAACCCCTTCGCCATGTACCTCCAGGCTCTTCCATACTCTTATATATTGTCGAGAGGCTGCGTTTCAGAACAATTCACACCTATAATTATAAAGAGGAGCATGGCATGAAGTCATATAACCAGTGGAGCAACGATCAAAATATCCACGGCAACCCTATTCCGTGGCCCACGCGCAATAATACCAACCCGTGGGGCGTTCCACAGAATCCTTACCAACCCAATATTCCGCCAAACAATATGGGCATCGGCAAGCTCGGAACGAATATAAACATCGGACGTAAGTTCAGGTGGACTCTGGAGTTAAAATACAAGGACTCCACCCTGCTTGGCCCCTTCTTTGTTAAAGTGGCCAGCCGTCCGAACCTGAATATTGAAGAGACGACCGTGGACTACCTATCGGACAAATATTGGGTGGCCGGGCAGTCACGCTGGCAAGATTTGCAGGTGAGCGCTTATATTGACGGGCAGAGTGCCGGCGACCCCAAGACCGCCGAACATCAAATAGTCAATGGTATGGGAGAGTTGGCCTACGCGCAGGGTTTGACCGGGATGTTACGTCTATGGGACGGCTGCGGTACGGAACTGGAAAATTGGGAATTGAAGAATATGTTTTGCCAGAACATCCAGAGCGATCTGGAGTACAGCAGCAGCGATATAACGGTGGAAATGACCTTCAAATACAGCGAGGCGAAATATTCCTCAACCATGCAACCTTGGACCCCTGGTGAGTTGGCTGCGAAGAAGCGGCAGGCACTCATTGACAAGGCGAGGGCCTATGCCCCGCACTTACGGTTCACTGAATTTTAGTGGCTCGGACGAGGTATTGCGGGTCGGTGTCAGGGGTGCTGTGCCAGCAGATGATACCCAGGTGGTTAGTCTTCTCCCCGCTGGTTTCCTTGTCGTGCCAGCGGTTCTCGAAGTCCTCGTAAGATAGTTTGCCCCGGTCGCCTTCGATGGACGGGTCTTCAAAGTAGATGTTTTCGCCGTCGTAACCGATGGCGACGACGTAGTGGCCGCTTTCGTCGGTTTTGTAGTATTTGGGTGCGCCCCAGGCTTGAATATTGCAGATGACCGGCCATTGCTTATCAATATAAGACAGGAGTTCGTTGAGGGACATATCCTCTTTTTTGACGGCGTTGAGGCCGAAGAATTTGGCCCCTCGCACAATATTGTCCGGCTCAGTGCCTTCCTTTTCGTTGGTTTTGAGGGCCTTGATGAAATCGTCTTCACTGTCGGGGCCAAGTTTGTAGAACTCGCAAATGGCACGCAGGGCGGCGGCACCGCAGCTAAAGCTTTTTTGCTGTCGCACGCTTGGCAGTGGTATCTTGACATACTGGAGTATTTCCCCGTTCGGGACTTGGTGCTTCTTCTCTTCCATGAGAAACCATTCCTTGAAAGTAACCCGTGCATTCATGTGCCTCCATTACCACCCGTGTTTTTTGGCGATGCGGTCGGCACACTTCTTAATTCCTCCTGGGTTGGGCGCATGACGGGAATATGCCTTGGCGGCACGGACCTGCTTCTTGTTGGACACAGGGAAGCTCTTGCCAGGTGCGCCGCCGGACGGGCCGCAGAACGGTCCTTCGCCGGGGCCGCTGGTTTCCCGCTCCTTGCCGACGTTGGAGCCGCCGGGCTTGTCATGCACGTCCTTGTGTTCCCGCTCGACCAGCCATTCCTTGAACTTCTTCCAGCCCGCACGCTTCATCTTGGCCTTGTGGGCGGCAGACTCACCCTCTTCCTCATCATGGTCGAGGTCGATGCCGGTACGTTCTTCCTCACGTTCCAGTTCTCGGTGTGATTTCTTCATGACCTATATATCAGCGCTATTTCTTTTTCTGCTTCTTGGGACCAGGGGCCGCAGGCATGGGCGGCTTCGCCCCGCCGGGCGCACCACCTACGGGGGCGGCACCGCCCGTCTGCATGGTGCCGGGGCACGGACCTGGGCCACCGGCGCAGGAACTCTTGCTGTGGTAGGTTGCTGAGTCGGAAGGTCGCTGGCCGGCTGGAAACTTACTGGCGTCGGCCTTGTCGTCGGCCACCATCAAGCCTTCACGGACCAGCCACTCCTGAAATGAAAGAAACCCCATGCACTATGTAGTAGTGCATGGGGTTTCTTTATTGGGCGAACGGACTACTTCTTCTTGGGGGTGGCGTAGCTACCCCGGCCTGGCCGGGTCAGGACGCCCTCGCTGACCATCCGGCTGAGTTCGACGGAGGGGTTGCTGCGGCGGTTCTTCTTTTCAAAGAACTCCTTGATGTCCTGGTTGCTCGCCACCCCGCCCTGCTCCTTGATGAAGTCCAGAATCAACTGGCGGGCGGTGATGCCTGGCTCCTCTTCCGGTGGCGGTTGCTCCTCCAGGCCCAGCAGCCCAAGTTGTTGCTGCAAGGAGGAAAAGAGCCGGTCTGACGCCGCCCGGTGCAGCTTGATCTGCTCCTCGTGCCAGGCCATGCGGGTGCGAATCTTCTCCACCGCTGCCTGAAGCTGACTGACCTCTTCGGGAACCTCTTCGGCGGGTGCCGATGGGGTGTCTGGGGGAACAACAGGGGCCTCGACCTTCGCCGCCGAAACTTCCGGGGCGGGGTCGGGCGTTATTTCATCCGTGCTGGCCGGCGGCGCTTGTTCAGCAGCGGGTGCTTCCTGCTCATCTTCTTCCGGCGACCGCTTTTGCGGCTTCTTGGTCATGTTGCCTCCAAAGGGGAAAAAGTTGGACAGTGACGCTCCCTGGAGCATAAGGGATGCCACCGCCGTTTGCAACATGATTTTCAGAAGGTCAACCAGGGATCGTCAATGCTGCGGTACTTGGGCTTCTTCGGCTCGCGTACCGGCACTGGTCCCGTCTCCTCCTGCGGCGGCGGTTGCTGGGGCTGGATCAGATGATGCTTCTTCTTGTTCGCCCCGACGTTTACAACTGGCGTGGACTGAAGTGGAATGTACGGGCAGTAGAAGTACCCTGCGTTTCGGATTATGTTTCCCATCTCCCCTGCATTATAAGGACGGGGCGGACATCATGCCCGCCCCGTGTTCGTTTTTATTGTCCCGGCTGGGTCGGCAATGACCAGTGGGCCGGGTAGACCGTCTCATCCGAATCCTCCCTGGGCTTGTACCAGATGCGATTCAGACGGCCATACCAGAACTGTTCGTCAAGCTCGGCCCGCAGGGTCCACATATCGGTCTTGGGAACCTTGCCGGCGTACTCCTCGTCCGTCTGCGGCCCGCCGTAGCGGTTGACCGCTGGCACGGTCTTGGCGTTCATGGTGTTGTCGTATATCTTGACAAACTTCTTTTTCTCCTCGATCCAATGATTTTTCATCCTTATCCTTTCTAAATATGAATATGCCATTCGTCAGCAAAGCGCAACGACGTGCCTGTTATGCCCGCAACGACCCGAATTGGGATTGCGGTGAGTGGGAGTCCCACACACACGGCGACTTACCCGAACGCAAGAAGAAGATGAGGAAATCCTTTAAGGAGTGGGTTCTTGAGAGGGAGGCTCGTTCTGGAGCCGCTGACCCTCCAGCAGAACGGCGTGCATAAACTGCCCGCAGCCCAGCTTTTCGAGGAGGCCCAGCTTGGCCCACTTTTCACTGCACTCTTTCGCCTCATTCAAGAACCGCTTACTGATCTCTTTCTTTCGGCGCTGTCCTAACCAATGGTTCTTCATGGACTTATATAGTTAGCCTTTCTTCAAAATGCCTCCTCATACGGCGGCGGATCGTCGCCGCCGAAGAACTGGACCCGCTTCTTGATCGCGTGGAGGTCCATCTTGTTTATTTTCCAGTACCACACCTGCCAGTCCTTTACCTCCTCTTCCGTGAAGTCGGGGGTGCGGATAATCATGCCCGCCGGGTAGCACTCATAGACCCTGGCGTACATCGCCAGTTCGGCTTCGGAGAAGTCCTCGGTCTGGATGCGGGCACCGATGACGTAGTGTTCTTCGGTGGCCGCATAGAGCGCCCGCCAGTGGGCAATTTCCTCATCCGTGATGGGATGCCGGGATAAACCCCGGATCATCGACATATTCGAGTGGATGTCCTGTGCCATCTCGATTGAAGCTCGGATTTTCATGTTTATACAGGTACGCCAGGAGAACCAGTAGTCAAAATATTTTCAGATTTGTTGGTAATTTTTCTAAACCATTCGGGAACTCTCGATAATTGAACTCCCGGTGTTTGCCGACGAGGTTGCGAAATTGGTAGTATTTTCTATTTGTTTCCGTGGCATTCCCGCCAAATATTGTCCGTTCTGTCCAGAATTCAAACGGCGTGGCGGTAGCTCTTACTGCGTCAGCTTTGGCCGACACTATTGCGTCTTGCGTTTGCGAGGTTGGCTTTATTTCGATTATTCCCGTCTCACCGATGATGGACAAAACACAAAGATCGGCTATGTAGGATTTTGTTTCTTCCGAGTCTGGAAGTTTGTATTTGTATCTCTCGCTTTCGGAGTAGTACCTGAATATAGAGGGATCGTAGTCGAGCTTGATGAAAGCGGCTAGTTCCAGCAGGGACCGCCACCTAATCGGCCCCCGGCGGTAATGGGAATTGCACCCCTTGAGGGGGAAGTAGAGGCCAGAAATGGAGGCACGACGCAATGGAATGTATTTTGCTGTTTCATTGCTGATGGGCCGCATCAGGTTCCTAACAACGTCCGGCACTTCACAGTTGTCATCAAAGACCCTGTACCAAGTGCTTCCGGGGTGGTCTGCCTTGGTCCGCTTTGTTTCTGGGGAGGACCGCATCCAGCCAACCACATCCGGGTCGAGAGCGGGGTCGATAACGCTGTACCATGTGCAGTTGGGATGGCGGTCGAATAGGATGAAGGGGTCTTCGATTTCCTCTATTTCGGGGATTTCCAACTTCCAGGTGTTGGGCCTATTTCTGGCGATTGCTTGGTGAATCTTAAATACCAGGCCACTATGGCGGCTGCGAACTTCACCGTGGCCTGAGAAATAATGCTCAAAGCAACACCTGGGAATTTGCGTTTGCGTTGGGCGTGTTTCCTTTGACGCCTTCCTGGCTCTCATCATCATAAATCTGCCCATGCCCTATTATAAGTGCTGGCAAAATAAAAAGCCCCGGTCAGGCGAGTGCCTGCCGGGGCCTGCGAGCCGAAGAGATGTGCCGATCAGATGGAAACGGCGTCCTTGACGGCCTTGAGGGGCCGGACCCGCACGACATTGCGAGCAGGCTTGGCGGCGAAGACATGGGGCTGCTTGGTGAACGGGTGGACGCCGTTGCGGGCCTTGGTCGCCGGCTTGCGGACGACCCTGAACTTGGCCAGGCCGGGCAGCGCGAAGACCTGGACGTTCTTCTTGCGAAGCTGGTCCAGGGCAATACCCGTCAGGGAGTCGATGACATCCCCGACCTGCCGGGCCGTGAGGCCGGTTTCCTCTGCGATCTTGGCCTTTAGCTCACTCTTGGTGAGGGCCTTGCCGCCCTTGGCGGCTTGACTTTGCGCCATCCTGTCTCTCCTTTCAAAACATAGTTGCGGGTACGGAGCAAATCATTCCCATTCTACGGTTGAAACCTTCCCCTGTAAAGTCGGAACGCCGGGTTTTTGCCGGGTTTTCAGAAATCGAATAGTACCGGCGTTGGCGTATCCCAATCATGGTTTTCCAGGGTGTGGAGGACGTAGCGGGCAACGGCGGCTTCGGTGTGGTAGGTCATGCCATGCTGATAGCCCCGGCTGTAGACCTCATAGCAGCGCTCCGGGTCTTTGAGGTAGCTGCGCACCAGACTGCCGATATTGCTGGACACGAAACGGCTGCCGTGGTCGGCGTCGATGACCTCGTATTCAACGCAATTGACCCCAGAATGCAGCGGGCACCGCTGTACCGTGGGCTGTCCGCCACGGAATAGGAGCGTCCGACACAGGGCTTCTGACTCCCGGAAGGCCGAAATCCCGTAGCCGTCGTAAGAAACGGTGGCTCTGGCTTCGCCCAGGCGATGAGCGTATTCGCCGTAAGGGAGCCGTCCTCCGTGGGGGTCTTGAATGATATTGATGTCGGCCTTGATGCCAGAGCGTCGTACTTCGTCGGTGATGTTGGCACGGAAGGGGTGGCTGACACCCCAGGATATGAAAAGGTCCACCGGCCTGGCTAGATAGCTGTTTCTGTCGGGAGCCAGCATGTCCGGTTCCAGGGTGATCGGATAGTCGATGGGGTGATAACTCGACGGGTAGGGGATGTCGGGCAGAAACTCTCGCAAGAGGTAGGGAAAGGACTTTCCCTTCAGGAACAACATGAGGTTGGTCTGCTCGACCATGCTCTTGGTCTGGCTGTGCAAGGCGTCGGGGGTAAAGGCCGAATAATACTGCCGCTGCCAGTTGGGCTGCATCCGGTTGAACCAGCCGTATTCGGCGCAGTCAATGAAAGCAAAACGGTAGTCCTTCAGTACGTCGAGGTCGCCGTACTGGTATTCAGGGCTGTGGACCGTGTGATTGAACAGAAGCACATAGTCATACTTCTTGCGGTAGCGATAGAGTTCGGCGCGTACCCCGATCTGCTGACAGCCCCTCCATAGTTTTGCCTCAATGTGGTTTACTGCGGTTGAGTAAATCCCAAGGTGCATGGCCGCTCATAGCAATCGGAATATTAGAATGACCAGTACGATGACCACCAGGAACCAGATCAAGCCGCCGCCGTAGTAAACCGGCCCACCACCGCCGTGGTTGTTATAGGCGTGATAGCCGCCAAACAGCACGACAAGGAGCAGAAGCAATATCAAAATCCATAGCATAGAGCCTCCTTGGAAAATAAGGGTATGGGAGTATATAGTAGTGGATCAACCAAAGGAGGTAGACATGATTTCTCTTTCTGCGGCAGTGACGGTCATCATCTATTTGATCGTTGCAGGTCTGATCTTCGGTTTGCTCTGGTGGCTCATTGGCTACATTGCGCCCCCGGAGCCGTTTGCCAAGGTCGCCCGTGTGGTGCTGGCGATCCTTGCCGTTCTCGTGGTAATCGGTATCCTGTTGAGTCTCGTGACGGGTACGCCGGTCTTTAGACCTTGACGCCTTCGCTGCCCAAACCCAGGCTTCGGCCTGGGTTTATTTTTGCGCATAGAAAAACCCCGGTGATTGCTCACCGGGGTTCAGTGTTTCTATTTGAGACTTTTTAGATCACAAAATTCGCAATTGACATGCGGGCATAGAACTTGGACCCTTCGCGCAAAAGCTTCTTTCCGTATCTGGTAAGTATACCTTTCCGTGGGCAGAAGCTCTCAGGATCAAGCACTACCGGCGTCTGGGTCAATGGGACATATGGGCAGTAGAAATATCCGCTATCCATATAACTGTCGCCTTTATAACCCATAAGTATCTGGTTTGTCGGGAATAGCGGGTCTTTGTAGAGCCGCCAACGGTTGTTGACCGTGCCGACATACTGGATACCCAGAGACGAAGTGAACGTCTCAGACGGGGCGGGCGCGAAACCTGCGGTGGCCGTCTCGAAGATGGAAGCGACTTCTGGGGAAGTCACGAGCCAGTTCGCACCACCACGCAACGTCTTCCGGTGGACGACGTTGGAGACTTCTACGATTTTCACATATAGTGACTCGTACTTCTCTTTGATAGTTTCGCCTAATGCGGTGTTAAAATCCCATGCCGAAACCGTACCGGCATTATTGCGGAGGTCCGTCAATACTTCACGGTCGATTTCGAGGTTGATTTCCTGGGCCAGAACGGCGGTCAGTTCCGCCTCGGCGTCCAGGTTGTGCTGCGAGCGCAAGTCCTGCTGAGCCTCATAGCTCCACACTGCCTTGAGCTTACGAGTCTTGGCAGCGATCTCTTCCGACTCAACCACGAGGTTGATTTCGGGGAGGTCTTGCTGGCACTCCATGTTATACTCGTAAGACATAACGGCGTGGTTCGCGCCGGGGGCTGCGTTCCACGTCAACGTCATCTCACCCGTGGTGAGGTTCAAGCTACCAGCCGTGGCGAAGGTCGCCGGGGAGCCGATAGACGTGAAGTTGAACGTGCCAGCCGAAGAAACCACGAAGGTCTGCACGGCGGTAGTGCCCTGGTAAACCGTACCAGTCACGGTGCCGGCCAGGACGGGCGTATGCTCGAATGGAGCGTATACGGAGGTCGTCACAACGCCGTTATCGGTGCTGGAGGTTTCATTCTGGACAAACTGGTGTGAATACCAGATGTCCAGGTTGGCAGTACCGTCAGCCAACTGCTGGAGCGAGTTTACGTCGTCAGCCGGGAACCCGGAGTTGTTGTCAGCGCCACGGGTCGCGCCCTTGTTGGACGAGTACCGGAAGCGCAGGTAGTACACCAACCCGGTCGGGCCAAGCAATGGCTGGACCGACACGATCTTGTTGGCGATCAACTGCGGGTAAATACGACGAACGAGCGGGATAGAGATGCGCTTGAACTGAGCAATATCGCTCGTGTCCGTAGACACTTCGTTCATGAGGCGCTGGTTTTCGAGAAGAACTGCACAGGCAGAACGGACATAACGATCCTCAATACCTTCAAGCAGACCAGTACGGCCCCAACGACTCTCTAATTCCCTAGCTTCGTTCAAAAATCTAGCGTTTGCGTTCATGTAGTTCCTTTATTAGACCCTCTAATTAGCGGTCCTTTTTGACTCCAGAAAGAACGAGTAGTTCGTTGATTTCACTGTCGGGGTTGTTATATTCCGCAATAACAACGCCTTCCTCAGTGTTAGTATGTCCTCTCCCCGTTGCGTTCTTCACTTTCTGCACTCTTTCTTTCTGCTCAGTTATAAGCTGGCCCTTTTTCTGTTCGCTCTTGGCCTGCCTCTGTTCGGTGAGAAGTTCCTGAGCGTGGCGAACCGTCTCATTTAGCTTAGTATTGTCGTTCGATAAACGAATATTGCGTGCTTCCATAATGCGAAGCTGGCCACGAAGCTCGTCATTCCCCTTGCGGGCTTCTTCGAGCTTGCTGCTGGTCGCCAGTGCATAGTCCTCGTCGGACAGGTAATTGGCGGTGATGTCCACGATCTTGTCGAGGGTGACTTTGTGTTCGGCCATGCGGGGGTCGTTGAGTACATCACGCTTGGCCTGCTCGTATATCTCGGCACCCTTGAACTGGAGGAACTGGTCCACCTTGTCAACGATGTAGTCCTTCATCTCGCCAAGCTTCTTGTCGTACTCCTCGTACATATCAACTTCGAGCGTGTTGTTCTTTTCACGCTCTTGGAGGAGCATCTGATAGGCTTCCTCGTAACCCTCTTCCAGCGCCTTGTTGTACTCATCGCGCTGCATTTCCAGACGGTTCCGCAGGTCGGCAATAATGCCGTATGCCTCCTGATAGCCCTGGTAGGCGGTCTTCTCCGCATTGGACATTTCCTCAGAAAGCTGCTTATACGCTTCCTCCAACTTGTCGTTGTACTCAGACTCCAGTTCACGCTTGCTACTTTCCAGCATGTCGTTGACGGCTGAAGCAACCTCGTTGATCTGGTCCTCTGGCAACAACTTCTTGAGAGCTTCCACTATTTTGTCTGCCATTAGCCTAACCTCGCTTTTATGTTGCTAGTGTGTTCTTTGAAAATACCGCCCAAATACGCAACCAGCACATCTTTATTTACCGTATGTATGCGGCTACCTTCGTTTTTGGACGGGGATTTATCAGAAAATTGGGGCACATACGTTTCCCGCTTGGGGCCGGTGGCGATCTTCTCTTGGAAGGCGGCGAACGTGCTGGGATCGGCCACAGCGTCAAACGTGATGAGCTTGTAAGACTCACCAATGACGAGGATACCGTTCTCGTCGGTTCTACCGTTACCAACGCCCCGGCTGCTAATGCCGACTCTTACGCCGTCGTTGAGGAGGCTTCGTAGAATCTTGCCGTGAGGAGTATTAAGTATTTCCCCCTCACCCATCAAGGAAGTTCCCTCCCACCACAACTTCGTAATAACGTGGGACGCTTTCTCAAAGTGGATGATACTATCGGTGGGATGATCCAATTCACCCACCAGGCCCCTAGCTTTGATAGCATCGTTCAGCTTCTTGATATTTTCATCAAGGACACCGAATGGATACATCCGCTTGTTCTTATTGACCGCATCGGCCTCTTGAAACTTGCCACGAAATTTGGTTAAGCCACCAGGGGTGGTCGTCGTAGACTCATTCAAGTTAAGGACGAAGCCGGCATCTAAGCAACAGTCGATTAACAATACTTCGTCGCTCATTTATCTCCTTAGCTTTCCTGGTCTGCCTGGCTGCCCAAGTCCTTTCTAGTGGGCTTGATATAACCCTTATCAACCACGAGGTTGTCGTTCTTCATCTTGAAGCCCGTGCCGCCGGTCTTCACGAGTTCTTGCGGCACATACGGGTTCTCAAGATTCGGCCAGGTGTCCTTAGACTGCCACCGGCTGAAGTCGTCCTGCCCGTCATCGACAGCGGACTTCTCCTTCATCTTGTACTCACCGAATGGCTTTGGCACATATGGGTTACGCAACTCTGGGTAGGTGTCTGAACCGCCATAATTCATCCACGAATTACGCATTTCGTCGTCCAGACGGTTCTTATACGATTTGCCGTCGCTTACCGGCAGTTCGCTGCCCCAATCACCTGTATACTTGCTTGGGATAGCGCCCACCTGGGCGATCTTGGCCATGTCGGGGTGGTCGCCGCTAACGGTGCGGTAAGCACTGTTCGATACGTCCCAGGTTTCACTGGAGCGCTCGACGTTCGCTTCGACAATATTCCGTAGCCATTCGGCAATCGTTTCGGCCAGCTTCAAGTCGGGTTCTTCCTGCTTATTGAGGACCGCTTCGCAATCCATCAAATAGCTGGAGACTTCTGCCCTAGCGGCCTCGTCCCCCTCCTTTTCCACGATGCGATAAACCTCGTGTAAGGCACGGTACAGGTCGCTAAATACCCGATACTTGATCTGCTCGGATTCATCCAAACTCGGATAGAATTGATCTGTCACTTCCTTGAATGCTTCGTAGCAGTTATCACACTCCACCGTGGGAGTGATCTGCGAGTGGTTGATAATCTTCTTGGCGCGATCAGCGTAGGCGTGGTGCGCCATGCGGAGGATGCCCTCTGCCATGAACTCGCACTGCTGGTCGTCATAGTTGCGAACGCCCACCGTCTCCAAAGCCTGGGCGATGGTGTTGGCCAACTCTTCTTGGGTTAAGAACAACACGGTCGGCCAGCGGCCCACAATGTTTTCCAGGGTTTCCTCCAGGGCGCTATTATCTGACACGGCGTTGAAACGCTTGAGTTCCGCCACGGCGCGACAGAATTGAGCGTCTTCCTTGAGGTTCTTGGCACCCTTGCGCGAGAACTTGAGGTCCGTATTTAGCACGTCCCAATTGAAATTCAGGATTTTTCCTTCGTTCCGCTTGTGCGCCCGTGGCATACTCACGTCGGTGACGTTACCCTTGTCGTCGCTCTTGACAAAGGAATCCTTCAGGGCCGGGCCAAGGGCCTGATAATCCAGGTAGTCCATGACGTTTTCCGTCAGGACCGCCCACTCGTTAATCTTGTGCTTCTGGACCTTGCGGGCGTAGACACGCCAGCGCTTGTTGGTACTGCCGCCCAGCTTCTTTTCGGCTCGGTCCTTTTTGGCTTTCAACTGACCTGCCAGGCCGGCGGACGCCCCCAGACGGCGCTTGGTCTTTCGCATACTGCGGATTCGCTTGGCTACATCCGAACGGCTCTGCTTGCGTCCGAACAGGGGGCCGTGTCCGCTGGGCTTGGAAACACTTACGTCAAAGGCTTCGGTAAGAGCAGCGTCCTTCAAAGTACGGCGAGTTGCCGGCAGACTCATAAACTGACTGAACAGGGCACTGGCCTTGCCGTCGTTATTATCCAGTAGGCTCTCCACGAAGTCGCTGAGAACTTGCTTGGACGATTTCTTCTCCGTATCCTCGTCAATTACTAACTCTTCGATCCCCTCGAAAATAATGTGCGACTCGTTCATCCGATAATTGGCGTGAACGAAGCTGCCGCCCAGGGTTTCGTAGGTCACGTCTGACTCACCAAAGCAGTGGAGCTTCAAGTCGCCAGAACCCAAGGCCCTGGCCAATACGTCTTCGGCCTCGACTAACTCCCGCTCCGACGCCGAAAGCGAGTCCTTTTCAAACCTCTGAAAGTCCTCGAACTTCATGAGTTTTCTTTTCATATATTCAACTCCCTAATTAGGTAACGGGCCTATGTCTGCCTCGCCTTGAACCACTTATATATTAAGTCGGGTCCGATTTTATTCTGGCCATACCTGCGTAAATAACGTGTCACGCTACTACCTATCTATGCACAAGGTCGTTTTTCTGAGGGGATTAAATGAAAACATTTGGCCAGTACGTTCGGCAGCGCTTGCGGGAGGATGGAAGCCCTCCGCTTGGGCTGGCACCGACCGACGTGGGTATTAAAGCCAAGGATGACGGCCCCCTCGACCGGGACCAGGAAGTGCAGATGGGCAAGCTAATGCAACTGGTCAAGACCGCCACGCAAAAGCACCCCGAACAGGCTTTGGGCCTGCTGGAAAAGCTGGCGGACCATGACGGGGAAATCCGCAGTGGCCTCGAATCCCTCAAGGGGGAAATGCACCGCTCCGGCAACCATAAGTTCAAGGACAAGGGCCTGGGCCACCTGGGCAGCGTCGGAGACTACGACCACAAGGATCAAGTCATGCCACCCTATGCCGATCAGACCTCAGCCGGGGAGACGGACGGCGGTGGTGGTTAAAGCAGATTATATAGCTTCAGATAGCGGTCGGCGGTGACAGGCCAGGTGTTCTGCTCGATATAATTGTTGATCCGGCCTAGTAACGATTCCTTGTGGACGTGGCTGCTGAATATCCTGTCAATTTCTTTTGCCAGTTCAATGTAGTTGGTCGGCCTGGGAATGACCCCCTCCATGTCATCAAAGAGATGGCTGTTACTGGCGATTACCGGGATGCCGTTGGCCATTGCCACGCGCAGGGCACCGCTCGCCCCATACACCGTGTTGTGCGGGTTGATGACGTAGGGGAACAAGGCGATCTTGGCGGTGCGCAGGTAGCTGTTGAGGGCCTGGTCGCTTTGGAATTTGCGGATAATGGCCGTGTTATCCTCTATCCCCAAATCCTCCACCTTCTTCAGTAGGAAGTTATAGTATTGCGCGTGAATATGGTTGGCGTGGCTATTGTCGCTGCACAGATACAGGTAGAAGATGTCCTTGTATTTGTCCGGCTGGCTGGTCTTCAGGTGGGCCACAGCATCCAGCACCACATCAACCCCCTTGTAAAAGAAACCAAAGCCGAACTGGACTAGCGCGTAAGGGGTGTGGAATATGTTCCACAACTCCGTTCGGTCCTTTTCCTCATAACGCACACACCCGTGTGGGATCACGAACACCCTGGAGTTGTTCCCCAGCTTGCGGAGAACCTGCTCTCCCTGGTGGCTATGAACGACGATGTTCTTGATGGCAGAAGTGCATACGCTCTTGTCCAAATGTTCGTAGACGGAGTGGACGGTCACGATGTAGGGCGTCTTCTCCAGCATTTGGAGCATTTGCAGGAAGAAGGTGGCCTTGGGGAATATGCCGAATTCGTGCTGGACAATCACGAAGTCCGGCTTCCAGGCCAGGACTTGGTTGATCGCCTGTTTCATGCTCTCGCCCCGCTTCCAGCAGCGGACAACGAACTCCTCGTCCTCGCTGGTTGGTTCCGTGACGATTTCGGAGAATACTGCTATTTCCTTGACCTTGGGCCGAATGGCTTCGAGGAGGTATTTGGAGTAAGTAGAAATACCGCAGGGGTCGTTCCAGTTGCAGATGAAGGCAATGCGAAGACTGTCCGCTTCTTTCTTTCTTTTTTCAACGAGACTCTTGCCGATCCATTTGGACCATTCTTTCTTTGGTATTTCTTTGAATTTATGGGTCGTGAGTCCCGTTATGGTGATCGGGGTATCTGCGACCGCCATGATGACGTTATTTTCGTCACATGCAACGTACATAGCCCACCCTTGCCCTTTTCGTTAGGGGAATATAGGTGGTGGTGTGGGGCAAACATCCTCATCGTACTGAATGATCCATTCAATCTCGCACGAATCAGTTCTCACGTCTGCATACAGAATGAATCCATCGGGCAGGAGACAGGTTGCGTAAAGGCAGATTGTCCCACCGCAGCAGGGGGTGTCGTAATCCGTGGAAGTAAGCATGACACTCGCCGGTTTACAAGAGGTCGGCACAAAGATTTCGTGCCAACCGGATGATAATGCCATCCCTCCTCTGGTGAAATCCTTTAGACCGAATAGCTTCTTGAAGTAATTCCACCACCACTGAGGGCCTAAGATAATAGGCATAGTTCCTCACTAACAAATGAAGTAATATAAATCAGAATTTTGCTATCCAGTTCACCTGGCATTCTGCCGATTTTATGTCGGCGTACAGTACAAAACCGTCCGGTAGTAATCTCGTGCCAGCCTCGTCCACATCGCCCAGGCATACCTGGGAGTCCAGCGAGTCCAGACTGATAAATACCTGCGACGGCGTATAGTTCGTTGCAATTTTAATCTCGTGATGCCCGTTGCCCAGGATCAATTCCCCTTGTTCGCTCGTATGTGCAGCACAGCAGGTTTCAAGGAGCATCTTCAAGGCATCCAACGAGGCGGCTACTGATAATGCAGCAGCCTGACAGTCACAGCCCACGGGTGGCTTGTTGCTCATAGAGCCTCCTTGTATCGAAAGACCTGGAGTATGTAGGCGGATGGAACGGTTTTTTATCTAAATTCGTTCAATCTTCACCTATGCTGTAGTCGATGTCCTCTTCGTCCTGCTCAGCCTCATAATCTTGAATCTCCAGATCAAATTTCCTAATGTCTTCGTCGTCCGGTTCCGCCAGCGGTGCCCCTTCGGCGGGATTCGGCCCTGGTGCGCCACTCGGACCCGTTTCAGGCGGCGATTCCATCGCCACCCCACCGCCAGGCGGTGGAGCGCCGCCTCCTGGCGGCGGTGTAAGACCCATCGTGCCGGGTCCACCCGGCCCAGGTGACGGTCCCAGCATCGGACTTGGGCCTCCCGGTTCCGTGCCCATTTCCTGGCCGGGCTGGGGAGTCTGCCCCGGTACGCCCACACCCAGCAGTTGTGGGTTCTGAGCCAAGACCTGCAACTTCAGGTCTTCGAGTTTCTGTATCTTCAGCCGGGCAAGCATTTCTTCGGCCTCTTCCGTGCTATATTTCATCCACTTCGTCTGGATGTCCCAATCCGCCATTAGCTGAGAGGATTTCAGGCTGCTCGCGTTGTTTATACGGTTCGTCGTGACTTCCGCCCGGCTGAGTTCCCGCCAATCGCTCGGCGGGGTCATCTTTATGCGTAGGTCGTCGTATGACTCTTCGGGGAACCCCCGTAGTTGCAGGTGACGGTCGGCCATCTCCCACAAACCATCTTCCATGTGCGACTGCAACCGCTCGATCATGCGGGCGAACTTGATGTCCTGCGCACTGAGCGTGATGCGAGTTGCGTTGGGGTCTTCGTTATTGAAGTAATTCTTGGGAAAATTCAGGGCGGCGAACAACTTATTTCTGAAATAAACGGCGTCATCAATCTCACCAAGGTTCTGCGCCCCCGGCAACGTGTCGATCTTGGTGTTAGAGTTGGGCCTGATCGGCAACCAATAGTCCTCATCCGCCGCCGGCGCGTGCCAGCGTTCTTCGACTATGGAGGAGGCACCGAACTGGCTGCCCCGGCTGCTGGCTATCTTCTTCTTGCGGAACTGGTCCTTCATCCGCTCGATAAATGCCTCTGCCTTGAAGGGCGGCAACTGGCCGACATCAATATAGAACACCCGACGCTCCGGCGCACGGGTCAACCGATACACCACCATCGCGTCTTCCATCAACCGCAACTGGTGAGCCGGTCCACGGGCCGCTTCAACCAGAGACACCCCGTAGGGGTAGAAGGTCTTGCGATCATCCCCGATGCGGATGTGGACAATCTGCTCTGGGGCAAACCGTATGGCGGTTGCCTGCATGATTTCGGAGTCGGTCGCCTGGACCACCGGGGCGCGAATGAGGCTTTGGTAGTCGGGGCCTTCCTTGCTTTGCTGGAACTCCACCACCTTGCCCTTGGTCGTCTCGATGCGGTATATTGACTCTGGCGGCAGGCGGACTATTTTCATCACACCGTCCTTGGGCTGGTCCGGGTTGATGACTATTTCGTAGAACAAGTCGCCAAAGATGCACAGGTTCTTGAAGTCGCTCCAGGTACGGCGGTCCATGTTCAGCATCAGGCGGTGGAAAAATAGGAACTCAAGCTCCTCCTTGACATCCCGGTTCTTGCATTCGATTTTGAAGACGTGGTTATTCTCGTCCTTCTGGCAGTTGTGGAATATCACGGATTTTGAGCAAAAGTTCTGGTGGCCCTCTACGGACAAGTCGTATACGTCCATTGTCTGGTATTCTTGAATACCAATGACCCGGCGGCGGTCCTCCTTCTTCGCCAAATGCCGTATTTCTTTAAGGGAGAAACCTTCCTTTTGCAGACATAACTTGATGGTATTCCAGTCGTGGGGGACCGTCCGCTTGATGTCATTCATCGCCATGCCGGCGCTGGCAGCCCGGATGATCTTGTTCAACCTTTCGTATCGTGCCTCCGGGTGGCCGCACCGCCATTGCTCCACGAACTGCCGCTCGTGCATCCAGCCCTGTGTGTGCGTGAAGATGCGTGGGAACTGGCTGGTCTTGAGCTTCGTGAAGTTTTGGTTGGCCTTGACCCGGTAGAAGGGCATCAACTCGTCACCAAACTTGAGGCCCCCGGCCATCGTCCATTCGCCCGAACGCAACAATACTCGATGGTCCGGGGTGGCGATGAAATGATCGCCATTATCCAGCACCACCTTCACAGTTGGGGCGGTTTTGGTCTTGCGAGGAGCGAAACCCCAGCCCAGGGTGTAGTCGCCCTTGGCAAAGTCCCAGCAATACAGTAGAAACTTCTCGTCGGGCTTGTTCTTGGCCAGCCACTCGATGGTCGGGAATCCGAAGGGGGTAGCGATCTCTGTGTCGCCCGCCACGCACGCCTCGTCGGCAAAGACCGTCATCGCCATCTCAATCTCGGCCACGTTGCGGAGACGTTCGTACTCCTTGTACCGGGACATGCGGTTGCTGACGGTAGAAAGGTCGATGAAGTCCTGTGTCTCCCGGTAACGCACGAGCCGCTGCTCATTGCCGCCCCAGAAGGAACCGTCCGGCCCCATGCTGGGAATGGCGTCGGGCTGCGAGATGCCAGCGCCGGTCAAGTCCCTTACGTCGATCTTCCTCGCCAGAGGGTCTTTCGCAAAGGCGTAGGTGAATAGCTTGAAATAGTCAGCCCATATAGGCATAAAACCTCCCCTTCTAATTAAGTACAGCTAGTTATTAAGCTTGCTGTTGTTTTTTGCGGGAGGAATATATAAAGCCATGCACGGATTCAGGAATTGGATGGAAGCAGAGACGAGCGCCCTCGAAGACGAGATCATGTCCGCCGTCAATGATGAGGATGTATCCCAGCCCTACTTCAACGCCCTGCTCCACCAGTGGGTGAAGCAAAGCAACCCCACACTGTCCGGGGTCAAGCTTCAGCGGGGCTACGCGCCGCCCTATAACACCACCTTCCTGAGCGGTCAGTACAGCCCCTCGCTGGCCGATATTTCCGGGCACCGCATCGAGGAATATGGATTCTCCGGCGTCGGCCTGATCGTCCAGCCTTTTACCGCCGATTATTTGCGCAGTGACACCCTCCAGAACTTCGACGGTATCGCCATTGACAATGGCATGTTCACCGAAGCAGGCCAGCGGAATTTCACCTGGGATAAGTACGAGAAGATGGTGAAGGTCGCTCTGGCGCAAGAGAAGAGGGAGATACTACGCAAGTTCCATTTCTTCACCGTCCCGGACCAGCCGTTTGATTGGGCCAGGACTATGCAGAAGTTCCAGGCCAGTCGGCCTTATGTGGAACGCCTACGCAAGTACGGCGCACCCGTCGCCATCTGCATACAGAACGGAGCAACGGAGAAGACCGTGCCGTGGGACGACGTGGATGTAATCTTTATTGGCGGCGATGATAAGTGGAAGGTAGGGTCAGAGGCTCAGGCAATCGTGCAGGAGGCGCAAAAGAGAAAGAAGACCGTTCACATGGGCCGGGTCAATAACCTTAAACGTATGAACGTCGCCTCCGGTTGGGGTGTGGAGACAGCGGACGGTACTTATATCATGCACGAGTTGGCCAAGTCCCTCCATGACATTGAAAGGAAGAACCCCATGAGGCCAGGCGAGTCGCCGCAGGATTATGCCAAGCGTCTCAAACGTATTCTTCATGGAGAGCATCAGCCCACCGACATGGACTCCAAGGAACGTCACCAGACGGAACCGGAGATCGTCGGCAACTTCGTGAACTATGTGCTGGACAACCAACAACGCAGTCATCTGGAACGCCGCTATGCCGAGATTGCCTCTCTGGTCAAGCAGATGGGCAAACGGCCTCTGAACAAGCGGACGTTGTGGGAATACGACCGCTTTATGCCCCAGGTGCCGGGGATGGAACATGATGAAGACGTGGTGGAGTTCGACCCGGAGGGGAACGTGCGCGTGGACGCCGCAGGTCGTCCGATAAGGAATGCCGAACTGTTCAGTGGACTAATGCTGCGCGTACCCTATCGGGAGATGCCGGAAGGTATCCCTTCCGACCCGAAGAACTACAAAGTCTACACCAATTACATCAATCGTTATATTGCGCGAATGCGCGACCTGGGCGTGATGCCTAAGTAACGTCTTGCAATCCCAAGAGCTTGAGATATTTTCGGTACTTATTCAGGGCCTTGCCTCGTAGACCCCGGTAAAGACCCTGCTGCTGGTAGTGCCTGAAGGTGTCAATCCAGCGTTGGCGATATGCCTGGGCCTCCGGCGTGTCCTGGCCCCGGAACTGCTGGTCGAAGGGTAAGTCTCGGTAGCGATAAGTACCGCCCCGTTTCACCAGCGGATCGCCCTCTGGGGCGTAAGGCGCACTCACATTCAGATCGGAGGGCGTGAATAGCTCCCGGCGTTGCCCGGTGTAGGGATTGATATTGCCGTGAGGATCGAGGCTCATAAACACATCCTTCTTGACGGCGGGCCGTTTCTCCGATGCCTTGCGGTCGATGCTTAGGTTTATGATGTCACGGCCCTCTGGATCGGTATAGACAGGCATCTTGAGTTTTCCCCGCTCCAAGGGCTTGTATCGCCACATGGGATCGACACCTACCATAGCCTGGTGTCTCCAAACGTCTAGGTCTTTGAGCTTGCGTTTCTTCATGATTGCTTGCCACAATTCGGCCCAGAAGTCATAGTCCTTACGGCTGGGAGTCTCATTAGGCACCACCCGCTGAAGCTCCGCTAACGACAGGCCCTTGGTGAACCGGGCGGGCAATGTCTCGCCCTTCATGTCCATGTCTTGGAGGATTCGCTTCATGGCCCGGAGGATGTGACGGTCAAGAACCGCAGGCTGTCCTTTGTCCTGGTTCAAGTATATTTTGATGAAGTTGACGATTTTGCTGCTGACGTTAGGAATGCTATGCAGGTATTCTTCGATCTTATCCGGGGGCCAGGATTTCATGTCATCCAGATCGACCTTGGAAACGTCAACGAAACTGCGGGCCAAACGATTGAACGTACCCAGGCCGGCACGGGCTATATTCCTGACGAGGGTGCCTTTGTCAATCATGGTCCGAATGCGATGGAATGGGGTGCCGCCTGCACCACCCATGCTCGGCTCCTCAAAGGAAAGAAAGTGCATGAGGCCACGAGCCTGTTGGTGGGAGGGCTTACCGGCGGACAGAATGGTGAAGAGGATGTAGAACTCGCCTTTGGCCTGGTCTTTGTAGTCGAGGCCAATCTGTGGGTCGTCCAGGTAATACGGATCGACTACCTCCGGCCCAATGATTTCGTCCAGGCGCAGCCACTCTTTGAAGTTCACGACCTATTTAGGGTTACTCTGATATATTGTGAAGAAAGTTTGCTTCCTGCTCACCCACCAATGCTCCGGTTCTGAGCCGCTGCTGGAAACCCTTGGGGCGAACCCACGCATCCAGGTTTACCGCACGGGCCGGACCTACCTTCATCCCTTGTCTCTCGAAGACCTGACGGGGATGCCCCACAAAACCCGCAACGCCGCCGCCGTCTGGTTGGACGAGATTCGCTACAACTATCAGTTCGGGAACAAATCGCTGTACCCTCTCGCCAGGTTCCTTTATATGGTTCGCCCGGCGGCACCCACGCTGACTTGTCTCGTGACGGGCGGCTACGAGCCTGACTTTGCAGCCCGCTATTATTGTTATCGGCTCAGGCGGCTGGCGGAAATGGCGAAACGTACCCCCGGCGCAATCCTTATCACGCCCGATAAGCCTGCCCTAGACTTGGTTGCAGAGTACCTGTCCTTGAAGCAACCCTTGCTATCGTTCCAGGCCCAGCCGGCGGTCGTGGCGTCCCTCGATTGGGAGTTGGTCCGGCACTGCGAGGAGCGTTACGAATGGCATTTGTTTTTCATGAAGCAGTTCCTACGCTTCGAGAGGTAGGGTCGTCTTTTTCCCACTGCGGGATGAAAATACAATCCCGGCAACCTCGAATTTCTTTCCCTCAAAATCCCTATTCCCCGCTAGATCGTCGGCTTTGCCACGCTTGACGTAGGCGATGGTGACGTGTGGCTTATAAACCGGATAGGAGTTGGTTACTTCAAGGTGGTCATTGAGCCGCTGGTGGAGGCGATGTAGTTCGGAGCTTCGCACGTCGATTTTGACCACATCGAATTTGGGGTTTGTCTTAAATAAGGTCACTCGCCCCAGCTTGCAGGTGAAGGGCTTCTGGGACCGCAGAAGCTCCTGCACCGGCTTGGGGTCATCCGTGTGGATGCCGTAGAGGACGGTGGTGTGAATTTCGTTCTCCCGACCAAAGCTGGGATCATCCGGGTCGGTGTACACAACCCCGTGGGTGATGCGCTGATGACCCCATTCAATAATCTGGTCCGATAGGTCGTCCGGCAAATATATTTGCGTGGAGGAATAACTGTATACAACGTCGTGCATCTCGTTAGCCAAGAATTGCCGAAACGTCATCGTCTCCTTCGGTTTGTTGTTTCTTGCGGCGTTCAGCAATCTCGTCTATCTTTCTTTTTTCTTCGGCAATCATGCTGTCGATGTAGTGTAAGGTTTCCTTCACGCCCATGCCAGGTACGGCCCCAACGCCCCAATGCTGTTGGTACTGTTCCTGCTCAGCCTGTTGCCTCTTTTCCCGCTTCTTCTCCACCTGCTCCACCTTGGTCAAGGCGGCGTTTAGGTGATACCGGGCTTCCGACAGGGTAAAATCCTGTGGGCACTCCCGGATAGCTTGTTGTAGCAAAGTCCTTAGTCGTTGGGTATTATTCTTCATCCCGCACCCTCTCCAATTAACTCAATGTATTTAATGGGTATCTCGTTGTTTCCTGCCGGCTCATATTCGCCCGGTTGCACCTGCACCAGATGCCTGGTGTCCACACGCACCTTCCAGGTATCATGAATGGATGGGAGCGGGGCACGTTCCGTCATCAGGCGGGGATAAATCTCGGCATTCCCCAGGACCGATAGTTGGCGGCGAGCGTCAGCGTATACGTCTCGCTCCTCGCAGGTAGCGTTGAAATATAGCGTCATCACCTTCCTGGCCGACACGGATCGGGGTTGTTGAATCTCCTTAATCAACCCGAAAAAGTCCCTTTGCAGGCCATCGTCAACATAAAACGCCTCGCTGTTTTCATCGAGGGTCCATACTTCCAAACCGCCGGGGGCCAGCCCGCAGCCAAATTTGCCGCTGGCCGGCGGTCGGCTTACTTCCACGACCGCTTTCTCCACCGGATAGACCCATTCCCTTCCCTGGGGTTCTTTTGGCACGATCCCAATAAGGGACTTAAAGCCCGGCAAGAATAGGCTGGCGGTTTCCAGAAGCTTTCCCAGCTTGTGCATATTCTTGCTGGTCTTGTGCATCAACAACCGGAGGGTTTCCTGCTCGTTGAGTTGGGGCTTTGCGCCGTAGAGACAGTATGCCTTGAACTGGAAGAGGGCTTCTGGCATCGGCCCTTGGTTCCATTCTTGGTAGGCGCTATATGCTGCCTGGATTTTGCGGGGGTTCATGCTGGACAGTGCCACCATGAACGGATTGGTCTGCGGATAGTGCTGATTCAACAAACACTGCTCAATGGCCACCTTCTCGGCCTCACTGCTTTCGATATAGTCCTCACGCCAGACCACATTTTTCAGGCGCTCGGTCAATGCTGCCTCATAGGCTTCAAGGCTAATGGCAATTTTGTTGGAACACTTGAAGTCAACATACTGCTGGAATTGGCTCATGTTACCACCCAAATTCTTTGAGTAATTTGTCGTACTTCCTTGAGTAGTTGAACATGACGCCCGGCAAGATGTCATCCTTGTCCGGGGCCAGGAAATCGGTCGGTTCCTCGATAAAGTCCTGCGGTGCCCCTTCCTGCAACTCGCGCTTGATCTCCTCGTATATTTCCGTCTTGAAGGTCGCCGTGATCTCCTTGGGAACCTCGGCACCCATCGGGATGTCACGCAGCAGGCCGTCGCGTACATAAAGCGCCATGCACATGGCCATGATGGCGTCGTCGTGATGACCCTTCAGGGCCTCGGCCCGCTTGGTCTGGGGGTTGAAAATGAATGTTTGCAGTTCCCGGACGAAACGGTTACTATTGATGCGCACCGTACTGTTGATGAGCCTGTGCTGCAATCGCTCCAGAAAGATTGGGCGGTTGGTCCGGTTGACCGTGATGCCCGGTTTCTCCTGTTTGCCCTTGGCCTCATAATGGATATTTTCGTAGAATAGGTCGTGCTGTAACTGACTGATGACAGCACCGCCAGGGGCCATATTCTCCACGATGATGGTCGCCGTGTTGTAGTACAACCCGACTTCGTTGAGGATTTGGGTGAAGATGTGCGGCGGCACGCTGTTGCTATAAAACTCGGCCACCTGTTCCAAGGTCGCCGTGTCAAGAACCTGGAAGCAAGAATTATCGCCCTTCTCGCCCATGCCTTCAGCCACGTCCACGCCGATCAGGTATTCGTGGCCGTCAATGGGTTCCTTCCATACCCACATGGCCCCTTTGTCAAATTCCAGGTCGTCGTTGACCAGTTCAAGATATTTGTCTATATTGGCCCACTTGGGGAACAGCTTGCGGATCGGATAGTTGTCCCTGGTAGCTTTATCGAGAGCGTCGATGATCTTGGTGGGGAAGTAGTTGTCACCGGAGCCAAGGAACTCGCGCATGACCTCCTGCAACCAACCGGCCTCGCCAAGCTGGGCCTTGTTCTTCTTGACCCACTCCGGGTCGTCGTATTGCGGGTTGTCCCAATAGTCCAACTCGATGACATGCCAGATTTTGTTCCGGTTCTCTTTGGTGTCGGTGAAAGTCTGGTGATACCAGTTGCCGTAACCGTTGACGGTGGAAACCACGGCGCACTGACCGCCGGTGCTAAGTACCGGCCACATAGCCTTCCAGTGGGTTTCCATGTCCGGGATGAATGCCGCCTCGTCAATGATGAGGAAGGTAACGGATTTACCACGAGCGGCTTCTGGGGAATAGAACTTCATCGAGCCGCCGGTATCGGTGAACATCTTCAGATGGTCGTTCCACTTGCCATCGGTCTTGGGCTTCATCCAGATGGGTAAGTGTTCGATGGCCCGGTCCACGATCATGCCGATGTCTGTGGCTTCACGGTCGGTCTTGGACAGCAACATGACCTGGGTATCTAGCTTGAACATGCACCGCCACATGCCCCATAACAGGGTGAGAGTGGTCAAACCACCCTGGCGGAACTTGCTGATGATATTGAAGTCGTGGCTTTCGTAGTCCTTGATAACCGTCCGCTGGTACTTGTACAAAATGAAGGGGATCAAGCCCTGGACGGGGTGGAGAATCTTGAGGTACTTGTTGCAGAAATACGGGAAGCTCATCGAACACTTGATGATTTCCTTCTGCTGGCGGTGGGCGTCATACGCCTCGATCTGCTCCTCGGTTTCGTCGGGGTCGATGTCCAGTTCGTAGCGGTCGAAGTCATAATACTTCGAGTTATATTCTCCCTCGTAGTATTCCCTGGGGGTCTTATATTTCTTCCGCCACTTTGAAAAATTCTTGAGGTCCATAGTGTCCTTTCTAATTAAGTGAGATATTCTCAGGTAATATGTAGGGTGGGAAATATGAAATCTAGGTGGTGAAGGTTCCATGAAAAACGAACCTTTCCCACTCGCTTGTTGGCTACATAGGATGTAAAAGGAGGGCTTGCGACGAAGTGACCGGATTACCACCAAGGGGAGTGAGTCATGCCGACCGAGAACGAGCGAAAATATGTGTTGAGGCCCGACACTACCAAGTCTTCAATGACCAACATCTGCACCAACCGGGTCTACAACATATGTCAGGGCTACCTGATTGCTACCAGGGGTATAACCGTCCGGGTCCGCAGTTTGTCTGACGCCCGGTGCCCCGACCAGTTCTATTTCACCCTGAAAGTCAGTACCAACGGACGTGTCGTTGAAATCGAGAACCCCATCGACCGGCGGGACTTCAATGACCTGTGGGACATCTGCCTGAACAAGCTCGAAAAGACGCGATATAAGCTGAACGGGAAATATAAGGGCTGGGAAATTGACTTTTTCCGGGACCATGACAACCAGACTTATTTCGTCATGGCCGAATGCGAAATGCCGGAAGGCCAGGTTCGGCCCGTGGAGGTTCCCCAACAAATAAAGGACGCGCTGCTTTACGAAGTGCCCTTGAACGACGTGCGCTTCTCCAGTAAGCTATTATCAGACGTTCGCTACGCGAAGCGGCTCTTGAACGAAATCAATGGAGGCTAAGATGAAGAAGTATCCTCTGATCCGTCACCGCCCGGTCGCCCGCTTCTACTACCAGGGCAATCACACCCATCCTGTCCGTCGCACCGTCCTGTTGATCGAGAGCCGACCCAAATATATTCGTGGTTACGAACTGCGCGAAGGCTCGGTGGTCCGCACCTACGGAGAGGCCCCGATCAAAACCTATACCCGGAGCAAGATCGCCCCGGCGACACCGTACCAGCGCCGCAAAAAGGCAGCGGCTCGCAAGCTCAATGGCCCGCTGACCCTCCAGCGTACCGCCGTGGTGGACTTGGTTCTGGAAGGTGCGTAGAAAATGCGCTCGTCTCCCTAAATAAAGAAGGTAGACTTCTTAACTTAGGGGAACGAATGCCATTTTTCCAGAATCCATTTGACGTTGATTGGTCCGGTACATGGATACTGGCCGACCACCGCTTCATGCCGCAGTTCAAGATCGGCCCGAATCGGAACACAGCGGACTGGATGCGTGCGTGGGTCGCTGAGCCGTATGATTGTTCGACCAACAACACACTTACCATCAACTACGCCTTTGACTTGGATCGCAAGAACTACGCCAGCATCGCCGTCAACGTAGCCGGTGCCACGCCTTCGGCCACGGGCGCAATTGAAGTGTGCAACGCCCTTAATGCCAATGCGTCATTTGCCGAACTGTGGTTGGCGCAGCCAATATCCACGGCCAGCACCAAGGGCGGGGCGTTGGGATCGCCCAGCCAGCCCCTCGGTGTCAACAATATCAACAGTCCCAACCCTGGGACGGCGGTAGACCAGCCATCGCCCGGAAATACAGGCCCCTACACGGTTGGTATCACTTCGGTAAAGCGCCCCAAGCAGGCGATGCGGGTTTATATTTCCAACACGGGTGCTGAACTGGCGCTGGGCTTTAACCGGAAAGCTCCGGTTGCGCAATTGCCAACATATTTCTCCCGCCACACCATCCCCAATCGTTTCACTTTCAGTGATTGCACGGCAACTCTCGTTCAGTTGGACACGACCAATCCAGTCGATCAACAGGTCATTAGCAATGCCGGCCAGGACTACACCCAGGTCACGCCGGATTGGGCCATGCTCCAGGGCAAGTCGGAAGTCTACAAGTGCTTCGTGAATACCTACAGCGGCAGCAATTTGACGAGCCAGATCGAATACAACACGGGTGCCAAGGCCGGGGATTTGGTCAAGAAGACGTACTACACCTACAGCAGCACGAACGTGGTGACGCAGGCCGAAATTCCTTACGTCTTGCAGGCCAGTGACTTGCTCACGCCGCCGCCGACGTAATCAGATATATGGGTTGGTGCGGACCTCGATGATTTTTGCTTTTTCCATGCCCGGCTGGGTGCGGCAATGTTCCTCGGCAAGCGTCTGGGCGAGGGCCTGGGCCTCCTTGTGCGTGCGGGCATCAATATAGTCCAGCGCTCGCATCTCTGCCCCCAGCCCCCGATTGAATCGCAGCATGACACACCATTTGAGCGTTTGAGCAGGCGGCTCCTTGAGGCGGGTGGCCTCTTGCAAAGCTGCCTCATAACTCAAGAACGGCGTCTCCTCGATAATGCGGGCATCCTCCGGCATGGGAATCTTCCGCATCCTCCAGTGGTGGTCCGCCTGCTTGTAAATCAAAAACCCCTTCCGTGCCAGTTCAATGTGAATGTCGTTCATATTTCACTCCAAGCCCCATTTTGCGCGTAGGTCTTCGAGGTATTGTGCCTGCCGCCTGCCGGCGACCTCCCGGACCACGCCTTCCATTTCTTTTCGCTTTGTTCTTTCGACTTTTTTGGCTACTCCAAAAAGGTAATCTATTTTCTCTTCCCAATCAACACGGGGTACATATTTCTCCAGGTCGCCGCCGACTTCCTTGTACACTTCGTACCCTTGATAAAAGACGTTCAGTTCCTTGCGGTCCTCAAGGTATTTTATCTCCAGGTGCATCCCCCGGCTCAGGCCGTCGAACACAAAGCCAATGGGGTAGCTGATTTCCTCCTCGTCCATCGTTTTGATTTCGTCCTCGTCCTCGTCATCCTCCAGCGCCCACGGATCGTCCAGGTAGCTTTCGTCATACATTCCGCTGCCTTCGCGCATGACCACGCTGCCCAAGTGCCGGACGATGATGCCCAGCTTGCCGGTGATGCCCATGAGGTTGTTCATGGTGGCCAGGCGGGTCCGTTCTTCTTTCAGCAGTTCTTCTTTCTTTTTCATCTGCATATATAGGGAATACAGGAGGTAATATGACCGAAACTTTTGCGCACCCCCAAACGATTGACTACAGCAAACCCCAGCAGATTTGGTATGACGAACCCACCTTTCCCGAATTGGTGGGGTCGATGCCTGTCCCGCAATATGCGCCTCTTCCCCTGGCCGTACAGGGTTTCGCAGGGGGCGGCTTTAACCTGGGCACAGTCCAGGGCCAGGCCGCAGGTCTGCAAGTTGGTATTTCCAATGCGCTGAATTATATTATGACCAAGACGAAGCCCGTAAATGGTTGGGCCGCTACCCAGCAGTTGACGGTTATTCCCAGGGCCGGCGTGCAATTGAACGCTTATTATGACCGCAAGAGCCTCAAGTTCTTCTACCAGAATGACCCCTATACCCAGCAGACGGTTTACACCTGCGACTCCTCGATGATCTACGTCCACGAGCTTGGTCATGCCTTCTTGGACATCGTGCGCCCCGATTTCTGGGGCAGTGCGTCTTTGGAAATTCAGGCGTTCCACGAATCTTACGGTGACTGCCTGGCAATGTTGAACCTGCTCACCTACGACCCGGTGATCCACCAAGCGATTGCGGAGACTAAGGGTAACTTGCGTCAGAGCAACGTGTTAAGTCAACTGGCCTGGGAGATGGGTACGGCAATTTACAAGCAAAAGCGTCCGCTGCGCGATGCCTACAACCATTTTGTCTACGCCGATCCACAGACCTTGCCAGCCAACGGCCCGGATGATAAGCTCTGCCGAGAGTCCCACAACTTCAGTCGGGTCTGGACAGGGACGTTCTACGACATGGTTGTTTCGATCACCTACAAACTGGTGGAGCAGGGGTGGGACATGATCTCGGCCCTGAAGAACAGTCGGGACATCTGCGCCCGCTACCTGATGTCAGGGATAGGCATTGCGCCCTCCACGCCCCGCTTTTTCGACGCCATCGCCAGCGCCATTCTCGCAGTGGACGCCAGTGAAGGTGGTTCGTACCAGGGCACCCTCCACGAAATCTTCAGCACCCGTAACGTGTTGCTTGTTACTCCTTTGGGCTTTGCGGCTGGGGCAACACCGGAGGATTTGCACCTGGACTCCCATGACGAAGTGTTGCACAAATTGGCGGTTATCGTTTACCTTTTGAAAAAGCGCTTAACAATGCGGCTGGCCGATAGTAAAATGGCTCTGCCATCGGACGGCAATCCGCTTTATAATGTGGAGGTCGAATTACCGGCGGACGATTACTACCGCTTTGACGCCGCCGGCAAGCTGGTGGAACGAATCGAGCCGCACCTGCCTGATATTTTGAGGGCCGTGCTACTCATGCTCCAGTTCCTCCATGAGAACGATCTGGTTGGTCCCGATAAGCCGTGGGGTATCGCAGACGGGAAACTCGTGCGGCAGCACTCTTGTAACGAAGGCAGCTATGTAAATAATTCGATGGTGAAAGGGGCACCGGAGTACGGTAAGCCCTGGAAGCCGCAGAATAACGCAGGCTGCTGTAGTTGTTGCAAGCCGAAAAAGCACGAAGTACCGCCGCCGATCAAGATGGGATGCGTGGTGCGTGCGCAAGGTGCGCCAACTCCCAAGACGGTTACGGGGCAACTAACCCGCACGAAAGCCTGCTAAGGGCTTGACTCAGCAACCTGGACTGCTTATATTCCTTGGGTGGCCTACACAAAAAGGAGACAGCCATGTATTACGGTGACGACCTGCTGGAACGCCAGCGCAAAGGGTGGATGGGCGAGACGTTGTTTGCGTCCGCCGTCGATCCCGAAGAGGAAGACGAGGAGGACGACGAGGACGAGGACGACGAGGACGACGACCTCGATGAAGACGACTTCGAGGACGACGAGGACGACCTCGATGAAGACGATTTCGAGGACGACGACGAGGATGATGACGAGGACGACGAGGACAGCGAGGACGAGGAGGATGAGGACGAGGAAGAAGACGACTAAAGCGGGAGTCCATGTATCTGGCAACTGAATACCTCATCAGATCGGGCATCGCCAAGCGGATGCTTCGGATTCCCTGCTCCTTGTTCCTTACCGATCTCGTCGGGGGCGAGAAAAAGGTCATCACCATAAGCCACGGATACCGGCTCAGCGACCGGCTGGTGGTCAAACACTGGCTGGTCGGGCTGTGCCGGGACGAGCAGGTGATACCTTCCCTTCAAGAATACCTCGTCCGTCACGAAAGCATTTTTGACGACCCGCATGTGATATTGGAGAGGCACCGACTCCTCAAGTACAAGGAGGAGCCGGTGCCTTCCCATCTCAACAGTTTCAACCATCCGATGCTGGCTGAAACTTACAACCACTTTGCCGACCAGTTTTTTGACTCCGCTGGCCACCGCTTACGGCGCGAGAACTGGCTCTGGGATGAGTTTGTCCGCATCTACTTTCCCCAACTCATAAAACTGTGCTACAGCATCTTCCAGTACCGGCACAAAGACGACGCCGCTGCCGATCAACGCAACATCGTCCGCCAGCACTACCAGGAGCGGTGGCTCTATTGGTTAAAGTGGCGGAAATATCTGCTGGATTTTGAGGGACCGCCTGCTGAACTGGTGTTTTGCAGGGAATACAAGAGCTATCATGAGGCCGACTGACGCTGGCGCATTTTCTTTCTCATGAAAGGATGGGCGGGCGTCGGAGGAAGCTCCTTGGGGTCGTTGGTATAGACCGGCATGGCCCCGCCGCCCTTTTTCACGTCCCGTTCGATCCGAGAACTGGTAGGCTCCAGGCTCGGTTCGATGCCGTAATTGCCAGCTATTTCCAGCCATTGAAGAAAGGTCTTCATTGCGCTAATATATAGAAGCATGAGCTACAAATGGCACGGCCTTATGCGCATTCTGGAAATCACCTGGCTGCGTGACGGCAAGATCATCTTTTACGACACCGACCTGCCCAACACGCTGCACTTCTTGGGTGAAGCCTTCTGTTTGTCCGCCCTGTTCACCGGCGGCAACAACCCCAACACCTTCATCCCCGACAGCTACTACATGGGCCTCGACGCCCGGCCCACAATCAACGTCAATGACACCATGCAAAGCCTGGTCAATGAGCCGGTAGGGAACGGCTATGCCCGCCAACTGCTGAGTTCAAGCACCGGGTTTACTATCGACGTGAGTGGGGGCTACCACCGGGCGGTTGGCAATATCATTACCTTCAACGCCAGTGGCGTTGGCTGGGGGCCAGTCACCAATATCTTCTTGACGGACCAGGGTGATAACTCCGGCACACTTATTGCTTCCGCACCGTTGTCCACCCCGATCCAGGCGAATGCCGGCGATCAGATAAACATGCGCATGGGGATGTCCCTGCGCGACTGCCCTTAACCATAGGCCAGGGTATCGAGGAGGACTTCCAGTTCCTTGATTTCCACAAAATGCAGGAGATTAAATATGCTCCGTCCCTTGCGGACCTTGGTGTACTGTTTGAATTGCATGTACCCGGACCCGCCATCCTTGATGTCGCGCAGCATTTTTGGGTTGGGAGCGGCACTTGGGATTTCCTCGCCCGTGGGCTTGATAGCAACCGCCACTTCGCCTTCCTGGGGCAAGTTCATCACATAACCGTCTTCGTAGTTGGTAATGGGCGTGGATACAGGTGCATTGCAAATCCGGTATTTGCAGAATACTTCATTCGCCGGCTCTGTGGTCTTGCCCCGGTGGAACCAGACGGGCACGCTGACTCCCACCACTTCGACATCCCCGCCTTCGGCCAGCTTGTACCGCTCTTCCCTGGTGAGGAAAATATTGTGCAACACCGTGATGGTTATGTTGGGGTTTTTCATAGGGACGCCTCGTAGAACGGGCAAATCTGGTTGTAGTCGCAGCGCTGACAATGGAAGCCGACGTTGCCCCACACCGTTTCGGGCTTGGTGTCCTCGATGTCGTGATAAACCTGTTTCATCTCCTGCGCCGCTGCGTCCAGGGACTCCTGCGTGAACTTGGTGGAGATGAGTTCGCACCCTTCGAGATAAAACAGGGCGGCGCGAATGTCCTCGGCCTTGGCACCGAACTCCTTCTGCACGACCATCGCATAGACCCGGAGTTGAAGGTCGTCCACGATGCTGGTGGCGGTTTTGCGCCACGGGCCTTTCTTGGTCGTCTTGTAGTCGATAATGAAAAACTTGCCCCGGCGCTCGATCAGACGGTCGATGAAGCCCGTGATGTAGTGCTTGGTAGGTGGCTCCAGGTCGTAGTTGAAGGGCCACTCCAGCCTGCCGTCAAAGCCGATCTTTTCGGTGAGCTTCTTGATGCAGCGTAAGTGCTTGGGGAACTTGGAGTTGTACTCGCCCTGCATTTTGGGGGCGTGGACGCCTTCTTTGAGAAGAATCCGCCCTTTCATCACGTCGGCGGCGACATCGGTAATTTGCCGTTTGCCGCCGGCACGCACATATTCTTCGGCTACCTTATGGACGATATTGCCATAGGTAAGGTAGAATGGCGTTACCCCCTCTGGGATCACCTTCAGGTGGTAGCGGTATTTGTACTGCTGCTGACAAGTCTGCCAGACGTTGGCCCTGGAGACGGAAATATGCTCTATGTTCATCAGAACAACCTTGTGGTATAATAGGCACGAGCGAGAAGATATTAGCCTGCGAGTGTCCGCAGGAGCTAGTTCGCTCGCTCGTGCTTAGATATTATAAACCTCTTGGGAACCCAGAAAAAGGCGTGATTCATGGCCGTCGATTTTCAGCGCTTTGTGGATTGGGCCGAAAGCCGCTTTGATGATGTGATCGTCAAGGGCGGGGAAGTGCGGCTTAACTCCATCTTCAGCGACGAGCCAGACTCCCACTTCCACCTATGGTGCAGCCCCTCCGGGGGCAAGAAGCACCGTGATAACGGCGTGTTCCACTGCTTCAAGACCGACCGCAAGGGCAGCCTTATCACCCTCGTCATGGAAGTGGACAAGTGCGACTATGACGAGGCCCTGGCGACCCTGCGGGGCGAAACGTCCTTGCGGGTGTTGGAAGAAAAACTGGAGGAGTATTTAACCCAGCAGGAGGCTGCACCCAAGGCTGAAACCAAACTGTTCCTGCCGCCGCACGCAGCGATTATCAGCGCGAACCCGAATGGCTGGTGGGAACGCAAGGCCAGGGAATATTTGAAAAAGCGAGCCATCCCGGCGGACGAGTATTATATTTGCACGGACGGGCAATATAAAGGCCGCATCATCATTCCCTACTACGACCGCACCGGGAAACTCATTTACTGGAATGCCCGTGCCACCCACCCCAAGGCCAGACTTCGCTACGTCGGGCCTCCCAAGGACGTGGGCGTGGGCAAGGAGGACGTGGTTTACATGGACCATTGGCCCCCGGAAGGGGCCACCGTCCATCTTTGTGAGGGTGAGTTCAATGCCAAGAGCCTAAGCCTGGCAGGATTGCATGGGGCTGCCTGCGGCGGCAAAAGCATGAGCGCTAAGCAGGCGGTAATCCTCAAGGATTATGCAATCGTGATCTGCCTCGACCGGGATAAGCCAGGCTGGAAAGGTGCTGCCAGCATGAGTGAAAAGCTCAGTGCCATCTCGGTGCGGCTGGGATTGCAAGATCGCCTGCTGCTGGTCCGGCCTCCGATGGGTTATAAGGACTGGAATGAGATGCTGGTCAAGTTTGGACCGGAAATATTGGCGGCGTATGTCGCCCGCAGCGCTAAACCGCTGGAACAACATACGCCGTTAGGGAAGTCGAATCTGTTCTTCAACCTGCGCGACGTGTGACTACACCATTCGGTAGCCCAGAGAGGCCAGAAAAGTTGTGGCCTGCTGGGCATTTAGCTGGCTGCCAACAGGATATTGTCTGGTAAAGTTTTGCAATGCCTGTTGTTGCTGCTGTGGCGTTACCTGTTGGTGCTGGCCAGGAGTAGTGCCGGCAGCCGGTGCAGCGGCAGGAGCAGGAGCAGGTGCGGCAGCCACAGGTGCCCCGTTCGTTTCACCGAATAGGTTACGATCCACAAGCCATTCCTTGAACTTCTTCGGCTTGTCCTCGTGCTTATATTTTTCCTTCTTCTCCGGCTTCTTCTTGCTCTTGGAAGTGTCGCCAGGCTCCGGCTTATAATGAGGCTTGGCCTTCTTTTTGTTTTTCATGTACCAGGCCAGGGCGAACGGGTTGTCGATGTCCTTGTGGCGCTTCATAGCCTTGGTGGTTCCAGACCAACCAGGCGGCGATACTTCGTCAAGTCTCTTGTCCATTTTACTCCCCTAATGTATGAACCTTACATACTTTGTCGGCAAAGCTTGTTCCGTATTTACGCACCCGGTCAACAGGAATTTTAACGAGAAACAGCTTCAGGACTATTTTGTTGGTCTGGTGGAATCCGTTGATGCCAGGGGCGTTTGGACAACCCACCCCATCACGGGCTGCAAGAACTACTATCCGATGGAGAATATTATCGCCATCTGCGAGGAACAAGTTGTCCATGACCAGAAAATACTTGAGAAGTACAAGGAAGCCAAAAAGGAAGTCGAGGCACCGATAGCTACGCCAGGGGATACAACTTTCATCGACCATGAGATGATGGTCCGGCTATCACAGCAGGCCAAGCAACTCAGTCGGAAGCCAGGCGCTTCTTGAAATATTCGTGACGCTGGGATAAGGGCAGATGGGCGTACTCAGATCGCAATATTGGTTTGCCGCCTTCGCGCAGGAGCTTCCGATAGCGAGCTATCAACTCGATTGATTCGGGGAACTTATCTAATTCTGGCATGAGGCCACCAAGGTCGGCGTCGGGGTCCGAGTCCTTGTCACGGGTGCGGCCCGCAAAGAGCAACCTCTTTACTTTCTCGATCTCGCCCGCCTTCAAATCTCGCTTTAACTCTTCCATTTCCGCTGCGTTAATGCGTCCTTCCCCAGCAAGGGTGTCGATTTGGCTTACTAACTCCTTTGGGTCATCTTCCGGCTTTTTCTTCTTGCCTCTCGACGGCCTCCGCTGGAAATGTCCTTCGATCTTCCTTTGCACCGATTCCTCGGTGTCACCCTCGTGTTCGATGCGGCTCAAGTGCGGGGCATGTTCGGACATATATTCATCGTAGATGTCCGGGTAGTAGCGCTTGATGATCTCTATGCGAGGATCGCCCTTGCGTAGTACCTTGGGCAGCACAACCCGTAATTTGCCAGCGTTATGGCCCCGGCCCTCCTTACCTGCGTTCCCCTTGCGATTGAGATGGTCTTTTTCATCCTGCGGTAGTGACATCCAGGGGTGCCAAACGGCATCCAGTATTTCCCTTTGCTCATCGGTTAGGGTGTGGAGATGCCGCTTGCGCAAGTCCGTCAATGTTTTTATAACATGCGGTCGGTTAGCATCACTGAGAAGTTCCTTATAACGCTCGCTTCGGCCAGGAGCCGCCGTATGCTCTGGTCCTTCCGGGACCGGACCTGGCACACCTTCGTCCTCATGCTCCTCCTCGGCCTCCGGTTCCTCTGGCTCAATCGGCGGTGCGGCAGTTGGCTTTTCTGGCGTACCCTCCAGAGAATAGGGTTCCCCCTCCTGCGTTGGGGCGTGAGGTATCCGATTGTAGAGGGCGGCGGGACTTAACATGCTGCCGGCAGGATCGCTGGCCTTTACCCCGAACTTAACCTTGCCGCCCTTGGTTTCTCCGATGGCATCCCAATGGGCAAAGGCAGCCTTGACCCAGGCCCATACCCGGCGCTTGTGATCGAGGTCCGATTCGTCTTTCCCTTGTGAGGGTATGTCACCTGGCCACGGTGGGACCGGCCCTTGGGCCTTGTCCTTCTTCTTTTTTCCCGGTTTCTTGACTGGTGGTTCCTCTTCTTCCGCTTCCGCTTCCGCTTCCGCTTCCGGTGAAAAGGACGCAGGTGGGGCGTGTAGTCCGGCGGCGGGCACTGGCGGCAGGTTTTGCGGCATACTGGCCCGTCCTGAAGGTTTTAGGGTTCCTTCTTCATCCTCTGCCCCGCCATGACGGCCCATTTCCTCATGGGAGGCTGGCGATAAACCATCGCTGCGCCGTGCAGGCACGTCCGGTTCTTCGTCTGGCTCTTCTACTGGCGGTTCGCCTTCGGGCGCTGGAGCCGATGGCCTTTCTGGGGGCGGTTCTTCTTCTGGCGGTCCTTCGTCTGGCGGTGGCTCCTCCTCTGGTAGCTGTTCGGCATCGGGCCGCTGCTGCGTTGCTGGCGTGGGGTCCATGTAGTTGGCACCAATATTGACTGCATTCTGCATGGACCGCTGGAATTCCCTCTTTATGTCCTGAATATAGCGCATGATAGCTCTGGTGGCGTCATCACGCCAGTTGTCCAAGGCCCGATCAATTTGCAGTACGCCCTGCCCGGCCACCGCTGCTTCGAGGAGGGTGCTGAGTTCAGTAACAGTGCGGTATTCGGCAATTGAAAGCACCCGTTCCCCGGTCCACTCCGGCACGGTTTCTCCCCAGGCACCCAGCCGGTTGCGATAGTAATAAGGGTTGCTCGTTGCATCAGCCCCGTGCCACAGGTTTTTCCACCAGTTGGCAATGCGCGTGCCGATGCCACGTTGCGCCGTAACCCCGCCTGGTCCTTTTAGCTGGTTACTCAGGTCTTTGACTAATTTTTGTATCTCTCTAGGTAGTTCTTGCTCAATGCGGGCAAATTCGGCGTCCATATTTTGAACGAGATTATGGAGCGTTTGCTGAATAAGCGGACCAGCACCCCTGGCCGGTGGTGGTTCAGCCTGGGGCGCTGCTTGGCGGGCCTCGTTGGTCTTCTTCAGATAGGTGGCAAAATCACGCATTTGACTCCTAAAGCTAAAGCTATATATTTGCTTCAGGCTATTTTGTTCGGGACGTGTCGGTGATAAACTCTCCGATTTTCTTCAGCGACATGAGGCAGGAGTCGAACTTGTGGAAGTCGCTGGAGAGGTATTCCAGTGTCAATTCGTCAAATTGTTTGGACTCGTCCTCGCTGGTGGCTTCAAAATATACGGCCTTGCCCTTGCGACCCACTACGCGAAATTTGTGCATGAGAAGGAAGGCGGCAGCGCCCAGGTCGGTAACGAACTTCTGGGCACGAGGTTCGCACACCGATTCATCTATTTTTTTGAGTGACATCAGGCAGGAGTCAAAGCGGTGGAACTCACTGGACAGGTATTCCAGTTTCAAGTTATCGAACTCCGGTCCTTGCTGGTCATCGACCTCGAAGAATATTGACTTCCCCTGCCTGCCGATGACCTTGTGTTCGTGCATCAGGATATATGCTGCGGCCCCAAGGTCGGAGACACCTTTCTGCAACTTTTTCATCTACACCTTTCTTTCAATGCCCGGCAGTATGAGAGTGATACTGCCGGGCATTTGTGCTTCATATCAGAATAACTTTTTGATCTTCTTGGCGAGGATGCTTGCGATCACCTGATCGGCGGTCTTATCGCTGACCAGTTTCTTCAAGGCACAGAAGACCTCCTTAACGTCCTTGTGCGATATATTCGTAGTCGCACCGTTGACCTGTAGGTTGCCGCCTGCCTCCCACTTGATGTCACACTTGGGGCATTTCGCCGCCAGGAGGTTAGTCAAACGGTCGGGGTTCGCCGTCTGGAATTCGGGGAAGACTTCCCCGATCTGGCACCACAACTGGTCGATGTTGTTCAGGAGCGGACAGCCGTTATCGACCATTCGATCCTTCTTGGCCCTGGCAGCGTAAATTGAATCGGCGCTGCCCATGCCCGCCTCGTCCATGTCCCTCTTGACGATCTCTTGTATTTCCTCCCTGGTGTAATTGTGGCCTTCGTGCCACTGCTGGAAGGGCTTGAGCTTTGTTTTCTCGCCCAGGATATGCTCCCCAGGTTCCTTCCGTCCCATCATTTCTTCTTGCTCGGCAAAGAGGTTCCTGGCGAAGCAATTGATCGCGTCGTCAATGAACGATGATTTGGTTTGTTCTTTGTCGTTGTTTATAGACTCATCCATTTTGTTCCTTTCACTTAACTGATGCTTCGGCAGCTATCAAGCAGCCACGGGACACGCTGAAAAGGGGATCGGCTGGCCGGATGATCTCCCCAATAGGAATGGGGAGCTTGGCCTGGGTTACGACATCCTTGAACAGTTGCCCGAACCCGTGAGGGCAAGACACGCCGCCGGCAATAACGATGTCTACCGGGGCGTCCGCCCGCACCTGTTTCGATTCCTTCGTCAGTCCTTCCTTTATGCCCCTGACCGTGTTCTCAATCATGATCCGGTACTGCGTCTGAATCGCCCGCTCAACAAGGCTGTTGGGGGCTTTGGCCAGGTCTACCTTCATTTTTTCTTTGTTGATGAAGGTTGGACTGTCGCCGGTGGCTTTGGCAGCCATCTTGTCAATCCAGTCGCCACTATGTACCAACGCGAATTTGAACACGGGGTTGCCGAACATGGAGAAACACAGATTCACCATGCCGGCACCAAATGAAATCCCGATGCCTGTATAAGCCTTCTTGCCTAGTTCGGCGTATACCAATGCCAGGCCCTCGTTGATCGGATGCGGGTCTACCGAAAAGCCGTTCTCGGCCTTGAAAGCCTTGAATATCGACTCCAGTATTTTCTGGTGGTAAATCGCGTCGGTTTCTTCGTTGATGGCGTTGGCGGGCACGCTGAAAAAGAGAACTTCCTTTTCTCGTTTTACACCTTCCAGCAGGCTATGGACCATGATGCTGAGAATCTGGAAGGCGTCCCGTTCCTTGGGGTTGACACAACCCTGGTGCATGGGCCGTTTGAGGTCGAGGCTCGTCAACGTGTAAGCCATGTTGACTGCCGCTTCGCCCAGGGCGTAGCCCACGTCGGCGCGCTCTATGAGAGGCACGCCTGCGGTCTTCATCATGGTAAAGACGAAACGATCCTCCAGGGGTATTTCCAAGAAGGCGTTGACCTCACGCTTATGCACGAAGTTGCCCTTCTCATCCCTGTGGCAACAGACTAGGTTGTACGTTCCGGCATCGAATCCTACTGGCATCATTCCTCCTGGTACTTACCGAACTTGATCTTGGACGAGGTAAAATCGGGTATCGCCCATTCTACCTTATCCTCTGGAGTTTCGGGGGAAACGGTCCTTGCCGCTACCTTCACTCCATCGGCGTTGAGGTTGATGTTCAGTTCCAAGACTATGGAAACGGTACACTCACCTTGCTGCGTCACAACCCGGACTTCATGGGGCTTGATAAGCTGTGGCATATCAGCTATCTAGCCCGTAATTTCCCCGTTTTAACTGAGTGTGATAGGCCATTTTTGGAACATTCTTTCAAGACCGTTGGCCAGGATGTCCGGCGTCAGTTCGGTTAGACACGGCTTGAGTACGTCCTTGCACTTGGGGCATTGCGGCCACGCAAAGCAGGGACCACAATCCCAATTGCCATCGTCCCGGTGCTTCTGGACCAGCACGAAATCGTAATATTTGCCGTAAACCTTGCCGTCAATAAAGGTGAAAATACCCGTCAGCGGCTTCTTCAAACCGCCGGCGCAATGGAAGGTGGACGTATCCACGCTTACCACATAGTCGGCACAGTCAATAACGGCCATCCACTGCTTGTGACCTATATTCCAGATGGTCGAGAAGGGCTTGAGATCGTAGAGCGGACTGTTGTGGAGGCCAACAACGAAGCAGCCTTTTTGGTGGAGGTATTTGGCAACCATCATCATTTGCTGCTTGCTCAAGTTCTTCCCAGCTTGGGCGGAAACGGGTGAGAAGACCACGGTTGGCCCCTTATGCTTGCCTTTAAGCTGCCTGATTTTGTCAATCGCCCAGCGCTTTGCTTCCTGGTCGATGTGCAGGTGCATGTTGTGTTTGGTAAGAATGACCCCGCAATGGCTGGCCCAGATGTCGCTCCGGTGTTTGTCGGCAAAGGGGGCAACCTGAGCCTCGTAGCGGCCACAGGCCGTAGTGGTGTTGTAACTAATCAGGTAGTCGTGCAGTCTCACCGTTCGGCAGTTTACTACCTCGTCCACAAAGGGGTGGTTCTCGGAGGCGTGAATATAATCCGGGGGCACCGCCCAGACGATCTTGCAACCTGGAAAAACCCGTTTGAAGTCCTCAAACATCATGCGGTGCATCAGGATGTCTCCCAGCCCGCCGCACTCTCGAACAATCAACACGGTGTTCCGTTTGTTATAGAAATCGCGTAGGCCCACGGGCGAGGGCGGTTTGGGGTGACGAATCAGCTTGACCATGCTATAAAAGAGAAGCAGCCCGGAAATATCCGGGCTGCCGGTAGCAAGTTCTGCATGAAGAACTCGTTAGCTGTTGCACATGGAGGTCACGGAGGCGAGTACCGACACCGATACGGTGGTGGCACCGGAAGTGCTGTTGTCGAACTCCAGCTTGCTGACCGTCAAATCGCCAGCGTTGAAGACCTGAGTTACCAGGCCACCTAACGTGAATACCGCATTGGTATTGCCGTTGAGGCGAACCTTGACGCCGTTCGCGCTGTTGTTGGTCAACTGGACGAACGAGGCCGGGTTGCCATACGTTCCAACGAAGTCGATGACGTTGGCCGGGGTGCTGTAGCTCGTGCCGCCGACAACATTCAGGTTTTGGGCAACCGGGAAGTTGTTTTCCGGGGCGAAGTCAGAGTAAACGCTACCGTCATCCGTTACCACATTGATGAAAGCCTGGTCCAGAGGAACCTGCGGATAGGCAAACCGCTTCCAATAGTTGCAGTCCGTGAAGGTCTGGCCGTCACGGAGCTTGCGCCAGGTCCGGTTGGGTCCGGTGACATAAATCGTGCGCTGAATCGACGGGTTCATCTGCACGCCCAACTGATCGACGCTCGATGGCACTATTGCCTGCGTGGTCGGGTTAATGTCCATATAACCCTGGTAGGGGTTGTTCAAAGCCACTTGAAATACGCTCATTGTTCTCCTTGAGTGTGATTCCCTGTCCTGGTCTTCGGGTGTATCTATGCAGGAAGTTCCAAAACTTCCGCCCTTTCAAACATATTTTGGTACAATTTGGTCCCTAGTCCGGTTGGCACCAGGGCTGTTTGGATACCCCTCGCCGCCGCAGCGAACAGAAACTCGTTCTCCACGCCGATGACCCAAGCCGCTCCCTGAAAATTATTGCCAACCTCGACTTCCAGGCCCTCGTCCCTGGCCAGATGGCGGCAGCGGTCGATCTGTTGTGCAGTCAATGATTTGGTTGGGATGACCCCTTCGGGGCTAATGAGGCAATAGTCGCCTGGGGGCGGCTCCGGGACACTAATGGAGAGTGGGATTTGCGACTCTTCCATAAGGACTTCGACGGGATGGGATTGCAGGTCGCAGGTGAGGTTGCGGATGTAGGCGAAGTTCAACTCGTTTTCGCGCAGTTGGCTGTAGGTTAGAACATTGGGATGGCCGTCGAGCAGGTGAAAGACTTCATCCATGCACGCTATATAAACCTGAATGCCCGGCAACTCTTTCTCGATGTTGGGACGGAGCAGCAATAGTTGAACGAGATATTCGTTTGACCTGCCGAAATAACCAATGCAGTAACGGTCTTTGATCTTCGCATAATGCGGTAGGACTACAGCCATGAACACTCCAGACCACGAGAAAGCCAAATTGGGGGCCGACGCCCTCCATGAATTCTTCAATCAGTTCGGGCCACCCGACGTTTATAACAGAGTCCTTCTGGAAGAGGTTTTCAGGACGCTTTATGGCAAAGATATATCTGTACCTGGCCCGCAGGGACAAAAAGGGCCTGAAGTTGGTCAGTGTGCTAGAAGGCCCGCTGACAGCCCCGGTTCGGTTAATGGATGTGAAGCTGCTCAACCTGCCCGGCAACATGGAGCAGGAGATTTCCCGCATCGTCCATGAAAACCGCATGTATTGGGAGCCGTGGTTGGAAAGTGCCGAGTCTTTTGAAGCTTTGAAAAAGGCAGTACGCAGTCGTGGCTATAGACAGGTGCCGGCCCACGGCAATCCGTTGTATATGGGTGATAGGTTCAGGAAGCAGGCAACAGTCCCGCCATCTAAACCCGTGCCGTCGATGCTGAGAAGGATTTGATTACAGACCGCCCTTACGCACGAAGAGCCTGGAAATGATAAACCGACCTGCATTAACCTCGATGAGCAACGCCTGCCCGTCCATTTCAACTAGAGTTCCGCCGTCGCGCTTGAACTCCTTAGCTATCTCGTAAAGCTCGCCTTCCTGGGGTTCGATCTTTTCCAAGAGTTTTTTCAAGCTGATCTTGGATTCGACTTGTGTTCCCACTTGGTTCCTGCGGGCCTCATGCTCGCTTTGGCTTTCCATCCACTTCTTGAACTCGTTGAGTGAAAAGGATGGTTCTCGGTGTTTAGCCATTTTTGTCCTCAAAGAAAGTCACAATTTCTTCTGGCCTTATATATGGCGCGTTCTCATATTCTAAACCCGCTGAAGAACTTCTTATCTTGATTTCTTGATCCGAAGTCTTCAGCCAGTACATACACCCGTCGATGAATCCCTGGCCGATTCGCTGCTGAGGATATTGCCACAAGCCGTTGGGTAGTTGCTCGGCACCGGGCCGCTCCTCGCTAAATGAATCATCACAGCAGGCCAGAAGGAGTTTCCGAAGGTTGAAACGATAGGCAATACAAATGGCGGCACAGATGGGGTTGCGATAATCGTCAATCTGGTATTCTACTTCGTTCCCCTTTGTCCCAGAGTACCGCTCGTCACCCACGGGAAGGTAGCGGTACTTTATGCCACGGTAGCGTTGTAGAAACTCGTGATTTGTGCGCACCGACGCTATGCAGCGAGGAAATATGCGGGGCATGAAGTGCAAGCACTCCGGGTAGGGATTGTTGACAACATAATATGCTGGAACCCTGGCTTCCTGCCATTTCTTGAGGGCGGCATTTACGGCTATGATCGTTACCGATTTGTCCAAGCGTCCAAGTACCTTTTGCACGGCGTTGAAGTGATGGCCGTCCGACACGATGACGACTTTATCATGACGGAATGTTTCTCTGTCCACCCAAGGGTTCCGGCTCCGGTTGTTAATTGTTTCATTTTGCAATAGGACCGGGTAATCTTGTTGCCTGGTCAGATTGTTGATGTCAACGTAAGGCACCAGATGCTTGGTGAAGTTCCTGACCCACATACCTGTAGGCGTCAGCAGGTACTCGTTCTTGTTGCTGTGTTTCTTGATTATCATGTTACTTCTTTGGGCATGGCACGATGGCAACGCAGGCGGGGCCATCCTCGCTGTCTTCCCCTGTCAGCTTCGATACGTCCAGTTGAATCTTCACGTCTATCGGTGCGCCCTTGTAGACCAATTCGACCTCCGGCTTCTCAGGCATCACCAATTGGATGATCGAGGGCACGCTGCCGATCAACTCGATAACACTTGGCACGCCGGCCACCTGGATAACGTCGGGAATGCCAGAGGCATCCAGGGTGATAACTGTCGGCAGTTCCCTCGGCATCTCGATGGTTATTACAGTAGGCAGGTTGCCAGAGTCCACCACAATCCGGCTGGGGATGTCCGTCGCCACCACTTCGATGGACTGCGGCAGGTCGTGCTTCAGTTTGATCTCAGTCGGGATTGGTTCCTTCATCTCGACCTGGATATTTGGAATCTTGGGGGTATCCACCTGGATCATTACCGGAATGTCATGGATCACCCGTATGTCTGGTATATGCGGCATGACGATATGGATTTCAGATGGAATACCCAGGCTCTCGGCCACTGCTGTCATAGGAATGCCGCCGAAGCTGTCTTGGAAGTCCTCGCCAAGCTGGGTGGCCCCGACCATTGAGGCGGCGCTAGGACATTGCACCGTGACAATGCAGGAGATCGTCGGCATTGGTGTTGGGAACGTCACCGATATTGTTGGGGCGTCAGCAAAGCTGATAATTGTCGGTACGGTGGCCGGAGCGAAGGTAATGCTCGTGGGGATGGATACGGGCGTAATCGTGATCTCAGTCGGCACCGTCACCGGAGCAAAACTGATATACGTCGGCAGTGTCACCGGCGTAAAGGCGATGGTCGTTGCAAAGGTTACGGGCGTTATCTTGATCTCAGTCGGCACCGTCACTGGAGCAAAGCTGATGTAGGTCGGCACCGTCACCGGAGCAAAGCTGATGTAGCTTGGCAGTGTCACCGGGGCGAAGCTTATGTAGGTCGGTAGCGTCACCGGCGTAAAGGCGATGGTTGTTGCAAAAGTTACGGGCGTTATCTTGATCTCAGTCGGCACCGTCACCGGAGCAAAACTGATATACGTCGGCACCGTCACTGGAGTAAAGCTGATGTAGCTTGGCAGTTCCACCGGGGTAAAGGCGATGGTTGTTGCAAAAGTTACGGGCGTTATCTTGATCTCGGTCGGGAATGAGACGGGCGTAATCTTGATCTCGGTCGGCACCGTCACCGGGGCGAAGCTGATATAGGTCGGCACTGTCACCGGCGTAAAGCTGATGTAGCTCGGCAGTTCCACCGGCGCGAAGCTTATGGCGGTCGGGAACGATACTGGTGTTATCTTGATCTCGGTCGGGAAGGAGACGGGCGTTATCTTGATCTCACTCGGCACTGTCACCGGGGCGAAGCTGATGATGCTGGCTACTGTCACCGGGGCAAAGCTGATATATGTTGGAACGTCTACCGGGGCGAAACTAATGGCAGTCGGGAACGATACCGGGGAAATCTTGATCTCGGTCGGGAACGACACCGGCGATACCTTGATCTCGGTCGGGAACGACACGGGGGTTATCTTGATTTCGGTCGGCACCGTTACCGGCGCGAAGCTGATGGTACTCGGCACCGTCACCGGCGCGAAACTGATGGTACTTGGAAACTCTACCGGGGCAAAGCTAATGGCGGTCGGGAACGATACCGGCGAAATCTTGATTTCAGTCGGGAACGACACGGGCGTAATCTTGATCTCAGTCGGCACCGTCACCGGCGCAAAGCTGATGTAGCTGGGAACCTCCACCGGGGCGAAGCTAATGGTACTCGGCACCGTTATTGGCGCGAAGCTGATGGTACTTGGGAATTCCACCGGGGCGAAGCTGATGGCGGTCGGGAATGATACCGGGGAAATCTTGATTTCAGTCGGGAACGAGACGGGTGTAATCTTTATCTCGGTCGGCACCGTCACCGGCGCGAAGCTGATGTAAGTAGGAACCTCCACCGGGGCAAAGCTGATGATACTCGGCACCGTAACTGGCGCAAAGCTGATGTAACTCGGCAATTCTATCGGTGCAAAACTGATGGCGGTCGGGAACGATACCGGGGATACCTTGATTTCGGTCGGGAACGAAACAGGTGTAATCTTGATCTCGGTCGGCACTGTCACCGGCGCAAAGCTGATGTACGTCGGCACTGTCACCGGAGCGAAACTGATATACGTCGGCACATCCACCGGCGCGAAGCTAATGGCGGTCGGGAACGAGACGGGCGTAATTCTGATCTCGGTCGGGAACGAGACGGGCGTAATCTTGATCTCGGTCGGGAACGAGACGGGCGCAATCGTAATCTGAGTTGGGACCGTCACCGGGGCGAAGCTAATGTATGTCGGCACCGTTATCGGTGTGAAACTAATAACGGACGGCACACACATGGGGGTGAAACTGATGATAGTCGGTATTGCGGGAGGCGCAATTTCGATTATCGGAGGAATGTCCACCGGCGTGATGAATATAAACGTCGGAATGTATACCGGCGTAATGCTAATGAACGTCGGGAAGGTTATCGGCGTAAACTCAATCAACGACGGAAAATCAATTGGCCCGAAAACGATGATGGTCGGTATGTCAATTGGCCCAAAGTTGATGATGGTCGGTATCGTTACGGGGCCGAAGTCGATGATCGACGGTATATCAATCGGCCCGAAATCAATCACCGATGGGATCGAAATGTCAATGGGTCCGATGTCGATGGCGGACGGCACTACGATGTCAATGATTGACGGAATGCTGACAGGCCCGAACTCAATCAAGCTGGGAATCTCAATCGGCGGCTCGACCACGATGACCGATGGTATGACAATTGGCCCGATGGGGCTGATGTCCAGGCACGGCAACACTATGGGCGGCGGGATGATTGGGACCGAAGGTACGGCCACGCTTGGGAATACCAGCGGCGGGATGGTCGGGCATTCGGGAATCGGGATTTCAAAGGGCTGTTCTACCGGGGGAGTCGGCGGTTCGGAAACATTGCTCCGCTGGTTGGGTGTCTGCGCGATCTGGCATTTGCCATTCGACACGCTGATAATGGGGTCGATATTGGCGCTGGGTGCATAGTTGTAGGTGCCCACCAGTTGGGAAGTCGTGAACGCCCCGTCACCGAAATCGAGACGGAAATCCGTGTAGGTGCCGGTAATAAGGACGTTATACTGGACGTGCGTGCCGGTCGCCGGGTCCGATGAAAGCACGTCGAACTGAAAGGTAATATCCGGGCACGCGAAGTCGTCAAAGATTACCGGGGTGCCTTGCAAGTGCCGGATGCGCCAGTCCAGGGTCGGCAGGAGGGTCGTGAAGTTCTCCCCGACGAAGTTCTCGATGTTGAGGACGGCGTTGATTAACTGGTTGTGTTGTTCGGCTATGACAAAACCACGCACGTCCGTGCCACCGGGGTTAAATTGCGTGGGCTGCCCGCCCAGGTTGCGGCAACAGCGTTTCAGGGTGACGACTTTGCCGCTGGCGTTCTTATCCACGGCGTCGTAATAGAACATTTCGCCGTTGATGACGGCAAAGCCGTTGTCCGCCCATAAATCTTGGCAATCACCGGCTACCGGCCTGATGGGGATTTCAAGGGACCAGGGCTGTGTATCGGCGGTCGTAACGGTTTCGGCGGTGTTATACACCAAGAATAGGGTATAATCACTGTCAATTCCGAAAGGATAAACCGATTGTGGTGGAAATCCGCTTGGCAAAGTAACCCCTCTTTTCCTTATATACCTCTCGCAGCAACAGCTTTAGAAAATCCCCATCTGCCATTGCGTTCCATCGGGCCTGGACCCCAGCGCCGAAAAGGTCGTGTCCACGTCACTGAACTTGATAAAGGCGTTGGTGCTGTAGTCAAAGCTGAGGTAGGCTTTGTGGTCGCCATCGGACGTTGCAACCAGGGTGTTGGCTTGGTTGTCGTAGCCGATTACACTGGCATCTTGCAGCACTCGGAAGGATGAAGAGTTAAGGCTCGTATTGTTCGTCTCCCAAACCCCGCTGGCGTCGTTGTAGGCTGACACCGCACCCGAATTGTTGAAGAAGTACAGTCCTGAATTCAGTGGCACCAGTCGCCCCTCGATTTTCACCAAACCCGCCATGTCCGGCAACTTCCGAATATTGACCGCCTCCACCGTGCCTACAGGTTCGCTGCGGTAGAAGCTGCGCAACTTGAAGAAATCACCCACATTGTCGTTGCGCACGAAATATCCGCTCGCTCCCTTCCAAGCGGAACGATAAACACTCATGTTCCCATCAAGAGGATTACCGCTGCCGTCATATTGAGCGGGATTTTGCATCAGGTCCGTCGCTCCGTTCAGATAGTTGCTTGTATAGATGGGGGTGTTTGTGTTGGCCTCTGTGATGAGGTTCGTAGTGTCCATCGTTTGGTTGGTGGGCGAACTGTTGGGGGCAATGGAGCCGGTTACGCCGCCCAGCAAAAAGTGGACGTTGTTGGGTGAGGCCAAGGCCACCCAATTCCAGGGTCGGTTGATGGTCAAGCGGCGTGTGTAGATGTCGCTGAAACCCTCGTATTCCAAGAACTCGATCCGTTCACTGGACGGTGGGGCCGTTACGGAACGCCCGCTGGCCCAATAAACAAGGCAAGAACCGCCGTCACCAGATAAGGTGGAGCCACGAGGCGTAAAGCCGTTGTTATGAGTGAACTCGTACAGTTGTTGTACGGCGTTTCTGTCGCCGGTGGGCAAGAAGCTGGAATCGTAACTGATCTGGAAAGCAGCCCCCTGTTTCGCCTTGAAAGTTTCACTGATGAGGCCGTACTCACGGGATTGAATATTCTGGGTGGCGTCGATGGTCCAATGCCACATATTTAGTTGCTCGATGATGTCGAAGGCGCTGGGCCACTTGGTAATCCGGTAGGCCCCAAACTTCGTGTCCACCCGCAAAATTAGGTCGTATATTCCGCCAATGCCGTAAGAGGCCGTGGTCGTCGGAGAGTTCGTGTGTAGCAGGTCGTCGCCTGCCGCCCAGGTGTAGTGGGTCACTGGATCAATGGGGTTGTTGTACCCGTCGAGCAGTTCGCCAGCGAAAGATCGGCCCGTGTTCGGGTTTACTCCTGGCGGAACCTCGGCCTGAATGATGCTCCCGGTGACGGCGCGAATGACAGGGGGTGTGACATAAGGACCGCCAATGGGCACGCCAGGGGTGACGATCTGCCCGGTGTAGGGTGCGAACTCGAATACCGCCTCGTCAGGGGCGGCAATGCGAGAATTTATCATCCCCGGCATTACCACTGTGTCGGAGCCGAACTTGTTGGTAACTGTCAGTGTCACGTCGAAGATGCCCGGCTCGTTATAAGTCTTGGTAATGGGACCGCCGCCAATATCAAATACCAGCACGTTGCTCATGTTTGGCGGCACCGCTGAAATAACCGAGATGATGGAGATAATGCTGCCGGTGTTGTCACCGAAATCCCATTCGATGGTTACGGGATCGTTTACGCTGTCGGTGGCCAGGCGAAAGCTCTGATTGGTGAAGATAACCGTCATAGGCACCAGGCCAACGGTTTTGTCGGTGGTAAACCAAGCCCTCGGCACCAGCACTAACTTGCGCAGGAAGTTGATTCTGCCCTCCAGGGTGGGGCCGAAGGGCCGGTCGTCAATGGTGCCCTGGATGCCAATGAAATCCTCGATGGCAATAACGGCATTCTTGAGGTTGTTGTGGTGATCGGCCATGACGTTCATGGTTACGTCGGTAATGTATTTCGGCTTGGGGCAATCGGTAAAACATGGCAGCAATTCCACGTCATTAAAGCTCATGGTCACGTTGTCGCTGGCGAGCGTGCGACTGTTGTAGAAAAATGACAAGGCACGCAGGGCCGGGTCGCTACACTGCTCGGTCAGCGTAATCTGTCCGGTGGCCGGGAACGTGAAGAACATATTCTGGTCCCCAGAGACGTAGATCACCTTGTCTCCGGCGCTGTAATCTTCCGCCAACTTCATGCGCAGGGAGTCATGCACCAAATAGAGGTTGGTGATGGTGTCAAAAGCTTCCGGGTAGTTGCTGGCTGTTGGAATTGTCATTAAAACACCGTAATCTTTTCTGTTAGGAACGCCCGCTTGAGTGCCTGGTTGGCAAATACAATCAGAAGCGAGGGCGAGTAATTGCCTGCCTTCTGGTAAACGTGAGTGGCCGTGTGGTTGTTCGGGTCTTCTACGGTCATGCTATCCCCGTCATCGAATATCCAGTAACGCTGGGAGATGTTGCCGTCCGTCTGGTCCACGAAGTTAAAGGTCGTCGGCTGCCCGCCCAGCGAATTGGCCCGCTGCGCCGAGTCTCCCTGGATGGGCGAGACGTAGAAGAACGGGGCCTTGGCGTCATTGCTAACCGTGATATAATTGCTTTTGGTGGCAATCCCTAATGCCGCTGTCTGCGTAATCAAGTTCATGCTGACGGTGAACGCCCCCTCGGTTAAGTAGGTGTGGATCGGGTTCGTTTCTATCGAGGTCGTACCGTCGCCAAAGTCCCACAGGTAACGAACCTCGCCCCGGTTGCTGAAGTTCTGAAAACGAACCCGCAACGGCGGTGGCCCAGACAGCGGGTAAGCGCGAAACAGGGGTTTCGGGGCCAAAAAGGTCGTTTCCAGTTGCTTGAGGATGCCATTCAGGGAAGCCGCATTGGGGAAATCCTGAACCCCCAGGTTTACCTCGATCTGTTGCACGGCGTCCTTGACGGCGTTGTGGGCTTCGGCCATGACCCCACTCGTGACCGCTGTGCCGCTAGGCCAGGTAGTTTGCCTGGAGCCGGCAAAACCACGAATGAGTGTCTGGAATTGCGTTGGGGTCGTATTGCCGTAGTAAATCAACTCCGCATCGCCCGTGGCGCTCGGTCCCACTCGCAACAGCCCTGTATCGGGGAAGGAAGTGGTATCCTCCACAATGAGATACTTGCCGTTATAAGCAAGGCTCTGCCTGAGAACGGTTTCAGAAAGGTTCTTGGCGACGTACAACTGTGAGGGGTTGTCCCTTGCCAATGGATATAAGGATAACAACCCCGTCCGGTATCCTGGGTCCAGGGAGGATATTCTACTCATCTAACTCCTTGTGCTTCAGCATTTCCAGCTTCGCCTTTTGGCCGTCCAATATATGTATCGCCTCCTGCTTAATTGGTGCGTCATTATTAAGGGCCAGGACCGTTTTCATAAGTTCAGTGTCAATAGGATGTTGCATCAACATCCGCATGTGGATGTCCTGCGTGAGCCGGGCGTTCCAATATTCCTTCTGCGCCCCCAGATCGTCGTAGGGGCGAGGCGGTTCTATTTCCGCCAGGGCCTCGAAGGCTTGCACGAAGAACCGGGCCTCCTCCTCGGTGTTTTTCAGCCGCTCCCGCAATTGTGCCATTGCCTCTAATACGCCAGTCCGCTGGCGTTTGACCCGCCGGACCTTAATTTCGGTTTCTTTAACGTCGAGTTCTTGCGATTGCCGCTCGGCAATGGCGGTGGAGAGGGGTTCTTGCAACTTGAGGTTGAGGCGGGCTTCCTCTATATCTAGCAGGGCGAGCTTGTCATTTGTGTCCTCAAGCTCCAAAAATATGGCTTTTATCGACTCCCGGCGCATTTTCAATTCCCGGAGACACTGCCAGAGCTTGCTTTGGTGGGTTGGCTCCTTGCCGATGATAAAGTATTTCATCTGGAAGTAACTGTGGCGGCTGGCCACGTCGTTTTTCAAAAGAGCGTCCATTTTCGTCAGTAAATCGCTTGACATTGGGTTCTCCTTCCGGGAAAATAAGCTGGTATTTTATTAGAGTCGCACGGAGGCATTTATGGGCGTCCTACGAGGCAAGCGGTGTTATTTGTCAGGGCCGATCCAGTACGACGATACCGGGCACAACTGGCGGGAAGGCCCACGCAAGGTGCTGGTCGAGGAATTTGGCATCGACCTGTTCGATCCCTTTGAAGACCCCAAACAGCAGTGGGTGCCTATGCTCATGGATGCGCAAGTGCGCAAGGACTACGACACGATGCAGCGGATTTCCCGCCAGTTCGTGCGCAAGGACTTGTGCATGGTGGACCGGAGCGACTTCATCATCTCCTACCTGCCGTTTAAGATGCCCACTACCGGCACCCACCACGAGATCATCAACTCGGTGAATGCGAAAAAGCCCACCCTCCTGGTCTGCCCGCAGGGGAAGGAATTTGTGCCGTTGTGGTACTACGGCTTCATCCCCCACGAGGTCATGTTCGGAAGCTGGGACGAGGTTTATCGTTATTTGCGGGATGTCGAGGCCATGAAGCACACCGAGAATAATCGGTGGGCTTATGTTTATGGATTGGTGTAAAATGAAACGCGACGAATGGATACGAGAACGGGCTTATCATCTGTGGCAGCAGCAGGGTTGTCCAGACAAGCGTGACCTGGACTTCTGGCTGGCTGCCGAACGCGAATATACCGCCGATCACATCTGTATTATGTCGCTGGGCCACTGCGATCACCAGATTTCCCACCCGACTGTGGCGGGCGGTCATGTGGCCATTTGTGACGAAACAACGGACTGTTGCAACCTGGCTCGCCACTATCTGCCTGGCGTTCACTAACAGATTTTCGCGCCGGCGATGGCCTTGAACCGACAACCCTTTTCAATAGCCGCCATCGACCAGAAGAGCTTGCACAGTTCGAGGGGGTTCTTGTCGGCCATGTCTCCGACCAGCTTGAAGGTATTGCGGTGCATGAGGATGCCGTTGAGCGTCCCCTCGTAGAAGATATATTTGCCCTCGGCAATAGGGAAGAGGATGTCGGTGTCTTTTTCCACGAAGAGGGAGTATTTCTTGTCAAGGTTGGGGCGGACGTAGCTGCCCGCTATTACCAGCATATTCCAGTCAGCCTTGGCGTGCTTCATGCCGACGTTGATGAGGGAAGTGATCGTGTCTTTCCCTTCGTAGGTTTCACACTGCTTTTTTAACGCTTTCACGTCATCGGCGTGCATGGAGTCGCTTACCGTCACGATCATAGGGGCGGCGGGATAGTTCCTTTGCAGGTTGGCTATCGTGGAGCGAACGTGGCCCAGATTGTTGTCCGCACAGAGGACGACAAAACCGATTTGCAGCGGTTTATAGTGATAAAGCTTTGACTGCCCGTTAGCTGAGGGCGATGTCAAAGTCGATTCGGATGGTGTCATTTAACGTAATCGCATTCTGTAGGATAAAGCCCAGGTGATCCACAGTCGGCGTAAACTGGTTCAAGGTCCAGGGGGCCGATATGTTGGCACTTGGGACGTAAACCGGCCCAGAGCTACTTAACCTGACTCCATTGATAAACACTCGCAAGCTGCCATCCATATACTGCGTCGGCAAACCCGTCGTGTAGTTCTGATAATTAGTGCTGACGGGCGAAACGTCATAATAGTGCCGATGGATTGCGTCCACGGGGAACGCCAGTTGTGCCGAAACCTTATTCGGTGGCGTCACGACCCAGGTGATGGCCCACGACGGTTCAAGGACAATCGGCCCTTGATTGAACATGACGATGTTTGAGATCGTCTGCACGTCTATGGTCATGTTGGTCGCTTCATCATTGACCAACGCGAGTTTGTCCCGCTCGGCCTGCTGCATTCGGACATAAGCAACGCTGTCCGGCCCAATGCCGTCCGTATGATAGCCGATATTGTGCAGGCAGTTATCAACTGCCGCTGGCTTGAGTGACCCGTCGCCGTTCAGCGACATGCCCAAGCGCTGCGCCAGCGTTGATTGCGTGCCTACCGAGTTTTGGATGTCGTTTTGAACGATGTCCACGGCGTCGTTGACAACCCCAATGCGGGTGATTAAAGCGTGCAACGGCAGGTTGTCGAAATCAACGTGGTACGGTTGAAGGGCATTATAAAGCGGTACAGGTATCAGGTCAAGTTCAGGCACGGTCCTCCTTACAGGCGATCTCGCAATATTCCTAAGTTATATAGGTCCAGTTCGAGAAAGCTTTGCCAGACATCCTTGGCCTCGGCAAATATCTGTGAATTGTCCTGAAACCAGCGTACTTCCTTGCCAACCGCCTCGCCGTAGTTGCCCAGCAGTTCCTCGCCCGGTTCGATGTCCCGCAGGGCCATGTACACGATCTCTCCGGCGTGCTGACTGCGTTTGGGCAAGTTCTTCACCCAACGTAGTTCCACGTTTTGCAGGCTAGGATCGTCGGTGTGGTTCACCATGCCGCCATAGCCCATCGGTACGATATAGGCGGTGAATTTCTCCCTGGGCGCGAACTTGTAGCGGTTCGCATAATGGGTGCAATGGTCCGCTGCGGAACTGCAACGAACCAGCACCCCGATGACCTCCAGGTAGTCGCCCTTGGGAATTTGCTCCAGAGCGAAACAGCCCAGGCCGGCGTTGGCCAGGGTGCTGGTCTTGATGCAAAAGCGGGTATCGGTTTCGTCAACGATGTACATTACTCCTCGCTCTCTGCCAGGCGTGGTCCGCCGTGGTCGATCATACCGGCCTGGATGCCGTCGTATATTTCTTCCAGAGTGTATTCGGCACCGACGAACTCGTTGAAGCTATTTACAAAATGCGCCATGATGTCGCCGTGGACTGCCTTCCTCAAATGGGGGTTCTGGTTACAGTAAATAACGGCGCTCCGCAAGGAATCTTCTTCTATCAGGTAGTCAAATAGCTGATCGTCAACAAATAGCGCGTTGATTTCCTTGCCGCACTCCTCGTTGTGAACCCGCCGGATTTCTATTTTCTTAGACAAAGGACAACCTCCAGTTCCATGTAATTTGCATCTGTGCCGTTTTGCTCAGGTCAGGGAAGGTCGCCATGCTATACAGATCGCCTGAATTCATTTGCAACGCCATCTCATTCAATGTAAATCCGTTGGCCTCTTGAAAAGTGATTACCGAAGTAAAGAGGGCCTGGGTTGGCGCTGTCTGGTCGATGCTTGCCATGACTGGCTTGTTGGCACGGGTAACACCGAACAGGCCGTTCCTCTCGGTGCTGACAAACTTTATCGTGCCGCCGCTCGTCCCACCATCGCCAAAGATCATGCGGGAAATGAAGAAATCATAAGCAGGGCCAATCTGGTTGGTTAGGCTTTGGGCCAACGCCTGCCGCCCCAAGCGCAGGATGGTATTGGGAAACCGGATGACCTCTTTTGGCCGGTCGTCCTGGTACTCTATGACCGCCTCGACACATCCTTTAATTGTCAATGCGTCCTCTTTGTTCATATCTCTCCTTTTTCCTTAGTCCCGTCTGCATACTCGATGGTAAATTGGACGGACTCGCCTTGTGCGATTGAATCCACGACCTGGCCAGCGGGCTTGTTAAGCTGACTGAACAAGAATTGGGGCGGGGCAGCGCCCAGCACGGCGTTCAAGTCCTGGTCGTTCGTGATAATCTCCTTCCCTCGCCGGTCGATCTGGTCAAATCTCATCCCCTGAATCGTGTACGGCTGCTTGATATACTGGTAGATATTGAACGTCACCGTAGTTCCTCCGGCTGCCAGCGTTTTCCACGGATATTGAGTACCCGTGAGCGTCAAATGGGCACCGTTTATTGCTGCAATAGAGTAGTAATCCGTGCCGATAACCACCAGGAAGTCTTCCTTGAAGTAACTGTTGTCCAGCGGCGTGGCCGGCGGATTCGAGCCGTTGCTGATTCCCAACGAAGACTCCAGGTTGGTGCCGGCGTTAAGCTCCTGACCCACATAACCCAAATACCCTATCTGATTATCCGCCAAGCGGTTATAGATGTGGATGGTGCGGCTGCCGACGTTGCCCAAGGTCCAACCCAAAATATGGAACTTCTGGATGAGAGCGCCGTTGGGAACGAAATCGCTGATCTGATACTGCCCGCCCGCCGAATCCAGCATGTACTGGCCTATCTTGGTAACGGTCGTCAAATCGGACATCATACTATCGTTGCTGATGTCCACCAAGGCACGGGGAGTGATAATCAGACTGCCCGTGGTACTGCTGGCCACCTGCACGCTGGTGTCCGTGAGGACGTTATAAGTGATCCCCGTAACATTGCTCGGTGGCAGAGTGCTGGTGTAATCCAGAACCAGTCCGCCGTTTGGCAATACTTGATTCACGGTGTAGGGTGTGGCGGAATAGGCGGGGATTTGTATTTTCCACGGGCCTCCACTCTGTCCGTGAGCAATGTCCCACTCAGAAACAACACCAAGCTCGGAGAACGATAGGTTGGTGTCCTGCAATTCCACCAAGTTGTCTTGGGTGATGCTTGCTGCCGTATTTGCGTACACATTATTGGAAAGCCGGAAGGTGAAGGGGGCGGTGCTAACCGGCTCTGTCAAGGTGGTGGGGGCAATAGGGGCGATGTTCGCGTAATTCGTATTTGGTAAGGTTAGCAAATATTGCCCGGCAAGGGGCGAGGGGGCCAAAATCTCAAGGACATTATGACCCCCCAAGTTCATGCCGATGCGACTGAAGTTTACCAGCGGGCAGGCGATAACAATGTTGTCGTTGTAGGCGGTGCCGCTGGAGTTGTTGACGACCAGAGTGCTGTTAGCCAGCACGTTACGTTTTACCTGGGCCACGTCAAATCCCCCAAACATAGCCCGGCTGAACACATATTGTGCGCCGCCAGCTACGACTTCTTCTTGTCCTGTGTACTGCACAAGAGTTTCGATGGTTTCTACGGGTGACTGGATAAACTCATCCACACCGCCGCTGAAGTTGATGGCGTGGAGGACGGCGTGGAATGGCACAAAATCCCTGATGATTTCCTGGGCTTCGAGGAGCCGGTCGTTGGACAGGTTTTGAATCTCCAGGTCCAGGCTAAATTTGCTGCCCTGGCACTGGCTACAAGGGTCGAGGAAATCCTTATCAATGTCGCAGGGCAGGTAGGAGTCACGGAGGCTGCCGTTGTACTCGTCCATCATGTAGGCATTTTCGGAATATGGAAACTCAGTGCGTATCTTGCCGAAGATGACATCCTCTTGGAATGGATGCCTGTTCGGGATGATGACGCCGAACATCGGATCGTCTTCGTCCATGATCCGTACATTCCAGTTCTTGAGCGGTGCAATTTGTGCCCGCTCATCCCGTTGGTCAGCCAGCGGTAGCATCCTGATGTAATTCTCCACAAGTTGGCGATTGGGATTAGGCACCGGGCTGACCAGATAGAGGATGAGGATGCTGTCGCCCGGCTGTAGCGGTGGCCCAACCCATGTCATGGTCGTAATACCTTGAGTGGTGTTGAAATTAACGTAGGCCAGGTTGGTCAGGGTGTAGCTGGCGTCAGCGGCGTGGCGGATAGACAACTGGAAGTTGGCGGGGTCCACGGGCTGCGCCATATTGGTCAGGACGAAGGTATTGGCCCCCTCGAAATCGAACTGATCCTGCCAGGTGTACGGGGAGATCACCTGCCACATGCGGGTGAATTTGGTCATATTCATGCCCGCCTGCTGGAAAGCCTCCTGTAATGCCGTTATACTGCCCTTGCCTTTCAACAGGGGGATCGCACGCTTGATCTGCCGCCGCCACCGGGTCGGATCACTCGATCTGAGTTTCAGGTTAAACAGTCGGGCGAGCAGAGGTAAAAGGGCCTCGGCGGTAGCGTTGGCATCCAGAAGGTCCACAATCTGATTCGCCAGGTTCTCCAAATCGGTAAAACCCTTGGCCACAGCGTTGTTAAGGCTCGTCAAGGTCGGCTGCGTCAGGTCATTTACCGCCAGGGGCGTTGTGTAGACCAACGGCAGATATTGAGTCAGTAGTGTTTCGTACTTCCCAGGCTTGGTCTGGTGCGTTGGAATGCTGGTTGTTGCTTGCGTGTCGCCCAAAAGCGTGAATTTGTCATGGGCCGACTGACTGGTGCCGGCTGGTAGCATGGCCCAGGTCCAGCAAATGAAGTAATCTCCCTCGCGCACCCCGACCGGGTTCCAGGCGAACTGAAAGTGACCAAACTGCGGATTGCCCTGGTCGTCCGTGGGAATGTTTTGTAGCGGCGAGTTGTCAGGATCGGTGCTGAGCCACGCTGGAAAATCCGCATTGCCAATAACGGCAATGGGCGTGGCTTCATTAAAGTAAACGGGTGCCACCGTCGCTTGGGATGCCGCCGCCTGCTGGGCAACCTTGGCCGCTTCGATATTCTCCGGCGTCGGGTTATCACATGCCAGTTGTACGGCCTCTTGGACACTGGTTAATGCCGCCTGAGCGTATATGAGTTGGTCATATTCCGCCGGATTGCCCAGGGCAAAGTCTCGCTCGACGTAAAAGATCGTGACACTGTTGACAATATACGGATTGGCGCTGAAGCAGTCGTCCGCATCTGGCGTCAGAATGTCGAACAGCACCGTATCATTGATGGTCGGGTTTTGATCTATCGTCTTAACTGCCATGTCTTCCTTATTCGTACATGAATGTTACCGTAATCATATCGGGTCGAATTATCTCATAGAACTCGGTGGTAACTATCGTCCCGGAGTTCGCCGGATCATTAGTGACGAAGTTGATTTCATAGCGGGAAACCTGGCCGATAGTGGATAGTGCCTTCACGATGTCCGAGTCGCGCAACGTCTGGCCGTATTCCCAATTGGTCAGGGCGAAGAACGACTTAACCAAATTGGTGATCCTGATGTTATATTGGTCTTGGAACTTCTTGTAGGACTTGTCCATTATCACTTCGATCCCGACATCCACCAGGACCACAACGCCGTCTTTGATACACACAAAATCCGTCACCATTTGCAGCCCTGCTAGATATTCTTGCAGGGCCACTTTAAGCTCGTTAGGGGCGGTTATCAGGCCAGCCGGCGGGCCGTTGGTGCCGTCGTAGGCCAGCACATAAATGTCCACCACGTTGGCGGCACAACCGTAATTTCTCAGTACCGCCGTACTCTTGCCGACCTTGCCGTTGTACGGTGTGGCAAATTGGTCGCACAAGGTCTTGTAGTCCTGGGCCGTCACGGCTCGGTTTTGCGTCTGCAAATAAGCGGGTAATTTTTGGCGTATGTCATCAATGGTATCGCCATCGTAACCGAATTCACCCTTGGTATAATTGGACAGATTGACCGGCACCGGGAATTGGATGCCGCTGACATTCGCAATGGTTTCGGTGTTTACGAAGTTGGTTACAATGTTGCCTTTGACCCCGCCTCCGACCCGATAGACTGCCTGAATAACGGACCCGGTGGATGGAATCAAACCGGCCAAATTGTTACCAAAAATAATGAAGGCGCTGTACGTTGAATCGTACTCAACTCGGTACTCACGCCTGGGGTTCGAGTCGGTAAAGTAGTCCACCCGTTCCCAATAAACCCCGTCTACGCTCACCTGAATAGAGCCATAGATCACCGGGAAAAACGCTAGAGTGTAGTTCTGGTTGGGCTGGCCGTTGCCCACGAACTGATCGGTATAGGTAATGCCCTCCAGGCCAACGACATTGTTGTTGACGGCGCTGCCGGCCACGATCATGATGTCCTGGCCGAAAATGGGATTGTTATTGGAATCTGCCGGGTACAGTTCTATGGTCATGTTCTGGTCGCCAAAGTTCACCTGTACATCGAGGGGAGCGGGCATGGTCAGGTCTTGCAACAGCGGGTTGTTTATTTTGGCACTCCACATGGAGCGGGCCGCAATAGGAGGAGTCGGCTGGAAACCCACAAGCCTTGCCAGGCGGAACGCATTGTCTATCTCAGTTACCGTGTCAATGAATACCTCGTTGGCGATCTGGTCGGTCTTGAAAGACAGGGTATCCGCCAGGAATGCCCAATTCTCGATCAGCATGATGGCCAGGTCCGATTCTACAAAGTCGTTGAACTGGTCGCCAAACTGCTGCTGAATGTAATCCACCAATCGGGCCTTCATCGACCAGAAATCCTGGTTCGTGTAGTTGAGGTTGAATATATTTGGTGGGACGCTCGCTTGTGATTGCGCAAACGGTGTCACTGGACAATCATTAGGCATTGGTTACTCCTGGGTTTAAGTTGACGTTTACTGGCGTCGTTGCGCTGGCAAGCGGCACTTCCAATCTTAACTCCTGTACTTCTTTCATATTCTCCGGGTCAAAGAATAATATCTTGATGCTCAATATGTGGTCTATGTCCGTCTTGGTATCAAGTGGATTTAGTTCGTCTTCAGAAACACCGTTCGATACGTCGATCTGCGACACCGTAATGCGTGGCTCCCACATCTGAATGCTGTTGATAATCATTTGTTTGGCACTGTCCGCCAACAAGTCATCGTTCTGCTCGAATATAAGAGTGTTCAGCGGAGTACCATAATCAGGCAGCATCACCCGCTCGCCTGGGTTCGTCAATAATAGCTGCAACAGGTCCGATTTTACTTGTTCAATTCCATGCTGAACGTGCAGCAGACCTCTGGGATGAACCGTGATTGGATACGGCGCTCCTAGAAACTTCATTATGCACCCCCTCCACCGCCTCCACCGCCACCGTTACCTCCACCGCCGCCGTTGCTACTGCTCATGTCGCAGAGCGGGTCGAGCATAAAGATAGATGCGGCGGGTGCGTCTTTGGAAGCCGTACCGTATATCCGGTCGCTGAGTCGTAAGCAGCCATCCATATAGACGACCACCGGGCCGACGCAGGGGCCTTTCGAGCCATCGGGTTCCGGGCAGTCCTTACCGGCTAGGAGAAGAATAACTTCATCGGCCAGAAAAAGATGCAGCTTGGCAATATTCAGATAGTTTTGCTTTACGTCCACGATCTTGTCCCGGCTGACTATTTCCATCTTGTCAGAGGGGTTCTTGTCAGGATCGCCTACCATCTCGATCACGTTGTCGTAAGTGGAAAGAATGTAATCCCCGCCGGCTCGCAGGAAGATTTGGCCGGGACCGGACGGCTTCTCTTGGAACCGCATGATGTGCGGCCCCCGATCTTTGTTGTCCTTCTGAGGGCAGAATATCTGAATGTACTGCTCCTGGGTTTTCTCCTGGTCGTGATCGTCGGACCACTTCATCTCCAGGCCATAACCGGAGCGAATCCGAATAAACGCCTGATCGGCCTTGTTGTCCGGCGGAACCCCGCACTGTCGGCAGGGGGCGCATTGTTTGTTGCCCTCGTCATGCAGTTCGATCATGTGCCGACTGGTAGACTCAAGCAGAATGCCCCGGCCCTTCCCGGCAAAATTGGGCGGGCATTGTCCGCCCGAACCGCTGTCGCTGTCGCACGGGTCGGCGCATACCGTGTCGTCACCCAACTCGAATAGGTTGCCGCAGGCCGTGCGGAACCTAATGCCGTTGGTGGGGCCTCGTATGCCTGCACATATTTCCGAATCGTCAAATATGATCTGGTGGCCGGTGGAGGAGCGCATGTACATGCGACCCACATATTTGCCATTGCAACCAGGATCAAAGGGCTGCAAGGATCGCTCCCAGGTAGGTTCGCCGCTTGGTTCTTCCACCGAATCGTCCATCACTATGGTGTGACCGCTGATGCTCATTAGCTGAATGCCGCTCTGGGGCAGGTCGCATTTATTCGGCCCGATACCCATTGCCTGGTACGGGCGGCATTCCTGCTGGTGCTTGAAAAAGGGATTGGCCCCGGTCTGGGAGTGGGCGTACTTGGTGTCTTTCTCCAAGCAATCGCCCCCAGGCGTTCGAGGGTGTCCCCCGACAATCGTGCTGTTACTTTCCTTGCCTTCGCATTCGTCCTTTTCCTTGGCCGGTACGTCCTGTGGCTGCCCGCCCTGGCTCTGCGCAGAAATGGCTGCCAGCATGTCCTCCTGGCTGGATGAACCGGACCCGGAATCCTGGTCCGGCACCCCGGTATCCATCAGCCCTTTTTGCTTGGTCACGTCCTCGCTGGGGCTGGGATCGGATACGCCCTCCCAGCAGCTTACATCGCCGGGTGGTCCGCCACCGCAGGTTGGGTGTGCCCACTGGCCGGCAAAATGCAGGTGGTCGTCTTTCATCATGATCCAATTGCCGCAACCGGACATAAGCTCGATGCGCTTCCAGCGACGGTTGCAACGTGGGTCGCCATCGACCATCTTCAGCATGTGCTTTTCCGGCGTCTTGAACCCAAATATATGCGGGTAAGTGATGCGCTTCTGGGCCTCCGGGTTGTTGTCAAAGTCCGCAACCGAGTTGATGTCAAAACCGTTGTAGTTTTCGGTATTCCACGGCGGAAAGACCTGGGATTCATCGTCCGGGCCGCACAGGTAGCCGTGGCGGTGGCCTTCCCAGATGCGCGAATATTCATCGACGTTGATACCCCAGACATGGTTGCCGGGTGTTCCTCTGTCTCGGCCCCAGGTCGTTCCGATATAATAGGGCGAATTTCTCTGTCCGCCCTCAAACACAATACATACCGTGGACCCAGCCGGCGGCACCCACGTCACGCCACTATCATCGAAACCTCCGAAGGGCGAAACAGGGAAGGCCCAGGGCAGGGATTTAATGGGCCGCTGCGGGTCGTGAAAGAGTGGGCAGAAGAACCGGACTCGGTTCTGCTTCCATATGTCGATGGTGTCCACCACCAAGGCCGTGGCGATGCCCATTTGCTGCTCGGACTGCGGCACCATCATGAAATGGCTCTTCTGGACGTAGTGTTCCTCCAGGTTGGCCTGCGTTTGCTCAAGTTCGTCTTTCAGCCTTTGCAGGTCTTCATATACCCTGCGGATTTTCTCCGGTATGCTGATATTTTCAGGCAGCGGTTCTAAGTTTGGCATTTATCCTAATCCTCCTGGTCCTCCTGTTTGCCCGGCTGGGGCAGGAAGAGCCACTTCAAGTGTTGTGGTATATGAACCGTCAGCGATCTGGTGGTCTGCCCCCGATACTCTCCACTTATCGGAAGAGAAAATGTTATTGCATGGCGGGACGGCCAGCCAGTCGCACGACTCAGTTCCTTCTGATACAACCCGGAAGGGATTGACTACCACAATCCCGATTCGCCAATTTGCACCAACGTACACGTTGTTGGTGAACCTGGGATCACCCTGTATCTTTAGTTTGGCTGTGGTGGGCTGATAGGTGCCACTCGTATTACGTTGAGCCGCCAGATGCGAGTTGATGGCTGACTGTAACCGCTCCGCAACCAAGGCCGGCGGACGCCAGTTTACATCGCTTTGGGGCGGTGCCACGAAGGTCTGCACGCCCGAAGGTGGGGCCGGAGTTGAGCGGCTATAGAGGGTTCGACAAAGCGCCTGCCGTCGCTCCTGGGGTTGATCCGTTCGGCTGGTGAGACTTCGCTGCGCAAAGCCGCCGGGACCACCAGTAATATCTCCTGCCCCCAGGTTGAAGGCCATGTCGTACTTGGTCTTTGGCTCGAATGATAAAACGGGGCTGCAATCACCGCCGTTGACGATAAAGGTTCCCCAAAACTCCCTGCCCGATGGGTTCTGGTTGCAGGCCAGCGTTGGGTCTTCCATGAACAGGATCGTGGGCGGATTCTGCATACAAGGGAGAATCGTGTAGACGCCCTTATCCCGATCCGTGGTAAGGCTATTGAGCCATGTTCTCGATGCCGCCAGTGGTTGCTGTTGATTTGCCGCCCAGGTACTATACGGCCCGTTCCGACCGCCCTCGCTATTTCTAAAGGAATATTCTTGCAGAGTGCCATCCGCCATGCGCTGAAACTGCGTTCGCTGAACCGGAGGGTTGGTGCGGCTGTGAAGCTGCCGTATCGCCGGGACTAATCGCATCCGCTGGTCATCGCTGCCGAACGGCAGATTGACACGGGTACTTGCGCTACAGAGGGTTGCATGGATGGCCTTGATCGTGAACTTAACACGCCCGGCACTATACTCGACCTCCAGTTCTTTGATGACTCCATAAATGTACCCGCCGAATGGGGCCGGTAGTCCAGACAGGTAGTATGGTTGAACGTATCCGGTGCTACAACTTTTCCTGATCCATCCAAAATCGGCGGTCAGAGAAAAATTGCCGCTGGTAATGTCCGAATATACGTTGTTAGCAAAGTCCGAGAACTCTCCTCCTTGCTCATCCATGATTTCGGCTACAACCTCATAGGCTTTTCCGCAACTTACCTGAAGGGATTTGAGTACGGCGGTGTTGTTGACAGCCGGTGCGGACTCATTACCAACGGTTACATAGCTACTGCTATTGGTTTCGCCCTCGCCTCGTGTCAATGACACGATGGCGTAGGGGGCCGCTACGGCTTCTGGCTCTGGTCCGCCACTCTGCCTGCTTCCAATGGAGGGTGGGTCTAGGTTATAAAATCTGAGGCAACTAAAATCACAAGCCATATTCCTCCTATGCCATTAAGGTTGTTGTATTGGGTATCCTAATATTCGTTCCGGCCTTGAAGTCGTAAATATCGAATATGTTGTTGGCTTCCATAATCTTCCACCAATAATCGGAAAAGCCGTAGGCACGCTGCGCCACCAAGTCGGGCCGGAACTCCAATCCCTTCGTCACCATCATGAATTTATCCTTGTCGGATGGCACGAACGCCTGCCGTTTGTAAGTGACAAAGGTGATCCGCTTCAGGTCGGTGTAATAGATAACGTCCGATTTGCTGTAACGACTGGTAGGCGGTACATATTGTCCTGCATTGATGGTTGTCGTTTCGATGCTGTTGGCCATTTAACCTCCGCTCTGAATGATCCGTTCCTGGCCCGGCAAGTTGTTGCTGTCGTATACTACTTCCCACGTCAAATCCACGTCTAATTTGTACGGCAAGAAGGTTTGGGCGTCCCAAGCCACTTCCGTGGGGAATTTAACAGAGTAGCTTTTCAGCACCACACACAAGGGACCATCGGCCAGCAATCGCCCGCACTGTATCTTGGCGATGGGCGGTGGCACATAAGGCGTCGAACTGGTTCCCTGTCCCGGATAAACCAGACTTTCCAGTGCCCGCAGGTAGCCAAGGTTCTTGTTGATGTCCTGGGTCGTGCAAACAATCAGGTGAACCGTCATGGATATACTGCGGTTCTCACCGTGGGCAAAGGTCTTCAGCGGGAACGCCCGCCCGATCACATTCTCGTCCGAATACTGTGCCTGCTTGCCGTCCGAAATATCCGGCAGCACATTCAAGTTGATCGTCGGCCCTCGTGGTATCTGGATGTTGCATCTTTCCAGATTATTAAGAGCGCCAGTTTGACTCGTAGCCTGTGGCATAGTATCCTTGTGTTTGGGGAAGAGATGGGGGTGCTGGCTCAGGTATATATGAGTGTCAGCGGCAAATGTTAGGAGTTGGCGAAGTTATTGGGCAGTACGCCTAAGTTGGCGCTCTGGACCGCCTGACCCATCGGAACGTCAGGGAAGCGTGGTGGACGACCTGGAATGGTGCGATTCTGCGTGCGCCGTGGCTCGCCACCCATGCCGGTTACTGGCGCTGGCTTCGGCTTGAAGTATTCAACCAGCTTGGCCAGCAACTCCTTCTGCTCCTGCTCCACCGCAAGTGTCTGCGCTGTAAGTTTCGTCAATTCGGCCATTTCGGCAAGCGGACCCGTTGCTGCCGCCGGGGCCTGATCGGTAGCATAGCGCTGCTGCATTGCCGTGTGCAGGTCGGTCATGGACTGAGCCACGGCGACTTGCGTTGCCGGCTGCTCGGTGGCTGCCTCAAGTCGCACGCCGGTTGCTCCACCCAACGTCTGAATAAGACGGTTGACGGCCCCCATCGTTTCCACGTCATGAACGTAGATGCTACCCCGCTGCAAACCCTGGTTGGCCAGGTCCGTCATGCCCTGGTTCGCCTGTGCCTGGGCTTGTTGATTCTGCTGCTGTGCTTGCTGTTGCTGCTGCTGTTGTTGAGTCTGCCTATCCCGCCACTGATTAAAGCTAGTTGTCAGGGGGCCGGTAGCAGCCCGAACACTGTCGCCCACAGTCTGGGAAATACCAGTGATACGTCCAGTCAGATTTGTGGTGGAATCCGCCACTGCCTTGGAGGTTATCTTTGCCGATCCCGTAACGGCCCTATCGACTCCCGTAACATTGGCTTGGGTACTCTGTTGGGAGGAGGTAGTTATGGTCTGTTCCGAGAAGCGGTTCTGGGTCTTTTGGGTGTAGACCATAGTGCTTATCAACTCGCGCAGGGCCTCTTCAACCCCAACATCCTGGGTTTGCTGAATCTCATCGGGACCGCCTGGGGCAGCCCCCGGTGCCCGTGGACCGGCATTGGCCCGGACTAATGCCGCCCCCATCGCTTTATCCATTCCGGCCATGCCTCCGGCGGCTTTAGGCGGTGCTGCGGCGGGTGTAACGCCGCCGCCGGGGGCTGCACCCGCTCCTCCCGGCCCTAATGCGGCGGGATTGACGAAGCTGGCCGTTGCATTACCCCCTGCCATATAATTGGCCAATTGACCGGCATCCAGGGGTGGCATTTTACTCAATGTCGTTGCCACATCGCTGATCTGCCCGAAATTGATCTTTGTAAGGCCCGAAACGTCCACGTCCACGTCTGCCAGACCCGCCAAAGTGCCGCTGAGGGTGGCAATAACCGTGTCCATCTCCCCCAAAACATCGTTGAGAACTTCAAGGGAGTCGATCACCCCCTCAAGTTCTTCTGTGTCGGCAAAGTTCTCCTTGATGGGGTCGATTATGCCTGTCCGTATTGCCTCTGCCGCCCCCTTGAAGAAGTTGGCGAACTTGTTGGTCGAGTCCGCAAGGTCAATATCCCAATCCGGGCCGGTGTTTAGCTTGTTCATTTGGGTGGTAACAGCATCAACAACCTCGTTCACCTTGGGGAGAATACGGGATACGGCGTCGATTTCCTTAACGACCTCTTCAAGCTTCCTCGAATGCGGGAAATACCTCCAGATGGGGTCGATTATACCAATGCTGATACTGAGGGCGAGGCTTCTGAAGAATATAGCGAATCTAAAGGCATCCATCTGCTTCTTGGACTGGTCTTCCCAGGTCGGGAACTCTCTGCCGAACTTGTTGACCTCTTCCATCATCTTGTCGATGGTTTTCCGTACTTCCGGTATCAATTTCTGGACTATTTCTAGTCTCTTTAGCAGGTCAGCGAGTTCCGATGACGGCGGGAACCACACCTGGACCGGCTGGATCATGCCCTCGCTGATGCCCCTGGCAATATCCGTGAAGTAGGCGGCGAAGTCCCGGAACTTCCAGTTCATCTTGACGCTCCTCCACCATATGCCGAAGAAGCTCTGGCCATAGTCCTTGATTTCATTCGTTATGTCTTCGCAAACCTTCCTGACCGCCGGGAGGAACTTCGGCACCATTTCGAGGCGAGCGATCAACTCTTGGAATACCTTGGCCGGCGGGAACCACTGGCGCACCGGATCAATCATGCCCGCCTTCAGGTTCCAGGCTATATTTCGGAAGAAGGTGCCGAATGCAAACAAATCCCAGGCCGTATTCAACATCTGAGCGGCAACGCCGATTGTGCCGCCAAGCCTCTTCATTTCATTGCTCAAGGCGTCGATCATCGCTCCGACCTTCGGCAGCATGTTCCTTACCCCGTCCAAACGCCCGTTGACTTCCACGAAGAAGGCGCTCTCTGGGAAATATTTGCGAATGGGTTCCAGAATGCCTTTGCCCAAAGCAACGGCTATGGTCCTGAAGAACTCGGAGAAGATCGTAACCTGGGCGGCAATGACGCCCTGCATTCTCCACCACGGTGCCTTGGAGAACGTGTCCATCTCCTTGGCCAAGTCCTCGATAAACTTGGGCAGTTTCTTGACCAAATCAACCATGCCCTGAAGCTGGGCCTGCGCCTCCTGAACTTCCTGTGGCTTCGGGAAGGTAGTCTTGATCGGTATAAAGATGCCGTCACCCAGAGCGCGTGATATGCCGCCAAACCATTCGCCAAATTTCTTTACGGCATCGCCCATCGTTTTTACATTTGGCTCCCTGGGCGGGTCGTTGAACCACTTAATGCTGTTGGCCAAATCTACGATGAACTTCGGCAACAGGTTGATAAGCCGCACCGCACCCGCCAGGCTCATGGCCGCAATCGACAAGTCGCGTGGGTCGCCAATGTCATAGATGATCGGATCAACAATGCCGTGGCCGATAAAGTTGAACACCCCCTTGAAGAAGTCCTGGTAATTATCCGTGCTGTTCTCCAACTGTGTGAGGACGTTGCCGGCCAGGTCATCGCCCGCCTGCATCAGCGGGACCAGTCCATATTGAATGCCGTAGATTACCGGCGGGATGCTCTTGATAAGAGGCACCAATGCCTGCATGGACTCAGAAGCTATCTTCACGTCCCGTGGATCACCTATAACATAGAAGATGGGGTCGATGATGCCTTTGCCAAGGAACCTGGCCAACGCCCAGAAGAACGTACTGAACGCTTTGGTCGTCTTGGCATCGAGGTTAGCAGCGACCTTGCCCGCATAGGTTCCGGCGTCCACCATTGGCAGAAGACCATAAACGGTCATCCAGACCACCGGCGGGATGGAGGCAATTAACGGCACCATCGCCTTCATGGACTCGGCGGCGATCTTCACATCCCGTGGGTCGCCAATGACCTTGAAGATCGGGTCGATAATACCTTTGCCCAGGAAGTTGGCCAGGACACTGAAGAACGTGTTGAATTTCTTGGTTGTCTCCTCGTCAATCTTCTTGGCCATCTGTCCCGCATACTTGCCGGCGTCAACCATCGGCAACAGTCCGTACACGGTCATCCAGACTACCGGCGGGATCGACGCAATCAGCGGCACCAACGCTTTCATGACCTCCGCAGCAATCTTTACGTCTCGTGGATCGCCAATGACCTTGAAGATCGGGTCGATAATGCCTTGGCCAAGGAATTTGGATAAGGTCATGAAGAACTTGTTGAACTCCTTGGTGGTGGACGTGTTTATTTTGGAAGCAATCTCATTGGCCTTTGTACCCTCTTCGATCATCGGGATGAGGTTCCTTGCCACCATACGCACGACGGGCGGAATATAGGCGATCAACGGCACCAACGATTTCATGACATCGGCGGCGATCTTCACGTCGCGTGGATCACCGATGACGTAGAAGATCGGGTCAATGATGCCCCGGCCAAGGAAGGTGGCCAGTGAGGAAAAGAACTTGTCGAACTCGTCGGCCTTCGCAAGCAGGTCTTTCGCAGATACACCGTGCGTGCCCTTCTCCACGATGGGGATGAGACGGGTGACTACCTGATGAATGATCTTGGGAATGGCCTTGAGGACCGGGATGATTGCCTTCATCGTCTCGGCAGCGTCCTGCGCTTCCTTGGCGGGGCCAATGCTCTTGGCAGCGGCGAGGACCGCCCGCAGCAAGTATACGACGGGCGAGGACATAATCTCAAAGGCTTTGACGGCATCCCACATCCAGTCGGCTATAATCTTTGCCACCGTAGAGGAAGGCTGCCTGCTCAGGAGCCGCTGGGCCTTCTCGATTGCCTTGAAGACGGCAGTACCGGACTTCAGAGTGCTGCCAATAGCTTCGCCAAGTTTCTTGGCCTCTTCGGGACTCATGCCGCCTGTTATTCCCCGCCCCATGCCTACCAGCGAGGCAATAAATGGAACAACCGGGGCTGCAATAATCTGGAAAGCCTCGGCACCCTTTTCCATCATGTTGGCGGTGTCTGTAGCCGCCTCCTTGGCACTCTTAGTTACCCAGAAGAAGAAGCCGCCCTTGAATTGAGTCTTGCCCAATTCCTCCAAGGTCTGGCGAGTTTTGGCCACGGCATCGAATACCGCCCCGCCCGCCTTGAGGGTGGTTTCCAGCGCCTCTCCCAACTTCTTGGCCTGCTCTTCTGGCATACTGCCGGTGATCTGCGCTCCCAGCCCCATTAAGGAAGAGATAAAAGGCACCACGGGTGCTGCAATGATGTCGAATACCTCGGCACCCTTCGTCATCATGTCGGCGGTTTCCTGGGCCTCTTTGATGGCACCCTTCCCGGTGATCCATGACCAGAAGCTCCCGCCGCCTAACTTGACCAGGGTTTCCTTGGCCTTATTGACTGAATCAAGTACAGCCCCGCCGGCCTTCATAACGGTCTGGAGATTATCGCCTAGTTTCTTGGCCTCGTCCTCCCCTATGGTTGAAGTCACCATTGTGCCGAAGTCCACGAGCTTGCTAATGAAATCCGGGATTGGTCTGGAAATCTCCTCAAATACGCTGATGCCGGTGCGCATAAGGTCAGCCGTTTGTTGGGCTTCTTTTACCGCACCCTTCCCCGTTATCCACGCCCAGAAACTCCCGCCGCCCATCTTCATGAGGATGGTCTTCGAGTCTTGCACCGCTTGCAAGGTAATACCCATTGTCTTCATGAGCGCCTGGACGTTATCGGAAAGCTCCTTCGCATCATCGGCGTCAAGACTGGTCGTGATCTCCTGACCGAATTCGACTACCTTCTTGGCAAAGTCCTTGACTGGCTTGGAGAACGTGGTAAATACGGTGATGCCGGTGCGCATGGTTTCCGCCGTTTCCTCGGCCTGCTTTTCAGCGCTCTTGCCTGTGATCCATGACCACACGCTTCGGCCAGCCATCTTGATAAGCGTCTCTTTGGACTCCTGAACAGCCTTCAGCACCACGCCCATCGTCTTCATGAGGGCCGTGACGTTATCGGCAATCTCCTTGGCGTCTTCGGCGTCTATGTTGGCGGTGATCGCCTCACCAAAGTCAATGACCTGCTTCACAAAGTCCTTCACCGGCTCCTTGACGATCCCAAAGACAATAATGCCCTTACGCATCATGCCGGCGGTTTCGTATGCCTCAGTAACGGCGCTCTTGCCAGTTATCCAGCCCCAGAAGCTCGGCCCGCCCATCTTGATGAGGATGCCTTTTATTTCCTCTACACCCTTGAGGACGACGCCACCCGCTTCGATTAGCGTTTTGAAGCTATCGGCTATTTGCTTGGCCTCTTCGGCGGAAGTACCCTGGATGATCGCCCGGCCCAAATCCAGCAGCGCCCTGATGAAGAACTGGACGGGCTGTGCCATGATGCCAAAGGCGACGATGCCGGCCCACATCATGGCAGCAATAAAGACCGCCCACCAACCAAGCAGACCAAAACCAGCCAGCAAAGCGCCGTATTTGATTATGTTCCAGGCCACCGTACCCATAGCGTCAAATACTGCCTCTACCATCTTGGCCATGTCCTGGGCCTTAGCGGCAGTACCCCACAGTCCTTCGAGTACCTTGATAAAACCAAGTATGGCCGCTCCAAGCACTATGATGGGCGGCGACATGAGTGCCAGAGCGATAATGCCGATCCACGCCAACTTAACTATCCAAAGCGCAGTCCAGCCCAGGGCACCGAAGCCGGCGAGCAATGCACCCGCCACGATAATGCCCAGAGCAACTTTGCCCATTGCTTCAAAGCTGTAATTGACCAGATCGACCGCTTCCTTAGCCTGGGCCACAGTCCATAAGCCACGAAGGAACTCAATGAAGAATATGATGGCGGCGGCTAAGGCTGCGATAGGCGGCGTCATAAGAGCCAGGGCAAAGATGCCCAACCAGGCGTAACCGACAATCCAGAATACCCCCAAACCCAGGGAGCCAAAGGCCACCAACAACCCGCCGCCTATCAATATGCCGAGTGCCGTTATTCCCATTGCCTCGAAGGTGTAATAGGTTAGATCAGCGGCCTCCTTGGCTTGGGCAACGGTCCACAGTCCTTCTAATACCTTGATGAATGCGATAAGGGCGGCGGCGAGAGCGAGGACGGGTATGCCAATGGCGATAAGTGCGCCAATGCCAAGCCAGGCATAGCCAATGATAATGGGTGCAGCCCAGACCAGCGCACCAAGGCCAATCATTATTCCGGCACCTACGGCTATTCCCGCCGCAACCAACCCAAACGCCGTGAAACTTGCCTGAACCAGTTTCACGGCCTCCTCGGCTTGCTGGACGGTCCACAAACCCTCCAGAGCCTTAATGAAGAGGATGATAGCAGCGGCGAGAGCCAGGACAGGAATGCCAATGGCGATAAATGCCCCAATGCCCATGTAGGCATAGCCAATGATAATGGGCGCTGTATAGGCGAGCGCACCGAGTCCGATCAACGCCGCACCGGCCACCACAATACCTATTGCAACCAAGCCCATTGCCGAAAAACTAGCTTCCACCAGTTTGGCAGCTTGCTCGGCCTCTTTGACCGTCCACAAAGCCTCCAGGGCCTTAATGAACAGAACCATTGCGGCAAAGAGGGCGAGAACGGGGATCGTCAGGAGGGCCAGGGCAATGATGCCGAGATAGGCGGCGGCAATAAGTTTCCAGGCGAATTTGGCCAGCACCCCAAGTCCCATCATCGCCGCCGCAGCAGCAGTAAAGCCCAGGGCCACTATGCCAATGGCTGTGAAGGTAGCAGCCACCAGCTTGGCAGCATATTTGGCCTCTTCGAGCGTCCACATGCCTTCAATCATCTTGATGAACAAGATCATGGCGGCGAGAAGGATGGTCGTAGGTATCATGACGAGGCCGATGGCAATGGCGCTCTTTGTCATTTGCCAGGCCAGCTTCGCTGCCTTGCCAATAGTTGGCATGTACTTCATGTACTTGTCTGCGCCGTATATTGCCGCACCAATTGAACCCGCCGCAATTAACGTAACTGTGATAGTGAAGGCTGCTTTCAATGCTTCGGACGGGGTGATTGGGGCTTTGGCAATCGCCTTTACCAGCAGGTACATCGCTGCCATGACTGCCAGTATCGGCAAAGCCATCATTGCCAAGCCCTGGGCTGCCTGGAACAATTCCTGCTGGAGTTCCTTAACCTTCGCCTTATCCTTCAGGATTTTGAACTCTGGTTGCTTCATGCCCTTATCGGCAAGCCACAGCGCACCACCGACAACACCCGCAGCAAATACGGTCGTGGCGATAGTAGTTGCCACCTTGAGGGCATCGCCGCCGGTGATCGGAGATTTGAGGATCACCTTTACCAGCCCATACATAGCCGCCATTACTGCCAATATGGGGAGCGAGAGTATACCCAGGCTGGCAGCCACCCTCCACATATTGCCGGCGAACCTCTTAGCCAGCCGGACGTTCTTCAGCATCTTGAACTCTGGCTGCTTCATGCCCAGGTCGGCAACCCAAAGCGCACCACCGACAATTCCGGCTGCCAGGAAGGTCACGGCAATCGTGGTTGCCGCCTTCATTGCTTCAATCGGACTGATGGGTGCCTTGGCGACGAGTTTTACGAGGAGGTACATGGCTGCCATGATGGCCAATATGGGCAACGACAAGATGCCCAGGCTGGCGGTTACTCTCCACATATTGCCAGCAAACCGCTGGGCCAGCCGGACGTTCTTGAGAAGCTTGAACTCCTTTTGCTTCATTGCCCAATCGGCACCCCATAGTGCAGCACCGATTACGCCGGCAGCCAGGAAGGTTGTGGCAATGGTGAAGGCCGCTTTCAATGCTTCCGTGGGACTGATGGGGGCTAGGGCGATTAACTTAACCAAGGCGTACATGGCTGTCATGACGGCCAATATGGGCAGCGAGAGCAGACCCAGGCTTGCAGTGACCCGCCACATATTCATGGCGAACCGCTGGGCCAGCTTGATGTTCTTGAGAATCTTGAACTCTTTTTGCTTCATTGCCCAATCAGCGCCCCACAGTGCAGCGCCAATTACACCCGCAGCCCCTATGGTTGTGGCGATGGTGAACGCCGCCTTCATTGCCTCGCTGGGGTTAATGGGCGCTCTGGCAATTGCCTTAACCAAGATGTACATGGCGAGCATGATGGCGAGGATGGGGGTAGACAGCAGCGCCAGTGACCCAGCCACCCTGAACATTTGCCCGACCATCTGGACGGTGCCCTTGATGTCCAGAAGCGTGCTGAATTCAGGCTGGGCCATGCCCTTTCTGGCACCAAAGATAGCGAGGCCGATAATACCGGCGGCGGCTATTGTGGTGGCAATGGTGAAGGCTGCCTTCATGGCCTCGGCGGGACTAATCGGTGCCCTGGCAGCAGCTTTAACGAGCAGGACCATTGCCGCCATCAGGGCGATAATAGGAGCGGCCATCAGGGCGAATGCCCCAGCGGCCTTGAAAAGCTTGCCGGCGACTTGCGCCGCCTCCTTCATGTCAGGCAGTTCGTTGAGGACTTTCTTGATGCCTTCGAGTTTGCCAGTGAGGGTTTTATCAACCCCACCTGCACTGGTGGCTTTGAGCGCACCTGCACCCGGCCCGGCGACTTCGGCTTGCTTGAGGAGGCCGGCTTCCTTCCTCTGGAGGATGGATTCTCGCTTGAGTTGACCGGCCACCCCCTTCGGACCCATATTCGTGACCATCTTCTCTTCTCTCTTGAGCAGTCCCTCCTGCCTCTTGAGAAGTTCCTGATGGACCCTTGGATCGCCGGTCTGGGCTGCGGCCTGAATCCGTTCCCCCCGCAATCTGGCGGCTATTTCCTTGCCCTTCTCTTTTTGCTGTGCTGGAGTTAAGCCCTTTAGCTCCTCTTTCATCTTCTCTTTTTGGGCTTTAGCACCAGCGGTATACTCAGCCTGTTGGGTCTTGCTCATGCCCAGGTCGCGTGGCCCTACCGCCTTGTCGCTCATCCGGCAGACGCAGTGGCGTATCTCGGCCAGAATGCGAATAAGCTGCTGGAGACTCTTCTGGAGAATACTGTGAGTCGTATCATCGCTTGTGGGTGTAAGCGCAGGCGCTTCTGGACCCTTCAGCCCCAATAAACCTCCTGCCGTGGTAGTGGTTGGAGCGCCTGGCAGCTTAGGGCCGGTAGGAGCGGGTCCGCCCGGAGTTTGGGAAGGAACTTTGGCAGCAACCTTTTTTTCTAGTTCATCCTCAAAATCACCGAATATTCTTGGCCCAAGGTAGGGAATCTTCTTGAGAACGGGGAAGATCGTGCCCAAGCCCTGTTTGTTAAGGGTTATGAGGTTCAGGATACCCTTGCCGATAGTCGTGGCAACCAAAGTGGCAATAAGGCCGGTTGTGCCAACCAAAGCCAGTAGGTGATGGATGGCCTTCTGGCTGAAGTTCCTGATGCTGTCGTTGACTTCCATCATCGTCTGGTTCAACTTGCTCATGGGGTCAAGTTGAGCCTTCTGCGCCGTCGCCAATTCCTGCTCGCCCTTGGAAAGCTGGGCACCCAACTCACGGAACTTGGTGGGGTCTTTAAGAGCTTCCTCGATGTCCTTGGTGCTGATCTTCAGTTCTTGTTTTCCGGCCTTCAACAACCCGGCGTTTATAGTCTTGAGGCTTTCCTCAATAGCCGTCTTGGCAGCCCCCGCACTGGTGGTCCACGAGTGGCCCATCGCCTGGAGGTCGCCCTCGAAGTCCTTGCGCCGCTCGCTGAACTTGGCGAGGGCTTGATCCATGTTTTGAGCGCCCTTGGTGGCTTCATCCAGTGCCGTGAGCATGGACAGGGACGCCGACATGCGCAGGGCACGCTCCTTCTCCATGAGCGTGGCCTTTTCTTCCAGCGTCAGGTTCTTCTCGCGCTCCTTGTTGATGTCGGCCAAGCGATCCGCCAATCCTTTGCCCGATTCCTTCATGGCGATTATTGACTGGCGGAATTCCCCTAGCTCCATGCCGTAGGCAGCCTTCAGGGTGACATTGACCTTGAACTTGGCGGCATCACTCATCTGGTCGATGGCTTCCAGACTTTCGACCCCGAATCCCTTGAGGATTTCTTCCATGCCCCTGGCCATGTCCTTCACACCCTCCTTGGTGCGAGTGACGGTGCCTTCCAGAAGGTCTTGAACTCGTCCGACCTTGCTGGCGGCAACGAAGAGGACATTCCTCGTTTCGCTTGAAGCCTTTAACAGCAACTCGGCGCTGCTGCTCATGGCCCGTATCAGCGGGTCCATTTGCTGCTGGACGCCCAACTTCTGGGCGTTGGCAGCAATTTCGAGGACGTTCTTGGCGCTTGCCGCTGTAAGTTGAGCGGCATTGCGGAGCATGGTGATATATTGCTGGCCGGTGCCAAGGGCGGTCTTCAAGGCGTCCCCGGTTAGCCCTGTATTGCGGGCCACTTCCCGCATCCCTCGACCCATCTCGGCAATCTGCATCTCGCTCATGCGGCCTTCAAGGGTCCATTTGTGGAAGGCATCCCCCAAATCGCCGGCTGCCATACCGAGTTGTCTTTCGGTGTTTAGCTGGGCCACGGTTACGGCATGAGCCACCTTTAAGTCTCTAATGCCGCCCTTAACCGTTTTGAGATAAGCTTGCTGGAACTTGGTGCGATCTACGCCAGTCTGCTTCACCGTGGTCCCAATATTTTCCCACTGTCTTTGCAGCAGCTTGCTTTCGCCTGTGACCCCAGCAACCTCGTAGGCGGCAGCCCGAACGTCCTTGATGAATAAAACCTCATCCTTTATCACGCCGCCGAAAAGGGTGTCCAATGCACTCTGGCCCTTTTCGGTGAAGCCCATTATTGTGTTCTCTATCGAAAACAGCATTCGCTTCATGTCGTTATAAAGCGACATGCGCGCCCACAGGAGCTTGTTATAGGATCGCTGGGTGCGCAGTGACTCCCGCCCGATTTCCTCTTCCTCTTCCAGCACATGCAAAATCTTCTCTTGGCCCTCCAACTGCTTATTGGTGGCATCTGCGGTGGCCTTGGCACCACCGCCGGTGGCCGCACCACCGCCGACAACAGCAAGACCGCCTCCGGCGGGGGCAACTGCGAGTTTGGCCACGGCTCCGCTTATCTTGTCACAACAACTGTCAATGGCGGCTTTAATGGCGTTGAGGACTTTGATGGCCGCTTCGTCTATAACGGGCAGAGGCCCACCACCCCCGCCACCACCGGCAGGCACGACATGACCGCCCCCGCCCGCACCACCGCCGCCTCCTACACGAATCGTGTCAGGCATTCCGGCATGTCCCGCTGGCAGGTGTTGAGCGGCCTCGGCAGGCTTGCCGGCTGCCGCCGCAGCACCCCCGATTGGCACTTTGTTTACTAGATCATCGAGAGTCTGCCGCAGTTCTTGGGTTTCGGTTTTCAGTTGCGATATAATAGCTGTTTGCTCCTGGTCCCGTTTATCGAACGCCGCCAGGGCCTTATGAAGTTGATCGTCTTTGGTATGTACTGTACCCTTATGCAAAGCAGCTTGGGTGAGGGAACCCAGATCATCTTGCATACCCTCGATCCCCTTGGTGGCATCGTCCAGGGTTGCCGGCTGTTGCTTGCCCCCGCCCAGGTTGGCAATGTCCTTACTAATCGTTGATAGCAAGGTTGTGGATTCGGCATCCTTGACTATAAGGCCCTTGCCGTTTATGGCAACCTTGTGTATCTCCTTGATTTGCAGGGCCATTGGCTTGATGTGACTGGTTGCCAACTTCTCGATGCTTACCAGCTTGCTGGCCATGTTGACCACATTATCGAGGATGGACTGGACCTTGGACTCAAGACCCTGACTCACTTTCTCGACCGGCGACATCGCCGCACGCTCGGCTTTGGCGGCGGGCGGTGCATTGGCGACCGCAGCACTGGCGTTGGCGTACTGCTTGCTCTCGGCAGCTTCCTTAGCAAAGCGAGGATTGATTTGCTCGATAAGCCGGGCGATATTTTGCAAGACGGGTGTATTCTTTTCGGTAGCTGCCTTGTTAGCAGCGATATTCTCGTTGATCTTATTGAGGGTCTGTTGCATGGCGGCAAACGAACGCGAGAGGTCTTCCTTCCTCTCCTCGCCCCGGACGGTAGGTGCGCCGACCTTGCCCGTCATAAGGGTCTTTAGCAATTCTTTCATCTCGCTGGTGTTCGTAACGAGTGGCTGAATTACTCGACCAAAGGCATCTTCAAAAGCTGCTGCCATTACATCCTTTATGTAGTACCCGGCGTACCAGTTGTGCCAAGCGGTTGCTCCTCAGTTGACTGAGCCGGCGGATTAACCGTCCGGTTAATCTGGTCACGCACGGCCCGGCGTATCGTGTCTACTTGAGTGGGGTCGAGGGTTCGTACTGTTTGCAGTACCTTGAGGAGAAATGCACAATCCAACTTCTTTATCTGGCGTATGCCCAGACGTTTATATTGTCGGAACGCTCCTACTATATATGCGTCTCCCTTGATGTTATAATACGAAAACCTTGGATTATCACAATTCGGCTGCAACAGGCGCAGAATATAAGGGAATGTCAAATAGTGCAAATTCACCCCACGAATATAATCCCGCCACACGTCGGTTATAATCACCAGCGGCGTTGGGTCGTGGCCGGGCTTGAAGTAGAGGTAGCTGAAGGTGACGAGGCTGCCCTTGTTGATGGTCTGGAAGCTCGGCCCGAACTGGTTGGCCGGCAGCCTGGCGTAAGGAGGCACCTGGCCCGTCTGTTGGACTTGCCCTAAAGCGGTGAACAGATTTCCAGCAAGCTGGTTACTCGGTAGTGGTGGCACGAACTATATAGGCGGGGTCATTTCTTACTTTACAACCGATTCCTCCTGGCGGATACTGAAGAAAGTTCTGACGGGCCACGGTCTTGGTGTACCTAGCTGGGCAGAGGAGGACTCAAAAATGGCTGAACAACAGTATTGGATTTACCAGTTTGACGACGTTCCTATGACGGGCTGCCGCACCATCTGCCGGCACGTCAATCGGGGGTTGACCAGCCGGGGCACGTTGTTTTGCTCGGACTGTCAATGCGAGTGGGAGTGGGGTGTCCCCCAAGCCGCTCCGCACTTTGAACCGGGCTGGTGCTACACCCAGCGCACCCTTCGGATGCTGGCCCGAATTCTGCCCGAATTCAAGAAGCGAAGCTTCTTGGATTGGCTGTGCAACCCCGATGGCTTCTAAAAGGCGGGATCGCCCACCCGCCCCAGCCGGGTATGTTCGGGCAGGACGCTCCGTACCTTGGCAGAAAGTTTCTTCATGTGCCACTCGCGCTGGGGCAAGTGGCCATGTTTCTTTATGCGCTCCTTGATGAGCCGCACGAATTCATGCACTTCGGCCCCTTCGGGCCAGCCAGCAACCCGTGCCACTTCCTTCCAGTTGCCCTTCCCATACGCCTCCACGAAGTCCACAAAAGCTGGATGAGCCTGCGGCCTGGGTGAGTCCAGCTTATATTCCATCCACTCCCCGAATTTCTTCGGCTGCTGCTGCCGCTGGTTAATCATTTTGAGGAAATACTCCATCAGGGCGTTAAAGCGTTGTCCCGCCGCCTGCAACTGCCCCTGGTAGGGAGAAACATCCATGCCCCATACCTTTGACTGGCCCTGCTCCTCGAAACCCTTGAAGTAGCGTTCAATCTTGTCGCTTAACGGAGCCAGGGCCATCATCTTGTTCACGTCGTAAGGCTGGCCGGGATAGTAGCGAGCGTACAGGGCGGCATATTGCTTGGCGTGCGCCCGCAACTCCCCAGGATCGGTGAAATAGTCGATCTTGCCTTTGTCGTACTCCGGGCTGCCCCTGGGATGGCTTCCACTTAAATATGGATTGGCGTGTTGCTGGTTGCCTGGCGATACCTTCCCCGATGAAAGGTGCGTCATTTCGTGATGCAGTTGGAAATACAGGCGGGAGATCATGGCCTGAAGGGGCAGGTCGTTATATTCCTTGGCCTGGGCAATGGTGTTGACGTTCAGGTAGATGTTTAGGATGCTTGTGCCGAAATCGGCACCCGTGTCCTTTTGGGTGGGCTTAATCCTAATCACCAATTGATCGCCAATGGGCGACTGGTGGCCCTTGACGGTCGCCGGCACACGGATTTCTACGCCCCGCTCCGGCACGGCCTCGCTGCCGAAGTTCCGCATGACGGCGAGGCCCTTGGCGTTATCAACGATATACTCGGAAATCCGCTTCTGCTTGTTGTTCTGGAAATACTGGTGCAGGGACTTATTGATGATCCCGAAGGCCGCTTCTGCGACAGCATCCTCGTATTGTTCGTGGGGGTGGCTAAGGTCATCCATATTAGTCAGCGTAACGCATGTCGTCGTAATACTGGCGTGCTGTGCGGGCGTCTACTTCGCCGGCACCCTTGCACAACTGGCATTCCTCGCCGTCCACTTCACCCTCACCCCGGCAGGCGGGACAGTTGGTGTCGTCATCATAAGGTGAAGCCAGCTTCCAGGCGTCATAGCCCGGCAGGTTCTCGATGTACTGCTGAAACGTCTTCATTGTTCTCCCTTACATCTTCGAGTGGACCAAGTTGCTGTAGTCGGTGCCAGTGGTGCGGACAATGATCCTGCCTTGCCCGTCCGAATTCTGATCCAGTTCCGCACTGCGGATGTCGTTTTCCGCCTCGGCGCTCTTGGTGAAGAACTTCTTGATTTCTTCGGTCACGGCCTGGATAATCTGATGAGCGGCTTCCTCGGCTTTGTAGTCATCGCCCATATAATCGTTGTACATTTCCTCCAGGTCCAGGGGATATGCCTTGCCGTAGGGGTGGGTCATTTCCTGCTTCTGCACCCGGTAGGCCAGCACGTCACCGATCTTGTAAATACGGATGCCGTCGAAGGACAAGCTCTTCGTGGGACTTTTGACGAAGAGAAAAGGGTCATCCTCGTTAAGATGGTCGGTGACGCCAATCCCCTGGCGTTCGAGCAGCTTCTTAACCAAACCTAAGTGCCGTTTGCTCTCCCGCATCTTCTTGTCTACAAACTCGATGAATCCTTGTGGCATGTTGGTATCTAGTCCTGAACCTGGGATTTCTCGGCGTCGTGTGATTATGATAGCCGTTCTTCCGAAGAAAATGCGCGTAGAACCGATCCAGCAGGCTCAGGTCCGATACGAACATGAAACCGTTATTGTCTCGAAAGAGCGGAGCGTGGTACATCATAAAGGCCGTCTGGGGCCTGCCCCACCAGTACAAGAACAGATAGTCGGGCATTATGCAAAAGCACGGCACCCCGGTAGCCCAGGCCATTTGCGCCACCGCACTGTGGGTGCCAATCACAAACTCGGCGTGACGTACCAGATCGAATAGTTGCCGCAGATTGGTATGATTCAGTAGGTTAATCGCACCCTTGATATGAAGACTTTCTGCCTTGAAATAGGAATTATCCTCGGTGAACAACTCTCCGCTGTAATCGTAATAGCAGTCCTTGCCGACAAGGACCGGAAATAAACCCATCTTATAGGCTTGGTCGCACAGCAGTTGTACCACCGGGGTTTCTATGTCCTTGTCGCTGCTCGACATGGCGTGCAAGACTATGTACTTGCCGGGAGGTCGCAGTGACTCCCCTTCGAGTAGCGGGATTTCAATTTGGTGTGCCGGGGCCTGCGGCGGCGGGTACAGGCTGAAGGTTCTGGCATGTGCTTCGATCACTCGTGCTACGTTGGGGCTGGTCCCCAGCAGTTCCGTCATGGTTCCTTGCTGGGAAGAGTTGTTGATGACAAATACCTTCCTGTCCCAGCAGGCGTAGGGGCCGTTAAACAGCATGTAGATGCAGTCTCCCAGCCCTCCGGTCAATTCAACGGTGTTATACTCCGGCTCTTTCCTGGGCAAGTGCCTGAGCGTCCTAAAAAGCCGAAACCTCATCCCATAAAAGAGAAGATATTAGCAGTTACGCAACAGTATTTCTGGGGCCGAAGGCACGCAGCGCTGCAACACACGCAGGTCAGACGGGTTGCCCTGGTACGGGGTTTCCTTGAACACGATGCCCTGGAAGGAGGTAGACGCTTCCCGGATGATGTTAAGTTGCGCCGTGAGGAACAGGGTTCCTTCTCGCCGCACCATGAACTCGTGGTCCTCCATTTCTGGCTCGCCGTCCTCGTCGGTTTGGCCGGTTTCTTTCTGGTAGAGGATTTTCAGGTCCATGAAGGGAATGATGGCCCCGTTGTCATCAATCATGGCCTCAGACTCCTCGCCCATGCTGGTTTTGACGATCAACTTGCCGTCCGTGTAAGCGGAGCGCAGGGAGTTGGTCAAGTCCCAGCCCAAGGTGTAGACGGTTCCATCCGTGCCCACCACGTTGGCGACGAAAGCCCTGGTCTTAAAAGTCTCGGCTATACTTTCCATGACCACCCGGCGTCTCAACACATCCTTTTCTTCCGGGCTGCCTTCGTCCAGCCGTTTCAATTCCGGTTCGGAAAGGTAACGCTCCGGGTCGTCTTCCCGTAGGCTCCATTTGCCGATGTCAACCATACCGAAGCGAGCGTTAAACCGGGTGGACAAGCGGATGGAATATTCCTTCTCATTATAAATCACGTCCTCGGCGTTGCCGCCAGTACCAACCTGCACCCCGCCAATTAAGGCGGCAATATATTTCCGGTGCAGGTCGCCCTTCATGCCCAGACAGCCGTTCAGCTTGATGAAGATGTTGTTTAGCTCTGGATGCGTCTGGAGAGTGTTCCAAATATGGTTCACCACCGATACCGAAGGGTTGTTCTGGTCCAGTTCTTCGCGCAGCAGCTTCCGAATTTCCTTGGAAGCCTGGTCGATGTTGGCGTTCTGCCGCAAGAACTGCACCTGAAGGTTGTCCTCCACGAACTTCCGGGGGTAGGTGTCCAGGTCCAGGTCACGAATCTGGTGAATCATGTCGATGAGCTTCTGGGTGTCGCCCTTGATGGACTCCTTGAAATACAGGTTCTTCCACTGCTCGAAGTCCGGGGACTCCCCGCCCTGGTCCTTGGGCATGTCCGGTGCCTGGGGATCATTGGTCACGTCCGGCTGGTCGCCGGGCTTGCTGCCGGCCTGGTCCTTGGGTGGCGTTCCCATCTGGTTTGGCGGCGGGTTGGCGATGCTTGGATCGCCGGGTGGCGGGCCAGGCGCACCCGCTCCTGGCATCCCAGGAGGCCCGGCAGTGCCTCCTGGTTGGCCCGCTTGGGGGTCTGGCCCCCAGCCTGCACCCGGAGATTGTTCGGCAATTAGCCAGTCGTCAATAATGATTTGCGTCATTTCTTCTCGTCCTTCTTGGGTTCGTCCTTTTTGGTCATGTTCTCGATCAACTCGATGAGGGCACGACGATTGCCGCTGGTGTCGCCTATATTTACGGTGACGTTTTCTTGTTTTGCGTTCTGAACCTTGACCGGAATCGTTTCCTTGAGCTTCAGCCGGGTCATCTCGCTGGCGATCTTCGACATCTTATCGGGGATGTCACTCTTGATTTTCATGAGGTTGACCAAAGCTTCCTTGGAAGCGGTGGTCGAGTCCCCTTCGTTAATGACAAGTTCAGCAAAGCTGGTAATGTACTGATCGCATTCCCGCCGGTCGTCCCGGCACATTTTGAGGATTTCCTGGTAGACATCGAGCAACACAGCGTCTTCAATAATGGAAGGTGGTGGGGCCGGCAGCGGACGCTCCGGCAAAACCTCGTACTCCTGGGAGGGCACGGAATTCAGGCCGTTCAACCCGGCTTCGATTTCAGTAATCACGGCTGCATCAATTTGTTTCGGCATAACAGTCTATATAGGGCATGACCCTTCAAAAGAATCCATAAGGAGGCCGGATGATTGAACTCCACAACGGACACAGAATGGATTTCTTGTGCGCTAGTGGAGCATTGGGCTTGGACGGCCAGGGATACTTCTGGGAGTGGCCGCTCGTGTACGCCAACATCATCCGCCCCCACGAACTTACCATCATCACCAAGACGCTCACCCGCTTCCCCTGCCCTGGCAACCTGTCCTGGTGGCATCCCTGGACTTGCTTTCGGTTCATCAAGGACGGGACCGTAAACAGCGTGGGCCTCAGCAACCCCGGCATCCGTTGGTGGATCAAACATTTCCCTCGCTTCCCGCAATACAAGTTCATCATTTCCATCCTGCCTACCAGTGTGCGGGAGGCTGCCTTTATGGCCCAGATGCTCAACCCTCTGCCCGTGGTGGGGATCGAGTTTAATGCTTCCTGCCCCAACGGTGAGGAATGGACCGAAGACAAAATCTGTGAACTTAGCAGCACCTTGGCCCTCGCCTCGCGCCACCCCGTCATCGTCAAGTTGGGCTACACCCAGCCGTATGTGCGCGTATGCGAGCATCTGGATGGGGTGGTTGCGGCCTTTGATCTAATAAACAGTGTGCCGTGGCCAGAAATCTTCCCCAATGCAGCCTCGCCCCTGAACCCGTCCGGCGGCGTTTCGGGAGCGGTCATCGTTCATCAAGCCAGGGAAGCGTTATGGAAGGCCAAGGTCGTAACCACCAAGACCCCCATTATTTCCGGCGGCGGCATCAACGACATGAGAGAAGTGGTGGTACGGCGGTGCATGGGTGCGGAAGCCTGGACCTTCGGCACCCTCTTTCTGCGCAAACCCTGGCTGCCCAATCGGATAGCCGCCAGTTTGCGGAAGCTCTGGCTCTATTAGGCCATGAAGGCTATATATTTCCGCACAATCTGCGAAGTGGGCGTCGGACCACCAGAGTGGTCGCAATTTAGTGACATACTCGATACCGCCTGCTACCGAAAAGCCCTGTTGATCGACCCCGACCCAGGCTTTTGTGCGGCGTTGCGTCAGCGCTGGCCCGACCCACGGGTGCAGGTCTGTGAAAATGCCGTGATCGAGGGAAAACCCCGCCCGGTGGAAATGATAAATTGCTCAGCGACCACCTATGTCAAGGGCATCAAACACTGCCCTGCGATGGAGGCCGGATATGACCATACCAACAAGGACCAATACTTCCTTGACCACGATCTAAACCCGGCGGACTATCCCAACTACACGACGGCAGGTGTGCCGTTCTCATGCTTGGACGATGGCGAGATTGACGTGCTGGCGGCAGATTGTGAAGGGTCTGAATGGTTTGTGTTGCAGGACATGCGCAGCCGACCCTGGTTCATTCGCCTGGAAACCAGTTACGAGCATCCTTACCGCCAGGAGATTGCCAACTGGTTAGCACGCGAGGGTTACGAGGAAATAATACGGGATGGGTCGGATACTTTGTGGAAGAAAACGTGGCCGGTGGATAAATAGGATGTGTTAGCTATTCTTGCTGGAAGGGTAGAATGAGAACCAAATTTGAAGAGTATCTGTTGTTCAAGGAAGCCGAAGAAAACGGCGATTCTGACAATCATCACGGTGATTCGGACAAGCATTACGGTGATTCTGACAAGCATCACGGTGATTCTGACAAGAAGAGTGATGGCGGCGGTTCGTCCGGGGGCAGCGCGAGCGGTCCCGGCGACGAAGTTAGCCAGAAGGCCAAGTCGCTCATCACATCGAAAATCAAGTTGCAGAAGAAGGAGGGCAGCAACGAGTTCGCTCCGTTCACGGTGGACCGTGCCAGCCATCCGAACCTGCGCTACCTCATTAAAGCATTTGCAGATTCCGATAAAGTCGGCCTTGGTTATACCACTATTGACAAGACCAAGGGCGAAATGGAGCCGATGCTAAAGAAAAAGACGCTACACCTTACCGGCGGGGCTGTGCGTGACCACCTGAAGGGCAAAACCCCTCGAAATTATGATCTGGTCACGGATGCCACGCCAAGTGAAATGCGCATGATCCTATCCAACCCCGAACACGGTTTTACGGAAGTCCAGCCCCGTGACCCAAAGTTGGCCCAGGATGAGCGCTATCATGAGCTACCTCCAGCGGGTAGCAGGAACAAAGTCTTCTATCCAAGCCGCTGGGATAAACAGGGCAAGGAACTTGAATTCACGGTTGAAATCAACGGGGAGAAATTTGATCTTGCTACCCTATCCAAACACTCGAAGAGTCGCCGGGTCAGCCCGGATAAAGGCGAGTCCGCATCTTCCGTTGAGGAAGATTCCCTAAACCGGGACTTCACCATCAACGGCATGTATATCCCGCTCAACCAAAGCGATGGAGAGAACTCCGACTTGGTGGACCCACATGGCGGTGCCCACCACCTGAAAAATGGTGAGGTCGTCGCCATCGGGAGCCTGATTGACAAGCTGCGGGCTGATCCTTCAACCTCACAGCGATATGTCAAGATGCTGAGCCGCTTCGGCAACCCGGACAAGATTCCAGACAAATATAAGGCCACCATCGAGCGATACAAGGACATGCAGGATGTGGACAAGGGCCACGTCCGCAAGGAATTCCTTTCCGGCCTCGAAAACCCCGACGTGGACCCACGCAAGTATCTGGGTGCCTATAGCAAACTCGGTCTAATGGGAGCGGTGTTCCCCGGACATGACTTCAATCCCGACGAGATGCCGCCGGACTTCAAGGGCGACCGCTGGCTCGCACCAGCCTGGGTTCTTCGCAAAGGCGATCCCCAACAGGTTATGCAGATGTTAGTTGGCCAGGGCTGGTCCAAGCAGGAGGCCCAGGACATCACCCACCTGATAAAGATGGCTCAGTGGGCCGACAAGGGCTTCGACGCTGACCAAATGTACGATCTGAAGAACAGTCACAACGGCTTGACGAAAAACAAGCAGCGTGAGTGGATGCAGATGATCGGCAAGCAGGGGAACCAGTCCGATGCCTACTTTATGCACGATGACAAAGACCTTGCCAAGATGGTAGACGGCCCGGACGGGAAGAAGCAGATCAACCCCAAGTTCCACCAACACCTGGGCCGCACGCCCAAGCCGGGCGAGCTAGAGGGCGTCCGCAAGGACTTGTCCAAGAATCGCTTCGTGGACATGCTCAATAAGCTCAAGCATCATAAAGCCGGTGGCGAGGATAAGGACAAGGACAAGCCGTTCCCTTCTCACGACTCTGAAGATAAGAAGCAGGAGTGGGTTTCCGTGGCGGCTTTCCGCTACTAACCCTTCTTCGTATATCCGGGCTGCCCCTCAAGGTCCAGAATGTGCAACTCGTCCATCGCACGAGTGTAAGCAACGTATTTCGCGTTGGCTTCCTGTGCCAAGTCCTCTGGACGCTGGGCCTTGGGGTGCGGGAACTGGTCGTCGCGCAGAATATACACCCTGCTGAACTCCAGTCCTTTTGACTTGTGGGCCGTCGTCAGGATGACGGGATTCTGCTCCTCGACCTTCCGGCGATATTCATTCAGATCGCGCTCGTTCTCGGCTACATCCAGACCCGACAAATTGGCCTTCAGCCAGGCTTTGAACTGGCTGATCGTCTTTTGCGCCGGCCTGCGGCCTCGATCATCAGGGTAATCATCGCTCATCTCCGGGGCGAACATACCAATACAGTTCACCAACGCCTGGGTGGTATCCCGCAGTTCTTGCATCATCGCCCGCTTGGAGTTCGGCTGGCCCTGGTCCTCGAAACGGTCGTCTTCCTTTTGCTGGTGATCCTGCAACTTGTCCTTCAGGTCCGATATGGGCTGGTAATCGGTCGTACCCGTCATGCGCATAATCTTGGCGATATGCTCCAACAAGTCCTTGGCCACGTCTTTGCCGACGATGATAAACGGCACCGCACTCGCCAGAAGCTTCAAGGCAGCGTTGACCAGCGGCTCGTTGGTCCGGGAGATAAACGCCGTGGGCTTGATATTGCCCTCCATTTTCTCCTTGCGCAACTGGCCGAAGGCGTCTTCGTATTTCAGTTCCTTGTGCGTGACCTCGCCCTCGCCGCCGTCCTTGAAGACCTTGCCCTGTTGCAAGTTGTTGACGTGAGTATTCTGGTTGGCGTAATCCAAGATGGCTTTGCGAGAGCGGAAATTCTTGGACAGGGTGAAAGGTTTCCAGCCCTCTTTATTGGCTGATAAGCCGCCCAACTGCTCGGCCAGATTATTGAAGGCGTCACCGTCAGCGCCCCTGAACCGATATATAGCTTGGTTGGGGTCGCCCACGGCCACTATTTTAGCGCCGGCATCATGAAGCTTCTTTAGGGCGATCTTCTGGTTCTCGTTGAAATCCTGCACTTCATCCGCCAGCACCACGTCATAATGCGGCCAGTGCAGTTCCTCGGCGTGGATGGAGGCATACCACAGGTCATCGTTGAAATCCCGGAACTGCCCCATGTTGTATTCAAAATCATCCTTCTTCAAGACATGCTGCGAGGCGTGCGGGAGGGTTTCATCCAGCATCCACATCGTCGCCTGCATCATCTCCTGCTTGTAGTTCTTCTTCATGAAGTCGTAGCCCAGGATGCGGCGCAGGTGGCCGGTGATCGTGGCATAGTAGCTGGGACTGTCGGCGTAACGGTCGATTCTCTCTTTCACGTCGCTCAGGCTGGTGTCGATGTCGTACTTGTCCATGACCTTCTCCAGCTTGGGCTGGACCTCGGCTTTATTGCGAGGATCGAGGGAATAGGACTTGGCCAGCCCCGTCAAGGTCAGGACTTCCTCCTTGAAAATATATTGCATCGAGTTGAGGATGCTGGTAAGCGTCTTCTTGATCTTGCTGTCGGCGGACACCATCTGGGCGGCATCCTTATTGGGAATGCCAAGGCTCTGGACCAATTGATTGAACTGCGGGGAATAGGTGGCGAGAATGCGGGCCTTCTCGATCATGCCCTTTTCGCCTGGGTGGTTCTTGCTAATCTCCACCGTGCGGCTCGTCTGGCGGATGCGGCCCTTGTTCTCCGGCGATCCAATCACCCTCCCCAAGAAGCCGTTGGTCGTTTCGACCTGCACCCATTGCGGAAACTTTTCTTTGGCCTCGACTTTGTTCTTGGTGTTGAAGACCAAATAGAGCCACTTCTGGCCGGGGTTGCCATATTTCCAGGCCAGGTGCTTGAGCATGGTGGTTTTGCCCGATCCAGCCAGGGCGTTAATCATGATGTGATCTTGGGTGCCGCCCTCCATGATCTGCTTGAACTTCTCGTCAATCTGGCGCTGTTCGCTTTTCTCGCCGGGGGCGGTGCCGCTGTCCAGCATCTCGTCGGAGAGGATATGCTTGTTTCCTACGGGGCCGGCGGGGCTGGGCTTGGCCGGCTCTGGGGCCGGATCGGCATGGGGCCTGACGTGGGCCATAAGGTCTTCGATATTCTTGGACGTGATCGGCTGACCCGTCTCTTCGTCCTTGACGGACGTGACGATGTTCTTGACGGCCTCGCCAGGAATGATGGCGGTTCTCTTCTCGGCGTCCAGGGAGATCATCTCCCAGGAGGCGTCTTTTCGCTTGGCCAGGGCAACGTCCTGTCCGATGCGGAAACCCTGGGAGTTGTTGCCGGTGATTTTGGCCAATACCCAGGTTGGTCCGGCGGCTGGTTGCATGGAAGGTAAAGCCCTCGCTGGTGGACGCTCCTCCGGCGGGGGAGCAGCGGGTGGTTCGGGTCTTGGAGCAGGATGGGGAGCCGGTTTAGCAGCGGGCTTGGCTGCCCGACGCTTGGCTAGTTCCTCTTCAATTTCTCTACGGAATTCGGGGCTGATGAGTCCGGGATTATCGACGTTTTGCAAGGCCCAGGTCAGCCAGCCGCTATCAACTTCGCTGTGGTGCTTCCCTCGATGTTTGCCGAATCCAAACACACCCTCGTTCGTAAGGGTGAGCCAGCTTTTGAAAGTGAGTGTGTCCATGCTGGGATTATTTAGCACCGCAGGTGCAAAAAGAAAACCCCGGCGATCCCATTTCTGGAACCGCCGGGGTTTTCCCAGCAGATCAGTTTCCACACTCCGCACACGCGCTTTCGCGTTTGCTATGCAGAAGTACGAAGTGCGCCAATTGAGTCCGTCATCCTTTGGTGTTATTGCAGCTTTCCACAAGGTATGTCTGCCTGCTCAGGCCATTTGGACCCGCCGCTGACCCTGTGGCGTGACAGTATGAGGTTTGCGAACGGCTTGCACCTTCTCACTCCCTTGGGGTTTGAACGCCGGTTCCTACTTCTGCCCAACGCTTTGCAGCGTCATGCGTCCCATAGCACCACCAACGCCCTTGCCTTACGGTCGCTCCTCGGCTCTTGCCGTCACCTTGACCCCATACCCTCCTCATCTTAACGCCGGAGGAGTAGCGTCGTTTCGTGGGCGGCTTTTTGCGTGCCGCCAGGCTCAGCACCGATATGCTCGCTCGCCAGCGATGCTCCGTTAATGAGCGGAGGGCTTTTCAGCGGGGCACTGCTACTCCCCGCCGTATACCCCTCGGTGCAACCAGGACTCTCGCATCCACCGCTCAGGCACCCTTTTGGGGCGGCGTTCCTAAGCGTTCATCAGGACACCTGTTGCGGCCTATTTACCCCCTGCCCATTTCTGGTCAAAGGGCTGCTTAGCCACCATCCTGGTTCCGACTGCCTGCCGTGGTTTCCCGGATCAAATCCCCCTCCAGAGCAAGTCTTGAAGGTTTCATCTCCCCGTTGTGCCGAATAGCACTCCCTACCCTCGGTCTTGGTTTTCGTCTCGGCGGGATTTTTCACCCGTCCGATTGCCCACGGCCTTCCCGTTTCCCCGCCCCCTTTCCAGAGAGCGGGCGGACTCGTCAACCCGGTTGTCAAAGAGCAAGGCTCTCACCGTTGCATGATCTTCTTTTACTGCACCCTGCCGAAGTTGTCAACCCCGTTTTACGTTTTCTGCGGAGAGGTTTACAACTGTCGCATCCTCTAGTATAGTAAGTACCATGAAGTCCGACAAGAGCCTACTCCCGGAATTTCCACGAACACGCCACCTGCCGTACAAGCCCAATGCTGTGCGGGACGATCTGGTGGCGTCGGAGGATGATTGCGCCGTAATCTTCACCCTGGCAACCGTTTACGTCGAGGAGAAAGTGGACGGGGCCAACAGCGGCATGATGTTCTATGAGGACCGCCCCATAATAAGAAACAGGAGCCATGTGCTGAACAAGGGCTACCTGAAGGACACCCCGGCCAAGGTCCAGTTCCGCCCGATCTGGAACTGGTTTTATCAGAATAAGAAGTCCTTCGCTGATATAAACCGCATGGCGGGCGGTTCCGTGGGAATATATGGGGAGTGGATGTACGCCCTGCACGGGATCGAGTACGACCGGCTGCCCGACTGGTTCATCGCCTATGATGTCTACGACCCGGAGGCAGGAAAGTTTCTGGACACGGCCAAGGCCCGCCATCTATTGGAGGCGGCTGGCTTCCAGACCACGCCCTTCCTCCACGGCGGTCCCGTCGAAAGCTGGGAGCAGCTAGAGCGGTTCTGCCACGAACCCTCGGCGTTTTCTGGCAAGGACCGGCGGGAAGGGGTTTATATCAAGGTGTCGGACGGGCGATTCACCACCCACCGTTTCAAAATGGTGCGGGGCGATTTTACCCAGGGATGCAAGTGGAACGAGAAGAGGATCACCAAGAACCAACTCTTCAAGGGGAAATGACATGGCCGATCACTGGCGCGAAGTACGGGTGACGTTTCTGGCGGACCACGAGGACACGACGACTGCTCAGGATGAGGACAGTCCGGTGATGGTCTTCTGGAAGAGCGACACCTTCTACGCTGAGGTTCAGGACCAGGGCGAGGACTGGCGGATGCACGTTCTCGACCAGGAAACCGCCCTGGAATGGTACGACGTTCCCAAGAACAAGGTCCGCATCTTGCCGGTTGATTACTATACGGCGGACGTGACCTTCCTGAAAGAATGGCAGTTCACCACGCCGGATGACACCGAACTGACGGTGGAACGCCACGAAACCTACGAGGCGGGTGTCGTGGATGACGGCACCGAAACCGTGGACTTGCTGCTCAACGCCCTGATGCGGCCCATCAACCAGATCAAGCAGGTGCCACGGAGCATTTTGCGGGTGGCACGAAAACCGGAGGATTGACATGGCTGGGACCATACTGACCCTGGAACGCAAGCGCATCGACCGCCACCGCCTCTATGGGGTGGTGGTGGCCGAGTCGGATCAGTTGATGTTGCTGCACCAGAACGACGACTTCCAGTTCGACGGCTATGTGGTCGTCCGCAAGAAGGACATCACCAAGAGCCTGACCTCGGAGGGCACCGACCACTGCATCGCCATCATGAAGAAGGAAGGGCTGTGGGAGCCGGTGCCACGCAGCGTCAAGCGGCTGCCGGTCGATTCCTGGGGCAGCCTCCTGAACCGCTTCGTGGGCAAGGTTGTCATCCTTGAGGCCGAGTGGACGGACGACTTCTACATCGGCCCCGTGCTGGAAGTCCAAAAGAACGCCGTCGTCATCGACTATATTGACTGCTGCGGCAAACGCATGGGCGAGGAGAAGATTTCCTTCCGGCGTATTACCCAGGTGCGCTTCGGCGGTCGTTATGAAACGATGCACGAGAAGTACATGGAGAAGGAATGAAGGCTTGCGAACTAAGAATCGGTGACAGGGTGCGGATCACCGCCATTCCCGGCGAAGGTGTACCCAATTACACACTCCACCGGGAAACCCGGCAGGTCTACCAGAAGATCATCGCCCGGAAGCGCTCGGTGCGCATTTCGGAAATTGATGAGGATGGGCAGCCCTGGTACACCGTCAAGTTCCGGCGCAAGAATGGGAAGTGGGAGGAACACGTCCTCAATATCATGGACAGCGACACCAATTGGGTGCCTGTTAAAAGAAAGGTCAAATGAAAATATACAAGGAACACCACAGCTTCGCCCCCGTCCTTCGGGACCGCTTCGCCACCGTGATTACCATTACCGATGAGGATACTCTGGAGGCGGCGAGCCATTATGATAATGCTTGCTGTCTCAATTTCGCTTCGCACAAGCGGCCTGGCGGCGGTTATAAAGCCGTGCAACATATACCCATGCCCATCAAGACTCAGGAGGAAGACCTTTTCCGGCGGTCCAACTTACCGGATATAATGGACACCAAGCAGGTCCGCCAGCACTACCCGCTTACCGGCGTGGAGGGTATCTATTGCGGCGGCGTCCAGGTCGAGCGGGACAACAAGCTGGTGGCGCACGACCCTTATACGGTGTCGGTTATAACCGTGCCGGCGGTCGTTAATCCCCAGCCAGAACAAAAAGGTCTGGTCCGGGACAAGGTGAGGCGAATTTTGGAAATCGCCGCTGAGCAAGGCCATGAGGTATTGATCCTGGGTGCTTGGGGCTGCGGCGTTTTCAACAACGACCCGGAGGAGATCGCCGGGTTGTTCCTGGGCTTCCTGGTCGGTGAGTTCCGGGGCGTGTTCAGCGAGGTAGTCTTCGCCATCCCCGGCAAGGAAAGCCGGAACCACAAATTGTTTGTATCGGTGCTTCATGAGACTGTATACTCGGCCCAAGTCAACCCTGTCCAAATACCGGAGGCGGAAGCTCGCCCTGGAGAAGACACGCCAGTGGCTTGAGCAATACCACGCACCGAAGGAACCGCCAGCGGAACCCCGCAAGGAACACAAGAGGACCAAGCCGGACCCAAAGGAACAAAAGTCCTTCTACCGCCGCCAACAGGAAAAGGGCTGGCGGGCGCAGAACGAAGAAGATTACTACACGCCCACGCAGCAGGAAATGACCAAGATTTTGACGGTCGCAGAGGCCCTGGCCCTGCTCGACCGAATGGGGGAGAACGCATGAGCAACGTCAAGATCACCGACATGCAGAAGAAATGGCTCGGCCTGCCCGAACCAACCTTCTGCAACGGCAAGAAGAAGCTCAAGCTCTGGGACTTCGACGGCACGCTCTATAACTCCCCAGACCGTGCCGAAGGGGAGGTTCTGTACCTGGAGGGAACGGGTAAGGAGTGGCCCTTCGGCGGCTGGTGGGGTCGTATTGAAACTCTCATGCCGCCCATCATCCCCGATCCGCCGCCACGGGACAGGCTCATTCTCTGGACCTACGAGCAATACCTCCAGGCCAAGGCCGACCCCCAGGCTCATAACGTCCTGCTCACCGGGCGTCCCTACAAGAACCGCCAGCGGGTCCAGGCCATCCTTGCGCACTTTGATATTTCCTTCGATGAGGAATATTACCGGGGGATGCGGGGCCTCGACGGACACGATACCTTCGAGATCAAGTGCGGCATCATCGAGAACCGCCTGGTCAGTAGCCGCCTCGAAGAGATCGACCTGTGGGAAGACCGCCCCGAACACACCGGGCCGTTCACGGCCTTCCTCGGTCGCCTCAAGTCCAAGTACCGCAATACTTTGCGTAGGGCCGTGGTGCATGACGTGCCTAACCAGGCGCATTACGAGGTTTAATCCCCCGGATTTTTAGTATATAATCCGGGGGTGTTATGACATACGAGAATTATCGGAGGCTGATTCGTCTATTGCGTCAACAGTGCCCGGCGGCGTTTCCGGTGACGGTACGCCGGGTTCGTCTCAGGGACAAGGACGGGGACTGTTCCAAGAAGGATAGTCGTTTTCTCATCCGCATAAACAAGGAGTTGGGGGAAAGCGGGTCCATCGACGCCCTGTTGCACGAGTGGGCGCACGCACGGGCGTGGAACCATTTGCATGACACTTGCGACCATTCCGAATTTGAAAAACGGGTGCATGACGCATCGTGGGGCGTGGCCTATGCGGAAGTGTACCGAATATTTGAGCAGAACTTCTAATGAAAAACCTGACCGTTGACGGCGGCTCGCCACCCCCGACCCTGATGGGGCTGGTGGAGGAAGTGTTCAAGAGCGGTACGCCGGAGGAGGCGTTGGCCCTGGCAATGCAGTGGCTCTATGCCAAGAAGCTCCAGGGCAACCCCCTGCAAGACAAAATCAACAAATGGAAACAACATTGGGGTCCAGTGACACAGCAGAAGGTTCTGAACTTCGTCCGGGACCATGAAATGGACGCCGAAATTGTTTCCCGGCTGGCGATCCCTGTTGTCACTCGATGCAAGGTGGATATATGAAACCGATGTCTTACCGGCAACTTCAACGCTTTTCTGACAAGGTATCGCCCTGGGTGGGCCAGACGCCAGGTGTGGCCGGTACGGGTATCCAGTTGGACGAAGGCCACGTTGATACCTTTGTCATTTACTTGGAACATAAAATCGAGGACAATATAAAGAGTGACCTGCTCGCCCGGTTGCAACAGGCGGCTCCCAAAGACCGGGAGTTGCGTGTTCTGTGGCAAATAACCGGGAAGATGGAGCTTCAAGAGAAAGGAAGGAAAGATGCTGATTGACCGAGTGACATTCACCGGGGCGGATGATTCTGTGACCCCCGCACAGTTGGCGCGTGTTCAGGAGGAATGCCCCCGGATCGAGTGGGGCATCCTCCTCAGCAAAAGCATGGAAGGCAAAGGAACTCGGTTTCCCAGCCGCAACTGGCTCGACAACCTTGCCAAACGCGAAGTATACTTGCCTATGCTTAGCGGCCACCTGGGCGGGCGGTGGGTACGCGAACTGATCGCCGGCAGGTTTACCTACCGTGAGGAGCGGCCCAACCACTTTGCCATTTGGCACCGGATGCAGTTGAATTTCCACGGCGAGCGGCTGGAGCCAGTCGAGGCGTTTTACTGGCAGTTGGCGTCTTGCCACGATGAGAAGACGTTCATCTTCCAGATCGACGGCGTGAACGACTGGTTGTACTACGCCCCCGACGAGCCTTCGGACGACCCACGGGCTGTGCAGGGCGGGGCAATGGCCCACGGCCTCAACGCCCTGCCACTCTTGGACAACAGCCACGGGGAGGGGCTGCTACCGGAACGGTGGATTCCCATACCACACCGGGAAGTCCTGACGGGCTATGCCGGCGGGTTGGGTCCGGCGAACCTGGCCGACGAACTGAAGCGGATCGAGGATGCCGTGGGCGAAGGCGTTATCTGGATTGACTTTGAAACCAGGGTCCGTAGCGATGACGACATCTTGTTCGACCTGGACAAGTGCCGCCGTTGCTACGACATCGCCCAACAATGGCTTCGCCCAAAGGAGGAGTAACGTGGCATTACGAGATGAACTGCGTTCCAAGCTGACCCAGGCGATGAAGGGCAAGGACGAGCAGGCGAAAAACCTGCTCCGTCTGGTTATTGGGGAGGTTGATACGGTTGACGCCCGCCAGGGCAAGTGCGCCGACGAGGCGGCGGACACCCAGCGGATTGCCGGCGTCATCAAGAAGATCATGGAGGGCAATGCCGAAACCATCCGCCAGATCGGCAAAATCCTCGACCCACGGGTGCATCAGTTGATCCAAGAGAATTCCTATCTCAAGCAACTGCTGCCGCCCACGCTGTCAGACGAAGAGCTTCGCCCCATCCTGGCGGAAGTGGCCGACAATATCAAGTCGGCCAAGAATGAAGGCCAGGCTACCGGAATCGCCATGAAGCATCTGAAGACCAAGGGTGTGGCCAACGCCGAATCGAGCATGGTGATCGCCCTGGTCAAAGAACTGCGGGGGTGATTATGAAGAAACCCACGGCCAACTGCAAGCACGCCCACTTCGAGATCGAGCATAAGTGGCACTATTCACAGGAGGAAGTTGACGAAGGCGTGGGGTGTTGGGCCTGTGGCGGCGTCCTCGTGCGCAGTGGCAGGAAGCCTTTCACCGAACTGGATCAGTTCGGCATGGAGGACAAACTCCGGGCCGAGTGCGAGGCCGACCCCAAAAAAGCCCAGGAAGTTCTGGCCTTCATGAACCGCCCAGAATATACCTGTCCGCCCTGCGAACATAAGCGCATCCAGGGCTTCAAACAGTTGGACCGCTCCAAGGGCATCGACATCAAGGAGTTGATCGAGGAGTTGCGTGGCCGTAAGGGGCGGCTCAAGTATTACTACGACACCCTGGAACGAATCCGGGAAGTGGAAGCCTGCGTGCCGGATTGTCCCTACCGGGAACGGCTGCCGCAGTGGTACAAAAACCTGGATGATGTCAACAAGAAGATCGAGGGCTTTGACGATGATTGAAATGCGCTACAACAAGGGTGGCGGCGACAAAATCTACTTCTTCGGCCTCAACGACTCCGATCTGGAGCGTTTGAAGCAGGAGAAGATGATCGTCCTCAGCGACAACCGCCTGCACCCCACCCGCATGGAATATGTGGAGCCGGGGGCGGCGTGCATCGAGGTCGATCAGATGACCACCACCGTCTGCAAGGTCGATGACGAGTTCCTGGCGAAGCTCCAGCGTTTCGCCAAACACAACGAACCCGCAGCCACCTTCCCGCTGCCCCGGTTCGGCCACTCCGGCTGTCTGGCCTACGGCAAGACGGACGAGGAGTGCGAGAAAAACATCAAGCGCCGTCTGGCAGTGGGCCAAATGGCGGCGGAATGGACGCCCAGGTAACTCTACTAGAGATATGGGGGGTTGATGCAATCCATCTGTTCGTGGTGCAAGAAAGATTTAGGACCACGCGAACCGCTCGATAACCCGGCCATCACCCACGGCATCTGCCCGGATTGCCAGCAGGAACAAATTCGGGAAATCGAAGCCTACCAGCACAAGCAACAGGAGACGACAGCTATGTATGAACGCTTTACCGACCGTGCCCGCAAGGTCTTGCAGTTGGCCAACCAGGAGGCCCAGCGGCTCAATCACGAATATATCGGCACCGAACACGTCCTCATGGGACTCCTCAAAGAAGGGTCCGGGGTCGCCGCCAACGTCCTGAAGAACCTGGACATTTCGCTCTACAAGGCCGAAGAACTCATCAAGCGCATCGTCCAGCCCGGCCCCGATGAAGTGACGATGGGCAAACTGCCCCAGACGCCCCGCTGCAAGAAGGTCATCGAGTACGCCATCGAGGAAGCCCGCACAATGGGCCTCAACTACCTCGGCACCGAACATCTGCTGCTGGGCCTGCTGCGGGAGAAGGAAGGCATTGCGGCCCAAGTGCTGGTCGAGTGCGGCAGCAACCTCGATGCCGTTCGGGATGAGGTTCTGCTGCTGATCGGCAAGGCGGAACCCAAGGATGCCAAGGCCAAGCAGCGGCTCAACGACCACTACGGTGCCGTTGTTGCCCGCATCAAGGAACTGTGCGGGGAGGCGGACCCCAAGGATGCGTTCGAGCGCATCCTGACGGCGATCAAAGTCTTTCAGGAGTCGGAGCCGCCGGCTGCCCCGGATTTGACCATTTAACGGAGGAACATGGATTATATTGTTTCGGCAGAGGACACCCCCTACTACCACTGGCAACTCGAACTGCTGATAGAGAGCTTCAAGAGGCACGGTCTTCAGGACCGCCTCTTGATAGCTCTCGCCAGCGGTGACGCAACCCGCTCCCCGGACCTTTCCCAGAAGAATCTCGCCAACCACCCCCGGCTTTTCACCTTCGATAACATTGGCCGCAAGCGGGGCTATCCCTATCTCAACAAGCCCTACGCCGTGGCCACGGCGGTCAGGCAGGACAAGATCAAGCAGCCGTTCGCCGTTATTGATCCCGACATGGTGCTGTTCGTCCCCCTGCGCCCGGAAAAAGAACCCCTGGCGTTCCAGGTGAACCCCTTCTTTAACGTGGAACTGGTCCGGCAACACGTCCCCGACATCCAAGACCACCTGACCCGTATCTCCGGCAAGCCGGACCATTGGTTCCCGGTGGGCAGCGTTTATAATTTCAACGGCATTCCCTCCGAGATATTCAACCGGGTCGTTTCCTGGGCGGAACTGCTGGCCTTCGACAGTTCCAAAGCTCAGGTGGAGGCCAAAAAGCCGATTGTTTACTGGCGCTACCTGGAGCGGGTCGGCTGGGCGCTGGCCTTCTTGGATTATCTCGGCAAGGTGCCTTACCGGGCGACCCACACTTATGAGATGGCCCTGCTGGACCATAACATTCAGCACAATTTCATCCACTACACCAACGGCCAGCCGCCGGTCTTCAGCAAGCACCTTTTCAAATTCGAGCCGCCCGTCTTCCTGACCGGAGCAGCCTCCCCGTTCGAGGCGCTGCTGAGCGAGTCCCCCACCACCACCAGCGTGTATATGCAGCAGATTGTAAAGTCATATCTGGGTCTGGCTTGATTGGCTAGACAGAGCAAAATCTGAAGGTTATTATGTAGATACCATGCGAAAGGAGGCCATGAACATGATAGCCGCATTGTACACGCACGGACGGTGTGTAACCGGGCGTCACCACGGCGAAGCCTTTGAGAAACTTTCTGACACGGAACGGGACGAAGAACTGCTGAGCGGCTTCCTCGACACGGAAACCGGCAAGTTTGTCACGGACGGCATTTACTTCTATCTCAAGCGACTCCTCCTCATCCGCCACGGCGAGTACGAGCCGGAGGGCGACGACCCGCCCATCAATAATGATGGTGTGGAACACTTGCGCCACCTGGGCGAGTGCCTGTCGCATCTCGACCTGGGCGGCTACCTCTGCTACACCAGCCCGCTGCGCCGTTGCCGGCAGTCGGCGGCGATCCTGTCCTCGCAGGCCCACATGCACTTCACCGTGGATGACGACATCCGGGAGTGGGAGGACAACGAGCCGCTGGAACACTTCCGCCAACGCATTGTCCACGTCATCGAACACCTGCCCAGCAAGGCCCTGCTCCTCACCCACTGTGATTTTATTCTGCACCTGGCTTATATTGCCACCGGCGAAAGCCTGCATTTTGAAAACCGTGCCGTACCCACCGGCAGCGTAACCGTTATTCACGACGACAAGATTTTGTGCGTCGGCCAGGAGGCCGAAGTGCTGGAAAATTCACAGGCCATGCTGTTATAATGGGGAAGGTGAACCATGCACAGATATATGATTGTCGATCCCAAGATACGGGCAAAACGGGCGGACCTGCTGGACGAGCCGGTGGTCATTCGCCTCAACAAACACTTCAACGAGGAAATGGCCGAGAAGTTCGCCACCGAGATGTCCAAGGCGCACGAAACCGGCCAAACCATTATCCCCATCGTGCTGGACAGCTTCGGCGGCGAGGTTTATTCCCTGCTGGACATGATCTCGCAAATCCAGAACTCCCGCCTCCCCGTCGCCACCATTGTCGAGGGCAAGGCCATGAGCGCCGGGGCCATGCTCTACGGCTTCGGCTGGAACGGCTACCGCTACATGGCGGAAAACGCCACGCTCATGATCCATGACGTGTCCTCCTGGCACGGCGGCAAGGTCGAAGAAATCAAGGCCGACGCCAAGGAGACGGAACGGCTGCATAAACTCATCTTCGGGATGCTCGCCAAGCACCTGGGCAAGAAGGAGGATTATTTCCTCAATATCATCCACGACAAGGGCCACGCCGAATGGTACGTCACCGCCAAGGAGGCCAAGCGGCACGGCCTGTGCAACCACATCGGCGTTCCCGAATACAAGGTTGAAATAAATCTCAACCACAAATTTGGCTTGCCAGGAGCGAAGTAAACCCTTAAAATGCCTGTGTGTATACCAGACGTTACATCAAACCAGACGGGGCCGAAGTAACCGAACGATACCAAAGCTGGTCGGAGACGATGTTCGAGCAACTTTGGCTAAGTCTGGCCTACACCTTCGTGGGACTTATCGGCTTCTTCTCGCTGCCTTTCGTGGGGGTGTATCGGTGGTTCCGGCCAGTCCAGCTAAGTTACGGCGAACATAAAGCAGGCATGGAGGCAAATCATGAACGGCCTGGTTGATTATACCTCGCAACAGTTGGTCGAGGAACTGACCAATCGCCAGACGTGGGTAGGGCTGGTCATCCACTCGGAAAACGAGGCACGACCGCCCTACACCAGCTACCACCGCAACTTCGCCTTACGCTTCAACACCGAAACGCTCAACCTCGCTGTCGTGCGCACCCTGCTCGAAGAGGTTTTGGAGAATCTTCCTCAGTTTGAGGACGCTTCTCCTTGATCCTCACTTTTATTACGGAGCCTCCACCATGATTCTCCGGCCCAAAAAGCAGCACTCCCAAAAAGCCTTCGAGCGCATCACCGACTATGAAGCCCGCTTCATCTCGGAGGCTTACGCCAACGGCACGCCGCCCTGCCCCGACTGCCAAAAAGGCCAGTTCCTCGGCGGACCCCAGGGCGGGGCCTCGCAAAACGTCCGCTGCAACTCCTGCGGGGCCGAGTTCAACCTCTGCCTGTGGGGCAACCTGTGCATCGGGGAACGCATCACCGACCGGGGCACCGTGGATCATTCACGCGACCAGTTCTACCCCAAGGAATAAACCATGCTACCCGTTCTCCTCCTCTTCCTGGCTCCCTCGGACGTGAGCTTCAGCCCCGCCCGACTCGAAAAAGACCTCCTCGGCTACACCGTCAGCGTCGATAAAAAAGACTGGACCTTCTCCAACAGTCCGGGCGACCATACCAAAGTCAAGACCATCAAAGGGTTTACAGTCACACCCCGGAAGCTGTCCGTGGACGTGGAGTTGGACTGTCATTTATGCTGACCTTCGCGTGACATGGGTGGAGTTGCCACCCTGCACTACCGGCGGGAGTGGGGCGAGTGGAAGCTGGACAAGATCGACGCCTCGAAACTCAAGCGGGAATAGTTTACAAAACCTTCTTCTTTCACCTACAGTCCACCTGGAGTCCTGTCATGAGGCTCGTACCGCTGCTGTCGCTCTTGCTGCTCCTGCTCCTGGCGGGGTGTTCGCCCACGGAGCCGGGCTTGCGGGACATGACGCTCATCGAAGGCAAGTGGAAGGTGGTCAGCATCGAGGGCAGCGACCAGAAGGAAGTGGGCAAGGAAGTCTTTGAAATCAAGAAGGTCGGAGACGGCTGGAAGGCGTACACGGAACACGAGAGCGTTCGCTACGACGTGGACCTGCGCCTGGACACGTCCACGGCACCCTCGACGCTCCAGTTGGTCAAGGACGGCAAGGTGGTGGGGGCCTTTCGCGTCAAAGTCGAGGGGGAGAAGATGACCTGGAAGGCCACCGACGATTCCTACCAGGCGGTGATGGAGAAAGTACCGTGACCGACAGACAGAGGCTTATTCTGAAGCTTTCCGTGGGTTTCATGCTGGCCAACATCCGCCGCAAGGAGTCAACGACCCTGGGCGTGGTGTTGGAGGCGTGCGAGATCGCCGGCCAGCCGTTGGGCGAGGCCAACCCGTTGTTCGGTGTGACGCCCGAAGAGTTGGAGGAACTGATCCCCCTTTTGGACAAGGAGTGAGTGATGCCGCAGACCATGAAGTTCCCGGTCAAGAAACTGGCGACCCTCATCAAGAAGAACCGGGACGACCACCGCAACCAGTTCCTCAAGGCCCAGGAGGGCTACAAGGAGGACTTCCTGAAGGAACTGGAGATGATGCTGGAGGAGGCCCGCAAGGGCAAGCGTTACCGTCGTTCTGTCTCCCTGGTCGAGCCGATGGACATGACCAAGGAGTACGACCGCATCCTCAAGATGCTGGAACTGACCGTGGAGGAGGAGATCGAACTCAACCCGACCGAGTTCGCGCAGTACGTCATGGACGATTGGGGCTGGAAGGCGCAGGTGACGGCGACCAACACGCAGTACATCAAGTAACGGAGGGGCAGCGCCCGCCCTCGGTTGGGGGCGGGCGTTTTTTATTGGCGGGGGCTAAATATGGACAAGGTGATCTTGCTGACGCTGGCCTGCCTGATGTATTATTTCCGCAAGCAGGTGGTGGAGTTTTGTGATTATTATGTCTTCAGCGACACCGACGCCGCCTGTTGGCTGTGCGGCCACCCGAACCGGGTAAGTAGTAACCTGCGTTATTTCGAGTGCGGTCGGTGCGGCATGGACAACGGACTTTTTGAGGGGCGTGGGGTTATTCCCCCCATTAAAATACATGAATGAGCAACATTACCAGTGTGTGAAGTGCGGCCTGCCGGTGGCGGGCTTTGTGGAGACGGGGCGTTTGGACCCCGACGACCCCGACCTGTTGGAAGAAGAAGGTTTGTGCGAGTCGCACCTGGAGGAATATTACAAACCTCTCTATGAGGCGCAAAAGAAGAAATACATTGCCTGGTGGTTGAAGGTCATGGAGAAAAGGCTCAACGCCCGTCCGGGTTATCGGGACTGTCTGCTGGCGGCGATCAAGGAGAAATACTTTGCACGAGGAGATCAGACGAATCTTACAAAGCCCGGAGTTTCTGGAGGGGCTGAAAGAACGGGTTGTTGAGGAACAGGCCAAGTGGCAGCGCGAAGCACGCACGATGCTCCAGAAACACTACCCGGAGCATGTTGCTCATAACAGGGGACAACTGGCCGAAGGGGATTGGGAGTATTTCGACGCGATGTTCGTGTCTTACGAAATAATCTGTGGTTGCGGCTGCCGCCTGCTGGTGACACGGGAGATGCTATGACGCAGGAAGAGTTTGCCCGCCGGGCTGCGGCATTCTGGGCGCATTTCGACGTGCAGCAGCGGCGGCGCAACCGGGTGATTCTCGTGCAAGTGCTGGTGACGCTCTTGTTGCTGGGCTTCCAGGTGGCGAGTGTGTGTCTGGGCTGGTTGCCCAGCGAGAGCAACTATGTGTGGATGGCGTTGATTGTGGGCTGGGGGATTTTCTGCATCCTGTGGATGCGCTGGGTGAACAAAGAGAAGTTCGAGTGGACTGATGAGTGACGAATTCTACATCCGGGGCAAGAAATATGTGGACCGCAACGGGGAACTATTCCGTTTGGCGTGTCGTTTTCGGGGGACGCGCCACATGGAAGAGGGGAAGCAGATTGCCGAGAGGAAGAGGATCGTTGAGGAGTATCGTGTCGAAGTCGAACGGCTGATAGCGACGGGGCTGTGGGATTACGCCCCCAACTTTGACGAAATGTTGCCTCATGAGTACATGCCGGCCTGCTTTGACGAATACTGGCTCGGCAAGAAGGACGAATCATGATGATTCTGGTGGGCTTGGTGGCGGCGTTATTTTTCGGCACCCTGGTCGAATACCTGCTGCACCGGGCGATGCACGAGTGGGGCTTCTTCACGGCTCGCCACTGGTATCACCATAAAGTGAACCACGCCCACGACTGGTTGTGGGATGCCTTCTGTTATTACTTGCCGTTGTCCACGCCGCTGTTGTTGATCGGACTCTTGGGCGGTTTCTATTTCTTCGTGGGCTGGTGTGTGGGCGACTTGGTATTTTGCTTTATCCTGTCGGCCTGCCATTACATTCAGCACCACCACCCCCGGAAGGTCTTCTGGATGCGTTACCCGATTCACAAGCTGCACCACCGCTGTCGCAAGGCCGACAGGTGTTATAATTACGGTATCGTGACGTGCTGGTGGGACCATGTGTTTGGAACGTATCATGTACCCAAGGTGACAAATGCCCGGCAGTGACGACAAGCGCTTCTACCGTGACCTGAAGCGCAAAATTAAGAAGGCCGGCAACAAGAAGCGCCGGCGCTTGGAGAAGCAGGAACTTGCCGACAACCCCGGCGAGGCCCACTGGACGGAGTACGAATATGGCCGCAACTCCAGCGAGTGGCTGAACGGCATGGACGAGGACAAGACCCGTGAATCCAAGGATAATCGCCGCCGTCATACTGATCGTGGCGACACTGATAGTGCTTAG